CCTAGTCCTAAAGTCCAAGAAGTATAATTACCACTCTGAATTAAACGAACGTTTATTTCCTTATATATGTTAATGAAAAACAGTATATTATATATGAACGAACAATTATTAGGTTATTGGATAGAGGATTTAATATGGTGTCCAAGTCAATGTTATTATTATTTTCTTGATCCGATTTCATCTCAAGGTTATTGTATTTATCTTAGGTGGAGACATTCAGATCCATGGACAGCTGAATTAATTAAGTGCACATCTGATTGGGAATTTATTTACGACGAGCCTTGGGAATATATTGAACTAGGGCGTAATTATTCTTCTAATGAGTATCGATCTTTGGAGAAAAAAGTCTTAAAAGTAGTAAAGAAGAGATTTTCGGCTGTAACTTTTAAAAATAGAGTTTATGAAAAAGAGGAATAGTTATGAATTTTTTAGATGGGGTACTTTATCTCCACAGGATCATAAAGAAGGATCACTTCCTGGGGATTCACCTTCTCGAGGATTTCATACAGCTCCAGTTAGGAAGGGATTTTATGCATTTCCCAAAGGTTATATTGAAACTTTTTTATTAGGTAAGTCTCCTAAAGATATGATCCCTGGGAAAGAAGGTAATGGTAGATTCTTTTATCTTAGAGATTTGACTGGGAAAAAGATAACAAGAGATGAGTATTATAATTTACGGCCTGATGAAAAAACGGCGATACTAAGGAGGGTCGGGATAAAAGAGATTCAAGTAGATTTTTGTTACACAGGAGATGATGATTATTCTGACGACCAAAAATTTATCGCCGTATATTCTCCAAGGCCGAAGAAATTTGTATATACTGGACCTTATATTTGGCATCACTTGAGAGACTATGATAATAATAAACCTTTAGTTAATCCATCAGACATAATAGCCGAGAAAGGTTCATGGATAAAAACGACACTTGATGTTTGGTGGAAAGCTCTTAAGAAATCTGATACAATATATAGATGGAAAAGTTATATAGACCGAGGAAAAGGAAATAGACATGGAAATCCTCATACATGTCCAAGTTGGTATTGTAAGGATGATTATGAAGTATTTATAGAGAGAATATAAAGAAAATAAAAGACTAGTATTGGGAAAATTAAACCCTTTACTAGTCTCTTTTTTTATTCTATTATAGTCCAAGCTTCTCGAATTACTTTTCCAGCATCTTCATAGCTCATCTCAGAAAAACCGGACTCTGCATATCCATAACCCCAAGAATTTTTTATCATAAATCCATCTCTAGAGAAACCAACAATACTTATCGCATGTCCTCCTAAGTTTTCAGAACCATTCCAGAAATCATCACGTTCTCCGTTTCTTACAATAACAGCTATAAGTGCAGGTCCATTTGTTATCACTGCATGTTTAATTCCTTCAATAGTTGATATTCTTGAGAAGATTTTTATTTCTCCGGCCGCTTTCATTAACTCAAAACCTTCGGCAGGCATCATTCCATCTATTGTTTTATTAGCTCTAAGATAGTATAACCAATCAGGCTTTTTCTCCAGAGTTTTTCCATGGCTTAGCTGATAAAAGTTATACATTTCTGCTATTGAATGACTAACACAGCTTCCGACACTACCTTGATCCCACACTTTGCCGATATCTTTAAGTTTATATTCGGCCGGAAGTGTGATAGGTTGTGGTTTATATTCTGAGTAACTTTCTAGGTTTTCTGTTTTAATATAACCGTAAGATCTCATAATTACTTTTTTATTTTTCCGAATATAAGTTCAAGCATTCCCTGAACTAGAGCGATATCAAATACCCCGTTACTAGCTAATCCAACACCAGCACCTACTATGAGAGATTGCCACCAAGAAGCTTCAGCAAGACATCCAAGATCGAAAAACCAACCAAACATACATAATCCAATAGCGACTATCCAAGAAATTAATTGATTAGCCCACCCTGGAAGTTCTTTACCTATAATTCTTTTGATTGCCTGCGTAACAACAGGAACACCAGCCACTAAAGCAGCTAATGTTGAAAATACTGATACGAAATCCATAATTTTATTCCTTTCTAAATTTAATTAAGTATATACTATCTCCGGCGGATTTAGTTATCGAGAATACATAAGTCGTATCTTCTTTAGTGGTTATAGTTGTATACTGTGTAGTTATAACTGAATCACTAGTAAAATACATCGACTTAGGCCATTCTCGATATTCCATAAACGCCGGAAGTAAGTTTGCTGTAGTTATACTATCTATTATTCTTTGTGGTTCTATCGAAAAGCCTTCATAAAAAGTAGTATTAAATTTTCGGGAAGTACCACAAGAAATAATTAATAGAATAGTGATCAGGATTAGAATTAATTTTTTCATTCTTCTGATAATTTTACGATATATATTAAATTCGGATCTTTAGACTCAAGAGCATCATAATCAGTTTTTTCTATAATATCTGATAATTCTTGTGTTGGTTGTCCGAATATCCAAAGCTTTCTAGAATCAGTGCTCATATAAATACCATTAATATGTTTCTCTCTAGAATATTCAGCTTCAGGTCCTTTATAAAAATTAGTTAATGCCATATATTAGAGTGTTTTAATGGTTAATGCTTGTTCTAGTTCATAAATCTTTTGGTCAAGAATCTTAAGACATCCTACTAAATTGCTCTGTCCACCTAAGTAATGTGTATCTGAAAGACTTGGGAAATTACTATAAATGCTATCATCATCTGGATCAGGATCTTCAAAACCGGCAGATGAATTTACTCTCTGAATTGCAAACTTTAAGAGATCAAAATTATATTTATCTCCTTGTATTCTAGCTTCTACTTCTGCAGCTAATCCTCCTTCAGTTTCTCCTCCCGAACCAATAAGTTTATCTATCTTTTCATTTAACTCTGATTTTGTAGAGTCTATATATTCTCTTATAGCAATATCTTCGGTAGTTCTTTCTTGGGTTTCGGTATTCAAGTTTTCCTTAAATTCTTGATCAGCCGTTTTTCTCGCCTCGGATTCTTGAGAAATTTTTTCAGTTAATTTTTCCTTCGTGTCTTTCAAATCCTCCTCAAGAACATCAAGCTCGGTATTTATTGTTCCCAGACTTGAAGCATGATCAGCAATATCAGATATAGCTTTTTCGAGGCGTGATTTATCTTCGGCTGATAAAAGACCATCTTTCTGTGGTGTAGCATTTGGATAGATTCTTTGAACTCCACCCTCTTCATTCCCAACATAAAGATAATTATCAACCAAGTTTATAGCTATTTCCCCTGAAGCTAACCCACTAGGAAGAATTCCACCTGTAGTATATCTTTTTACTCTAATTACTTGACGTTTTCCTTGGCTTCCTTGATCATCTCCACCATCTATCTCTGAAATTGTAGTAGTTAATCTTAAAGCATCAGTGTCTTGAGTTACAGTAGTTGCATAAGTATTTCCAGAACTAATTCCAGAGAGAACTTTATTTCCTAAGTAATCAGCTGAACCATCTTTTGAAACTTTAACCATTCCAGATTCTTCAGAAGTAGTAAAAGATATTCCATGATGTCCATCTGATTCTATTCCTGAAACATACTTTCTAGGACTTTCTTCACCACCATCTCCAGTTACTGTTATTCCAGGGATTGTTCCTTTATTAACTTGAATTCTATGATTATTTAAGATAGTATTTACAGAAATTCCAGTAACAAATTCTTCTGAGCCACCTACTTCTCCATTCTCAATTTCAATATTAGGGAATGGTTTAGAATTTCCTGATAGTGTATTCCCTGAGAGTGTAATTCCTGAAATATATTCTCCGGAGGGTGCTAGATATGATCCAGTTAAGTCTCCTTTTAAGGCTTCTACAACATGTCCAAAGGAATCGATCTTAATGTTGGTGACAAAAGCTCCAGAATTACCCCCTGCATTAGTTCCTGTAGTTGGTTGAGAAGCATGTGATATTACTTGATTTCCTCCAATAGATCCACCTCCAGTTAAACCAGGACCTGCAGAGATAGTAGTTGTTACTTTTGCTAGGTCTGCTAATGAAAGACCAGAATCTGATATAACTTTTCCTGTAGTTCCATTAAAAAGTACTAGATTTCCAGAAACTGCACTTCCTGGTCCTGTTACAGCTCCATCTATATTAGTCTGTACAACTGTCCAATCAGAATCATTAGCAGTTGAACCATCTTTGATACAAATTATTATATCACCAGGTTCAAGTCTAAGTCCTGATACATTCGGAGCTCCAGTAGTGGCAACATAGACGTCACCTGTTGTATGTTGAGCAGGAAGACTCTTAACAGTTCCAGTTGTTCCGAGAGTTCCTTTAAATTTCAAGGCTACAGCAGCTTCTATTTTTTCTCCAATTTCCTTGATAACAAATGCAGTAGTAGCTAACTGATTAGTATTAGTTCCTTGTGGAGCTGTTGGAGCCTCTGGAGTTCCTGTGAAGATAGGACTTTCAATGGGAGCTTTAGTTGCTTCTAAGGTGTTCAACTCACCTCGTAGACCAGTAACCTCTGAAATATCATGTGTATGGTTTTTGGAAGTATTAATTGTAATATCTCCTGAAAAATCAGTTACTACACCTCCAGTAACAGCTCCGGTTAAAGTTATATTTCTTTTAGAACTTAATTTATCAGCACTACCAGCATTTCCAGAGACTGATTTAGGAGCTTCATGCACATGGTCAGCTCTAGCCCACTCCTTAGATTCTCCAGCTATTGCATGTCCTAATGGTTTAGGAACAGTAAATGAGGGGCTAGGAATTTTTATCGTTACAGCCTCAGAACCATCAAATGTAGTTTTATCTGTTCCTTCAAAAGTTCCACCAGTAAAAGTAAGTTTATTTTTTACCTTTCCAGCCGAAACTACAGTTCCTATACCTCCAGAGAAAACAATATCTCCTCCTGTTATTACATGTCCAAGCTTATCACCTGCTTCTGCTTTGATATGTTCTGTGAACTCATTATTCAAAGAATTAATAATATCCAGAGTTTCAGACATATCTTCTCCAGTGGATATTATTTCAAATGCACTTTTTCCAGCTCCATTTCTTTTTCCGACGGCTAGTATAATTTTAGCATTTTGAGGAGTAGTTCCATAGATTGCAATAACTGGCTCTCCTTGAGTAAATATAATGTTTTCTAAGGCTAGGATCGCTTCAGATCTACTTGTAAATAGTTCTGTATTTATTTTAAAATTAATTATTTGATCCATTTCATTCCTACTTTTAAATTTAAAAGGAGGCAATCAAGTTTTTACTCTTGATCAACCTCCCTTTATTTTATTTATCTAATAACTGCTTTTTAAGTTCATCTATTTCGGCCTTAAGTAATTTAATACCTTCGATTGCTAGAACACTCATTTTAGCATAATCAACTTCTTTAACTAGAACATAAGTTTCACCATCTTTCTCAATGGTTTCAAAGTTTTCAGGGTTAGGTACATCGGATTGTTTAAGTTCGGCGTCTGTTACTAGTTCAGGGAAAGTTGGTTCAAGTTCTTGTGCTATAGTTCCAAGGTCTTTTTTCCCACCTAAAATAAATGAATCTGTCGGAATAGAACAAATCTCCTCAAGTGTATGTTCCAAAGGTTTAATATCTGATTTCAAACGTTTATCTGAAGTCTGATAGAATCCACTAGAAGCATTAACTCTAGTAAGTGATATAGTAGAGTTTAGAGACCAAGTAATCGTACTATTAGCAGTAGATACTGTAGTATTTGTTCCATTTGCCACTTTAGGATTAGCAGAAATTTTTATTCCTCCAACAGTATAGTTATCTATTGTAGTCTTATTATTATTTACTGTATTAGTTAGATTTGAAACAGCATTAGTTCTATTAGTTACTTCATCATCTAACTTTTTCTCTAATTTTCCAAGAGCTCCATTGATACTATCAGTTGCTGCAATAGCTCCAGTCGTAGTTGGTTTTGAATACCCAGTTACTTTAGTATTTGCTCCTGTTACAACGGGATTAGTAGAAATTTTAATTCCATTTACAGTATAATTATCAATAGTTGTTTTATTAGAGTTAATTAAGTTAGGAAGAGTAGTATCAAGCTTTACTTTATCTGCAGCAGTCATAACACCAGCTACGCTAGAAGTTGCAGCTGGAAGAGTTATGTTGTTTGCTGCACTAGCTCCTGTAGAAATAGTTGTTTTTGTTGCTGCGATGGCTACACTTGAAGCTGCTGGCGTAACTGCACCTAAAGCAAAATTCGCTGTAGTTATTCTGTCAAGTTCAGTCTTATCGGTTGAAGTCATTACCCCTGCAAGAGTAGATGATGCAGCTCCAATATTAACAGAATGTTCACTTTTTGCGTCAGTATCTGTAGAATTACCACTAACATCAGTACAAGTGAAGTTTATAGCTACATTAGAAGCTGTTCTAGTCCAACAATTATCATCTTTCAAGTGAGAAGAATTCCCAAGAGTTTTAATAGCATTGAGAGTCTTCTTATCAGATGCACTTGCAAGGCCTGCCTGAGTTTCTGATACTTCTGGAAGAGTAATAGAACTAGAAACTGCTTTATTATCTGTAGGATTTATACCCGTTATAGTAATTACTCTTGAGGTAGCTGTTGTAGTAGGTTGAGAAATAACATGATTAGTACCTGTGATTCGGTCAACTTTTGTTTTATCCGCTGCGCTTAGAACTCCCGCTGCAGATTGTGTAGCAGCAGGCAGCGTAATATTATTCGCAGCGGTAGTACCATCAGTAACATTTGTTTTAGAAGCAGCTATTCCTACAGTAGACGCAGCAGGAGTTACAGCGCCAAGAGCAAAGTTAGCAGTATTAATTCTATCTAATTCTGTTTTATCTTTGGCGCTCATTGTACCTGCTGCGGAAGAAGTAGATATAGGAAAATCTATAGTAGTACTTACATCTTCCTTATTACCATTATCAGATACAAATGTAATAGTAGCTTTATTAGCATTAGATGTTACAGATATATCATTAATAGAATCTGTATTTAATCCATCTAATTTAGTTTTATCCGCTGCGCTTAGAACTCCCGCTGCAGATTGTGTAGCAGCAGGCAGCGTAATATTATTCGCAGCGGTAGTACCATCAGTAACATTTGTTTTAGAAGCAGCTATTCCTACAGTAGACGCAGCAGGAGTTACAGCGCCAAGAGCAAAGTTAGCAGTATTAATTCTATCTAATTCTGTTTTATCTTTGGCGCTCATTGTACCTGCTGCGGAAGAAGTAGATATAGGAAAATCTATAGTAGTACTTACATCTTCCTTATTACCATTATCAGATACAAATGTAATAGTAGCTTTATTAGCATTAGATGTTACAGATATATCATTAATAGAATCTGTATTTAATCCATCTAATTTAGTTTTATCCGCTGCGCTTAGAACTCCCGCTGCAGATTGTGTAGCAGCGTTTATTACAGCGGTTCCATCAGCATTTACAGTAGATGATCTCCACGTATTATAGTTGAGAGTTACTGTCGATGGTGATGTTGTGAAATTTTTTATCTTATCAGCTCCATGAGTAGACAAACTATTAAATTCAGTATCTACTACTTGAATTTTAGTCCACCCAGAAGCTTTATGTCTATTAGCCCAGTTGTCAAGTCTATAGTAACAACCCTCTGATATCACATACCATTCTTGTCCAATAGCATCATTTCCTGTATTTACTACAGATTTACTAAGAATTGGGTCTGTAATAGCATAAAGTGCACTCAGAGTAGCAACTGTTTTATGGCCTTGTACTTCATCGGCATAGACAATACCGAATTCATTTAAGTTCGCAGACTGAAGCTGCGCTGGGTATTTAGCCATTGTATTCTAATCTTTAATTATTTAAAATCTAGTTTAACATTTTGAAATGCACCTTTATATTTAGAGGTGTATACATAATAAACGATATTTACACCTGCACCATTTGTTACAGTCACTTCAGTTCTATTAAAGTCTTCCAAAACAGGTGCTGCTCCATTCTGAACAATTGATGTAAGAGCTCCTAAGTCTTTTGGGTAAGCATAACTGTAATATTGAGTTCCATCAGCAGTAACTCCAGAAACTGATAAAGTTCTAGCATTGACTAATTTTGTTCCAGTCATAGCTTTAATATCATCTTGTGTAGGAGTAGCTGAAGTAGTTACACCATATCTCTGTCTAGACCATACATTGATACTAAATTGTGCAGATGTCGTATCATTTCCAGATGCAACAACTACAGAACTACCAGAAACCATGAATCCTTTTTTAGGTGCACTTAAGGTTTCTTTAATTACTCTGGAAGCAGCAATATTATCAATAGTAGTTGTTGGAGAAGCAACATCACTAGAAGGTAAAGTTGTCCCTAAGTCACCACTACATGAAGTAGGGGCTTTATTTGTAGTTGTCTTAGTCCATTTAAAACTTCCAACAAATTTTGCTTTATATCCTCGTTCGATAGTAATAGAACTAGCATTTACGTTACTAACACCAACTTCTGTATTTGTAACCTCTGTACCAGCATTATTTTTAAAACTCCAAGTACCAGAGATAACTGGAGATGCTAAGAGTTTATCAGCAAATAAATAAGTATCAAGTTGCCAATTTACTTTTCCATCTACTATTGATTCAACGTAATATCCAGTTTCTTGTTCAGATACCAATACTTTAGCTCCTACTTCTAGTCGCTCTACAGGAATAGCATCCCGCTCAGCTATTGTTTTAACTGAACGGAAGCCTCCCATACCATAAATGGCTGAATGTGTTGGATATACGTCAGAAGTATTGGTGGGAACGATACCCGAATAGAGTACCGTTCCTTTTAAATTATTTTCTGGCATTATCTTTTATCAATTAATTTAACTTCAATATTTAGTATTCCATGATAGAGATTAGCAAGTTTAGTAATTGTATAATCAGTATATCCAGTAAAGATGTTAGTTATACGTCTAGAGTATACTGTTACATCATCAACAGGATAATTATTACAATAGATTCTATACTTACTATACTCTTCTGTTGGAATTGCTACGTAAATATACTTACCTCCTGAACAATCAATAGGAGTGAATGGGAATTCATTATCACCGAAGGAGAAGAAAGAATTCATTGCTATAAAGTCAGAGTCAGTAGGAGCAGAATTACTTGATGCACCTACATAAACCTTATCAGCTGTATCAATCGTTAAAGTAGCTGTTGCAACTTTACTTAGATACGAACCTCTCAATGTGAATGTTTGTCCTCCAGTGGCAGTAATCTTATAAGTACGTTCCTCAACAGGAATATCATGAGTATCTATGAATTGGAAATTAATTTGTCCACTTGGGGTCAATTGATATTCCCATTCAAGAGTAATTTCTGTTGATTCACCTCTCTCTAATAAAGTTCTATCTGCTGTGAATTTAGTAATCTTAAATTCAGTAGGATTATCTCTCTTATTAGAGCCCATCATTCTATACCAAATTCCACTGGCATTGAATATAATATCATTTACCATGAATTTATATCCAAAGGACTCACCATCATTATTAACTAAATAGTAATCACCATCTTGTGCCTTATCTCCATTAGCTAGTGTTGGTAAATTCCTTTCAGCATCCCAAGTACCCTTATAGAACAAACTATGCATTGTTCTTTCAGGTAATTGACTTTCAGGTATTTTTCCATCAGGTCCAAGTTCAGCCTTCTTATCAAGAGCAACCTGAGTAGCTGTTGAAATAGGTTTCTCGAGGTCTGATGTATTATCAACTCTACCAAGTCCAATTTGCTCTTTTGTTACTTCATGAGGATTGTTCTTATCTGCAATATGTTTATCCAGATTAGAAACAACTTCAGAAATAGCGTTTTGAGTTGCTACTGAAATAGGCTTTTCTAAGTCAGATGTATTATCTACTTTTCCGAGACCTACTTGTTCTTTAGTTACTTGATGAGGATTATTAGTATTACCTACGTGATTATTAATAGCTGTATTTAAACTATTAGATAAAGTATCAAGAGCATTCTGCTGTGCTACAGATACAGGTTTATTAATATCGGCTGTATTATCAACGTTACCTAAACCTACTTGATCCTTAGTTACCTTATGAGGATTATCTGTACGATTAGCATGATTATCTAAAGCAGTATTATTAGCTGCTTTGGCATCATCAATTGCTTTTTGTGTAGCAGTAGATATTGGTTTATCGAGATCTGCAGTATTATCTACATTTCCGAGTCCAATTTGTTCTTTAGTTACTTTATGAGGATTACTGAAATCTCTCAAGTGAGCACTAAGATCTGTTCCCTGATCTGTATTAATCTTATCAATCTTAGCGTCAAGTTTATCAAGTTCCTTCTGAGTAGCATTAGAAATAGGTTTGTCAAGGTCGGAAGTATTATTTACATTTCCGAGACCTACTTGTTCTGCAGTTACTCTATGAGGATTTGTATAATCTTTAATATGATTGCTTAAGTCAGTTCCAGAAGAAGTAATTAGAGTCTTAACCTCGTTGATAGCTTCTTTAGCTGCATCAGACAAAGGTTTATCTTTATCTGAAGTATTATCAACGTTACCTAGACCTACTTGATCTTTCGTTACTTTATGAGGATTATTGTAATCTTCTATATGTTTAGTTAAGTTATCTGTAATAGTAGTATTTCCGCTATTAATAGATTCCTTAACTTCATTAATTAATTCTTGAGTAGCATTAGAAACAGGCTTATCAAGGTCGGATGTATTATCTACATTTCCAAGTCCAACCTGTTCTTTAGTTACTTGGTGAGGATTATTAAGATCAGCTACGTGAGTATTAACCTTATCAGTTGTTTCTTTTCCCTTGTCACCTGGATATGCGGTTGAGCTAGTTTCTCCGAGGGCTAAGGAAGCAGAAATTTCAATATATCGAGAACCAGACCATCTATAGGTTAGGTTAGTGTCTTTGGTTACGTAAATCTTTCCAGCTTCACCTGTAGTAGGCAAGTTATCGTAAGAATCTACTTCAATAACATCGTCTACAAAGCTAGGTAATTGAGAACTAGGAACTTTGCCTTCTTGGTCAAGTGTAGCAACTCCCCCAGCTACGCCCATCTCTGAACGTTTTACTTGAGCATCATTTGTTACTTCACCTAATCCAATCTGTTCCTTAGTTACTTCATGAGGATTATTCTTATCTGCTATATGAGTTTCGATAATAGTATTAGTTTCTGTCTTAATACTATCCAAAGCTTTCTGTGTAGCATCAGAAATAGGTTTATCCTTGTCAGCTGTATTATCTACATTACCAAGTCCAACCTGATCCTTAGTTACTTTATGCGGATTATTAAAATCTGAAATATGAGCACTAAGATCAGAACCAGAACCATCAATAGAACCTTGAAGTCTTCTTTCAAGTTCATCAAGAGCATCCTGTTGATAATGAGAAACAGGTTTATCTAAGTCAGATGTATTATCTACATTACCTAGACCTACTTGTTCCTTCGTTACTTCATGAGGATTCTTCTTATCTGCAATATGATTCTCTAATGAAATATTGGTCTTATCAAGATTAGACTGAACAGCATTGATTGCCTCTTGAGTTGCTACAGAGACAGGTTTTTCAAGGTCAGCAGTGTTATCCACCTTACCAAGTCCAACCTGATCTTTAGTAACCTTATGAGGATTATCAAAGTCTTTCAAGTGAGCACTAAGATCTGTTCCTGTAGAACCTATAATAGATTCAAGATCACTCTTAAGTTTATCTAAAGCAGCTTGTTGTGCAATAGATACAGGTTTATTGATATCTGATGTATTATCAACATTTCCAAGACCTACCTGAAGTTTATTTACTTCATGAGGATTATTCTTGTCAGCTATGTGATTAGTAACATCTTTTTCAATATCACCAATATCTTTCTTCAACTCTGCCTTTGTAGAATCTACTAAAGCTTGTTGTGCTACAGATACAGGCTTATTAATATCAGCTGTATTATCAACATTCCCTAGTCCTACTTGTTCTTTTGTTACCTTATGAGGATTGTTAAAGTCTGAAGTATGATTATCTATCTTAGTATCAAGCTCTTTCTTAGTATTATCTACTAATTCCTGTGTAGCATTAGATACTGGTTTATCAAGGTCTGCAGTATTATCTACATTTCCTAAACCTACCTGAGCTTTTGTTACCTCATGAGGATTATTCTTATCAGCTTTATGTTCTGAAACTTCTTTATTAACAGCATCTAAAGCTTCTTGGACTGCACTAGAAATAGGCTTATCAGCATCAGAAGTATTATCTACATTTCCAAGACCGATCTGTTCTTTAGTTACTTGGTGAGGATTTTCAAAGTCAGCCACATGAGCATTAACTTTATCTGTAGTAGCCTTACCTTTATCTCCAGGATATGCAGTTCCATCTACTTCACCAAGATGAATAGGGTTACCAATTTCTACTAATTCAGCACCATCCCAACGATAGATTATATTAGTTTCTCGATTAGAATAGATTACACCTTTATCAGGAGTAGCACCTTCATCTAATTCCGTTTCAGAAATTGCTGTATATATTTTCTTCTCATCTTCTACATAGTAAGTGGAACCAATTACTAATCTAGAAGAAGGAATATCTGTTTTTGTTGATACGAAACGATCAATTCCAAATACTTCATCAACTTGTCCTGGAAGTTGTTCCACAGGAATTTTACCATTTTCGTTAAGAGTAGCAACACCTTCCGGAGTTCCCATTTCTGATCTCTTAACTTGAGCATCATTTGTTACTTCACTTAACCCAATCTGCTCTTTGGTTACTTGATGAGGATTATTCTTATCCTGAACGTGAGAATTTAATGCACCTTCAAGTAATTCTGTATTTGAAATCTCTACATATTCATATTTATTCCATCTATATATTTTCTCAGTACCAGAAACAGTATCAATATAAATTACTCCAGTTCTAGGTTCATAAGTATTACCTTCTTCGTCCTTGAATTCTGTTTCACTCATAAGTTTACCTACAAGAACATTAATCGTCTTGTCTGGTATTTGAGAATCTGTTAATTTACCATTGCCATCAAGAGTTGCAATACCACTAGGAACACCAATTGAATTATCGATTGTATCAATACGACCGTCAATTCTATCGATTTCATCTTGAGTAGCCTTAGAAACAGGTTTATCATAATCAGCCGTATTATCTACATTTCCTAAGCCAATTTGTTCTGCTGTAACACCATGAGGATTTTCTTTATTCTCAGTGTGTTCAGTTACTTTAGTGTTTACAGTATCTAAAGCTTCTTGAACAGCAGTAGATATTGGCTTATCAATATCGGCTGTATTATCTACGTTTCCAAGCCCAATTTGTTCGGCTGTTACTTTATGTGGATTATTGAAATCTTTGATGTGATTGTCAATAGCTTCTGTAACATTATCTGAATCTGATACTTCTACATACTTGAATCCATCCCAGCGATAAAGTTTATTCGAACCACCGATACTATCAATATAAATAGTATTATGTCTTGGAATAAACTCTACACCTTCAGAATCAGTAAATTGAGTTTCAGTCATATACTTACCTTCGATAACATTCAGAGCTTCGTTAGGGATCTGTGAAACTTCTAATTTACCTTCGGAATCAAGTGTAGCTATACCATCAGGAGCACCTACTGAGTTTTCGATATTAGTAACTCTCTCGTCAATCTTATCAATATTACCTTGAAGATCACTACCAGAGTTATTAATTTTCTCCTCAAGTTCGGTCTTAACTGCATCTAAAGCTTCTTGTTGTGCGATAGAAACAGGTTTATTGATATCAGAAGTATTATCAACATTACCTAAGCCTACTTGTTCGGCTGTAACTTTATGCGGATTATTGAAGTCTGAGATATGAGAATTAACCTTATCAGTTGTCTCCTTGCCTTTATCTCCCGCATAAGCAGTATCAGCCGTTTCACCTAAGTGGAGAGATTCTGATACTTCTACATATTTAACCCCTGTCCAACGATAAAGAAGATTAGTATCCTTAGTAACATAGATTTTTCCAACTTCTCCAGCTTCAGGTAGATGTTCGAAAGAGTCTACTTCAATTACATCATCTACTAAACTTGGCAATTGTTCTAGAGGTACTTTTCCGGCATCATCAAGAGTAGCTAAACCACCAGGCTGAGCAATAGAATCTTCAATATTAGTAACTCTCTCGTCAATCTTATCAATGTTATCTTGTAAGTCGTTTCCTGAGTTATTAATCTTTTCTTCTAGCTCTTTCTTAGTATTATCTACTAATTCCTGTGTAGCATTAGATACTGGTTTATCGAGGTCAGCTGTATTATCAACGTTTCCAAGACCTACCTGAGCTTTATCTACTTTATGAGGATTATTGTAGTCTGAAGTATGAGCATTAACCTTGTCTGTAGTAGCTTTACCTTTGTCTCCTGGGTAAGCTGTACTAGACGTTTCTCCAAGTGCAAGTGATTCAGAAATTTCTACATACTGAGAGCCTGACCATCTATAAGTCAAGTTAGTATCCTTAGTTACATAGATCTTACCAGTTTCACCAGTTTCAGGAAGTAAGTCAAATGAATCTACTTCGATTACATCATCTACGAAACTAGGTAATTGAGATGAAGGCACTTTTCCGGTTGCATCAAGTGTAGCAACTCCTTCTGGCATACCCATTTCGGAACGCTTAACCTGTGCATCATCTGTAACATTACCAAGACCTACCTGTTCTTTAGTTACTTGATGAGGATTACTCTTATCTTGGATGTGTGTATTAAGTGCTTCATTAGAACCAGCAGTAGCCTCTTCGATTTCTCTTCTAATATCTTTCATATCATCATCATGACGATGAGATAGGTTATCAATATTAGTTTGAAGCTCTGTCTTAGTTGCTTCAATCTTAGAATCAGTTGCTTGGAATTTAGCATCAGTCTTAGTTGCTAATTCAGTGATCTTAGATTCTAGATCAGTCTTAGTTACGGAAATACTAGATTCTAAGTCAGCTCTAAGAGTAGAAAGATCGGATTCTGTTTTAGTAGCTAATTCAGAGATCTTATTATTCAAATCTTTTGTTGCTAAACTAAGATCATTTTCTGTCTTAGATGCTAAACTAGAGATACTGTTTTCTAATTCTTTCTTAGCTTCAGAAAGAGCATTATTAACAGCAACAATATCAGCTTCTTCTTTAGCAGTTAGGTCTGATATAGCTTTTTCAAGTTCTGATTTAGCAGTATTAAGATCATTTTCTGTTTTAGATGCCAATTCAGATATACTCTTCTCAAGCTCTGTTTTAGTTACAGAAATACTAGATTCTAAGTCAGCTCTAAGAGTAGAAAGATCAGATTCTGTTTTAGTTGATAATTCAGAGATCTTATTATCCAACTCTTTCTTAGCAACTGTTAAATCATTTTCTGTCTTTGATGCTAAGTTATCAATATTATTCTGAAGTTCTGTCTTTGCTTCCTTCAGACTATTATTAACAGCAACAATATCAGCTTCTTCTTTAGCAGCAAGTTCGGCTAATTTATTCTCAAATTCTGATCTAAATACTTCTAAGTCTGCCTCAGTATTAGTTTGTAATTCAGAAATTTTATTTTCTAGTACGGTTCTTGTTTGATCAATTAATGCCTGTGTAGCATTAGAAATAGGTTTATCCTTATCTGCTGTATTATCTACATTACCCAGACCTACTTGATCTTTAGTAACCTTGTGAGGATTCTTATAGTCTGTTAAGTGTCTATTGAAATCATCATTAGTTGCTTTAGAATCTAGAGTTTCCTTAAGATTAGGAATATCCTCTATACCTAATTCAACAATTCCGATCTGACCATTTACAGACTTAACTGAATCTACATTATCAATTTTAACCCATCTACCATTACTATTAATTACCCAATCACCTGGATCAAAATCATATCCAAATTGAGAGCCTTTATTAATAGCTATATAGTAATGACCATTGGAATCAAAATCGTTAAGTTCAAGTTTAGGAACATTATTAACTGCATCCCAAACTCCTTGATATTTAACATTTCCAAGAACTGAATCTGGAAGTTGTGATTCCGGAACTTTACCATCTTCTCCAAGAGTAGCAACACCCTTAGGAACACCCATTTCAGAGCGTTTTATCTGAGCGTCATTAGTAACATTTCCAAGACCGATATCATTTCTATCTAAAGATGGATTTGTGGAAATTTTATAACCATTTACAGTATAGTTATCGATTGTCTCTTTAACTTCTGCAATCTTATCATCTACATCTTTATTGATAGTTTCACTAATTCCATCAAGTTTAGCTTTATCTTCTTTTGACATTACTCCATTTGATTCTGGAGTAGCTGTTGGAAGATTTTCTGTAGCTAATTCAGTGAAGTCATTAGAAGTGATATCATAACTCCAGTTTCTACCATCCAAGAAATATCCACCATTGAAAGTGAAAGTTCTCCAGTTACCGTCTAAGTTAATAAACTTAACTTTTATACCTGGAACTTTCTTTTCAGCTGGAAGGAAAGCATCTAATTTAGCAGCAGCATATTGGATGTGCCACTGATCTCCATTTTCTCCCTTACCTTCACCTGGAAATATTTCATTGATATTATAGACTACATCAGATTCAAGTTCTACTCTATCAGTTAATTCACCAACTGCTTCATCAATAGCATCCTGAACACCACTAAGTTTAAGACCTGTTTCTTCGATTGTAAAAAATCCTTCAGACTCAGGATCACGAAGAACACCAATAGTAGGATCGTTATGAGTACCTTCTACTATGATTCCTTTTCCCTCAGTAGCTGTTACACTATCTACTTTTCTTTCCTCTAATGAATCTACGAGTTCTTTAAGTTCTTTTCCTTTTTTAGCAGATAAAACTTGCTCTTTAGGATCACCACCTTCGAATGAATCTACGATGTTTTCCTTCTTTACGTAAGTCTTTTCTGCATCTTCTATTTTAAGATAGGGAGCAAGTTCAATAGATAAATCATATTCACCGATCTTTTCCCACTCTTTATGTTCAATTCCTTCTTCATCTACTGAAACTGATACTATGTATTCAGTATAACTTTGAAGTTCTCCTACATTATTTTCCTTCTTAAGCAGGTAAATTTTATTTGTTTCAGCTTCGTCCAGAGATGGCAATTCATTTACCATTCTGAAAAGTGATGTATCTATAGTGCAAGAAATTACATTATCCTCACTGATACTAATCCCTTCTCCGGCTATCAATTTATCTTGCTTAGTATTTAATATCTCTTCCAGTGCTTCATCTGTAATTACTCCAGATAAGTATGGTTTCCATCCTCCAGCTTCATTTCTTTTTTCCCAATTAACAAGCTGATAAACTTCTTTGGCATCAATTACATACCACAATTGTCCAAGAGAATCATTACCAGAATTATCCCCTGTATCAGAAAGAATACAGTCGGGAATTTTATACAATGCTGAAAGAGAAGATACTGTTTTGTGTCCACTAACTTCTATAGCTCTAACAATTCCATATGCACTAGGATTGTTGGACACTAATCTATCTGCAAAATTTAACGCCATTGTACTATTTATTTAAATTCTAACTCAACATCAGTAAAAGCACCTGGATTATTAGTAACATAAACTATATAATCTATTACTACACCAGCGCCATTAGTGATTTCTAATTCTACTTTGTTAAATGCCTTAATTACACGAATTCCATCCTGATAAATACTATCTAACTCACCAAGAACTTTAGGATAAGCAAAAATAGCATATTCATCCATTTCTGTAGAAAAATGTTCTAGAGTCTTTTTAGGATGTTCAGTAATTAATTCAGATGTTTTCAGAGATTTAATATCATACTCTACTAAGTCTTTTCCCTTAGTAGATACACCATAGAATAATCTATGTGCGAATGTTACTGATCTAGTATCTTCTGTATAATCATAAACACCAGTACTTCTAACAACATCTTCTCCTCTAACCATAAAACCAGTCTTAGGAGCTTCGAGTTTAATAGAAATAGTAGCATCTTCTGTATAATAAGGACTAGTTACTATATCAGAACTAACATCAGTACCTGTAAGAGTATCCCAGAATGAACCTTTAACAACTCCAGTAGGATCTTTCTTTCCATTCTCACTTGTCCATGTATAAACACCTTTGAAAACAGCTTTATATCCATTTTCAATTACAGGATTATATTTATTTGGACTTGGAGTAATTGTTATAGGTTCGAATGCATTATTATAGAAATCCCAAGTTCCATTAATCTTAGGTTCTACAAGTTCTAAGTTTGTATCAAAAAGTTCATCTACTTTCTCTACTACTTCTATAAAAGTAGATTCTGTAGATTCTTTTTCAACCGAAAATTCAGATGTAAAACTATTCAGAATAATCTTTTCTGAAAAATACTTTCCTGAATAAATCCATTCTAGAACTAATACATTCTTACACTGAGTTTCACATTCTATAATACTAGATTGAATAGATACAGGAACTATCGCTTTTCCAGAATCTACTCTTAAAGACGCTATTGAAATCTGATCTTTAATCTTTTCAGTAAGCTTGACAAAATTCTCTGCTCCACCAAAAATTTCTGCTATTTCTTCAGATGTACTTTCTGATGTTAACTCAGAAGTCATACTTGGGAATAACAATACTTTACTATCGATCAGTTTATTTATTTCTTCCTCCGATAATGCGAAGAAAGTTCCTTTAGTCCAAGCCTGTCTAGATCCTTTGATGAAAGCTATTGAAGTATCACTAATTTTTCCGGCTTCTAGATCTGCATTAAATTCCTCAAGAGTTTCATATTCAAGGAGAAAATCACCCCAAAAATTATCAACTCTAGGAACTCTAAGATCTACAACTACACCATCAGAATTTTTGACCCATATACTTTCCTCTCCGGCATGAAGACCTAAACCTAATTCACCTACTTCAAGCTGTTCTGGAGTAGGCACCTTTCCCTGTTCTACCGAATTTTTAAGAATAATTACGGTTGGTTCAGGAAGTTGATTTTTTACAATTATATCACTCATTGTCTTAGACATTTTGTACACTCCGGAACATCATTATTAGTTCTCCATTCCGTATTGTTTACTTCTTTATAATTATAGTAAGAATAACTTTCATCTTCTGGATAAACACCAGAACTCCAAGATTCATAATCTGCTGTAGTCTGTCCCCTTCCACATTCATTATTACAAGGGCAGTCATTAGAATCAGGTTGAGCTAATAGATTTTGATATTGGAATAAAATTCTAACTAACATAGCAGTTAAAACATTACTCCATGCATAAATAAATCTATCCTCATTGTATGGAATCTCAGAACCTTCAACGTATATTTCACCATTATCAATTCCAAGTTCACATCTAAGTTCATCTACAGCATAAAATACAATCTTAGCTTCACCATGATCTCGAATATCAAAAAACTCTTGAATATAAGTTTTGACATCTGATCCTTCTGGAAGTAAAGTTAATCTATCTGATATATATTTTAAGATATATGTGATATACGGAGCTAATTCACATCTCATGGAATAATCTATCTTAGCTATCCCTAGACATGATTTAATATTTTGAAGAGCTTGTTTATATGTGATGTATCCGTTTTTATCGTTCCATCTCATTATTATTTCACTTCAAAAATAGTAACTCCGTTTATTACCATCTTAACCAAAGTTTTTCTCTCTGGATCTAAGAATAGGTATAATCTATCCTTTTCAAATTGAAGGATATCCAAGGTATTTGTTACAATATCAATACCTTTACAAGAATCAGACTGCATTACACGATCTGATACAGAAAATTGAATACCTTTTGTAGTATTACCATAACAATCTGACTGACAACTAGTATTAGTAATTCTAATACCATCTCCTTCTAAAATCTCAGAAGAACTAAGAGCATTAGTATAAAGATCTGATAAAGCACTCTCGATCTTATTTAAGTTAGCTGCATTAACAGGAGTTTTATTATCAATCCATGTAGTTTTTATATAACTATTTTTCATAATTTATGTTATTATTTAAACTTACCACTCTCCTCCGTCAATAATATTGTAAGGAGATTTCCAATTATCTTCATTAGCCCAATTAGATTCATCAGCATCTGGTCCTTTATAGATATACTCTGAATATACACCTTCACTACCAAGAAATCTAATTTTCAATCCGCTACGTCGTCTTGCTTCTGGTACTAATCTAATTGCTCCCGAAAGAGTTAATTTTCTTTCATAATTATTTATTTCAGCATTAGCATTACAAAAATCTTTTAAGTTTTCATTTATATAACTAACTGCAGCATTAATAGTATTATTTATACTATTGATATCAGCACTAGTTAATGAATCCCCAGGATTTTTATTACTAACATCAGTTCTATCAAGCAAGTCCATAATATTTTTCTTATTTTAATTTCATTAAATCTAAGAGATAATCATTTAAAGTATCTCCTCCTGGAATATTACTCTGCTTAAATTTTAGAGCCCCTGGATTAAGAGGTTTACCAAGTCTTCCAACAAAAGGAGCTGTATTTCTAGCAGAACGTCCGGAGATCACTTTTATATCTTTCGGGCTTCTTACTTTTTTCATTTAGAATGTTCCTCCATAGATTTTATTAATACGAATTCCATCAACCTTCTCATCATAAATCAAATTATTATTATCCAATTTTACATCAGCGGTTAATGTTTTCTTAGATTCAGTAGGACCAGGACTCATTGTAAAATCGATGGTACTAGAATCTTCAAATATAATTCCAAGTCCATCTGCAGTAGTTCCACCAGTTTTTATCCATTGTCCTCCGATCATTGTGTAAGTAATGGAAGTAGTACCATCATAAGAAGTCAAAATTACTACATCTCCATTCTTAGGTTTTTCACCAAACAACGCAATCAAGATACACTCCTGATCTGATTGTTCCTCTGACTGTTTCTTTGCTGTAAATATTCTAGGACCTTGACTTAATTCCATAGTATCTGAAACAATGTCAAAATCACCTAAGTCTGCACTCTTAAAAATTGCTAAAAGAATACAAACATCTTCATTGTCATTATAATATCTTACAGCAACTAATTCAGCATATTGTCTAGATGCACATGAGAGAGCCTTAAGTGCTTCATCTCGATTGGCATAAATACATTCAAATCTTGTTAACTGTGATTGTGCCATTTTTATTATCTTTTATCTAGTATATCACCATTGAAGTTTACATCTATATCTGTAATTTCATTTGTATCGGTATTAATATCCTCTACATTTGCTCCAACGATTCTCACTATACGGTTAGTTATTATATTTCCCTTTTCATCGATAAAAGCTATTCCATTTGACATATCTTTTATCCAAGAAGCTTCAGTATCAACTCCATATCCACAAATTGATTGATTAGATAAGAAAGTTCCACATACAGCTTTAAACTTACTAATAACATTAAGCTCGATAATCTCCAAATCTTTCCAAGTAAATATTTTCCCTGGATACTCGGTTAATTCGATCACTGTTATAGTTTTTCCATCAAGAGATATTCTAAAATAAATATCTTTAATAGTTAATAGATCATTACTTCCTCCACCTGAGAAACAACCAAAGAAATTACTAACAGGTAATGAACTAACTTTTACCTTAGCACCGATCAACTGTTCATATTCCCAAATTCCAGAAGGACCTACAATTCTTGAGTTTCTACAACTATTCAACATTTTATTCTTTGCCTTTAGCTAGAGAATCTACATAGTTATTCCAGTATATATCGGCATCAACACCATTATTTTTCTGATGTCCCTTTACCCACTTATACTCAATTCTTCTTTGTAAACCCTGTTTAATTATTTCTTTATCAATATCACCTTTAATTCGAGCGATGTATGGTTCTTTTACTTTCCAATTACCAGTCATCCACTCTCGAACACCAAGATAATCTGCATGGACTACTACAATATCATTCGGGCCCCAAGAACCGCGAAATTCATATAAAGCATGTAAAACTGCTACTAACTCCGCACTAGGATTACTACACTTCTGAGCTCCAAAAGATAAATTCATATATTCAGGAGTTAATTCAATTGAGAATTTATTAAGCATAGTTCCCATTCCAGGTCCAGTAGGGTCAATAAGAACTCCTCCGATACCAAGTCTTCCATTATTTTGTTTGTCTAGGTGAGATCCGTCAGTATAAATATCAAACTGTTTCATCTCATCAATTTTAAATATCTAAATTTTCATCCAAAGAACGATATTCGAAGGGATCAAGTTCTAATCCAAATTCTTCAAGGCACCATTCTCTAAATTCTTTCGTACCAATTACACTTATCTCTCCAAGAACATTCAAAAGCTCCTCTCCTTCAATTTTAGATAGACTTTTATCTAAGTGACAAATTAACCTTGTCATAAGATATCCAAAATGACTTAAAGATCCATCTACATCACTATCATAACACTCCAAGACTCTAAACCCTGAATGAGCATTAAAACTTGAAAATAGATCAATCCACTTTTCTGGAATATGAATCGAAGAACCATTATAGAGATAATAAATAACATCTTCTGTAGGTGTAATTCTTAGGATAACATAATCTAAAACCTTATGATCACTAAGTCCTTTTAGAACGACTCTCTTAGATTTGCCTTCTCGTATATAAGATAATTTGTAAAACTCGGTAAATACTTCTTTAAACCAGGCATCTTTCATAATAGTGTATATAAATTAATTAAAGCCAACCCTGAAAGAATTATTGTATTATTATCTTCCATCACTAAATATCCCGTTTTATCACATTGACTTCTATAACTTAAAAGATCAAGAAACTCGGATAAATCTTGTTTCAGGTAAAATGTAATCGATATAATTCCTTCTCCTATTGCAAAAGAACATATTATTGAGTAAGGATGTATGTCAAGTCTATCTAATTTAGCTACTATGTCTTCCTGGATTTCAATTTCTCTAGGATTACTTCTCATAGTATTATTTCTGTTATATGACTGTTTAATATTCCCATACTGTTAATTAGGTTAGATAAGATAGATCTGTGACATATTTTATCATCAGAACCATAACCCATTAATATAACTCCTCTTGCATTACTAAGTTCAGCCAAGTAATTAAGTTTATCAATAACCTCTACAAAATTTACATTCGACATCTCAATAATATATCTCTTAGAAAATTCTGTAAAATCAATAAGCCCGTCTCTCTTTGCTCTAAATAATTCTGTACTTGGAGCTAAATTTCTAAAATGTACTGCCGTTCCATTATACTTACCAATTAATTCTGAATTACTAATATTTCTTATTATAAAAATAGGTAAATATCCATTCTCTGTAAATATTTTTAATGTTACCGGAGATACAAATGATGTTTTAACTTGTAATTGGTATCCCATTTTTTCTTAGTTTTATTAATAACTTTAAAATTTATTTATTGTCCTCCAAATTTTTTATTAGATGTCTTAAATCCTGACTTCCCTGAAAAACTAGAAGACTTTTTCCCACTAAAACGTCTATCTGCTTGATAAGATTTATTAAAACCATTACTATCAAACCCACTTTCTTGTTTCTTAGGTTTGATAGGAGATGTAGTAGAGCCGCCAAACTTCTGACTACTAATCATAAATCCTGAAGGAGCTGTTTGTAGACGTTTAAGGAGATTTACATTACTCTCTATCATCGACTTTACTGTATGACTGTCGAAGTGATAAGATATTTCTGGATAATTCAATATGTCGCCCTGAATTAATCCAGCTGATGTTAAGAATACAGAAAGATTAACGAACGCTTCAGTCAGGTTACTAGATATCAAAAGAGTATCTGTCGTAGGTTCGTAGATCTTATATTCTTGTGTAGACTGATCATAATTAATAACTACTTCTACCATGACTTTTTAATTACTTATGGCAAGAGCACCTAGGATTACTGCTACACAACCTAAAGCACCTGCCCATAATTTACGTTTTCTTTTTTCTTTCTTTAAGCTATTTTCTAAAGCTTGTATAGAGTTAACATAATAATCATCTTTTTTCCTCATCATCATAGACTGGTAAGATATAATTGAGTCTAGATTCGCTGCCTTAATCGAATCCTCTTTTATTATATCTCCTTGAAGTTTTATAATTTTTTCGGAAGACTCAAGATCTACTATTATGCTATTAATTGTTTTCAGATTTTCAGGAGATATAACTATCATTGTATCCCCGCGATGCTCTATTATCTCTTGTGAATATCCTTTAGTGATAAAAAATAGAGATAATAAGAGACAATAGATTATTTTTTTCATAAGAAATAATAAGTATGTATGAAAATTATTTAAGTCTTTCTATAAAAATATCCAAGAAATTTTCAATATCTTCTTTATAATGATATTTCCAAAAATAATTATCTGGTACTGAAAGCATGAAAGGAATCTCTATTGGAATAGATTTTGGATACTTAAATATATAATAATCTTCTATATTAATATCATTTATACACTTCCACCAAGATATTTTTTCACTGTCAGGAGGTAAGTTATCAGGAAAAATTAACTTATCATAATTAATAATATTATATTCACATTTAGGAATAAGAAGATAAATAGATCTATAGTTTGAAGATTCTTGATATACTCCTACTATAATATTATCCATTATCATTATTAGGAATAAATTTATTTAATCTTCTCTAAAGGATTTTCTCCTATTTCTAGATCAATACGATTAACTATTAATTCATATTTTGGTTGATTCTTTGAAAAATATCGCCACAGAACATCATCATAATAATCTAAATAATTATCTCCTTTTCTTATTTCATAGATATAATAAGGATGACTAACTTCATTTTCATATACAGATATTGGATAATATAGATCTTGTTCTACTATCTTTACATATTCATTAGTATCTAATATATAATCTAAATCATATATTACTTGTACTTTATCAATCTGTCTTATCCCTAATTTTCTCTCTATTTTTTGAAGTTTAATATCATCTACAATATCCAATCCATCATAAAAAAATTCAGAATCAATTTTAATAATATAATAATTTTTTAAACAGATATTTTTAAAATCTCTAATATTATCTACAATCGTATATAATTCGGAATTAGTTTCAATATTAAAATTATCTTTTTTTAATAAATAAAAAATATTACATTTTAAATTAATTCGATTACAAGAAGATAATCCAATAATTTCTTCACTAAAAGCTGTTGTAAATAAAGTTGCTGATCTTAAGAAAACATCTTGTGGTAATATTTCAATAACTTTTATAATATTCATAATTACATAGTTTTTGTTTTCTTAAATCCTTTTAATCGTTTCGAGATTGAATCTTTAATGGCTTTATTTCTACCAATCTTATACGTTTTTAGACTTAAATCCAATTCTTCTTTTGCATTTTTTAATTCATCTTTACTTGCACCAGCAGCTTTTAATAATTTTAATGCCTTTTTAGAAGCATTTTTCTCTTCTTGAACTACTATACTCCCTTGATATAAAGTCTTTAATCCATTTCTAATCCCAACTCTTTTATTTTTATTACTATAAGACCCTCTAATATCATTATTTTTATCTGATATTATCTTATCTAATCCTTTACCAGTTGAATTTTTTGAATGTCCAATTTCATGAGCTAATGATGCTTGTCCACTGGAAGGAGGAAAATTTATTACATGATCACTACTCATAAAAGCTTTTCCCAACTTTCTATCAAATTTATCATTAGATCTTGTCAAATCTATTTTCTCTTTAGTAGAAACATCACTTGACTTCTTCTCCCAAGATTTTGTTTTATCAAATCGTTTTCTAAAAAATTTTTCACTACTTGATAATTTTTTCTTTCCATTTAGTATTTTAATATTAGATTTCTTAGCATCTTTTCCAATATTTTTTAATACCTCAGGATTTCTATCCTTAGCAACAGACTTAAGAGATTCATTTATTTTCTTTAATTTTTCACTATCTAATTTAGATGAATCATCTAATTTTTTAGCAATTAATTTACCAACTTTCTTTATTCCAGAAATAGCTGCTGATTTTAATCCATATTCCTTCTGTTCTACTTTCCAACCTTCAGAATATAATTTCTCAACTAAATCTCTACCAGTAAAAGTAAATTGTTTTTGAGAATATCTTTTTATGATCATAATTCAACAATTTAAAATTGAAAAATAAAAAACTTAGAGAACTTGACAGTAATCGTGCTTTTTATCAACACGAAAGTAAGTTCTCTAAGTTCTATTTTCTTTAATACTTACTGTCAAATTCTCTAAGTTTAAGTCTAAGAAATTCTACCGCTTCTGTTGTCGGTAATTCCCTAATACTATCTACTTTATCAGTTCGAGTAGATTCTATCCTATGAATCTTTTCTCTGAGATAACTGATAATACTATCCCTTGATATTATCTCTACTTCAAGGGAATCAATTTTATTTTTTTCAGGTTGTATAATTTCTGGAGGAGGTAATATAGTTTCCCCCTTAGATTTATCTTGAGAGGAGTGGGAGTAATATAATACCCCCAATCCAAACCCAAGTAATAACAGTAATGAAATTAAAACAGCCTTCTTAATCGTTTCCAACATCTTCTGTTACGAATATTCCTACACGATATTCCAATTCGCCTTCCTTTTTATAATTAATATATTGATGGAATATTCGATAGTCTCCGGAAGCCTCTTTTTGAATCAAATGAGCATCCCAACCATGTGTAGAAGTTAATTTATCTATCAAGTCTTGCAACCTGGAAATCTTAGGTGCATACTCTTTAAGGATATCTAAATCTTGAGACGGATTCATCAAGTTCTTCATTCTCTCCAATTCTGCCTTAGACTCCTCCTCTCCCATAATATCCTCTGAAAGATTTGTAATTTTATATTGTTTAGGTCCGGTAGTACATGTAACAGTATTTAAGAACTGACCTGCTACCTTCTTAGATTTAATCTCTGCCAAAGTCGCACTATAACCTTCACTTCCGGAAATAATGTTCTTGATATCTTCTAAGACCTTCAAAGACGTAGTTATTCCTAAACTTACAAATACACCTACAGGCTTTACAAATGTCTCTCCATCTACTGAATTAACATAGAAAGTCTTAAATGATGGTTGATAAAATACTTCAACCAATGAATGGACTTTGTCTCTATTTATGTTTCCATTATTAATAGTTACCATTGTTTTTAAAATTTTTCACTTTGAAATATTTAAATTCTTGATTATAATTACTATATCCATAATTAAATCCGTACATGGTATAGTTAGACATCTTAAGTTCTTGTTCATGCCATTCTTCCAAGTAATCTTCAAAGTCTGATATTAAGATCAAGATAGCTTCAGGTCCATAATTCTGTCTGAAATATTCCATACCTCTAGCCATTCTTGTTCCACCTCCCATAGAGATTCTTGGAACACCCTTTCTCGGGTCGATATCTTTAATATGATCTCCAAGCTGTGTAGACCATGAAATAATATTATACTTTAATCCACGTCCAATCTTTTTCATTTTATTGGCAATAGTATTCAAAATTCTATCAACCAATCGTGTATCCATAGATCCCGAAATATCAATTAAAAATACAATAGTTGGTTCATTAGACATGGTTACCTTTCTTCTAATAGTTGGAGCAATAACAGAACGATTAATACCACGATTATAAAGATACATAAGATCTTTCTTTGTATCAACTTTAACCACTCTAGATTTATAATTTAACATTACTTCATCTAGAGCCATATCTACTTCGTCTGTCTTATCCACAAGTCTCGTTGCATCTGGAGCTCCACTAGAACCACATCCAACGCCACCTCCTGAACGAATTTGTCCAAGCTCACGTTTTTTATCGGCATCGTCTCTAGAGTCTGTTCTGTGATCTTTATGAGTTCCACCCTCATCTTTACCGTTACTGTTCAAATCACCTGAACCAGAATCTCTCTTTCCTTTATATGGACAATCTTTTGGATCACCTTTACCTTGCTGATTACCTTGTCCAGATCCCGAACCACTACCAGAACCATCAGTCATACCCATTTCCTGCATAAGATCAGAAAGACCTTGCATTCCATCACCACTTTGCTGATTACCTTGTCCAGATCCTGAACCATTACCTTGAAGTGCATCTTGAATATCTTGATTTGTAACTTGGGATGTATCACCGTTTCCACCTTTTTTAATAGAAACCAACATCTTAACAAACTGATCCAAGTGTTGAACAATTAGCATCAAATATTCGGGGTAACTAAGTTCACTCGGGAAAGGGTTACCTTCGGATATATAATATCTTTCTGGAACAATGAGTTTAATTTTAGCCTCATTTTCCATCTTCTTTATCATATCATCAAGAGCCTGTTTTGCTTCTTCATTATCAGTGTGATCTCTATTATATTTCAAGAGCTCAAGTTGATAATTAGGAAGAACTGATGAGATATCTGATTCCATCTCCTCTACATCTTCAGTACTTAGGATTTTAGAATTTACTTCCATATCCATAGCAATATTATGAAGACTGTGATTAAGAACTGGATCATCTATTACTCTCTCAATCAACTTCTCTGCAAAATCAATTCCACACTCTTTATTAATTCGATCAATCAATTCACCTCGATAATCTCTGAAGGTATTACAAATCTGAGTATCAAGCTCTTCATGAATACCGTCGAGATGTCCTAAGTAAATATGTCCGTACTCATGCATAAGAATACGAAAATCAGTACGTGGAATCTTAATCTCTGAGCAGACAATTTTATAGATAACATTTCCTGAGATATCATCTTTATATTTAAAACAATATCCAAGTTCAGGATTATCAGGATTAAATGGTTTTTCTGTATTAACCATTAACATATTCCCGAATCTACTATAAGTATTGTCAATGAATCTTTTAATAAATTCTAACTCTGTCTGATTTCTCATAATTTTAAATTTTGATATTTTTCTAATAAATTAACCTTAGAGATCCACATGATCATTACATATTTTTCTCTAAGGTTAACACTCATATAATAGTATAATTATTTAAAACTTCTAATATCAGGAACCATACTTCCCATACTCGGATCTTCCTGAAGAATAATCTTACGAATTGATCTGAGTTTAAATCCAGAAGTTCTAAGGTCTTCTTGAGTATTCTTCAACAATGATAAAGTATCATCTTTATAACCCTTAGAAGAATCTGTAACCAGACCTTGAATAGAAGTCATAAGATCTGAAATTGTATTCCAATAAGATACATATCCGATAAATGTCTCTACTGGTACTTTGTCCAAGAATTTATCAGTAGTAGATACTTTAATCTTGGTAATAGAAGAACCAGAATCCTTACTCAATTTAAACAATTTCTCAATGCAAGCTGGATCAATCGGACGTTCGATTTGTTCTAAGTCCTTATCTGCTTTAAGTTCTGATAACTTATTAATTATTGCTTGCATTTCAGGAACTTCGAGCTTCTTCTTACCATCTATGATTTCGTTGAAGAACTTAGTATACTTAGGAAGTTTATCATTCTTCATTTTCTCAATATCATTAACGATATTAACCATAGTATCATAGAAGTCCTTAGAAATCGGCGTCTTAATCAAATTCTTTGTTTTTGGATCTCGAGAAATACCAATACCACAAAGACCATCGATCATATTACGATAGTTATCTGAAGTAATACCACTCTTACCAAAACACTTGAAACTTGCAATTGTAACGTCTCTAAGATAATTCAAAGTTCGGAAAGTTGTAAATCCATAAAGCTTAGTCTCATTTTCGGCATCAGCATAGATACCATTAAGTTCTGTAATTGCTAAGTCTACAGGTTTACCACCAGAAGTCATCAATGCTCGAGCAGTTTGTTTAATACCACGTTCGATATACTCGCCAATCTTATTATATTGATCAGCCGGAATTTCTACTTCCTGAGCATCAAGTTTTTTCATCGTATCTCTAAGACTTCCCATGAAATCTTTAACCTTACCTTCTGATGATGCAATAGCTCCGTCATATTTACAAAGGAATGTATCCAGGTCTGTATGATCCGGAGTAATGTTGTAAATCATAAAACGATTCATTAACGGAGGTAGCATTTGCATAGAATTCGAAAGATTCTGTGCATAATTACCTGCAGAAACAATCAATGTATTCTCTGGAAGTCTTTCTGAACCCACTTTACGCTCAAATACTAAATGCAATAAACTAGCCTGTACGTATTCGTTTGCTGTGGTGATCTCATCCAAAAATAACAGTGATTTACCTCCTTTTTCTGCAACTTTTAAGATTTCAGTATACCAAGAAGGTCTAAGATGTCTAGTTGTGGGGTTTTCTTGATCACTCGTAGCCACATCATATCCCATAACTTCTTCTGCAGTTGTACTATTACCTCTAAGAAGGACTAGGTGATAATCTCGAACTTCTGCAAACATTTCTACTGAAGTTGATTTACCAAGACCTGGATTAGACATAATAAGTACTGGTACTCTTGAAATCTCACTAACTTTCAATGCTGTAAAAATTGAAATGTTAATGTTGTCATTTTTTGATTTTGCCATTTTTCTAGCTTTTTAATTTGTTTATTTTTCTTTATAACTTTAATCATTGAGGGGAGGTTTCTATATAATATCCCCTCATTTATTAGATTTTGAGGGTTTCTGAAGTGCTATTTATTATACTTCAAAATTAAAAAGAACACTAGATTAATCTATATTTTTATAAATTTTTCTAATGTTCTTCTCAATTGTAAGGCTTTAACCTCTCTTAAATAGCAAAATTCACTTTTTTAGGTAATCTTGAATTATCTTATAATCTACTGAGAGAGTTGAAAATAATTGTTTAGCTTCAGATAATATTTTCTGGAGTATAGGTTTAATAAATTCATCTTCAAACAATCCTGAATAAGCTTGATCATAGAATACAACACTTTTACCTCCATCCGATAAGAAAAATGTAGTAATTCTCTTAGCAATAATTCTAGGTGTTGTTCTTTTTAGTGAATTATAATATCCTCCCAGAACTAAATACTTATCTTCTATTTTAAATTCAAGATCTGTTATATATTCAATTCTACTTTTAATATTATTCATTATGTAATACATGTTTTAACTTTTCCTCTAAGTCATCACATCGTTTCTCGGTTTCCTCTAGCTTTTTCCTCAAGTCTTTAATCTCTTTCAAAAACCAAGGATTATCCATAGTTTCCTCTAAACAACCTTGAAGATATCTAATGACTAGCTTTAAATCCTCTTGAAGGTCAGTATCTTTAGAATGCAATATTTCTTCTAAGATAGCTTTTGAATTTATTTTTATACTACTATCCAAAACTTCTTTAGTATGATCAACATAAAAAACTTCTCCAATAGGCATTAATAACGGATTTGAAATTGTACCCTTACTACTACTCATGATTTCTAAACATATATAATTCATTAATATCTAAACATTTATATATAGTATCCTCAAGACTTGATGTGATTGAAGTATGAAAATGTCCAAAGAACCAATACTTACATCTTACTCCTCTAAATACCTGATCTAAGTATTTTCGATTTTCTAAGTCTCTGAGGTAAACATCTTCTGCTTCCTCTTCGTGACGTGTAATAATTGGTTCAAAACATAACGGAGCAGTATGAGAAGCTATTATATCAACCCTCCCTGGAAGATCTTTGATAGGCTTCTTAATTATATCTTCTGTCTCCCACCATACTCTCTTAGATGAACCAACTCTTTCCATTAATCCATTATAATTCATTCTCCATTTATAATCTACTGAAGTTGCTCCCCCGATCGGATATATTGTTTTCCCCGAGAGTTCTACTACTTCATGATCCTGAAGAGACTTAATTTTGGGGAAATCATTTATTAATTTTTCATTCCAGTACTCTAGGTTATCATGATTTCCTCTTATAAAATAATACGTTATATTATTTTTCTCTAATCTAGTATTAATTCTTTCAAACTCCTGATTATAATACCCTGGCTTAGAAAAACCTAATCCTACATCTCCAAGAAAAATAATATTAGCATCTTTGAGTTTATGGTGCTGAGTTATAATCCATGTAATTTCTCGAAAACTTCCATGAATATCTCCACAAAAGTATAAATCTCTTTCTTGTTCATTTTTCATAATTTCTTTTAGGATGGAAAGCTTTGATTCTCTTTCCATCAATTATAAGGTTTTGCATTTTTTAAAGAAGCAAAAAAAAGAAAGAACCACACTTCATCGCATAGTTCTTTCATAATAGTTTTAACCCTAATAACTTTTATTTTTCTCAGGGTGATCTAGATTTTTGATTCATTATTACTTTGTTTTAGTTCTCACATAGTTTTAATCCACATATAAGGAATTCAGGGAAGAAAAGAAAAGGAAGCACTAAGCCTCCTTTTTCTCCCTCACTACGATGACATTATAGTCATCATCAACTTCTAAAAAATCCCAACCTTCTGGAATCTTAACCAACTTCTTAGTCTCGAACTCATTCATTATTTTCTGCATTTCTGGTTTGATAGGTTTTATACTATCAATATGAATCATCAAATAACCTTTAAGTCCGTCCTGAAGTTTCATTAGGTTCTCAATAGATTCCATGAAATTATCTATGTTTTTTCTTATAGTTTCTCTAATGGGATTTTCGTTTTCTCTTGATTTTTTAAGTACCTCGTCCATTTTTGTAACTGATATCATAAAAAATTGTCCAAGGCTTCTCAAGCTTTCCAATCTATTATCTAGTAGATTGTAGTAATATTCACATGCAAAAATATGTTCTGGACTACCCTCATCTAGTTCCATGTTAATTTTTTGCAATCTCGTGAGATGTTCTTCACAAAATTGTTCATGCTCACGATTAAACTCTTTTGCGATTAGACTCAATTCTTCTAACCAAAATTTTAACTTTTCCATAATCTCTCTTTTAAGTTTAATTCTACATATATAAGGCTTTGAAAGATTATTGCACGGAAAAGCTAAAATCTCTTCCAAAACAAGACAACTAATAATGCAATTGGTAAGAAAGGCATAAAATTAACTATAGTCTGTCTCATTTTCTCATATTCATCTTCAGGGAGCATACTTTTTATATTATCTAGAGTATGAATAAAGAATACTCCGATAAATATTGCAATAAGGAAGTAATAGAATAAAAATATTATCATAATTGATTGTTTATTATTTTTAAGTTGTTATATGTTCCTTGATATTCTGGTTTTACTCCTATAATTTCTAGCCCATCTAATCTTTTCACGCCATCTGATATCTTACATTTCTTAATTTCAAAAAAATCTAATAAATCTGTTGCTTTAGGAGCTGCAGTATAAGAAATTGAAGTATATAAAGATTTTAATTTCTCTTTTATTTTGGAATTTATCATACGATCTCCTACGTTAAAATTAGTAAAAATTGTATTAATCAATAATTCTTTATTAAAAATCACAATTCCAAGTTCCCTCCTAATCTTTGTCATATTATATCCCAAAGCTTTTATTTTTTCCGGTCCAAGAGCCAAGAAGTGAGATTTAATATCATCCTCTTCTGATATCTGAGCTAAAATTAACTCTAATGCCTCTTTAGATAAATTAGTATTACATAATAATTTCATTTTATCATAATAAGTTGTCTTCCGTTCAAATTCATATAGAACAGATGAAACCTCTTGATTAATAATATCATCATTACAATACTTTTTGTCTCTTTTCGCTCTATCATTTTTCTATATTCCAAAGTACTTTCAGAACCATAATCTTTTTCTATATAATTTAATATATCTTGAATATTTTTAAGATTACTACCTAAATCTTCTATTATCTTCTCTATATAATCTCTTTTGCTTTCTTTTGGAATTACAGAAACCCAATAAGCAACGTTTTTTACTAACTTATTTAGCTTCCAATACTTCCTTCTTTCACTCATAGGACTTTTAGGAAGAGATTCTAAATCTATCTTATCTATATCCCTAAAAAAATTTATTATATCATCACTATAATAAAACCATTCTCTACCATACTCTGAATATAATAAATTTCTAAATTTATATTGAACTCTCTTTTCTACATCCTCTGAAAGATTAGGGATTTCATATAGCAATTTAAATCCAGGATTATGCATCTTATAAGCCATGAATCTGATATCTTTTCTAGAATCTTCTGTATAACCTATTTTAAGAAGGTCTAACACTTTCTTAGTTTCTTTATTATAATATGTTGTTTCTATTAAATATATCATAATTAATTATCTTTTCTTTTTAATAATTCATATCCTCTTACTCTCTTCTTTTCCCCATCTATAACCTCAGTAGATTTATATTCTTTTATCTCAAAATAATTAAGAATATCATTAGCTTTTGGTACTGCAGTATAATTTATCTTTTCATATAAATCTCCTAATTTTACTTTTAAATCAGATAAACTATATTTTTCACCTAGATTAAAATTCTGATGAATTGTATTATTAAGTAATTCTGAAGAGAATGTTACTATTCCAAGTTCCTTTTCTATATAATACTTATCATATTTCAATGCTCTAAGTTTTTGAGGACCAAGTGCTAAATAGTAAGACTTAATATTATCATGCTCCCCAATTTGATCTAATACTACTCCTATTACTTCATCTGAAAACCCATATTCACATAACATTTTTAGTTTTGCTTTAAATGTACCTAATTTTTGATACTCTCCCAAGAATTCAGATACCTTTTGATTTATTATATCATCTGAGGATAGAGTATTGTGAATAGTGGAGAATACAGTAAACCTATCTTTATAATCTATTTGTTGTATTCTGAAAGCTCTAATCTCATTAACCAGAACGAGATTATTAAGAACTGGGACTAAATTTGATCCAATATGCTCATTTACTGCTATATAATCATCTTTATAATTATAAGATTTAGTATTTTTCTGATAAGTTTTAGCTAAATTATATTTAGCATCATCTGGTGCAGATTCGAAAGATCTTAATAGATCGCTCGTAGCCTTCTTTTTTCTTTCAAGTTCTTTATCAAATTCCTCTTGACTAATTTTTCTGTAGTCACAAGTAGATCTATAATAAAATATAGCTTCATTCTTCCAAGGATTATCAAATAATCTTTGACGACCTAGTATTTGGGGAAGATCTTCACTAATATCAACAGCTAAAGTATCTATATTACTATCACTAAATATAAATGATCTTGCACATGTAGAATAAAAGTCTGCCCCTAAGTATACAGTTCTAGTACAGAATGTAAACATTTTAGGTTTAACTCCTTTTAGTGGAACATCCCCTATCGTAAAACCTTTCCCTAAACGTTTTTGAATCTTCTTGAGATTTTCTGGTGTATTACTACAAAGAATATTAACCTCTTCTGGTTGAAGATCACATTTCTTTATAATACTGACTATATGATTAACAGAGTTTACATAAAATACAGCTTCATCCGATATTACTCTAGTAGGATACCCATTTACCATTCGAACTGCGGATTCAAAGTTACCATCCTTGTAAGACTGAATAATTTCTGGTAATTTAGTACCTACTGATTTCATTGTTAACACCTTAAGAGATGGTTTTAATACTCTGGTTGAATCTTCCTTACTCCAGTCCATATTAATATATGGAAGATCATTAAATTCATCTAACATATTAAGATACTCTTCCAACATAGGGGTAGCACTAACAAATAGAGCTGAATGAGATTGCTTAAGAATATCTAAAAATTCTAATTCAGTATCCGATTTAAACTTAGAATCATGTAGGATAGTTTGAAATTCATCTATAATAGTATAGAATGATTGGAATATACCAAGACTTTCTAGGATATCTTTTACAATTCTATAAGAATCATATGTTACTAGAATTTTATAGGGTTTTCCATAAGACTTTCTAAAGTTAATATAATCTTTAATTTCATTCATTAAACGATTATATACAGTATTTTTCCCATTAACCATCTCATCTAATTTTTCCATGAATACTTGAGATCGAGTTTTGTCTATTTTGGATAGATCTTTATCTACCTCCGTTTCTTTTTCAAGCTCATTTACAACTAGATAAACCTCAAATTCATGTTGATCTTTTTTATTTTTTAAGAGCATTTTTCTTGGACTACATAGGATAACATTTTCAGGACCATTAATACAATATTCTGTAAATCCGCATCCAGGTAGTTGTTTATTTATAATACATTTTACAGGTAGTTTATAAAATCTAAAGTCTGTCCCTAATTCTAATATAAATCTTATCCCTCTAGGAACAATGTAATCATTTAATTTTTTTATCATACTATTTAATATTTTAATTGTTATTTTTAATACAGAATCCAGTTTAACAATCTCTATGTCTTTTAAAATCGAAGACATAGGAGGATTCCCTTTTCGATAATAAGGAATTGAAAGGATATTATACGCAAAATCGTCATTTAAAATGGGGTAAAAATAGGAATACATAAAGAAGAATGATATCTGAAAAAAAAATTCCACTTTTTATTTTAAGTAAGATCCGCCTTTAAGAGGCGGAAATCTGAATAAAATCTATATACTTAAATTTAAATAATCGGAGAAAAACCTATTATCATTCCTATATATCTTATTCAAAGTTTCTTCCTTAGATCCCCTCAGCGGTAGCGATCGGAGGGGATGGATAACGGGAAGCTCCTTTGTCTTCGAACTTTAAGGACAATTTTGCTCTCTACAGTCCTTTAGATTCTAATATATGAAAGAAAAACCCCAGGCACATTTTGCCCAGGGTGTATTTGATTAATTAATAACCAAATTGAAAATAGCTATCAAAGCCTTCAGTAATATTTTTACTAAGACTGAAGCTACCAGGGATATCACTACGATACTCCCAGCTATCCATACTACAGCGAATAGTATGAATAGTATTACGTTAAAAATCTCAATGTTCATAATAAATATTTAATTGAGTTTTAGTTAAAAATATTAGAGAATAGAACTATTATATCCAATTTCTTTCAATACTTTAGGATTCTATAGTTTAACTTCTATTCTCTCATATATAAGGCTTTTAGCATTTTTGAGACGGTTAGGAGAAAAGGGTGGTATATGTGCTATCCTTTTCTTTTTCTTCAAGAACAGAAAATAAAAAGGATACAAGCTTTTATTACACTTATATCCTTTATTTTTATGGCGTTAACAAAAATCTTCAGTGATGGTGAATCTTAGACCATCACTATAAAATTCCCCGTATTTATTTGGGTTATATTTTTTTAGTTCGGAAGGTATTGATCGAGAGTAGCTAAAATATGGACTAACTTCATCTGGATTGTCATTATAGTAGCTCTCTAAGTCATATCCTTTATCCAAGAACTCTTTTAATTCACTCTCCCAAAATTCCTCGGCCGTATACTCAACGCCATATTCGTCTTTTATTATAACATTATTTTTCGCGAAGAACTTATTTATACCTTCGCGAGTAAGTTCATAATATTTTCCGAGATTGGCGTTGAATAAAAACTTCCACCCGGCCGATCTTTTTCCTAGGTGTATTTCTTTTGTTATATCCTTTAAAAGATCAGCAGCTTCACTAAATTTGTTTTCGTCAATTAATTTTTTTGCTTTTTCTTTATCCCTTTTTTTCACTGGGATTACTGCATAGAAATTTGTTCCCATAATATATTTTATTAATAATACATATATAAGAAAGTCAAGGGAGAAAAAAGAAATAGAAGAACTTTTTATCGTCCTTCTACTTTTCTTAGGTTTCAATAGCTAATAAGACCTATATTAGCTAATGATTCTTTTTGCCTTTCATTCAACAATCCAATGTTATTTTTATTGAACTGTAGGATTGCCCATCTAGAGATTTTTTGAGATTCATAATCCCCATTCTCTAGTGTTTCTTCTAAAAACTCTAGATTCGTCATTGAACTAGGTTTTTGTCTTAGCAGGAAGAAGAGATTATCTACTTTTTTATCCCATTCTTCCAAGCTTTGTTTTTCTCTGAACTTTTCTTTATATTGTTCAGTCTTTTCTGCGAGACTCTGGAACATATCAAATATTTCCGGAGATTTCTCAAGTACCAAACCCACAAATTTTCCAATGTTTTCTAAGGTTCGGTTTGCTCTTTTTTTCTGCCAACTCATCCAATTTTTCTTGAGCGGCTATTGATGACGTTACTGTACTTGTCACGTCAATCTTCATTTTCACTTCTCCTACCTTTGGAATAGGGAAGGTTGTTTCAAAATTTGATGTAGCATGTCCTGTAATTTCTGGCTTAATCAAATCAGCTGTTATCTTGCTGTTTACTACATTCAATTCATTCATTTTGTTAATCTTTTTCATAAGTTTTTCTTTTTAAAAATTAAACTCCTTTAAGCTTTTATCATTGCTTAAGGAGTATTGTTTTACATTATTTTTTTTCTCATATATAAGGCGCTTTCAGTATTTTTGAGATGGAAAATATTTTTAATACAGAATCCAGTTGGAAAAAATAAAATAATTAACTATTATAAATCTAGAGAACTTGATCAGGATTCTAACCTGAGATTCTAAGATAAACAATTATCTTAGTGTTTTGACCCGCTAAACTATCTTGTCTATAGATTCAGTTAATTATTTTAATTTTAATTTTGTTGTTGTGTCGTTTAAAGTTGTTTAATTTTGCACCTCATAAACGTAGAAGTTCTGAAGAGATTAGTGAGATTTAAACCTTACATGATTTTTCAGTTCTTCACAAGCTCAAGCTATACATTACGCATTTCTTGAGACGCCTATGATGTCTTTTTTTGTTATTGTGTCTTTTAATACATTTATAAGATTTTCCCGGTTTCTCAGACGGTCGAATTTTTTTTATTAAACAGAAAAAAAATAACCGAAGGGAAAAGAGTTTTATATATTCAATTCATCTCTTTTGGCGCCCCTTCGGTTGTCATTTAATTTTTGAGTAGGTTTATTTATACCATACTCTTTTTATTTTATAAGAAAAGAATAACAGTTATTTATTTTATTGGCAATAGTTATATATTATTGATTGATATTCTTTTCATATATAAGGCTAACAGGTTTTTTTGGGCGGTTAATCTCCTTAATATTGTAATTATTTAAAATTAGAAATATGACACAGGAAGAAGTTTGTAATTATTTTGAAAAGAATTATCCAGAAATGGACTTGTATGAAACTGAAAAAGGAAGTTTCTTTGGAGGATATGATGGAATGGATCAACTAGAAATTTTTGGAACTAATCTAGTAGTATTTTGTATAGAAAAAGTTAGAGGAAAATATGTACCTAAACAAAAATATTTTTCTTTCGTAAACAGTACAGAGGAAGAACTAAAAGAATTTCTAGAAAAATATCTTTAAGAAATAAAAAGAGAGGTCTTGACTAATAAAAAGTCAAGTTAAATCCTCTCTTTATTTTTTTTTTATTCTGTATATTCTATTATATGTATTTCAGGAGTATAATTTTCTCTAGTTTGTTGAGATACATTCATAAATTTTATCCCTGATACTTCATTTTTTCCTGGATAATGTATATGACCAAACACATGATACTTTGGATTGATCTCTAAGACTCTTTGTGATAATGCTAGATTTCCAGGTTCATCTTTTCCATACCACCTCTGAGATTGTTTTATACATTCAAGTTGATATATTCTAGGGGCTTCATGAGTTACTAAAATATCTATCCCTTCCGGAATTTCTAAGATATCAGTATTCCCAGGTTTATGTGGAAAGGCATGTAACCATAAAGAAGTTCTAGGATTTCCATATATTTTCATTGACTCTCCGGTTACTGCAGAAATATATTCATACTCTTCATTAACAAGAACTTTAGTAGAGTATCCAAATACCTTTCTAAGTGTGAAAAAATCATCATAATGTCTTTCGATCCAGTAGTCATGATTTCCAGGAACTATTATAATTTCTTGAAGATCCGGAAATATTTTCTTATTCATGAATATATTCTGGTAATTATATTCAAGCCACTCTTCTTGATACATAACTTCATCTGTGGGACATAAATCTCCAGCAATAATTAGAAGTTCGATTTCTGGATAACATTTTGTCTGTAAATCATAAACATAACCGTGAATATCTGATAAACAACCTATTTTTATCATTCTTTCTTTTCCTCCAACATAAACTTCATAATTTCTATAACATCGTCTCCTGTAGTTATATTAAGTTCATTTTTCAAGCGTATATATGCATCATATCCCATAGTATCGTCATCTTTATAATTAAATTCAACAGGTCTGATCTCTCCTGTTACATATAATATTACTTTACAGGGTCTTCCAGGATTAAAAAATGACTTCTTTGGTTCTGAACGTTGAAATACTACTCCATATATAGCAGATTTTCTAAGTAATGATTCTCGAATTCTCATACCACCTCTTCTTTTATAAATTCTACTTTATGAGTACCTCCTTGTTGTGAAGGTAATATTAAGAGTCCACCATTCTCTAAGGCTTTTCCAAGAGGTGATCTAGAAGTAAACCATTCTCCCAGGGGTTTAAGTTTTCCCTTGAGTGTTCTAATCTCCTTTTCGAGTTCTTGATACTTTTTATTTTTCTTGTTATACTCAGATTGTTTTGACTCTAGTTCTTGAATCTCTTTTAGAATTGGTTTAACTTTTTCTTCATAATCTTCTTGTGAGATTAAGTTTTTAGTCTGATTCATTCCTTCTTTTACATACATTACTTTGAATGTTTCTTTAATTAAATCTTTCATAATATTTCTTTTAATAAATCTTTACCAAATATTAATTTAACTTTAGATACTACACTATATAATTTCGCTTCAGATACTACTGTATTGTTCGGTTCTTTATAATATATAATATTATTTTCGAAGTCAAGTTTATATACTTTCCTTAAGTAAAATTTTCCAGAGATACTGATAACAACTTGATCATTTGGTTCTAAAGAATCAATATCTAGGACTAATTCTGTTGCTATTATCATATTCTTGTAAAATTCTTCTTGACCTTTCTTATCTCCAATAGGGTGGAAAAATAAATAATCTCTTTTGTCGTTCTTATATTTGATTAATTCTTGATAATATTTTTCTTGGCGAGTAACACATTCTGAAAATTTATATACTTTCATAGATTGTAAGATGATATCAACTTCAGAAACTTCATCTATCCAAACATCACGAACAAAAATTAAATCTTTTCTTCGTTTTACTAGCCATACATAAAATAATATATACCATATTATTACTATAACACCAACAAAACCTAAAAATAGTAATTTGTCATTTTCTATCATAATTTTTTATATTTTTATTATACATTAATAAGGAAAATAGAGTCAAAAGTTACTCCATTTCAAAATCCTTAAAGGCCTTATATATGAAGATAAATAGATATCTTACTAGAGAGAATTAATTGATATATAACAATATCAGTTAGTTCTCTTTGGTTTTTAGAGACAATAACGATAAATATATATAAAGAATATGGGAAAGAGATATGTAGTAAAATTTGGCGCTCAATTATTAGAAAGCGATTTTGATGGAATACAGACTATAGTACCGTTTAAGAAATTACCAGTATACACAGAAGAATATGTTTTTCTGACAGAAGAAGCAGCCAGGAAATTTTCGAATTCTGAGAGAAGTGCAGTAATACAAGCTAAAATTACAGAATGGCTAGTTTCACGTGAAGGATTAGACTGGGAGTTTAAACAGGAACAACAAGGTACATGGTGTTCAAAATGTGTAATCTTTCTGAGAAGAGTACAACCAGAGAATCATTTTTAAGATTCTCTTAGAGACAATTAAACTAACAAAAGTGCAACGTCCGAAGCAATTAGAGGACAGAAAACAATTAAGAAAATGAAAAACTTAAAAGAAATTTGGTCAGGAATTCGTTTAGATGCAGAATTGATCAAACAAAATTACAATGCAGAACTCTTGGGTATAGGAGTTCATGGAATGACTAGATTGGCAGTAAAACTTGAAGATGCTGATCTTGAATTCATACAAGGCTCGCTTAAAGAGCTCTATGTATCAGAGAACGATAAAGATTATACAGTTAGATCTTTCGTTCGATTTACAGAAAAGAATGAAGAAGGAAAATACGGAACTTATTATATGGTGAAAATTGAACACCTTAGAGATAGTGACAACTTTCGGTTTACATTACAAACGGGAGGTCCGGATCCAAATAAAAAGAAAAGACTTGGAGTGGATATGTTTGAATGTACATCAACCGAAATGAAGAATATAAGATCCTGGAAAAGTGTTTTATCAGGGTTTTCTTGTTTAGTATAATTCTTTTTCCATTCTTGGCCGGGGATATAAAGTCTCCGGCTTTTTTAAAAACCAATCAAAAAGAGATTTATTAACAATTTAAAAGAAAGGAATTAAAATTATGATTACAATGAACATGAACAGTGATGAAATCTTTAAAGAATTGAAAAGAGATTATCAGACTATATTAGATGTAGTTAATAGAGAGGTAGATAAAAATAAACATAAAATATTAAAGATTTATCAACGAACGAAATCTCCAGTTCCGTTTAAGGAGACGAAAATTATTAATGTATCAAGAAATCAATATCGGGCAATTATTAAAGCATGGCCTGATAAAGGAGGATTTTCAAACGGGACTACCATTTATACTATTGTAGATAATGGAATAACTGGAAAAAAGAATGCTATATTATTCCCATCACTTGATGTTAATTTGAGGAGTATTGTAATATTCGAAGCACATTTTATGAGAAGGTATCGCGAAAGATATCTAAAAATAGATAATATTAACTTTGAAAAGATTGTAGATATTTATCTAAGATCTAATCCTGCAATAATTACAACAATAATTTCTGAAGTTCAAAAAGAGGGAGAATGGAATTTAGAAGGAAAATTGAATGATGGAGTTGCCTTAGGAATTTTTCAGAAAGATACAGAATTTTTCCGTTTTATTACATATGTTAGTAATGAAATGTTAAGAGAAAATCAGATACATTTAACTGATGATTCTCCAACAGGACAAATACTTCAAATGTATCAAAAATTAAAACAGGAGGATAGATTTGCTTGGAGTAATGCTGTTTTATCAGCAGGAGGTCTTGAAGGAGTAAATGAATATTTTTAATGGAGGGGATTAATCCCTTCTTTTTTTTCTTAAAATATTATGTATGAAATAAAAATATAATTTATTTTTTGTGATAAGTAAATTTTTTTTATTTTCCGTATATAATTTCCTTAAAGCCTTATATATGTAATAAACTTAAAAAAGAAATTATGGAAGAATATGAAGAATCGTTTAACTTCGGAGAAACAATTGTAGAAGTAGCAAAAGAGAAGCAAAGGACTATGAGTGATGAAGAATATCAAGAGTGGCTTTGTCAGTTAAGTGATGAATTTGCTTTTTTAGATTGAATTTGGAATAGGTTTAGTGGTGATGAAACTACTAAACCTTTAATTTTCTTATATATGTAGTAATAAAAATAAAATTATAAATGTTAACATTAGAAGAAATTTATAATAAGTATTTAACAATGGATCGTATAGAAGACGATCCAATAATAGAAAAATTATTTAACGATTTTTCTCCAAAAAGTGAGGAATTTCTTTCAGCAGAATATATAAATACTGTAATTAATAATCCTTTAATTAATAAACAAGAACTTAAGAAATTATATAAACCGGGAATACCAATTATTCCCATTGATAGGTTTGATTTTTCTATTGTGGATTATCCACCTGTTTTTCTTACACGAGAATTAGAAATTACTGAAGATTTAGGGAAATTAATATTTTCTGAAGTTATCGAAAATAATCCAGATACTTATACTTATAAACAGAAAATTGGTGAGTATGAGTGGGAGTATACGATAGATCGCTCTGTACCTTATTATAAAGTTATCTATAATTGTGAAGTTCGTAATAAATATAAAGAATATTATGATGATTATATGAGAACTCAGAAGATATACATATACTATCTTCCTTCTTTTAATATTTTTAATAATAAGCCAATTGTTAGGGAAGTATATAAGGATCACTATAATAGAGAATTTAAAGATTCTAAAGGAAAACGTATAATACTAAATTGTAGTAATTGTGTAGCGTTTTCAGAGAAGATGCTAGAAGAACAATTTAATGTTTTTAAACGTATTGGAATTAGAAATATGTCAAATAGAATTACAAAAATGGAAAATAATATAAAGTCCATAGAAAAAAGATTAGAGGAGCTTAATAAGAGTAAAGATGAGCTCTTAGAGAAGTTTTTCTACGAAGAGGAAAGGTTGAATGAATTATTTAAATTATAATAAAAGAATATGGAAAAGTACTTAGAATTATCAGATGTTATGTTAGTTCCTGATAATCTTAATTTAGGATGGACTAACTCTGGAAAACTTGATTATTTTGTTTTAGATGATCAGGAAGTTACGGGGGTGCCAAAAAGTTTACCCATCTTTACAAGTCCAATGGAAGCTATTGTTGGAGTTGATAATTGGAAAGTATGGCAAGATTCTGGAATTAAGCCTATCCTCCCTAGAACTGTTGAACTTGGAACTAGACTTGAAGCGTGTGGATTTATCTTCTGTGCGTTTAGTCTTCAGGAGGTAAGAGAAAATTTTATAAATATAGATCAAAGAGGCTCAACTCAACAATTTCATATCTGCATCGACTCTGGAAATGGTCATGATGTAGCTCTTATGGAAATTGGACAGAGATTAAAACAGCTCTACGGAAAACAGGTTATCTTGATGGGTGGAAATATAGCTAACCCTAAGACTTACGAAGTGTATAGTGGCGCCGGATTTGATTATGTACGTGTCGGAATATCATCTGGATCTTTAGTTGATCAAGATAAGTATGGGTTTCATTATCCTATGGCATCTATTCTCGGCGCAATTAATTCACTTCGAAAATCAGGAAAAGGTAGACTTCGGGATGTTAAAGTTATTGCAGATGGTGGTATTACTTGTCACTCGGATATCCTAAAAGCTATTGCCCTTGGTGCTGATTATGTAATGATTGGTCGTGAGTTTGCTAAGATCTTGGAAGCATCTGGAACAATTTATAAAAGAACAGTAAAGTCAGATCAGGATATTATCGAAGAAGTTCAGGAGTTAGGAGGTTTAGTTAATATGTCTCCTATCGAATTATCTGAGTTAGATTTAGTTAGACAATACTTCGGAAATACTACCCCTAAGATGCAAGCACTTCGAGCAGGTTATTCAGATGTAAATTCTTGGAGATCGTCAGGAGAAAAGCCCAGAGTAAAAGTATCAGATTCGGAATGGACTTGGGTAGAGATTGGAACTACTTTAAAGGATTGGATACAGGGTCTAAAGGAGTGTATTAATTATGGATTTATGATGTCAAACGCTAAGTCTTGGAAGGAATTTAGAGATAATACTTTAGTTATTAGAGTAAGATGAGTTCAGGTGAAGAGAAAATAGATAAAGATGTATGGGGAGAATATTTGAAATTAGGTTCTCCAGTTCCGATAGTAGCTATTCGAATTCTTGAAAGATATTCGTTAGTAAGTTATAATTGGGATGATTGGAATGATTTTTATACTGATCTTAAAGGACAAATTATTTGGATGAATAATAAATATTTTCAAGATAATCTTCTTAATCCTCCTAAAATAATTTACAAAGAAGCACAACTTATAGAAACTCTTAGAAAATCAGTTGAGTTTTATTTCTTTAAGGGACGTAGAATTTATACTGCATCTGAATTAAATATTATCGAATTGATATCTCATTGTGGAAGAAGAGGTATTATGTCTGGAGATATGTGGGAATTTTACAGAAAGGAGTGTATTCCTGTTAAGTTTGATGACCTAACTCACTTTGTTAAATGAAGACATATCTTTTTGTAAAAGAAATATCTGATTTTGATAAATTAGGAAATCCTATATTTTTCAGAGAATTTATGACAATTATTGCATCCTCCGAGAATGAAGCTTGGGAAAAATTTGAAGAACAACTAAGACCTAGATCTCCGAAAAGAAAGAATTATGAACAAGAATTCAAAAGATGGAAAATAACAGAGGAAGATATATTTTAATACTGAAAATAGATGTAACGGATAAAATGATTGATTGGTTTCCAGTAACACTTGATGATTCTGGAGAGATTACAAATGAAAAACTTGAGATAATTAAAACTTGTCTTTTACATAGATGGAAATATCAAAATCCACCTATCTTAAAACAGAAAGATTTCATTAAAGAGATTAAGAATACTATATCTGAATCTCGAGTGTTTTATGTTCCTTGGGGAGTTACAGCAGAAATAGTTATATCTAATTGGATTGATTATTTTTATCATAATAAACCAATTTCTCCTGAGATTGAAAAGATTTTTATTAACTCAAAACCTATAGAAAATTTATGGCAACTTTTTTGATAGACTTCGATGGCACTTGTGTTCCTAATCTTCCTGAACCCGGTTTTTCAGAGGTTGATACAGGAGCTGAAAGGGTTTTGAAGAGAATAGTTTCCGCCGGACATAGATTAATTCTTTGGACTTGCCGAAATAACTCTAGAAATAATCCATATAATTACATCGGAGGAAAATTTAGAACTGAAACATCATTAGAAGAAGCTGAGAGATGGTTTCGAGAAAGAGAAATTCCACTGTATTGTGTAAATGATAATCCAGAGGAAGAAGGTGTGATTGGATATGCAAGAAAAGTTTTAGGAGATTTCTTGATAGATGATACAGCTCTTGGAATACCTCTTAGATGGGGTGAAGCCGAGTATGTAAATTTCGATACTGGAGAAATAAAAACTATATATACCTCTTGTGTTGATTGGGAGGCTATTGAAACAATTTTAGAAAGAATGGGAATGTTATAGGAGTTATGGAAGTTTATAAAGTAGAAATAGAGGCGCCGGATATTGATTTTTGTTGGTATTTTATATTTGCTAAATCTAAGGAATCAGCTATTAAAATTTATGAAGAATATTCAAAATTTATTATATTACCGGCGCAAGGTACTGATATTCTAAAACTTGGGGAATATAGAGCCTTCCTAAAGAAATTTGGAAGGTTAATAAGACTCCCTGGAATAACTTCATCGTCAAAGATAGAAGGAATAAAAGTTGATTTAACTGATAGATCCTTTTCTTGGAAAAAGTCTTAAAACCTTACTTTTGAGATAAACCAATAAAACCCAAGAATCATGGAAAAAGAATTAAAACAAAAACAAGGAATTAATTATGTCAGAGAAGATGGAATCTTAAGAATTGGGGTTAAACTTGTAATATCTCCAGAGATTATCGGTTTTCCCGAAGTTGAAAGAGAGAAAGAGTACAGAGTTACTAATGTTGAAAAAGTTATAAAATTGGATTCTCCTAAGCCAATTTATTATATAACTCTTGATGAGTTAGGTGAAAGAGTATATACAGATGGAATTTTTTCAATTGTCCCAACAAATTTCAATGTTTATAGATGGAAAGGATATTACATCTTAGCACTCTCTGAAGAACAAGCTCAAAGAATCTGGAATACGTGGATAGATAACTTAGAGATTGTAGCAGCTGATGGAAGACCTAAGATGTATAAGTTTGTAAATAACTTACAAAATCGAGGAGATCAAGAATTATTTCCTAGAATCATCCGACGATTACATTCAGAATATTCATTTCCTTGTATCGTTGAAGACTTAGAATTCGAAAAAGAGCCTGTTTATGTTTATAAATTTCCAGGTTAAAACCAAAAGAAGACTGTGAGAAATCCGGTCTTCTTCTTTTTGCTCTTTACAGCGATTCAGAATCTTAATTAATGGTAAACATATAGATGTGTTTTGTTTGTTAGTATTAGTTTTTAAAGTTTAATAGAAGTCCCTAGTCTGTGAAGATTGGGGATTTTTCTTTTTCTAGGCTTCAAAATCTTATAATTGAATAAAAACATTTAATTATTATAAATTATGGAAAATAAAACAATTAAAGATTTTAGAAGTTTTTATAAGTCTCAGAATCCTTTTAAGATGACTAGTTTTGATGATAAACTTCATAAAATGTCAGAAGCTAGAGGAGGTTATATTAATCCTTATATTCTTGAGGAATCTGAGAGAAATATGTCTCAGTTAGATATTTTTTCTAAACTTATGAGCAAACGTCAAATTTTCTTCGGTACAGATGTAAATTCAGATAGTGCAAATATAGTAGTTTCTCAATTATTATATCTAGATTCTGTAGAAAATGCAGATATTACTATGTATGTAAATAGCCCAGGTGGAGAAGTTTATAGTGGAAATTCAATACTTGACTGTATGGATTTTGTAGAATCAGATATTAGAACTGTTTGTACTGGTTTAGCAGCTTCATTTGGTGCTATGATTTTGATGTGTGGAACTAAAGGTAAGCGTTCAGCACTTAGAAGGGCAACAATAATGTGTCATCAACCGCTCGGTGGGGCAAGTGGTCAAGCAAGTATGATAGAAATTGAATGTAAAGAAATCTTGAGGCTAAAAAAAGATCTTTATGAAACTATCGTAGAGCAGACAGGAAAAACTTATGAAGAGGTTGAAAAACTTTGTGATAGAGATAGTTGGATGACTGCACAGGAAGCATTAGATTTTGGAATTATTGACGAAATCATTAGAAAGAAATAATAATCAAGAGAGTTGTTTGGAATTTCCAGGCAGCTCTTTTTATTTTCTTATTATGGAAAAGAATAATATAATAAATATTTTGTCAGATCCTGAAGTTTCAATGGATCAAAAATTTCATGAATATTGTAAGTTTTATCAAGAGTATATCACAACACCATTTAATGATTATCTTGAGCCTATAATTTCTGACGCAGTTCAGGAATTTTATCCAGAGTTTCATATTTTTCGAACTGTTTTTTGTTTAACGGGAGGAAAGTTTGATTATAAGATCTCTTTCACCAGACTTAAGGAGATATATAGATATTTTTCAAGTAAATATTCTTTTGGTGGTAGAGAAATAGAAACGGAGGTCAAAACATTCAAACATGATTTTACAAGAAACCTGGAAAAGAGTTTTAAGGATCTTTTAAGTAATCCTTTCATAAGTGATGGAAATGATGCAAGAGTAGATATCTCTGGGTTAGACAGCTTTTATAAAGAAAGTTTACCTTATGGATATTATTACACTACTTTCGAAAGTAAAGATGAATTTCCTTTACCACCTGAAAGAGATTGGAGGATTAAGACTCTAGATATTTCGCTGTTTTCTTCCGGCCGTTTTGTAATTACTCCATATTTAACAAATTATATCATACACGACAATGAGAGGTAGTGGATTTTTATTGGGAGTATTATGTTCTGGATTAGATTTAAATAAGAAATTCAGACAGTATTGTAAGGTTAGATGGGAAAATAATACGGCCGAACTTACAACAGCGGATCCTAGAGCAATTGAAGAGTTTTATCCTGAATTTCCTGAGCTATATGATTATTTCTTTAGTTTGGGAGAAGTAAAAGAACCAGCACATCCAATTAATGAGGGATATCTTAATGTTTCAAAGATGTTACTATTAAAGAAAGACTTAGAAGAATCAGTTATGCCTTTTGGATTCATTTCTGGAGGTTCAGTTTCTAAAAAATTTATGGAGATTGTTAATATAATTGAATCATCTGTAGTAACTAACTTCTATACTAAAGATTACTTAAAAATATACTTTAGAAAAGCATGGAAAGGAGTTGGAGTTAATAGAAGCGAGTTTTGGGAAGGTGATTTATTTTATATGTCAGGTGGTAAAATATGTTTAGTGTTAGATTTAGATAGTGATAGATATATAGCAGTAGGTAGTCATGATTAGTTATATTTCAATCTATACTTCAGATGTAATAAAAGGATTAGAGTTATATAATAAATGTTTAGAGATTAATCCAAGAAAACCACCTTTGTATGGAAAAGATCTAGAAATATTAATCCCTTGGGTTGATTGGAATAATTATGCTATGAAATTATTTCCAACTGTAGGGGAACTTATGTCTCTCGAGATTAAAGAGTATTTATGGGAGACAGATCAGAAATTAGAGATTTTATCCTCTAAAGAAATAAGAAGACTATATGAATCTAAGTATTTTGATCTCTTAGGCAATTTTATTAAAATAGATCAACAGAATAAGTTTTGGTTTTTTGATGGAAATAATAGATTAAGAGATGTTTTTTCTATTCGTATCAGTGATATTGGTACTGGTATTGTTATGGGTTATTCTTTAATGAATTATTTTGAATTAGGTTATGTTGTAGAAAAAGAAATATTCTATAGAAGATTTATAAATAGTGATCCAAAAAGATTTGAATCCCTTAATAATGTAATTAAAAAATATAAGAATTATGAATGAACAAGAAATGGACTTTAGAATAAATTGTATTTTAGCCAGAGCTAGAAACATAATTTATTATAGAAGAATTGATAATCGTCCTAGATGTCAATATATTCACACAGTACGAGGACTTAGACAAGATACTAGAACTTTATCCCTAAGTCTTCCTAATACTGAAAAATATAAAGATATTAAGGAATTATTTGGGAGGATAGTAAGAACAATTCCTCCAAAAGTAAAATCGGAAGAGTGTGAGGAGGTTATTATGAAGGTAGCAGAGATCCTTATGACTCCCGAAGAAATTCAGCAACTTCCAGTATTACCAATTTCAGAAGAACAAGTTTTCGATGAGTGAAAGTACTAATATTGAACAACTTAAAACTTTACTCTCGATTTTAAATAATGAGGGTTGGTGTATTCAAACTAAATTCGAAGCTTTTATTGGTTATCCTAGAAAATCTGAGATCTTAGATATTATTGATGATTCACCTTATTCTAGTTTTATAGATATTTTTTATCAGTATGGAGAAGAGTTGTGTAGAAGCATTAATTATGATGTTTTATATGCAGCCTATGATCTTAAGAGAACTTTAGGGTCAAAAGAATATAAGGAGTATGTTAAAACTACACGGAAATGCATTGAAGTTATAGTAACCGACTATAAAATTAGTAATATTGTTGCTTCCGTTAATCCTGTATTAAGAGATCCTCGTGAAAATTTACAAGGTTATTTTGGAACTATAAGAATATCTTCAATTGATAAAATATTCTTAAATGGGATGAAACCTCAACTTGGGATCGGTTTTTCTGATTATATTGATTTCCTTAAAGTAATATTTCGGAAAGATTGGAAGTTTGTAATAGATGGTAATAAAGATAAATTATTCATATATAAAAGAACAGTATGACTAGTAGTAAAAGAAAAAAAGAAAGACGTCATCAAAGATATCTTAGAAACGTTAGAAAAGAAGTAGAGTATAAAAAAGAAGCTTGGGAATCTGGAAAATTAATTGAAGAAAATCATAACCAAGGACCATATTCTGCTGGTTATAGTATTGAACTTGGAGATAGATTGTATAATATTATTCAGTCTTACAAGGAACAAGCTTATCAAAATCCAGAGTGTCCAGGTGGAGATAATGATTTTATGTTGAAGAAATTTAGAATGTATAGAATGAAAATTCGAGATTTCATTTTACATTACAATCCTGACATCCCAAAGACTAATGCATATGAATATTTGAAATCAGCAATAGAAGCTTATTGGGATCGACCAGAAAAACTACTTTTACTATTATGATAACATTAGAAAAATTAAATTTTACAAAAGAACTGATTATCTCAGTATCAATTGAAAAATCAATTGTTTTAGAAGAAAGATATCGATTTTATCCAGAATATACAAAAAAGTTCCTTGGGTTTATCAAATGTCGTCAAAAGAATTATATGAGAGATATGATTTACTCACAAGAATCTAGAAAATATGAAAATATTGAACCGGGACAATCTATAAGACTTCCAAATTCAGTATTTTATTGTGGTGTTAAGGATGGAATAATAGGAGAAGATATGTATTCTGATGGATCTTATAAAGTATATAGACTTCCATATATTATAATTTACTATAAAATCGATATGTATGGGAATAATATAAGAAGAAAAGAATATACATTTAAAACAGAAAAAGAATTAAATGAGTTTCTTAATCTATTATATGAAAAGGGTCTACTTACTGATAAGGATTTATTTTATGATAGAACTTCAAATAAATTAATAAAAAGTGCTAAATTATGATGAATATAGGAAAATTATTTAACTTACCTTACTCAATTGAAGATTATAGAGTTACAAAGATAGAAATAAATCCGGAGTCATTAAAACTCGAAGATCATAAATTCTACTTTGTTTATGAAGAAAAGTACACAATAGAGAGAAAAGTTTTTGGATTCTTTAAGAAAACAGAAACACGTACTAGAATACAAAATAATGTAGTAGTTACTGGAGGAAGTTCGGATACAGAGATAGTAAAGAATTTTAATTATCTTAAATGTATTCCAGGAAAAACAATTCTTGATCTTTACAGTTATACTAATGTTTTAGGAGAATGTTTGATTTCAGAATCTCAAAATCAGGATGGTTCATATGACTTAGTAAAACTTCCATATGTCAAATTAACTTTTACATATATTGGAGAAAAGTATAATTATCATACAACAACAGATATAGTCTCATTTAGTAATAGTGATGATATAGTAAAGCTCTTGAAAAATTTAGTAGATAATGATTTGATATCAAGCGAATCATTTCAAGATAATGAAACAACGGAATTAATTACAGATATTTATAAATACGTTAAAAACTATATAAGATATGGTAAATGATGATATTCTTATAAAATTCGCTAGAAAAAGAGGTTTTTCTAAGACTTGGCCGGATCAGGTTAATAAAATGAAATCCAGAATGACAGAAATGAAACTTGGATTTCCAGGAATAGGAAATGATCATCTTAGTCTTATGGAATATCAAAATCTAAACCCTGGTGAGATATTTATATACGATCCTTATGTAGAATCAGGTGCAATTGGAGATGAAGCTCCTTTGATGTTAAAGATTTTAGATAATGGAATGTGTTATATAGAAGGTATTGGAGTTGGTTTAGATAGCCAAAGAGATCCAGAACGTATAAAGTTTAGATGGAGAGATACAATTCAGCTTCCACCACTCCCACCAGAATTTTTAGTATTTAGAGTAGATCCAAGACCAACTTTAAATGGAGGTCCGGGGTATTACTATTTTTATAAATCTTATCGAGATTTTAGGTACTAATGGAAAATAAAAAGATTACTAAAATTTTCGAAAATATATGTGAAGAGTTAGGAAAAGGGTCATTTCAATACTATTCTACAGTTGTTAAGACTCATTATTTACAAATTACTGGGATAAAAAATCCAGCAGTATTCTTAATTTATTCCGATGAAATAGGTCCTAATGCTTCTGAAGTACCTATGTATATAATTAAAACTAACCCAGAAGGAGATCTTCCAACTGAAGAGCTTGTTACTGTATCTTATAATGATATTGAAAATTATATATATCGTTACTTAGTAGCATTATGATAAACCTGAAAAATATAATTAAAGAAGTTTCAGATATTTTTGGAGATCCTTTGTATGTTGTTCACGATTACCCTGATCAAATAACTTTAGTGTTTTCATCTATGGTATTATTTGAATTAAGAAAAGAATCTTCAGATATTATCGAATATACTATAATTTATTTAGGTACCGGTGAATATAAAATGAAGAAAATAAAAACAACAACTGAAAAGGTGATCCTAGATTCGATTCTTAATTCAGTTGCTGAAGGACTATAAAAATAATAAGAGAGGTCTTGACTAATTAAAAGTCAAGTTAAATCCTCTCTTATTTTCTTTTTTATCCCATTACAATAGATGTATGAGCTACTTCTTTTTCTTTATACTTTACTGTATTTTCTACAAATGTTTCCAACTCTTTCCGATAAGCATTTTCTGCTTTTAGTATCATTCTTCCTCGTTGAATTCCTTCTGAATAAACTAAACGTTTAGCTTTAGATTCAGCGATACGTCTTCCTTTTGTCTCATCGAATTTATCATCTTTGTGACAACGGGCAACTGTTATAACTTCGAAAGGTTCTAAGAATCTCTCTTCCCCTTCCCATGTAAATCGGAAATTGTTTTGACCAGACTTTCTATCGTCTAATTTTGCAGTCATAACACAAGTTACTGTTCTTCTTTTTTCGCTCACATAAAACTTTGTAGATAAAAATCTTACTTTCATAATTGTTTAATTTTTTTTTATTAATACATTTATAAGGAACTCGGGGTTAGTACTTTAAAGTAAACTCTCCATGTCATTTTCCATTTTACAAATTTCCATACTCTAAGTTTCACTCCAAATTTCTTAGCTCTTCTGATATAATGTTGTATTATTTTTCTTTCATCATAGACCCTACATCCATAACGTTCTTTTGCTAAGTTTTTATTACTTATTATTCCTCGTTTATCCCCGAAAGTCATGATTAATCCTCTATTACAAATCTTAATTGCATTATCAAAACATTTCATTGGAGTATTAAATGGATCTAGATCTACAACGTCAAATTCATATTCTTTCTCATATAATACCTTAACAAGATCTTCAGCAGGAAAATGTAATTTAGCTGGATAATCTTTATTTATATCATTTGTTAATACTACTCTTCCTTTTTCATACTTTGTCCAAAATGGCTTACTCCCCGAATAAGCGTCTAAGATAGTCATTACTCTATCTTCTTTTTCAAGATATTTTAAGAATTTATCGTTAAGATTATATTTTTCTTCTATATGACCCTTATTATAAGTTCCATTTTCTGTTCTAAACTTAACACATCTATTTCTAACGGATGTTTCAGTTCTAGATATAGATTTAGCGATTAATCCATAAGGTATTCCTAGGTCATTAAGTTTCATAATATATGATAACTCAGAGTGGGTGTATTTATCATTTCTTTTCCTCTTCTCAAATAATACTGAAAGTTCTTTGATAGATTTCCCACTAATTTTACCTTCTTTTAGATTTTTTAATACTTCATTTTCGAAAATTTGTTCTAATCTTTCCATTCTTTTAGGTTTTTATTTCAAGTATAAGATTCTCAGGCCAAAAAAAAATAAGCCCGATCTTCGCAGACCAGACTTATTGACTAAAGCAATTTTCATTAACAATAATTTCCATATATAAGGTTTTTAAGGGAAATGTACATAAGAAAGATATAAAACTCTAATAGCCTTAACTATGATCAAAGAAAATTAAAATGAGAATAAAAAATTTAAGATTAAAAAATTTTTTCGCATGTAAAGAAGAAATATCAATAGGATTTTCTCCGACTGGACTTACAGAGTTAATAAGCAGTGATGTTGATTACAAAGTAGATATATCCTTAGATGAATTTCTCAAAGGAATTGGTAAATTTTTACTGAAAAAAGTTAGTAAAGTAGATTTTAGACCATATGATCCTATAGAACCTATTGAGATGTCTATAACTCTTTGTTCTGAAGATTATGATATAGGATATAGTGTTATCTTTACGTTAGATGAGTTTATATCTGAATCCCTTGTTGTAGATCAAAAATTAGCTGTATATGTAGATCAATATGAAATAAGTATAGGAGCAGGATTTAAAGGAACTGGGGAGGATGAAGAAATTTTATTAAATTTATATGAAGTTTATAAATCAACAAAATTTATTACTTCTTTTATTTCTAATTTATCCTATGACTATCCTAATATATCTTATGGAATAGGTAAGTTTTTTGAAAAAGATTTAATAATAGCTGATTCAGGTGAAGGACTTAAATGGGGTATTGATCCATTTATTGAAAAACTCATGAAATATCCTGAATCAGTTCAAGAGAAAGTAAGAAATATTATTCCTGATTTAGGTTTTGGAATAAATAAAATAACTGAAGACTGGAGGATAATAACAGATCATGATCCAACTGGATTATTAAGTATAATTGATCATGGATCAGGATTTAGAATTCTTATGTATATGCTTCCTATAATATTTAGTATTATAGAGGATCCTGAAGAAAGGTGTTTATTTATAACATCAATGTCGGGTCTTCATCCAACTCTTAAAAGGGGTTTGATAGAAAATATTAGATGTGAACTAGGAAATAAAAACTCACAAATATTATATAGATTATGAAATTATTAGAAAAAGGAAACAGAATTACATTGTTTGAAGGTGGTATTGTAGTAGATGAAAATTTATTAAAATATAAAAATCTAGTAAAAGATACAACCGAAAAAGTAACTTTAAGTTCAAAGGAAGACCTTAAGGAATCTGAAGTAAATATAAATTTTAATAGAATAGTAAATACAGATCCTGATTCAATAACTCCAGGACAATTTCTTTTCTTAGAAGGTGAGAAAGAAATAGAAGCTACAGATAAAATTCTAAAAGGTTTATCTAGAGTTAAGGAATTTCTTGGAGACTCAAATGCTAGGAAATTTAATATATCAATTTCAGAAAAGCTATTAAAAATTCTGAAGGAAAATAATTCTTTAATCTCAGGTAGAATTCGGAATCAAATTTTCGTAAATAATAATGATGATTCTGTTAAATATGTTAATACTAATATGAATTCTTCGGGGAATAAGAAAGAGAAGAAAGGTTTCTTAGAAAAATTATTTGGAAAGAGAAAAAAGACAATTACTGAGGATAAGATAGAGGAACCGAAAAAGCTGTATGAAATAAATGTAATAGAATTGTTTGATCAAGTTAAGATATTAGCTGGAAAAGAAAAAGAGTTTAAAGAACGTACTGAAGCTTATATGAGCTTAATTCATAAAGCTACTGTATTAAATCAACAAGCTCAACTCGAAAAATTAATTTCAGAATTAGTTATACATATTTATGAATCAGTTCTAGCAGTTTCTGGAATTAATCATTATATTACAATGTCGGATCTAGTAACTCTTCAGAAAAAATGTGAAAAACAACTTGATATTGATTATATTAAGAATTTCACAAGAGTAATTCCAGATTCAGTTGCTGAAAAGAAAGTACTGGCAGATAATTTACAAGTATTTGATAACTACGTAATTCTGTACTATGATCCTACCGGAAAATCATTCAGTTTAACAGAATATGAAAAAGCTGAAGAGGAGAGAATTAAAAAGGATCCAATTCTATTTGGTGTTATTAAAGATTCGGATAAATTATATTATATTGATTCCTGGATAGATGATCTTTGTGATTTAACATGGGATCAAGTAGTAGAGAAATTAAGTGAAGATAAAACACTATGATTGAAGATAAAGAATCTTTGCAGAAAAGTTATAATATGTTTTTTGATGAACTTCCAGAGGATGTTAAAGAAGTTCTTGGAGAAATGGGTTTATCTGAAAAGACAGCTATGCCAGAACTTTTGAAGTGGCATAAGAGATACTTACGTCTTAGTGCTCTTTACAGTTCTATGAAAGAATCTAAACTGCCCTTAATGAATGGAACTTATATGCTTGTGTCGAAACGATTAGCATTTGTAAGATCCATTTGGGGTATTTATTATGATATCTTGGATGGCATCTCTCATAATGATCCTACTTTGTCAAAAGAGTTATTAAGATTAAAACAAGAAAAGAGAAAAAATGAGTTGTAGATTACTTGAAAAATACTTTGCAGAAAAACATGGAAGTAGTATTGACAAGAGTTTTAGAGGAATACCTATTGGAATGAGTCTATATGATTCATTGAATTTCGTGTATGGATCCCTTAGAATATCTACTTATGACAGTTCTTGTTTAATTATAATTAATGATAGTCGAGTTGATGAAGAAGAGAGATCTTTTACTTGGAGTAGGGTTTCACATAAATCTGTTGGAGAATTTATAACTAACGGAATTTATGAAGGTGATATTTTAATCCATGAAGATTATCCAAAATGTCTTTTTGAACTTCAATATATTAATGGAGGGTGGAAACCTTGTGTAATTTATGGAAGTGAAGGGACCCCAGAGTTAAGTGGTTTTCCAAGAGATCTTAGAGAATATAGTGTTCATTCATGGAAGTATGAACATTATCTTTGGTACGCAGATTATTCCTTAATGGGAGTTAAGAAACCTCGGGAAGATCTTATTTTCTTAGGATCTATTGAAAAAGATACTGATAATCTTTATTTAACTCCAGGAGATGATGGAATATTTAGAGACTCTTTAAATATATTTTTTGAATCTGATATGGGTGATTATGGAAAGATAATTATTACAGAAACCATTTTTGCAGAAAACTTTCATACCTGTACTTATCCAGAAAAGACTATTAAAGATGCAATAGAATGGAATCCAGTAGTTGGAGATTTGCTTAGAAAAAGAAAATTAATAAGTTTTTAAAAAAGCCTATGGAATATTTATTTATAACTGTTGTAATACTGTTATTAATAACAGTATTTATACTTGTTAAAGTTAAAAATCGATTGAAAAAAGATAAGCCGAATATATTTTTCGTCTTACCTTCAGTTATGGCTATATTTATTGTATTTTTTGCATTTACTTTAAATAAGCCAGTAGATACAAAACTAGTTGAATACTCAGCTAGGTATATAAAACATTACAGTAATTGGATAGAAAAAGTAGATGGAAAAGATGTTACTCATGAAGATGTTTATTACCTAGTTTATAATGATTTTGATACTGGTGAAGAAGTAGAGATTGAAATTTCGAAAAATACTTTTATGTATTTTCAAGGATTATGGAAAAACAAGGAAGATATCATACATCCACAGAATAAGAGTTGGCATATGTGTAGATCTAAGTGGAATAGTAATCCTGAAACTGCATTAATATTCTCAAAACCAGTTAATTACTATAACTACATGAATAATATCTTACCGATCTATAAGTTATATGATGTAGATATATCAGAAGCTTTGAAGAAAAGATTATTTATGAGATATAGTATTGGTAGAGTTGTAAATTCAGATAATATTTTAGAACCTAGACAAAATTTCGTATATGGTATCAATATTCCTGATTCTCTAGAAAGAAAAATTGGTTATATATGTTCCCTTGATCCTATGTTCAAACCTATTCTTTTAGTTTGGCAAAATAGCTATAAGAATAAAACAGAACTTCAAAGATCATTCTGGTCTGGAGGAAAAGAAAATGAAGCAATATTTTGTATAGGTATTGATGAAAATGATACTATAACTTGGTCTGGATCTTTTAGTTGGGATAGAGATAAGAAGTTTGAAAAATATATTTTGGAAAAATCTCTTAAGCCTGGAACAAAGTTAAACATAGAAAATTATTCAGATTGTTTACTTAGTGGATATCAAAAAGATTATTGGAATCATATTGAATTGGATTCTTATAATTTCATTCAAATACCTTTTATAAATTTAATTACTATAATTATATCTGGATTTATAGTAATTCTTAATCTAGCAACTATAGTAAGAGTGTATAGAAAAGCCGAACAATAATAATTATTTACTACCTTGGAGAAAATAAATCTTCCAGGGTAGTTTATTTTCCTTATATGTGATTAAAACAATAAACGATTATGAAGAAAAATGATTATGAAAAAGCAGTTGAATTATTAAAAGAAATAGTTCAAGATTGTAAATTCAAGGAAAAAATCTATCTAGTTGGTGGATGTGTCAGAGATTTAGTTCTAGGAAAAACTCCAAAGGATATAGACCTGTGTATTGATTATCCAGAGGGAACAGATCTCTTTATAGATTTTCTAAAAACAAAGCCTGAATGTTCTGGTTTTGTTACTTATAATAGATTTAAAACGGGAAAATTTTCATTAGACATAGGAACCAATGAAAAGATAGATATAGAATGTGTTGTGCCTAGAATTGAAACTTATAATCAGGGACCAAGAAGACCAGATACAGTACAGCAAACTAATATCACTGAAGATGCTTTTAGACGTGATTTTTGTTGTAACGCATTGTATAAAAATTTATTAACTGGAGAAGTATTAGATCCAACGGGGAAAGGCTTAGATGATTGTAAGAATAGAGTCTTAAGAACACCTCTTGATCCTGAACAGACTTTTAAAGATGATCCTCTTAGAATGTTAAGAGCAATCAGATTTGCCTGTACTAAAATGTTTACTATTTCTGAGGAAACATACTCTAAGATTGATAATATTCCAGAATATTCAGCTCTTAGTATGGAAAGGATTAGAGATGAATTTACTAAGATTCTAATGTCAAAGAATGCAGTACGGGGAATTATAGAATTAATTGGAAAATGTCTTATGTGGAGAATTTCTAAGATTTTTCAATTAAATATCGGTTTCGTACAGAATAATAAGTATCATGATAAAACTTGGGGCGAACATTCTCTTGCTGTATTGGGTCATGTAATTCAAGGCGGAGCAAATCTTGAACTTAGGTTAGCAGCCCTCTTTCATGATGTTTCTAAACCAATATGTTATCAAGTAAAAGAAGATGGATCATTTTCATTTCATGGACATGATAAAGAGTCAGCAAAAGAAACAAGAAAAATCCTAACTAATCTTAAATATCCGGGGGAAGTAATTGATAAAGTCGTTTTCTTAGTTGAAAATCATATGTGTATTAAACAGCTATATGACTATTCTCGGGGATTATATACAGGAAAACCAAAGAAAACTCGTCAACTTATCAGACTTCTTGGAGATAACTTGACGGATGAAATGAAGTTAATTGAAGCTGATAATATGAACCATAAACCTTGTTGGAATATGCCAGGTCAAACTGAATCATTTCTCTCCGAAGTTGAAAGAATAAAAAATCTTCAACCTACTGCAAATTTCACAGTTCCAGTTACAGGAGAGTGTATAATGACAGAATTTAGATTAGCTCCTGGAAAAATAGTTGGAGAGATAAAACAAATTCTTCAAGATTATTTCGATGAAGATCCGGGACTATCAACACCGGCTGATTTATTAGAAAAATATAAAGAGGAGTTTAGCGGCGGAAGTTTATGGTTTGTTAAAGAAGGAGATAAGTATTTATGTTTTTCTAAGGAACCAAAGAAAAATGAATATGGATACTGGAACACCCCAGAGTATGAAAAACTTGAGATAGATCCTTCTGAGGTAGTTATAACAGATATATCCGCCGCTTCTGATCACTTTATATATGTTCCGGCCGTATTTTGTCCCAGAGTATGGAGAAAGAAAGCCAGACAATTAAAGGCTCGAGAAATTATGAAGGAGGTAATAAATAAAGTATTCGAACTACCTCAAGAATTCAGAGAGGATTTTAAAAATTTAGAATTGAGATTAGATAATGCCCCAGATGTATATGCTAGGGTGAAGTGGAACGATAATACTATAGAAGAATGGATGTAAAAGTTTATCAATGTGTTATACAAAATGTATTCACAATATATTATACAGTACTTACAGAATCAAATTCTACAGAAAAAATTACAATACCTTATGTAGATTATGGTAGATTCGAAGTGTTTGCAGAACCTGGATTTAGTTTTAAAATTGTACAGGACGAAGTAAAATTAAAACCATACTTAGAAAAATTCGAAAAAGAAAGACCAATACAATTAATGGATTTCTCTAAAGTAGGATTAGTTTTAGCATCCTCAATTGACCGTCCAAAAATTTCAAATCTTAATTCTATGTCAAAAAGACTTTATAAAGATCCAATGATACAACTTTCATTTATAATGGAAGTAGAATCGTTGAATAAACAACCAGGAACCCGATTAATCAGGGAGTACGAATTAAACTCATTTACTAGAATGGATATCCTGACTTCTGTGGTTCCTATCCCTGAAAAGAAATTTAAAACTGTAACAGGATTTCTAAAAACTATAATCTTTCGAAATTATCTTATAGATACTGGAAAAATTACTGGAGAACCAAAAATAAATTTAAAATGGGGAAAGTAAGTATGTTATTAAGTTATATAAATTTTAAAGGAGCAGAATACACTTACTTAGAAATTTCTTCTTCAAATAAAGAAGATTTATTATATACTTTTCCATTTTTACACTCAAGATATATTTTATCTAGGAATAATTATAAAAATCTTTTTGATAAAACTTATGTGTTAAAATTTTTTGAAGGAATTCAATTAGAAAAGGATGTACGTCTAGCTTCTTTATCTGAGGTATTTTTATATTTTGTTACAGAAGGGTATATCTGTAAAAAACTTTCTAATAGAAAAATAATAAATATACTAAATCGAGAGAAAAAATTAATTTATACAGATTCAAGATTAGATATTGTAAATAGAAATAATAGCATTTGTTGTAGGAAAGAATATTTACCTGAAGTTTCTTTATTTGAACTATTGAAAAATCTAAAGGTAGTAGATAGAGAATTTTGTTGTAAATCACCTGAATTTGTTATAAATCTTCTCTATCGAAACTATCTAATTGATAAAGGAATTATTAATGAACCGAGAATAATTTAATATGAAACCAGAAGAATTAGTAAAGAAAACAAAATTAGACCGAATTACTGGAACTAGATCTGTAACGCGTAAAGATGGGTATATGTTTGTAGAACTTTCAGAAGGAGATAAGAAAGACTTAGAAACTATTGATAATCTAACAGGGAAAACACTTTATATAGTAGAACATGGTGCATCTCAAGTTATGGATCTCTTTGAAGAAGGAAATTCTCAAGTAGTCATAGATGATTCTACTGGAAAAACAGGTTTAGCTGTAAATGTTATTGATATTTCTGGAGATTTTATGTTATATCAAGTAAAAGATACAAATAAACCAGATACTTTTAGATGGTGGAATACTAAGGTTTATATAGATGCCAAACGAGTCGATCTTCCATTTCTTAAAACACCGACCTTAGGAAAAGAATCAAGGATTTATATAGTTGTAACTGAAGATTATGAGATTTATAAGTTTCCGAAGTTAATGTATCCAAATCCTATAAAAGATTTCTTTAAGTGGTTGAAGAAGAAAAAGAAAATTTCGATAAAAGTAAAATCAGTATATGATCGAAATGAATCTTTCGAGAGTTGTTCGGGGTGGGTCCCAAAAAGAAATATTAAAGGAGAGGAAGAAATTCTTGAGTATATAAAAGAACTTGAAGGTAATACTAGTTGGAGCTGGTATTGTTCTTGGACTAACAAGTTAAAAAATATAAAAGATATTACTATTACTCAAGAAGATATTAATGATTATATTTCTGAAGCAAAAAATAGATATAAAATTTACCGATGATTTCCTTAATAATGTGATGATATTAAACAATATTAAAATTAAACAAATAGAAAAATGAAAGATTCATCAAAATTTGAATTATCTCAAGAGTTAAAAAAGTTTTTCGAGAGAGCTCATGAAGAAGTAGTTTCGTTTATGGGAAAAGAAATATCACTAGATCATATAGTTTCTCAGATAGTTATAACTTATCTGGATAATGAAGGTGATATTCCAGAACTAAGAGATTACCTAAAAGATCTGTTTATCGGAAAACCTAGTACAGAAGAAGATCTTAGAGAGTTTGTAATGGATGTAATGGCCGAAATTAGAGAAGACAATAAATTCACAGCGCCTTCTGAATTGTATACTGGCGCTGATTCGATTGTCTTGTCTCCGGCCGTTAATTATATCTTGGATAAACTGACAGATATAAATTTAAAATCTGAGATGACTGATGATATTGATACACTAGCTTTCCTTATGTGTTCACTCCCAGAAGCAGAGTTCAGTAAGATTGCTAAGTATCTTGTAAATGAATTAGACGCCGATGCAAGAGACCTCACGAGTTTATTTTGGAAGATAAATGACTTCGATACGAAACTTGGAATAAAAGACCAAGAAGATGATTGTGAGGAAAATAACGGCGGCGAACTTAAAGAAAAAACTCTCGACTATAACCAAGGCGACGAAGACTCTGAAAAACGTCGCGAAGAGGAAGATCGAGAATTTGAAATGGCTGGACAAGGAAGTAATGAGCCTCTAGTTTCAGGTGATCCTAATTCAACTACACCATTCTTAGATCAATACTCAACCAATTTATCTAAACAATGTAGATCTGGACAATTTGATCCAGTTATTGGAAGAGAGAAAGAAATCTCACAAGTTATTGAAATATTATCTTGTAGAAAAAAAAGTAACTGTGTATTACTTGGATCCCCTGGAATTGGTAAAACGAGTGTAGTTGTGGGATTAACACAAGCAATAGAATCTGGAAATGTACCACGCGAATTAAAAGGAAAAGAAGTTCGTACCTTAGATATCATGGGAATGGTCAGTGGATCTACCTTTAGAGGAGATTTTGAAAAGAAGCTTCTTGAGTCTCTAAGAGAGCTTGTAGAACATCCAGAAATAATCGTATTTATAGATGAAATGCATCAAATTTTTGGGGCTGGATCCAATACGCCCGGATCAGGCGATGCAAGTAGTTTACTTAAACCTTATTTAAGCGGAACTGCAGGTAAAATAACAGTTATAGCAGCAACGACCGATGATGAATATCGAAAATTCATAGAAAAAGATGGAGCTCTTAAAAGAAGATTTCAAGAGGTTCAAGTAGAGGAACCTACTCTAGAAGAGACGAAAATTATCTTGGAAAAAACGGCTCCTAAATATGAAGAGTATCATAGAGTTAAATATACTCCGGAAGCCATAGAAGCTTGTGTTAATTGGAGTAATTTATATATTAATGATAGAAATCATCCAGACAAAGATATTGATATTATTGATATAGCGGGATCTCTTACTAAGCTTAAGAAAGATATAGATACTAGTTCTATTGATAATCTTGAAAAAGCAATTGATAATATTGTCAAAGAAAAGATTAGACTAGTAGAAGAACAAGATTTTGATGAGGCTCAGAAAAGAAGAGATACGGAACTAGTATTGAAAGAAGAACTTGAAAAAGAAAAAACCAGAATTGATAAAGAACTTAATGATCCTTCTGGCTGGTCTAATGTAACAGTAGATGATATAGCTTCGGTAATTTCTAAAATATCAAAAATTCCTATTGATAAGATTCGTAGTACTTCTCGAGAAAAACTTAGAGAAATGAGAAAAACAATGGAAGCGAAGGTAATAGGACAGAATGAAGCAGTTGAAAAGTTATCTATAGCACTTAATCGTCAGTTCCTTGGATTGAAAGATAAAAATAAACCAGTATCTTTCTTATTTACAGGATCAACTGGAACTGGAAAAAGTTATTTAACAAAAATATTAAATGAATCACTATTTTCAAATCCTAAGAACTTAATTAGAGTTGATTGTAGCTTATTTACTCAAGAAACTAGTGCAAATTCTTTAATAGGAGCACAAAGTGGATACGTAGGATATGGAGATAAAACAGTATTTCATGATGTTAGGAAAAGACCATTTAGTGTGATTCTTTTTGATGAAATTGAAAAGATGCATGAAAATGTAATTAATACTGTATTTCTCCCTATTTTAGATGAAGGTCAGATTACTTTATCGGACGGAAGCTTAGTATCATTTAAGAACTCGATCGTGATTTTTACATCGAATATTGGAACACGAGAGATTAGCAACAAGACAAATCTTGGATTTTCTAAAGTATCTGGAATAGAAAGTGATAAAGAAGATGAAAGCATTGTTATGAAAGCTATTAAGAAGAAATTCAGACCAGAACTTATAAATCGATTAAGTGATATTATATTCTTTAAATCACTTGATAGAAATGATCTTTATAAAATATTTGATCTTGAATTAGGTAAACTCAAAGATAGACTTTCAGAGAATGAATATACTCTAGAAGTTTCTAATAAAATGAAAGAGTATGTAGTATCTCAGTGTGATCTTACTTATGGAGCTAGAGATCTTCAAAGAGAGATTGTAAAGAATATAGAAAATCCAATCTCTAATGAACTTGTATATTCTGATTCTACTGGAAAAAATATTATAGTAGATATTGATGAAAATAATAAATCAATTGTAAAATTTAATATAGCAGTAGAATTTGATATTAAGAAAGAAGAAAAAGTAATATCTTGAGATAAATAAAAATAATATAAGACTTAGGTGTGAAATCCTAAGTCTTTATTTTGCTTCCCGGAAAATCCAAAAACCTAATATATGAAAGAACATTAGAAAAATTTATAAATAAAATTATAAATCGATCTAGTGTTCTTTTGTTTTCTAACATTTTAGGTTTATTAGGGAAAAGTAGGAATAGTAGAGATCCGGAAACTTTATTATCTTCAAAATTCCCTTCTTGTAAAATCTAAAATGTAAATAATAATTAAACTATTAAAAAATGTTAGACGACCTATTAGACACAGAAAACAGAGCTATAGAATCCTCTGTATCACAGGATAAGGTGAATAATAGTAACCTAATAGGAAGATGGAGACTGTTACTTATGTATTTTCTGAAGATAAGAAAACTCTATTAGGTGCTTACTTTAATGATTTAAATAAAATGAGTGAAAGATTTAAATTTAGTAAAACGTCTATTCAGAGTCATATAAAATCAGGAAAACCTCTTAAAACGGGAGAATATATTTTAAAAGGACCAGAAGCAGTTAAGTTAGTTCTTAGTCTAGAACATGGTACTGCAGGAGATTACAAACCAGAAGACAATAAAAATAACACAGAATCCGCTTAAAAATCTTATATATGAAAAATAAATAAGAAAACTATGAAAAAGATATTAGGATTTATCGCAATTATTCTCGGTTTAATAGGATGTTTAGTAGCCTGGATGAAGGAGAATAAAAGAAATTGCTACAAAGAGGCGGGTTTAATTGATAATGAAGAAGTTATTAATGATGACTTTCCTCCTGTAAATGAATAGAAAAATAATAAGAACTTAGAGTAAAATCTAGGTTCTTTTTTTATTTGTATCAGAGAAGAAAAAATAAAACTACAGGATTTCTCTTGTAGTTTAGAATTATTTATATTTTTTAAATTACGTGGCGGTGATCGTTACAGTAAATCGCATAGTTTACAAATCTATAATTTAGTAGTAACTAATAACATGAGCCGCCACGTATTTAAATTTAAAGTTCGGAGATCAATGCAGTATTAATCTTGCATTCCATATAATAATTAGTAGTAACTAACATTGTAAGCCGAACTCGTTCTTTATTTAAAAATATAAAATCATCTTTTTCTTTAAAATTCTTTTTCATACATTAATAAGAATTTCGGGGTTTCTGAGATTCCCTTTTTTTACATAGAAAATAAAAGTAGTAAGCTTTGATGTCTTACTACTTTATCTTTTTTATTGTCTTTTAGATTCGTTCTCTATATGATTAAATGTATATTTATATCTTCTTTTGAACGTATCCCAAGGAGTATGATCACGATAGGCATAACCTCCCCAATTATTCTGAAAATCTAGGTCTGCGCTATGTATTGCTTCCCATACTTTTCTTGGATTAAATCTAAAATTATAAATAAACACTAAAAACACGATTGGTACTACAATTACCATCTCAAGAAGAATTCCTATAATAACTAGAATTCCCCAAATTAACTTGTGTAATCTTAGTAGTTTAATCATCGTCGTCCTTTCTTTTTGATTTTCTTTTAATAGACTTACCGCTAAGAATTTCTAACATATCTTCATAGTTAGGAATTCTATAATTAATAAGAGCTATCGTTTTTCTTCCTTCTTTCAATAATTTTTCGAGAAGGGCGAGTTCTTCTGATTTGTGTTTATTTTTCTTATCTTCTGATGTAGGATGTTCTTTTCCATAACACTTAACTAACTCTGCATCATAAGATTTTTTCCGTTCTTCCATGACTTTTTCCATTTCACTAGAAGATTTCAAGCAATTTTCATATTCTTCTTGAACTTCTTGCAGTAATTTGGCTCTCTTCATTGAAAGTTCCTCATATAATTTCTTTTGTGAGGGTAATTTTTCATTGAGCTCACATAATATCTCTTTCTGAGATTTTAATACTGTTCCCCTAGATTCTTCACTAGAAAATGTTGCTTGATGTGACTCAATTCTTGATATACTATTTTCCAAAGATTTAATTTCTTTTTCTTTGGAATTGATAGATTTTTTCAGGTAATCACAGATTAGAGTTAGATGTCTACAGTCGATATAACCTTTTTTATTCTTTACGATTACTTTGAGTGTAGTTCTATTTATAGCGATATATCCATTCTCTAATCCAAAATCAAATATGTTGGAGTGCTTTTTCTTACTTTCCATTAGCGTTATTTCATGTTCTCCGCTATTTACAAACCCCATATAAACACCATCTCCTAATGATGTATAATTCTTAGATTCCCACTTTCCAATTACATTCAGTGAGTCATCTATTACCAATTTTCCACCAGAGAATTTAAACTCCTCTGTCTCTTCGTCATCAATATCGATAATATCTACAATATTATCCTTGATTTTTTCTTTCTTAGTTATTAATTTGTTAACTTCTAATGTTTCTTTTTCTTCTGATTTTTCTTTCTTCATAATTTTTTATTTTTAATTTGTTATAGTTTCAAACGGTTGGTACAATCGGTCCATCTTTTAGTAGAGTCCATCCATATCCATCTATTACTGTTATTGTTTTTGGAATATTTTCTTGAACGATACCTTTTAAGAATGTGAAGTTATAGACCTTTCCTAAATACTCTATCATTCCAACATGTCCACCGAATTTTCCTTGATATACACCATCAGGAACTTCAGGAAATGAATTTGTTGATCTAGTTTGCCCAGTTACATCATATTCTTTTCTGATTTTATGAGCGGCCGGAAGTTCTAGATAATGAGTCGGCCGGAAACATTCTTGACATCCTTCACATAAACAAGTCATCCAACCTTTCTTTTTATAATTATAGTATCCAATAACATATCTGTCAAGTTCTCCATTAACGGCCGGAACAAAACAAACACATATCTTAGAATGGCCGCCTTTATATTCTTTTGGTAATCCATCTACAGCGATTTTCTTGAATAACTCGACCATCCATACTTCATAATCTTCCTTATTTCTTTCATCCGACACCCCAGCATCATAACCCTCAAAATAAGAAATATCAGATAGTATTTTTGCATCTTCATAAACTACCAGATCTCTAACTTTCGGATCATGACCTTCTTCTAATAAGTCATTTATACTATTCAGGTGTTTTCCTAAATATTTATCTCCTTCTTTACTTTTCATCCTTAAACTCTTTTATAGTTTCTTCAAGTATAATCTTTATAGTATCTTTTGTAGACCCATTTTGAAATTTCGCTAATATACTTTCCTTAAGCAGATCTATTACTTCATTTTCAGCCTCTTCTACTGCTCTAACTGCATTACTATAATCAATTATAGATTCATCTACTTCACAATAACACGGTTCATAGCTTAATGTAGATAAAATTTCAAACGCTCTATTACTTTTCATAACTTCTTATTTATTATATCATATATAAGGTTTTTAGTCTTTATTCCACAATTTAGCACTTAAAGATAGAGCAATACAGTATAACCCAACACTTCCAAGAATTAATGTTTTATATGAACTCTCTGGAATACCTACTAAAAGATTAGCAAACTGATTTCCAGAAAGACCAGCAAAAGCCCAAGCACTAAGTATTAATCCATGAATCTCAGATACGTCTTTCATTCCATACCTATCAGCTAGAACAGAAGGCATTATTGAAAACATTGCCCCATACCCAGCATTACATAAAAGTACAGCTACCGGAATAAAACCTGGAGCCATAAAAGCTGTAATCCCCGAAAGAACAGAGAATGTTAAGATTATTCCAAAAAGTTTTCCACGATTTTTAAAATAATCAGACCACCAAGCAACTCCAAAACGACCTAGAGAATTAAAAATAGCTGAAAATACTAATCCTAGAACTATTCCAATTCCAGCTGTTTCATAGTAATATTTCTCATAACTTATAATTGCTAATCCAGAAGAGATATTTAAATAAAAAATCAACCATATAGTAGTAATTGCTGGTAGATTTAGGAGTTGTTTTTTCCTATCAAACCATTCCTTAAGTGATTTAAATTTGGGTCTTGATGTATTCTCTATTTTTCCTTCTTCTATTGGTTTTTTAAGAAGTATTGCAGCAAGTAACATAATCAAAGTATACCAAACCCCAAAAGAGAAGAAAGTACAGTATATTCCACATCTTTCTATACTCCAATTAAGAAGAGGTGTTGCTATTACTTTCGCTAATCCAAATCCCATAATAGCAAGTCCAGTAGCAAGACCTTTATTATTCTTGAACCACATCATTAGAGTTTTTACTGGAGTGATATATCCAATTCCAACTCCAGTACCCATAATTGCTCCATAACTAAGATAAAGAAGTGGCATAGAATTTATATAACATGCTACTCCAGATAAGATCATTCCCGAACCAAAGAGGATAGAACTTATAGTTGCAGCTTTCTTTACATTCTTTTCTACTAAGGGACCGAAAAAAGCTGCAGAAATCCCTAAGAAAAATATGGCTAAGGAAAATGCCCAAGTACAATTACCAGTAATAGATTCTTTTATATAATCATACAACAAGGACCAACAATAAACAGTTCCTATACAGCCATGAATTAGTAGAGCAGGTATAGCTCCATGTAACCATTTTTTACTCATAATTCTTTGATAAAAAATACTAAGAGGTTTCCCTCCTAGTATTCATTGTTTTTAATTACTTTTTCCTTCTATATTTATATAATTTACACTCAGATGTACATTCCATAATACACTGACTTCCACAAAAAGTATCAAGATCTGATACACTATTAGTTGAATGGTTGAGATTATTCTCCTCTATCTTTAATGGTGTTAGGTAATTTCGTTTAACGTATCTAACTCTAAAATTAGAACGCCTTTCATTCTCTAAACCTCCAATTACTCGAGTTACTACTAACATTGTAGTATTTTCTTTACTTACTTTAGCATTGTGTGATAATTTAACAAAACTATCCGTATTAATATCTCCATACATATTGATTGGTCCAATTACAAAACCAATTTCATTATCTCTAGTATCAAGAACTAAGCTTCCTGGTTTAAAATCAGAATATTCGTCTGATAAAATCCTATCTCTAGCTTGAATACATTGATTGATATAAGGAATAGCTTCATCAACATCATCTAAACCTAAACTAGTTTTTATATCTTTAAGTATTTCTTCCGTCATGACATTACTATTTTTTACCACCAAACAATAATGTAACTAAAGAAACTACATCTTCAGTTTCTTTCATAATCTCCCATGATTCTTGAACTTTTCTAATCACATCTTTAAGTACTTCTTTTGTTGTTTTAACTCCAGAATAATAAGATGTAATTAGGAGAGGAATTTTTCGATCTAAGCTTGATACTTCTGAAATATCTGTTTGATTTTGGATAATTGCTGGGAGGATATATTCTTGAACAAAATCTACTGAATACTTGGGAAATTTTTTTGATAATCTCCAAGATATTAAGATAAATTCAATTATGTCGTCATAAGTTTTAATATATTCTTCAAGATACCAAAGAGTTTTTCCTGTATTTACGGCAACTGAATATATATTATCAGGCCATAAAGACTTTTCCTTATTAAGACTCTCCTTAACAGTTTTTATCGCTTCTTCTATATCAGTTACAGGATTTACTGACTTTTTGTAATTATCTTTTGTTTCCTGTACGATTTCATCATCCTCTGATTTATCTTCCTCAATAAAATCCCATTCCAAAACTTCAGGAGACCCACAAAGAACTTGATAATTTTTCTTTGTATCTTCAATATCAATACTAAGAGTTAATGTAGTATTCTCTTCGAAGTCTTTACTCATCTCTAAAGAACTTAATACTTTTCCTAAGTCTTTACTTTTTACTGTTAATGTTACTGTACGATGCATGGTAAAAAATTTTTAATGTTATTTTCCATATAAACTATTTCTTTTTCACATGATGGATCTAGATTAACTACTCCATCATATTTAAGGAAATCAACGCCATCTGGATACTTACAATGAGCATGAACCGACCATCTTCCTGTAGGTTTCCATATAGTTTTTGAGAAACATTTATCATAAATATCCATATCTCGATTTCCATAGATAACATTTCCTATAAATTTAGGACTAAGTTGTTCAAGATATTTAATTCCAGCGTGTGTACAATAAAAAACAGTATCATCTTTTTTAATAATTATATGGGTTTTCAAGATATCATTTAATCTCTTTAACCATGTCAATGCTTCTCCTGGAGTTAAAGATCTAAATTCGTCAGCTGTTGTTGTTAAAAAGTCTGTTGGAAGTGAATTATAAAGCATTTCAGCAATAATAGCCCTACTTCCTCCTGAGTTACTACTTGCAGCCCATCTCCAGAATAAAAATTTTCTAAGTCTACGTTCATGATTTCCCTCTAAGAATATATTATAGTATGATGCATTCTTAAAAATCATTTCTATAAGTTTTCTAGATCCACCTTCTTCTGGACCATCAATATAATCTCCCAAATGTACTCTTATTGTTCCAGAAGGGAGATTAATTTTTTGATAGAGAGAATAATTGGAATGAAGATCAGAGAAAAAATACATCGTCTCTTTTCTTGGAATATCTAGAATTACTTCTTTCTTCTTCCAGTAATCCATAACATCAGAGTATCCTCCAATTTTCTTTGTATATCCAAGCTGAAGATTTAAAAATGTAATAACTTCTGCCTCTAATTCTTCTTTCGTCTTCTTTTTAAATCCTACTGGACTATATTTTTCTGGATTTGATGTATAGTCGTGAGGGATATTAAAGATTTTATAGAAACAAGTATAACCATAAATCATACCCATATCTTCCAAAATCTTTGTTTTCTCCTGATCATAATCGATAACAACTAGACATCCAGATTCGAGCTTATTATTAATTGCTTCAAACCATGACTTAAAGATGAGATTAATATTCGTTCTTCCCAAGATATCAGTTGTTTTATCTCGATCTAACTCAGGCATACTATATAATCTCTTGAAAATAGAATAATCTAGAAAGAAATTCTCTAGACCTTGAGATTTAACCCATTCAAGCTTTTCACTTTTTGCTAATCCCTTTAAAATAATAAGTGTTTTCATTTTTTTTTATTCTGGTAATGTATTTTTTCCTACTTCTTGAAATTTAGGGATAAAACTAAACATAAGACTAAGAATTTGATTTACAGTTCCCATTTTACTACCAACTAGAGGTACATTATAAGTATCACATGCCATCTTTACAATTCCATAATTAGTATAAATTTCTGGACATCTTACTACTAATTTTCCACTTCTTACAATATAACCAAATGTGTAAAGTGGAAGAGGACTAGTAGATTTTCCAAGAAAGTTTAGAAATATACAGTCAGCCATCTCAAGACATTGATTTTCCCAAGTCCATTTTTGAGTAAATTCCTGATTAAATATATTCTGAGCTGGATTCTTAGGAACATAGTATGGATTAAATATTATATAATTATACTTACTGAATAAATTCATATACCCTTTTGTTGGATCTACAGCTACTTTCATTCCATCTATAAATTTCTGAAACCAATTGTATTCTCCAGTAGGTCCAAGATCCATACTACCACCTAAATAAATTTTCAATGCATCTTCGGTACCTGGAGGAATTTGATCTCCTACATTCAGTACCATCACATTATTACTAATCTGTTCCATATTTAATAAATCTATTATTATTTAACTTTTTTATTTTTAAACCTCCTAATTTAATACTTCGTCTAATAATACCTCCGGATATATTTAATTCTTTTGCAGCTTGGGAAATACTTAACCAATGTTTAACAAGATCTCCATTTTCATCTAATTGACTAATTGTTGGAGGCATTAATTCATTTTTTATATCTTTCCCTTCTTTTATTAAATTTTGAAAATCATCATTATATATCCATCTATATCCTCCAGCAGTTTTACTTTTTATGTTTGGATTTAGGGAACTTCGTATGTTAGAATAATTTATCTTTGTTATAGCAGATGCTTCAGAAATTGATTTGAATGTATTAACTACTTCACAATCGAGATCTAATTGAACTACTCCTCTAATATTAAATTTTTCTGTACTTTTTAATTCATAATCATTAGATTCGTACTCTGATTTATACATCCATCTAAATCCTCCAACAGTTATTGCTTTTCCTTTACATGCTTTGGTAATTCCTTTTAATTTTAAATCATTCTCTGCTTTTTTAGCGCCTACCCATTCTTTTATAAAATCACCCTCTATGGATAATTGAACTACTGGAATAGAATTTGCTATTGATAATTTATTCTTTACTTCATTACTTAGAGGCTTACGTTTCTTTCCGAAATTTAAATTTTTAGGACCAACATATTTTCCTTTTAGTGCAATTGACATTTTTATCTTTTCTTCTTCAGTGTGAGGTCTGTGAATTCCATACATAGGATTTAAAACCCCTCTTCTTTTTATAGATAAAGATTTTTTCTCTTCATCTGTATGTTTTCTTCCAGGTAATCCTTTATGAGACTTTGAAATTTTATCTCTAACTGATTTATTTAGTTTCCCTTTAGAACCACTAATTTTTAAATTATATCCAACATTACTATCAATAGAATTAAAAAATCTTATTGCAATAGACTCTTTTATATTTAATGTATTGGTTAAATCTTGTTCATTATTACAATGAATTTTAAATAAAACTTTATATTCAAAATTTTCCCAACCATATTTTTTAATTGCTCGATGAAATAGAGAATTTTCGGAGCTCTTTTTATGTTGATTTAATCTTCTTTTCTCATTAATGGTTTGACCTATATAAATCTTACCATTTATTTTATTTGTATATTTATATATTACTCCTTCATACATATATTATAATAAATCATTAAATAAAAAAGTGTTCCTCTGATATAAAAACCTGGAGGAAACACTATAAAGTTAATCATTTAAATCCATTCACAATAACTCAACTGCGGATCTAACCATCTTCTAAGTTCATCCATTTTTCCAGAATTAATTAGAAGAGCTACATCTGCATATTCTGAGGTACCGTATTTGATTAGTTTTTGGGTAAATTGATACTTTCTCTCCTCCGACATTTTTTGATACTCTTTATAATCTCTGAGAATGCAAAAGTTTCGTTTATTCTCTATTGCAGATTTAATATCTTCCTGAAGTCCTGATAATTCATAGTCGTTAAGTGGAAGGAATTCTACTGTTTTTAATGTTTTCCGAAGTCCACAATTAACAAACTTATTTATTACATCATTTAATTTATCTACAACCTCTGGAGGCATAGAAACTAATGCTTTATCTCCATGATTTATCATTTGAGAATCTGATGGAAGTGGAAAAGATACCATAGCTGAATCGGTGTTTACTCTTTCAACATTAACCCCCTCAGAAATACTACTACTATTATTCCGAATCATACCACTAAAATTGTTATAATATTCAGCTAATAATGGTGTAGTAACTGTAATTTGTATCATTCTACTTTCTGGGTTTACTCCTCTTTGAATTTTCATGATCTGTTAATTTAATAAAGTTTCTATTTTATTATATACTATCAATAATAAGATTCTCGAGGGTACTAGGAAGCGTTTAATCGATTTTCCATAACCCTGAACTATCTCCTCCCTGTTCTCTTTTTCTTAAGTCGCCGAGGAAATCAAAGGGACGTGGATTTTGAACAGGAACTTTAGATTTGAGAAGAGCTATAAATTCTTTAAACTTACCCTTCTGTGTTGTAATTTTCTCTAAGTTATATATTCTGAAGACTTCTATTCCAAGCTGTTCCAAGTATTCGTCCCTAAGGTTATCGGCGTCTAGATTATGATAGTCAGAATCCAACTCTAATGCTAAGGATAATTCATAAAAATAAAAATCCAATAAGAAAAAACCTCCAGAAATGCCAGGAAGTCTAAGAGAATTTTGAATAGGTACTAGAAATTCCCTATAAACAGTTAATGGATAAAAATAATCTATGTTTATTAAGAAATCTACTAATCTAGCTTGTTGAGATCTCCATTTTAATTGTTTTGCACGAGTAAATTTTTTAGCTGATTTTCCTGGATATACTATATTTTTCAGAGAGTATAAGTTTCCAGATTCTGATATTGAATACACCGGATAAGGTTGAGTTGGAATATCTGAGAAGTAAAATGTCTCTAAGTGATTTATATTATTTTCTTTCTTTTTTGCCATCTATTCTACAAAAATCAAAAACCAAACAAGAAGATTTATAAGTCCTCCTGCTTGGTTATAACGTTCTACTTTACTTTTTCCCCTTTCTTGCTTTAGGAGCATTAGGATCAACTACTGTAATTGTAAGAGTAGCTACTAGTGGATTATTAACATCTTCACTAGTTGTTGCAGTTACATTAACTGTTCCAGGACAACAAGCAAGAATAACTCCATCTTCAATAAATCTAGCTACCCTAAGATTACTAGATTCATAAGTTACATAAGGGAGATTTGAAATAAATGGCTCCTGACGAAGTTCTAAAAACTTAACTTCCCCGATTTTCATTTCAAGAGACTCACCAACTACAAATTTAATACTTTCTGATTCCTTGATATTAATCTCTTCATCAGTCGGAAGAGGTTGAGGAATAGTAGCATCCTTCTTAATATCAAGACTTTTAACTACTTCCGTAACAGGAAGACCAGCTTGGGGTCCACCATCTGCGGCAGATCCACTTAATAATGCATCATTAATCATAATCAAAAACGTTTTTAAATTATTACAAATAAATTCTATAACCTATTATTTCCTGTATCTCATCTAGGTCATAATAATTGGCAGCATGTTTTCCTAAAGATTCTGCCATTTCTTTATATACTTCCATTCCAGCTCCTTCAATTTTTCCTAGAGCTGTTAATCTGGTGTAAAGTTTATTTAATTCGGAGTTCTTTTCATCTCCAGAAATATCTCTATTCATAAATGCCCATATTCCAGAACATCCACAATAAAGACTAAGATCGGCGAAGTATAAAAGTTCGGGCCGGGTCATTGTCGGGAGCATATTTAAATGATGTTCCAAATATTGATCAGTGGCTTCGTAGAGACATGAGAAATAAATCTGATCTTCTCTTGTCCAATCATGATATTCTCTCCCGATAAAGCCGGCCCAAGAGTAGTTCCATTCGCCGTAAGTTCCATCTCCATAACAAAATCCATAGAAGTCAGGATCCCAAGAAGAGTTCATAAAAGGTTGAGAAAATACTGGAAACTTAATATTCCCACTAAAATATCTCTCAAAAACTTTCATTCGCTTTTCCATACATTTCTTAGCATCCTCTAATTCCTTGCTCACTGTACAACCCCATCCTATAGAGTTCATAATTAACCTACGTCTTAAAGATTCATAGGCACAACTTAGGTATTCCCCAGTATAACTCTCTTCAGGCAGTAAATTTCCATGAGCAATATCTAGTTCAAATCCAAGAAGTGTTCCGAGTGTTGTAATTTTCCTAGGATTTGAAATGAGAGTATATCCGAATTGTTCAGCTATCCATGTGTAAGTTATGTTTTCGAAATTCTCAGATAACACTACAGAACATGCTTGATAATCCTCAGTCGTATCTTCTAGGGTTAGTTTGTATTTAAGTATATTTTCTAAGATTGATACTCTAACTTCCTTATCCGATTCTAAGAAATTTTCAAAACATTCAGATAAGATTTTCCCCAAGTAATCTCCTGACTGTGGATTTGTTTTATATTCAATGTAGTCTGTTTTACTATATAATTTCATTGTTCTTTTATTTTACTTATATAATCTAAAATTCCTTGGACATGAAGATTAACTATTGCCTCTTTTCCTTCAGGCGATAATAAAAATTCATATTCTTTTTTATTATCCATAAAGAGGTTCTCCGTTAAAACAGCAGGCATTATAGTATGTTTGAGAATATAAAACCCACTTTCTTTATCTTTATCTCCATCACTAAGATCCGTTCTCATAATTTTTCCTGGGAGATACTTTTCAGCAGCTTCATATAAACATTCAGCTAAGATATCAGATTTACTAACACCGTAGTATGTGTAAGCTTCGAACCCCGCTCCTTTTCCCCAGCAAGACCCATCAGTACAAGCATTTAAGTGAATAGATATAAGAATAGCATCACACTTAGCTTGTTTTGTATAAATTTGATTAGCTCTTCTACATCTTTCTCCTAAGCTAATATCTTCTTCTTCTGGGACTAATAGAATAATCTCAATTCCATGTTCGCTTTCTAATTTTTCTTTTATGAGTCTTGCTATTTCTCTTGTATAAGCATATTCTCGTAAAACCCCATCTGGACTTCTTTTTCCAGGGGTATTATTTCCATGCAGTTATGTTAACTATATAATAAACTTTTCATATAGAGCAGAATATAATTTCAAGATATTTTATTATCTTGGTAAGTCTTTATTCGTTACACTAAGAATTAAAATATAATTCTTAGCTCGGTATTGGATTTACTTAGATTAGAAGTCTATTTCTAAGGTCTTTCACCGAATTTACTTACTAATAATTTAAGATATTACTACCTTAAACGGCCATATTAATAAAACCATTATCTAATATTATTATCATAATTTTTTATAATTTAAGGATGTTCCATAACCTAACGAAAGAATTAACTTAACTGCTTCTGATCCTCTCATATAATAATTACCATCAAAAGCTATTTTCTTATCTTTTATTCGTTCTCTTATAGTATCTACAGAAGGTTTTTCAAATTTACTAGCTTCAATACAATTAATATAGGCACCTACTACTTTTGTTTTATCTTTAGAGATTACATATACTACTGTTTCCATATTTTTTAATACTTTATCTATATTATTTAGATCTATAATAAAATATTTATTATTTATAGTTATACGTTTACTATAGTAGTCTGATGATTTTACTTTTTCCGAAACATTTTTACTATCTAATTTTAAAAATTTATTATAAATTACATTAATATAATCTAACATTAAAAAATTTCCTAATAGATCAGTTATAATTTTTAATTTTTTATATTTTTTAAGAGTTAATGGATTATTCATATTTCCTTCCAAATCAGTTACTCTAAGATTTTCAAATCTATTATCATATCTAATAGTATTAATATGATCTACTACTTCATCGTCTTTGAGATCTCTTTTTAAAAGAAATTCCATTATAATTCTATGAACACTTAAATTTCTTTTTCCCCCATTATAAAATATTGTAGTTCTAACATATCCTTCTTCATTAATATGACAAAGTAATTTATTATTTTTTCTTATAAATCCTTCTTTACATACATATAATCCTGGATACTTCCAATGTTCATGCCATTCATAGTCATCTAAGTTACCAGAAAATCCTATTAACCTAAGAGCCTCTTCTTTTTTAGATAACCTAGATCTTTTCCAATAATATTTTCTATATTTATTCTTTTTTATTACTGCTTGTATTACAGAATTTAAATCATAACCTTTATTATTATACTTATTAATCTCAAATAATTCATTTCCTTGATCATCTAATGCTATATAACTCATTAACTTATCTTCAGAAATACTAGAGCATCTACCACTGTTTTTATTACTATTTTCAGCTATAGTTGTCCATTCAAGATTAGAAAGATTACAATTAATAGTGTTATGATCTAAATGATTAACTACATCGTATATATTAGAATCAGGATTTATAAGAAAAGTACTTGCAACTAATCTATGTGTTCTATAAGATTTAGGTTTATTATTTATATTCAATAAACTAACTTGCTTATAGTTTTTAACAGTTATAGTTCCATTTAAGATTTTATTATCCTTCAGTCTAAGTATTTGTCCAAGTTTATTAATTTTATACATTCCTTTCTTTATTTCAGGATATTCAATAGGTATAAATTCGGATTCAGAGAGATCTGGATACTTTTCTACTCTTCTTAATAATGGTACTCCATTAGAATCACATTCAGGTAAGTAGATACTACTATTATTCATATCTTCACCAGTGACAGATTCTACTTCACTTTGATTAACAATTAACTTACTCATTTTTATTAAATATTATAACAACCTTAAACTCATCTTAAATTTATTAAAAAGGGAGACATCGAAAAGATAAAGTTTGCAACCCTTATCAGATCTATTCTCCCCAATTTAAAATGAGTAAATTAAAAAGAACATTAGATTAATCTATATTTTTTATAAATTTTTCTAATGTTCTTTCATATATTAGGTTTTAACCTTTCCATATATGTAAAACATACTAATTTTTGTATAAAAAATTAGTCCATTGATTTAGATTTGGCTCTATATTTTCTAGTTTTAAAGCTTTTTGATATTCCTCATTATATATAATATCTGAAAGACTATCTATAAGATAACGATTAGTATAAAATTTATTATCTCTACTGCAATATAAAAATAAATCATCTTTTTCATTAATTAATTCGATTAAATACTCTATACTTCTAATAAAATTATAACCACACTTATTTAGAGTTTCTTGATCGAAGTTAAAATCATTATTAATTATATGAGGATATATAATATCTCTATTCAGATTTTCATTTTTAATTTTTTCAATAACCTCATTTACTTCCTTACTGGTTTCTGGAACAGTATGAAAAGTTACATTATCTAAATTTTCTACTAATCTTTCAAGTCTTTTTACATAATCTTTTGAATAGAATAACTTATGACTAAATATCCCTAATTTTTTCTCTAAGGATATTGTATAATTTCTAGAATTACTCATTATCATTATCTTCTATATTTAATATATTCATATAAAGAGTCCCTTGCTTTTTGATCAACAAAGTAGGCTCCAAGGTACGGCATAAGTTTTTCTTTATTATAATTACTTGAATAATAATAAGGTTTTTTTACAACACGAGATAAATTTTCTTCCCAATCTGACAATATTAGTTTATCTGAATCAGATTCTGCAATTCTGTTTAACGCCCTTAATACATCATAAGCATATCTCATAGATAAATCATATAGTAAGTTAAAATTTATATCCATTAATTTTAACTCATTATTTTTATATCTCCCAATATAGTCTAGAAAAATATCTCTTGCTTCATGATCTTTCAAAATTCGATTCTCTATTTCATCTAAATCTACAAGATTAGCGGATGAATAAGATCTAAGTGATATACTTAATTCATAGTTTTTATATTTTTCTTCAAGATAGAAAAATTTATGTCTAACTTCCTTTAATAAATCTTCAAACTCAGTAGCTTCTTTATAAGATGTTTCTACCTTATAGTCTCCATAGTTATAAATTCCAAGATCTTTTCCGATGAATCTAATTTCCTCTTCCAAAGATTGATACATTAGATCCTTTTCCTTCTTTCTTTTCCAACCAAACATGATTATTTCTCCTTATTTTTCCTAAATGATTGAAGTTTATTAATAAATGGAAACTTATAATACATTTTATGTTCTTCTTTGTAACTCTCCAGGGATTTATCTAAACTCTCTTTTGCAAGTTTCAGTTCATTCTCACTTGCTCCAGATTCCTTCAATAGCTTAATAGCATTTTCAGAGGCATTCTTTTCATTATTTACTACTTTCTTACCTTTGAAAAATCTTTCTACTGATTTCCACAGACCTTTAGAATTATCTCTTCCTCCTGGAGAATCTGCTGGTTTATGAAATTCTTCTATTATATTTTCAGCCTCTCTATCTATTTTTGCGGCCTTTCCTTTAGAATTTCTATTTATTACATGTCCAATCTCATGAGCTAAAGCTGGATTACCTGAAGATTCTTTAAATAAAATTAAATCATTACTATTATTAAAATGTTCCATATCTTTTCGACCATCGAATTTAAGCTTTTTTCTAACAGCTTTCTTTATTTCTGGATTTCTTATATCAATAGTTCCATTTTCAAAAGATTTTCCTGAAGTATTGCTTTTATCTTCAAGTATATATGCTTTATTTTTAGCAGCTTCATTTTTTAAATTATTTTTGATAGATTTTGCTGAATCTTCATTAGATAAAGATAGATCTTTAATGGATTTATCTAATTCCTTAATCTCTCTATCCAATTTAATTCTTTTATCTAACGAATCTTCAATAGAATCTTGCGTTTTATCGATAATTTTCTTTCCCATTTTCGACCTACTAATCGGCTTTACTATTAAATTATCTCCTAAATCACTAATAGCATTAATTGCTCCTTTTGATAACTTTTTTACTCCAGAAAGTAATCCATATTCTCGTTGTTCTACTTCCCAACCTTCAGAGTATAGTTTTTCAATTAAATCTCTGCCAGTAAAAACTCTTACTGCTACAATATTATTTCTTTTTACTCTCATCACGTTAATATTTCTTTAGATTCTTTTATAAGCTTTGCTCTAATTCTACTATTTCCATCGGCGATATTGTTAATTAGATCGAGAGTTGCTTGAAGTGATTTGAGTTGATGAGGTTCCCAAGATTCACTTTCGAGAATTCCAATCCATACAAAACCAGTACCGGTCGATAAACATTCCCATACCGAATTAACCATCTCTGCTATACTATATACACCACTCATCTCCGGGGTTATGATATAGAGATGTGTATTACAAAGTTCGGATTTTTCGATGTTTTCTTTTTCTATACATTCAGGAGTCCAATCAGGTACAACGGGATTAAAATATTCAAATCCAAGTCTATCAAGTTCTGGAATTAATTCATCTCTCCAGGCCGATCCACCACAAGTACCTCCCAAGAAAATACGTTTAGGTTTGTCTTCTTGATCAAGTCTTACGTTAAAAGTAGATTCAGTTAAGTATAAACATGCATATTCTGAAGTAGATTTAGGGATAATACTTTTAACTGCAGAAATCTCAACATGAAGATTGTCGTCATATCTCTCAATACCCAGATCCTCTTTAACAAATCTGGTCCAAATATCCTCTATATTCTTATAGTACTGAATATCTATATATTTAATATAAAAATAGACTATATCATCTAAGGAACTTCCCCTTAGTCTTATATTTAGTCGTTGAAAAATTATATCTTAGTATAATTTCTGCTGATTTATTCTCCATCACTTTTTATAACCTCCCTTTATATTATGGGCGGAAAATATATGTGATGTAATTTTCCAGCATTTTAATAAGATTTTCCTAAACAACATAGTATCATTTAGGCAACTACTTTTTAATTGGATGTATCAGAGTTAGTTATATTTTTCTTAAAGATAAATTGAATATGAAGTTTGAATCCGGGGGTGGTTCGGAGCCATTCTAGATAATCAGAAAAATCGATTGCCCTGAGTTGATCTCTAATTTCTCTCTCAATTTCTACTGCTCTCGGATTTTTATAAGTACTGGGGACTGGTCTACCTCCTACATACATAATTCTTGCTTTATACAGAGAGTTAACACTGACAAATCTTTTTTTAATTTGTACTACTACCTTAATTTCTTTTTTATTGCTCATAATAGATTTTAATATAAATTAATGAATAAACAAAAAAGAAAAATACTATCCAAATCTATTATAAAATTTTTCTAATATTTTTCTTGCATATATAAGGGTTTTATTCTATAGAAAGCGCAAAAACTTAATTTCGACCGTCTGAAAAACCGGGAAAATCTTATATGTGATAGGATGTAAGATTAACTGCAGAATCTTATTAATATTAGATTGCTACTTACTAATATTCTAGATCCTAAGTAGCTACCTTGTTGTATATGGTTAACAGATAAGAAGTCGATAAAGATAAGGGTCGAGTATTCGGACAAGGCTTTAAGGCAATATTAGGTAGAAGTAGTAGGAGGTTGAAGAAACCCTTGCTACTTTGTTTTTTAACCTTTTGCCATAAATAACAAAATATATGGATTTAAATTTAATTAGAAATTACGTAATAAGAGATAGGTTAATTAATTTTAAAGTTAAATCCTATCTTTTTGTACATTTTTCTGAAGACTAGGGATACCAGAATCTATATCCCTCATTCACTTCGTTCATTCGGGCCTTCAAGAAACTGAATAAGATATATAGGAGATAGAAAGGAAAAAATTAAATATAATCTCTTAATGGTTCTTAAAAAGAATGAAGGAACTGAAAGGCCTCGCTCCCCTTGGAAGGGAGCGAATGGCCGGTTCTTTTTAAGGTTCATTTCCATATAATAAATATGTAATAATTGATATTGTATCGTGAACCTTCTATAAGAGACGACATCACCTCCTCCCGAAGGGAGGTGAGTCTCTCACTATGTTCGCTCTTATAGAAGAACCACTTTAAGTGTCAACCAAAAATTTACTATTAAATCTATATTATATATTACCAAATTTGGAATATTTAAGTTGACGTTTTGCTCTTCTAATAACTTCAAACTCTAATTAATGAAGTTAAGGTATCCTTAGTCTTCGATTTTATGTAACTGGATTCTGTATTAAAAAGAATCCTATTAATTAGATAATAAATTAAAAAAATTAAATAATATGCAAAAAGAAAAGATTATAGTACCATCTGGAATTAGGTATATTTCAGATTGGAATGAATTTAAATTTAACAAATTTCCAGAAAAGTGTATTATTAATAAACAATTACCTGGATGTGGTTTCACTGAATATTGTATTAATGGTCCTGAAAATGTTATCTTATGCAGTCCTAGGAAGATGCTTTTAAAAAATAAGAAAGATCAGCATCCTAATGATGTTTATTTAGTTATTAATGAAATGGAGTCTGATACTAATATCGATAAGGATATTTCGAAGATAACAGTAAATAGATCTAGCGAAAAAAGTTTATCAGATAAAGATAAATTATTATTGGTTGAAGAGGAGAAAAAGAAAAGAGAATTAATTAGATTAAAAATAAAAACTGAAATAGAAAATTATTATTATAATTATTGTTATTCTCAAAGAAAACCATGTAAGATATTAGTAACCTATGATTCGTATAAATTGATAAAAATAATATTAGAAGAATTAGAAATATTTCAAAGTTTTTATACTGTAATAGATGAATTTCAAAGTATCCTACATGATGCTAGATTCAAAAGTGATACTGAATTAAGCTTTTTATTTCATTTACAACAATCTCCAACGGCATACTTTGTTAGTGCAACTCCAATGATGGATGAGTACCTAGAGATGTTAGATGAATTTAAAGATCTTCCATATTATGAATTAGATTGGGAGGTAAAAGATCCATCTAGAATTATTAGACCAGACTTAAAAGTATTAACAATGAAGTCTGTAGGTACAAAAGCAGAAGAGATTATAAAAACTTATAAAGAAAAACATTTTGAAGAAATAGTTGTTCTTAGAGATGGTCAACCAGTTAGAATTATCTCAGATGAAGCAGTATTCTATGTAAATTCAGTTAATCATATTATATCTATTATCAAGAAAAATGAATTAACTCCAGAAGAGTGTAATATTCTTTGTTCTAATACTCCTGAAAATCTTAAAAAAATTAAAAGAAAGTTGGGAAAGGAGTTTACTATAGGAGAAGTACCCTTAAAAGGGGTTAAACCCAAGATGTTCACCTTCTGTACTAGAACTGTTTACCTAGGAGCTGATTTTTATAGTTTATGTGCAAGGAGTTTTATATTCTCAGATTCTAATTCAGACTGTTTAGCAGTTGATATTGCAGAAGATCTTCCACAGATACTAGGTAGACAAAGATTACAGGATAATCCTTGGAAAAATACAGCATTATTTTTCTACAGAGTAACAGCAGATTATAAAGATATGACTGGAAAAGATTTTCAAGAAAAAATAAATAACAAAAGAAAAGTTACTGAAAATTTACTAATAGCATATGAAGATTCAAAAAGTTTTAGTGTGAAACACGATTTAGCAAAAACATATCAAAATAATGCTAGAGCTTTTAATTATAATAATGATTATGTTGCAGTAAATAAGGTAGCAGATAGTTTTGGAAATGTAATACTTAAGCCAGTTCTTAATAATCTTGTTTTAGTAAATGAGATTAGAGCCTTTAAGATTCAACAGATTGATTATAAGGATAGATTTAGTGTATTTAGTACCGTTCATAATACATTAACTCCAGACGACATTATTAATCAAGAAGTATCTGAATTCTTATCAGAATATAATCAATTAGTAGAGGCTAGAAAGAAATTAATAATGTTATGTGAGTATGGACTTTCTAATGAAGCTATTCAAATCGTACTTGGACAGATTAGTGATGGAGACTATATTAAGTCTTATTATTTATCATTAGGCCCAGAAAAATTAAAAGCTTTGGGATATAAAAGAAATAATATAGAACGTGAATTGGGAATAGTCACTTTTAATCAAAATTTATTAATTTCATCTATTTATTCAGAGTTTAAAGTAGGAGATATTTGGTTATTATCTGATATAAAACAGAGATTAGAATCTATATATTCTTCTATTAATTATAATAAAGTAGCTAAAGCGAGTGATTTAATTAGTTACTTTGAAATACAAGAAACAATGCTAAGAAAAGAAATTAATGGAGAGAAGAAGCGTGTAAAAGTATATAAACTATTAAAAAGAAAGGATAATTAATTATGATATATATTTAATTTAATAGAAAGGAGGTGTGTTAATTATGCTTGAATTTATGAAAAATTTATTTAATAAAGTTAATGATGAAGAAGCTAGATCTTTATATGATCAGCTATCAAATGAATTCATAGATTATGTCAATTTAGATACTAAGAATTCTGAGATATTTTGGAATACTGTAACTAAAGAAGAATTAGATATTATTAGATATGAGTATATTAATGAATTATTAATAAAAAGTTATTCAATTCATAATAAAAAATATAAATATTATGATAATTTTTTCAGAAGTTATCAAAATCCAGAATATAAATTATTTTTATCAGATTTTAATATTTATAGAAGAGGACATTTAATAGGAGTTTGTACAGAATCTAGGAGTATAAACTATCTTTTTGAAAATATAGAGAGGTTTAGGATAACTTGTACAAAATATTCTAATGAAGATCTAGAATATAATTATTGGAAATCTGTTAAAGATGAAGAAACTGACTTATATGATAGTCAGGTAATAAATTATTTATACTTAAAATCTAAATATAATGAAGTTAAAACGAATGGTGTTCTCGAAAAAGGATAGTCGAGACGAGACAGATAAGAAATGGGATTCAGCTCTCGGTTCAGTGTTAGGTGCAGCAGGTGGTTCTAGTGTTGGAACTAGTATTGGTAAAGCTATTGAAGATGATGGTAGATTTGATAGAGAAGTAACTGAGAAAGATTTAGAAAAAAGAAAGATAAAGAGAGCAGGGAAAATAGATAAGGAATATAATAAATTAATAAAAGAAGCTGAAAAACAATCTGATCCTATTAGGAAAATAGTTGAAGCTGATAATTTAAAAAAGACAAAAGGGTTAAAACTTAAAGAGCTAGAGTCTGAATTTAAAGTTAGTAAAGATAAATTAAAAGATGCTAGAATTTCTGGAAAACCCATAAAAGTAAAAAGAAAATTAGCTCTTCCGTTAGCTGCTACAGGTGCTGTTATTGGTGCTGTAGTAGGGTCTAAATATGGTAAGGATAATAATCTCAAGAAACAAAGAGATAAGATAGAAGATGCTGTTGGGGATAGAGCTGCTGAGATAATTAGAGGAAATAAGAAAAAGTAATAATTGACCTAGTAATTCATACAAAAGTTACTAGGTTTTATTTTTAAGTTAATTATGTTATATTTATTTGGATCAGGTGCATGGAAAGGAATAAGAAAGGTTGTAAAAATTGGATATACCGGAGACTTAGAAAAACGAAAAAATCAATATCGTCTTCATAATCCTCTTGGAGAAATGATATCTACACGAGAGGGTTCAGAATTAGACGAACTTAGACTTCACCTTAGACTATATGATTTTAGGGTTGAATTCTTAGATGAATGGTTTTATGATGAGCAGCCAGTTTTTGAAGTCTTCGAACAGCCTTACGAAGAAGTAGATGAGTGGCTTTGGGAACATAGAAGTGAGACGTTATTATTTCCACAAATTCCTCTCCCTGGAACACTAAAAAGAAAATTACTTGACGAACTACAAAAGAAACATAGGACCATAACTGTAGAAGGCGTGAAACTCTTATAAGTGTAGAAAAATAAACAAATAGAAAAATGGATGAAATAAATGAATTAATTAAAAACGATTTAAAAGATAGAACATGGAAAAATCATTATGATAAACTGGACCTATCAAAACAACCTCATCTTCCAAGGATATATTTCTTTGGGAGTGTTTTTGGGGTAATACTTTTCTTAGATGGTGATGGGAAAGATAGAAAAGATACTAGTTTTTCTATTATTATGAATCACTCAGCAGACATTCCAAGTTCATGGATATTAGTTGAGAAAGATTGTACGGCTAGTACTTGGATAGATGATCTCATAAAACAATTCGAGAGAGCAAAAAAGTGGATGAAAATTTAATTTATAAACCAAAAAAATATGGCAGAAATGAAATTAAACAAGGAAATTATTGCATTCCATAGAGGATGCGTATTAGTAGAGAGCAAGGAGTTAGTAGATCCTAGAAACATGGAGGAAAAGAGTAAGAGAGTATTAATCTCACTTCTTCAAGAATTAAAGAGATATGGATATTTTCTTTCTCCTGAAGCAATATGTAGGATGACAGTTAGTGATATGGAAAATCTTCATACAAATCTACTTCCATACATCCACGAATTATATCATTCTGGGGAAAAATTTAAACCTTTATATCCAGGATTTCCAGAACAAGTAATTTCTAAGGATAACTCAGAATTGTGGTTAAATCAAGAAAGAGTTTATTCTGGTGATCTTGAAGGATTCTTAAGAGATAATCCTTGGACAACTAAAGAAGAAAAGGAAATAATTGATGAAGAGCCAGATCGACAGCTTAAGATTATGACTCCTTCTGAATTTATGGATATTCCTCGGCAAATGATGTCGGCCGGAAATTCACTAACAGGAGAAACTAGGGAAGAGTTGGCATGGTTCTTAGAGAATTATCCAGAACTTAGCATCCCAGAACGTATACCATTTAAAGAAACAATGTGTATAGTAGCTAAACATCGGCCGGAATATAAAATTGCCGAGATTAATGATGTTCTGAGATATGGTTTGTACTTAATGGGAGCTGATCCAAGTCTTCCACATGTTCCAAAGAGAATACAAGTTAGCTCTTGGTCTAATGAAAAAACTGATAATCCTGAATGGAGAAAATTAGATACTCTTCCTAGATCAAAACGTAGAGAAATTTGTGGAAGAATAGAAAAAATAATTGAGGCTAAAGGAGTAGAAAACTGTATACGAGATGCAAAACTTTTCTATGGACATTGGATATTATTATCAGAACGTGTACATCCGAAGGAATATGTAGTAAATTATCCTGAGTGTGCTGATTTCTTTGTAAAACTTAAGAGTAAGGATTTATCAAAAGAATATCGTACATTTAATTCTCAAGTACAGAATATGTATGATACTGGTAAAGATATTCTAGAAATAGCTAAATTTATTTCTACTCGTCCAGGGGAATTTATTAGAAAATTTGATTCTCTCTTAAGAAGAGCTATTGAAGAATATAAAGAATCTGATATAATGGATATCTTTATAAATACTTCAGGGATGAAAAATAAAACACTCTTAGAAATTCTTAGCTACTACGATATGAGAGATCAATCAGAAAGTACTCCTAGAGTGGTAAATATTCCTGGAAAAGGTTTATATATACTAGATGGATTAAAACCAATTAACCCTGGATTCTTAGAAACTATAAAAGATAATATAGTTCGAAAAATATTTTTCAACATAGATTCTAGAATTACTGAGAAAGATTTAGTAAACGAGATTGTATATATCGATCCAGAAATTAAGAAAATACCTATTCCGAAGGGTATGAGAAATCAAAATGTATCTATCCCCAAAGGAACAAGATATAAAATCTCTGGAAATATTGTTAGGTTTTTTGTTCATTGGATTCAGAAAGATAGAAATGAAGACTTAGATCTTCATGCATTCTTATATAAGTCTAATGATGATATTAGCAATATAGGATGGAATACTTCACTTAATTCTAATGTTGCTGTTCATTCTGGTGATGTATTAAACCGTCCAGGAGATTGTGCAGAGTATGTAGACGTTGATCTAGATAAGTGCAAAAAGAATGGATATAAATATGTGGTGATGGATGTTTGCAATTATAATGGTCGAGGAATGGATACTCTTCCTGTATGGTTGGGGTATTGTACTAGAGAAAAATTACAGGAAGGTGATAAAACTTGGCATCCGCAAAAGGTTGAATTAACAGTTCCCGTTACATCTAAGACTGATTCGATAGCAGCAATGATGATTGATATCGAAAATAGAGAAATGATTCTCTTAGATTGTGAGACTTCCGGACTTCCAGTTAATAATAAAGATAATTATTCCTTACAGAAAGCAATAGTTAACTTTTTCTCTAAACAAGAAAAATACTCATCTTATGATATCATTAAGCAACATTATGAATCTAGAGGTGCTGAAGTTGTAGAAATATTACCGGATGATCCAGATATAGAAGTAAAAGAAAAAATATTATTTGAAGATATATCAAAGAATTATGTGAAAATACTTGATATTATCGGCGAATAAAAAAAAATAAAAAGATAGGTCTTGACTAATTAAAAGTCAAGTTAAATCCTATCTTTTTTATTCTTCCTTTATTCTTCGATTATCGCACCGAAATCTTTAACAGCATCTTCATATACTTTCAAAGATTCAGAATTTTTATCAATCGAAGCCATACATTTATTTAGGAACACTAATTTTCCTGATAATCTTTGTTCCTTCATCATATCTTTCACCGACTCTGCTACACAATAATCCTTTGCAAAACCAGCTATATAAACTTTGGTATAATCTTCTCTAGCAATTTTATCTAGGAATTCATATCCCTCAGATTTTTTAGCGCCGTTTGCATAAGAAAAGGCAGAAAACATCTCTAAGTGTGGATTTCTTCCCTTCTGAATTAGCTCATATTCGGCGCCATGATTACTGAGGGACCATAAATTTAATTCCTCAACTAGATTTTTGGGCAAACTCCATCCCCAAGAACCAGCGATACAATGTTCAGGCCAAATAGTATGAACTTTTCCTGTCTTCTCTAATTCTTCAAGGTAGGCGATAGTATTTTCTTTATTATAAAAAGCTGGAGTATATTTTCCCGATTTTACCATCCCTGAAGTAATAGTTGTAAATGCTTCAGGAGTTTGTTCCCAATACATAGAATGCCCAATATGATAAGACATATGAGTATCTTGTGTAACTATGATTTTTTCCAAGATTTTTCGTTTCCCAGATATCCATTTACACAATTCTTTCGTTGCTTTCTCTGCTCCAGGAACATAGAGAGTTCCTTTGGGGTTACAAAAATCATACTGTGGGTCTATTATCAGTAATAGACTTTTTTCTTTTTCTTCCATAATTTAATTCTGATTTTAAAATTGTTCTTATTATATCTTCATTATCTCTAAATATCTTTTCATCTCTCAAACAAATTTCCCAATGATATTCATTAACATAATCATTAGCAGAAAACATTAAATCTCCAATATACTCGGCAGAAATCTTAATAGTTATTTCCTTGAGATCATCTTTTTCAATATATTGATGTTCTTTAAAGTATAGCGAATGAATGTAAGAACTATTAATTGTGCATTTTGTTTCAGAAATTAGATCATCTTCTGTAATATTTTCAAGATCAGTTATTAATCCAAAGACTACATAATTTTTTCTAGTTATTTGAAATTTCTCAATCCTACTAATATCATATTTATCTTTTATATTAGTAAAAGTATCTTCCATCATAAAATAACTAAAAGCTGGATCTTCATCTTCTTTTTCTCTTCTAATGACTGCTCTGAAAAATCTTGGATCTCTTTTGAATTCTATCATAATCCTTCAAATAATTCTTCTCGTGACACTTTTATTACTCTGGAAGTTCTTCTTTTAAATTCTGATCCTTGAACTCTATTCCAAATCTTCATTACAGTATCCATCCCATGAATTTTAGATAATTCTGAAATAGCTCCCGAACCTTTACAAATCAAAGGAATCAAAATTTTATCTACTTCAGTATAATCCTTTCCTCCAATTTGTTCAAGATCAGAACTAGAAATTCCATTACCATCAGTGGGTGTAATATTAATAGCTTTCTCTAGAGCTACCATCTTATCGTACGAATTTTTATTTATGATTTCAGTATCTAAATAAGATTCTGAATAATACTTCGCATGTAACCACTTAAGAATAGAGTATACTTCTGTTTTCCAGAGACCACCCATAGGATTAAAATCTCCTTCATCTCCGTGAATAGTCCAAAATCCAAGATAATGTTCAGTTAAGTTATCAGTATCAATTACAATACCTTTCTTAATACCAGCTTGATTATATAGGTACATCATTCTAAGACGTGCCATAATATTTCCGTTGGCTATTTTTGTTTGTTCTGGCATCATCCCCTCTATCTCGGATATACTTTTTCCAGATAAATCACAAAGAATATCTCGATCATTATCACAATAATCGTAGTTATAGAGATTTTCTATATAACTTTTATAGAAATCATACTGTGCAACTTCTCTATAAAAAGTTTTAACACAAAAAGCATTTCCTGTTAGATCAGACGAAGTAAGTTCATCTGGTTTATTCTTTATTGGAAGTGAATATCCGTAAAAAGGAATTCCAGATCTATTTCTAACTTCATTACATACAGCAGCCATAAGAGTACTATCTGCTCCTCCTGAGATACCAAGAATTAATGCTCTTATATTATTATCTATCACATATTTTTCGGTCTTTTCAACCATCTTATTAAATATGGCTTCTTGTTCTCCATAATTTAATTTTCTTTCATAAATGTTTGTTTTCATAATTATCAATGTTTTATTGTTACATTAATAAGGATTTGTCGGTTATCTTAAGGAGAAAAATAAAAGGGAAAATTTATTCCCTTTTACTTAAAAATTTTATACTAGATCCAGAGTTTCTTCTAAGCATCTAAATATATTAAGAATATTAAAATAACATAATTTAGTGCATAAACTTGGAGAATAATCCTTATCATAAAATAAACCAGCCTCTCCCGCAAGCTCAAACATTAAATCCATTGTAAAATCTTTGAGTTTATTCTTAGAAATTCTAATATTTTCTGATATTATCCTAGTATTGTCAAGATCTCTCAAATTTATTTCAGAATCAAATTTAACTTCATAGAATAAGCACAAGCCTTTATCAGATGTGCGCTTTTTCAGAAATTTTGTTTCAGGATCAATTAGAAAATATACAGATTCTGTTTTTAGACAATCCTTATACTTTTCCTTCAGATAATCGTCAATATTTCTTAGTTCCAGCTCATCCTTGAAATTTTTCTCAGAAATTAATTCTTTATCGACAAGAGCTAAATTATAAACTGGAAGATTCTTGATTTCTAAAAATTTAGATACCCAATATTCTTCATTATTGTCAGTATAATAAACTCTAACTAAGATATCACCTTTCAATCCTTTGGATCCATAATTTCTAATCCATTCTTCTCTATCCATTTATATCTCATATATTTTAATAATTTAAATTGATTCTTCTTAGCAAAAATTTGTATGTGTTCTGGAGATAAATTCTTTGCTTTAAATTTCTCTAAAAGAATTTCAGAAGGAATATCTATAACCTTAACATAAGAACTATTATAGTCTTCAAAATGCTGTCCTGTTCGTTCCGACCTCACATTATATGATTCCGAGAATCTAATAGATTTCCCAAGTCTTTTATAAGGAGAGGAAATAAGTGATATTGCAATCTGAATAGTATCATTAAGTTCTCCATAATAAGATTTGAAATAATTATCAATATCTTCATTATTTTTTATAAGATCTAGATTAACATGTTTTAGATCTCCACATTTTGCATAGAAGTAAATAATGAACTTAGGTTGTCCGAAAGAATAAAATTTACGTACTAAATATACTTTCATCTTTGTAAAATTAAATCCCCAAGAATATTTTACTATCCTTGAGGACTTTTTTATTATTATCTTCTGCGCATTCTATGTATCCTATGAGCTCTAGATTTCTTCCTAGTATACTTCTTTTTTGATGTCTCTTTAATTTGTGGTTCTTTTGTTAAAACTACTTTCTTTTTAGGAGACACTCTAGCTTTTACTCCTTCTGAAATACCTGAACTTATAGATCTAGGTGGAATCACTGTTTTTCCTGATCCATCTGTATAAGAATTTGTTTCAGGGTAATATCTATATCCTCCAGAACCCAATACCCATGCTCCAAGTGCTGCATTATAAGCCCAAGAATTATTATCTCGATCACGAAAAATTTGTCCTTGTGTTGGTTTCTTTGGAAGTGAATCTGAAGTAGTTGTCCAAGTTTTTCTTCTCTCAGGAGATTTACTACATCCTCCAAAAATCAATAATAATCCTAAGATGAAAATTATTAATATAAAATCAATTGATCTCTTCTTGTTCATCTTTTCTCCTTTCTAATGGTTTAACTCTTTTATAATTATCATAAAACCAGGATAAAAGTTGTTTTGTTGCATACTCTACTTCATCCGGTTCAAGTTGAGATGATTTATACCTTATCGACCAATCAAGCATATAAAACTCAAGAGGCATAATGAAACTGTCTGAATTCATTACTACTTTCAAACATAGTCCTGGAGAAATGAACCCTCTACCCGAAACAAATCTCTCTTTCCAGATGTTATAAAGATTATACGGAACTTTATAGGTTTCATCATATTCAGTTGGAACTTCTCCTGTATCATTTACCTCCCATTTAACATCTTCAATCTCATAATCATTAAAGATCATTTCGAATTCCGTCTTGAAGTTTTCCTCATATATTCGATCAAGAGCTCCATAACCAGTTTCAGAAACCACGAGAATTAATCTATCGGCCGAATCAACTGCTATCACTTGACCTTTATATAAGAAACAATTTCCAGGTTTTAATTCAGGATCTTCACCTAAGAAATCTCTAAGCTCAGTTCTTACTTCAATTTCTTCTGAGTTTTCGTCGGCCGGATCTTTTTTCTCGTGTTTAATCTCTTCTGGAAATCTGCAAAAATCCCATTCTATTACTGCATTAAGTTTTACCAAGATTCCAGGGATAACTAAATCAGCCATTCCTTTCTCACAACCACAGCGATATTTCTGTGCTAATACTTCAATAATCATAATATAATAAATTTATTTAACTATATAATTACCATTTTCAGAAATAAAATCAATTTTTATAGCAGGATAAGAACCACCCCATATATTAATCTCTCGCTCTTTCAAAATTTTTCCAAGTGAATTAATCTTAAAACATGAGAATTCCATTTCCATTCGGATATTACTAAGATCGAGAGTAGAAAAATTAGGTTTATTAAGAATTGTTCTAAATATTTGTTTAACATTCTCTAGAAAACCAATCTTAAGTAATTCTTTGGCATAATATTCAGCTGAAGATCGATTATCAAATACTTCATCCGGAATTTCAAAAGATCTAATTTTTCGAAGCATTGAAATTACTTGACTTTTAGAAATTATATCATTGGTTGATAATTTCTCAGTACATTCATGGATTATGCTATCAATATCCTCAATAGATTTATCCACTACTATTCCTGTTACTTGTTTTGTTACCATAATTTATTTTGTTAATATTATACATCATATATAAGAATCTCAAGGGAGAAAGAAAAAAGAGAGGGAAATTAAATCCCCTCTTTATCATATAGTACTTTAAATCCAATATAATGAGACCTTGGAACAAATACATCTCCTACTAAAGGTATAAATCCAATCTCTCCAGTAATTTCATCTATATCTTTTGACTGTCTTCCTTTCTCTATATATAAGGTAGAACAATTAAAATCAAACTCCTTAAGAACTTTTCCACTTTTTGAATAAGCTGTAATCTTAATTAGCTTTTTATTTTTCTTCGTAATAAATCTACCAATCATTTTCGAAATTTTCTCAGTTCCTTGAATAGATATTAATCTAAGGTTATTTTCTCCTGGTTTAATTGTCTTTGAATTTATCTGAGTTAGTGTTGTATATAAACTAAGACCACTCATTTCTGGTTTAAAATTACTAGTTTCGAATAATTCATTTAATTCTGCTGCTTCTTCTTTTGTTAATTTTTTCATAATCTTTATTTTTATTTATTCTTTTCATTAATAAGGCTTTCACGGGAAAAATAAAGAGCCTCAATCCAATGTTTCCAAAGGATTAAGACTATCTTTTTTATTTACTATTTCTACTCTATGTGGCATCCAAAATTTCAAAGAATCAATCTCTTCATGGTGCAGTAAGAAATCAATTCTATTTGTATGCTTAGAACCCATAAGATCTTTTACTATCCATTCACCATTTAAACCTGGACATTTCTTAGACTGGATTAGAACTGTATCTCCAAAGTTAAATTTCCCACTCCTTCTGAGATCTCTAGAGACTGCAATCCATCTATGTTCACCTGTTTTAACTTTTTCAGGATGAACTTTACTTCCATCTGCTGTAATGCTTCCCGATCTAGCATAATAAAATGTAGCTAATGGAGTAGAATCTAAGTCCTTGGAGGGGCTATAAACACTCCAGCCAAGGACTAGAACTATTATGATAATTAATCTACGCAAATTTCTTTTCTATTAAAACTTTCCCATTCAAGCTTTTTCAATGCTCGATTCAATTCAGAAAGTTTACCCTTTGTAATAGACCATCTATCGGTAGGATAGTCTAAAGATTCAAGATTTACTGGAAGAGGATTTTTCATATTCGGATCTGTATTACTATATAATCCGACCGGTTCAATCCAAACTTCCTCTTTTCCTTTTTCACCACAAAGTTTAAATACTGCATAAGTCTTAGCAGTCCAGAGAATATCAACATAATTTCCAGGATACAATTTATAATACTTCCATCTCATTGTATCTCTAAGACCAATAATTACTGATTTCTGGATATTATTACCATTCTCCATTTCAATCAACGGAAATCCAGGAAAACCATTATCAATTACTGGTTTATCTCTCCACAGAATTCCTTGCAAGAACTCAACTGCCTTTTCTTCAAGACCTTCACGACTACCAAGACACATAGAAATAACATCTAAATGTTCACGAATAGCTTTTTTCTTTTGACTATCACAGAATTCTTTTGGATTTCCAATTTTTGTTCTTTCACTAATCTTTTCCAATGATATATATGGAATAAGATCTGGACTTAAACTAGGACTCACAATTCTGTACAGATAGTATGATGGATCTTCGACTAGTTTGTTATTACTCAAAAAAATCGGATAAATATTACCGATCATACTGTTTGTTACGTTGTACTTAATCATTTCTTTTTTGATTTCTTTTTGTTATTACTACTATTTTTGTTATCACTATTTTCTATAAGAGATAATCTAGTAACAATCCGTCCTTTTGTTAAATCATAAGGACTTACTTCAATTTTCACTTTATCTCCTGCTAGAATTCTTATATAATTTTTTCTAATTTTACCTGATATAGTACATAATACTTGATGCTCCATAGAATCTAATTCTACTGAAAACATAGAATTCCCGAGCTCTTCAACAACTTCTCCTGTAAATGATAAATTCTCTTGCTTAGCCATATCACTCTAATACTCCTTCTTTATCAATTAACACTTGAAGATTCCAAAATTTACTTGATATAATTTCATTTACAATAACTTCTGGAATATTTTTAATACCTCCATAGTACTTAATCAAGTCTAAAATATCTACTTCAATTGTTGTATATATTTTCGGAGATTTTTTAGTACCGGTATTAGTATCATAAAAAGTTCTTACACCTAATCCAAAATTATTTCTAGCGTTTTCTATCAAATCTTTAATATCCAATAATAAATTAGGTGTAGCAGAGAATAAATCAGATAATTTAACTACCTCTAGAGTATAATTTGTTGATTTAATTCTTTGTCTACTAATCTTTCTGGAAGCATCTGTAAAGTGATTTTTAAAATAAATACTTCCTAAAGATACATAATTCTCAATTCCAGATAGTATTAAACTTTCTGGATTACCTTGACTTACTACCTCTACTGCTATTTCATTTATATTTATTCCAAGATCTATAAAGAGTTTTCTGTAATACAAATTTCTCATTGCATTTCCATCTTTAAAATCTTGATAAAATCTCCTTACTAAGTTTTCTGCATTCTTATCATTATTATTTCCTTCACCAATATAAATGTCTTCTCTATTCTTATTCAAATCCCAAGAACATAATACAACTTCATGTAACATATTCTTAATCATTTCAGAAACAGATTCAGGAATAAGATCTGCATAAGAATCTGATTCACTTGATTTCAATGAAAGAATATCAAGAATATATTTAGGATTTGAATAACTAGAAAATCCATAATCTGAAGTAATTGTATATTCCTTCATTGAATTATCAAAGATATATTTTTGATAATCTTTCAGACAAGTTATATCATTCTCCAAAACATTTCCAGAATCTACAGCGCTTGGAAGAGAGTACATAATCTGAATATCTTCCGGTCCAGAACCAATTTTTCTGGTTTTTAGAATGTCAGAGATTTTTTTCTCATCTCCAAGTTCAGAAACATATAGATACGCTGGAACCATTGAAGAATCTCCAAGAAAATCAGAATTTAACTCGTTCTTTTTTCTACTCTTAAATTCTCCAAGATAATAATACGTATTTGTTAATGTATCATATCTTCCACCAGGAATCCACTTCTTTACTTTTTTATTTAAAGTACAATTCATTCTACGCTTCATCTCTTCGAAAGCACTTTTATATTCCGCCATTTCAGGTGTCATAAAATAAACACTTTCTTGAGAATCTTCTGAAAATACTGCTTCAAATACTGTGTCTCCAAAATTAGCTTTATCACTCTTAACCTGAGTAATTATATTGCCAATCATAGGAACTCCAAAAGCTGTCCGATACATATTACAAACTAAGTAATATTGTTCTGGATCAGGAAATTCATCACACTTTACATAAACACTAAGATCATTAGATACTTTTAATTTAAATGAATTAGATTCAATAATCACTTCATCAAAAGCAGATTCGATATTCTTTTGTACTGCCGCTTTATAAGACTTTTTTTCAGGAGAGGCTAAAAAAACACGCTTCCCTGCTGAAACTGATAAGTCACACGGAAAATAAGCTATCAAATCACTTGTTAATCTCCAAGAATTTTTCTTCATAATTTTTCTCTTTTACTCAATTGTAAACTTAATTTTTTTCTTAACATTATTGAATTTTATACAAGATCCTCCAAGATAATCATGAATCCTGTATATCTCATTAATAAGATTTTCGTTTGCTCCTATCAGCGTTTTTGGATCTACAAGAACAACTGATGCAGTAGTAAACCTTCTTTTTGCTGTATCAGGATCAATTAATTCTGTACAAGAAAATAAATGTCCGTCTGTTGCTATTACTGCATCATATAATTCTGGAATCTTAGAACACTCATAATTAAACCTAGCTTCTATGTATTGTTCAAAGCTAACACATCTCTCTCGCTCAGCATATGGAGTTCTCTTAACACTGACATAATCTTTCTCATAATAACTAAGAGTACTATTAACTCTTGCTATCAGTTCTTTGATAATTTCTTCCGTTTTCATTTAATATAATTGCAATTAAATCTTCAATTAGTTGTAATTTAGGTTTATCTGATAACATTATCTCTGATTTCTCTGGAAATGCTAAATATGTACTTTTCCAATAAGCATCTGGATCTTCAAGATTATTAGTTAACGAAAAATCCATTGAATCTTCAGGAAAATCAGAATTAATCAACCTATATTTCCCAGAAGTATACACAATTTCAGAAGTACTTCTATCAAGAAGACATTGAAAGTTCCCTATTTTAAAAGTATTCAAAATATAATCTTGCTTATGTTCAGAGGGTTTCAGTTCTTTTATTAAACTTACCTTCCAATTACTTAATGTTGTTTCTGAAGCTAAAATTTTATTATATAAGTCATCTGAATTTTTATACATTCCTGGAATTAATAATACTTCGAGGGAAGGAATATATACAAAAACTTTATTTTCCTCTTCCAAAAGAAAATATATACATGAAGACTCTGAGATACTAAGAAACTTACTCCATCTCTCTTCAGGAAATACTACTTTAGAATATTTTACATAGTCTTTATAAATTTCCTTTCCAAGAATTTTATAATATCTACTCTTTGTTATTAACTTTATCATTTTTATAAGTATTAAAAAATTCTAAAATTTTCATATCATTCCAAGAAACTCTAAATGAATCTCTAGAAGTAGGTGCAAATATTTCTGAAACTGCGTCAACGTACATAGTATGAGTAAATTCATCTCCCATATACATTCTCTTCCAATCAGCCTCTGTTATACAATCACGTACTCCAAGCTGTTCTATCGCTAAATTATCAAATCCTATAGTAGCTGATAGATTATTTTGTCGAGTATACAAAATTCTCTTTAAAGTCTTTTCCCACTCCTTAAGATCATACTTGGGTGGATTGCCGAGAGCTCTTCCCCAATTTTTATAACCAAGAATTAATACTTGTCTTCCAGACGTTATCAGTTCTTGGAGATCTTCTGGGGGAAATATTCCGGCAATGATATGATATACTTTTGTTTTAAAATATGTAGTATATTCGTCTTCTAAAGTATTTATTAACTTTTCATCAAACCTATCAATACTTACTCCAAATACTTTTACCATATCAAGTTTATCATGAAATTTCTTACGCTTCTCTTCAGTATTTAAAGACCTAGAATTTATGGTAAGTCTTGGAACAAATCCATTATCATCTGCCCACTTACATAAAACAGCACAATCATCTATAACAGAATCTTCAGTTACATCTCCACCTCCAATAGCTAATTCTATTCCAACTTTAGGAAGCTGAGATAAAACATCAATAGTTTTCTGTAGGTCAAAAGACTTTCCTTCAGAGATACTAGATTCATGACAAAATGGACATCCTATAGAACACTTATTTGTTATTTTCAAATCTATAGAATCAGGAAACTTTGAAATAAGCTCCTCTCCTCTTCTTAATGCTCGATAAGTTTTTGTACCTGATAAATTATTAAGAGTAACATAATAATTTCCGTTTATATAAGAATATTCATCTGTTATCATAGTACTTTTCCGAACTCTTTTGTCATTACTGTATATGGTAAACTAATCCAATGAGATCCCCAAGTCTGAGTATCTTTTATTAACTCTTTAAAGATTTCATTTTCATTTGTAGAAAGTGAGTATAGTAAGGTTGATTTTTGTTTTTTACCATCACCTTTTATTATTGTTTTATTTATAATCTCTTTTTCCAGACTTTCACTAATCCAATATAATTTTCTATCACTAAGAGAAATAGGTCTAAAAGTAAGCTGATTATCACTATGAAATCCTCTCCACTTTTCCATTCCAAGATTTTTTTCAAATTTTTTGGTTTTGATATTATAAACTATATCTGAAATTAAAGATTCGTTTTTCAGATAATTCTCTATATCACAACCTACTGATTTATTATATTCAAAATCAACTCTACCTATATCTCCTCCATAATCAACACTAACGATAATTTCTGGGTCATCAGTTTCTTCTTCATAGAAACCCTCTGGAGCATCTGAATTATCATTTCCTAAATATAGCCAAGATCTTGAATTAAATATAAAATTCTTAATTGATCTAGCTGATTCCATAATTTCAGGAAATATATCAGAACTATTATGATCTATCTCAGGAGCACCAGAATCCCAGTAATAATCCTCATCCTCTTCAACAATATCATCACTTGACCTGTTTTCTTCCCAGTCAAATACTATATCCTTTGCTCCAGTATATCCTAGGACAATTTCTTTTAAGAGTTTTACTTTCTTCCGATTACTCTTATATTTCCAAATTATACCACATACATACTGAAGTTTAGTCATTGGATCATTATATTTTTCATACTCCCAACCAAATGATTCAGATCTTCTAGGAACATGTATAACTCCCTCTGAATCCATAGGAAGTGTATCAACCAATGAATTAGGATCAACACAGATTACTACAGAGTGAGACGAACTACTATTAGTCTCAGGTAGATTTTTTCTAATTACTTGTTTTATTCTTTTCATAATAAAAATATTTCATAATCATTTATAAGGAAAATAGGCTCTTCTTCAAAGCCCTATTAGTGTATAAATTAAAATTTAAAAGAAGATGAAAAAAGAAAAATGGATTACAAGAACTGATGCTGCAAAGTTAGCAAAAGTAAGTACACAAACTATTACAAACTGGGGTAAATCTGGTTTAATTACTATCAGAGTTATTAAAAATATGACATATGTAGATAAGAAAACTCTGATTGATTTATTGGAAAGCAGTTTATCTAAAAAGACAACTGACTTAGGAGAATTAGAACGCCAGCTAGATGAAAAGATCGAAAAAATGAAAAAAGAGATCAAAGAAGTGGAAGATGTTACAAGATTTATAAGAGTTGGATATAGAAGATACTCACACTGCAAAGAATTAATTATTGCATCTTTAATAGACAATATTCATTACTATAATGATAACTCAGATTTTCACCGCATCAATGAAATTTTATGGAAATACTTAACTTTTCTTAACTCTATTAATAGAGGAAAAGGAGAAAAGAATGTTGATGAAATTAAGAAATTAGCAGATTCTTATGGTTTGACAAAAAGTGATTTTACTAAATATATTAATGATAATATAAAATTTTTATATGATAACAATAAACTAGTTCTCGAAAAACTTGAAAAGTTAACAAAAGAGAACATGGCCAAAGACATAGAATTAGCTGAACTTAAGAGAATCAAAAATGTAGAAAATATTGATGTTACTTTAAGTGAAGAGCAAGAAAAGAGAATGAGATTATTAAAAACTAATATAAGAGACTTAAATCTTTCTCGTAGAGCACTTAATACTTTAGTAGATTATGATATTCAACATAAGAATATGAAAACATTAGGTGATATTGCAACTCGTACAGCAAAAGAAATAAGGTCTATATATAATCTTGGTTATCATACTTATATTGAATTAAGTGATGTAATAGAACATTATGGTCTTTGTTGGAATATAGATATAGATTATTTCATTTTAACTGGAAACATAAATGTAAAAATAAAGGAGGGTTAATTCCCTTCTTTTTTCTTTCTCCAAATGATGTTTTTGCGCTCCTAGGAAACCTAAACCCTAATATATGACATAGAACAATTATAAAAGAAATTTTGTAGTTGTTCTTTTGTTTTCTTAAGAAATGTGTAGTGTTTATTTAATATATAATAATTATTAAAATATTATGAATGATTTTTGCAACTGTGGTTGTGGATTCAACCCTGGAAGTGATTACAATGCGTTCGGGGATATAGGTTACAATCTTCCGCTGATTTATGAAGTCTATTGCAAAACTATTCAGGAAGTAAATGGTACAGATCCAGATACTCAAGACAAAAATAATAAAATTTATGTCAAGAATGGAGTATTATACCTTCCTAATAGTTATCATGCAAGTTTCAAATCCCCAGATACATTGATGATCTACGATGAAACAGTAACTTACAAAGATTCTACCCTAGGTCTTGTAAATGATTAAGAAAATTTTATTAAACGTTTAATTAAAAGAAAGAATAAATTATGAGCGAAAAAATCTCTAAGATTAGTGTTGACGGAGTTGTATACGATATCGCGTCTACAGGTGGTGGAGAAGTTCCAGGTGATATCCAAGAACAACTCTCTGCTCTAGAAAATAAGGTAACTGAAGAAGCTAGTGCCCGTGAAGAAGGTGACGCTAAGTTATCTGAAAAAATTGAATCAGAAGCTTCTCGTGTTGATGGAATGGTAAATCAAATCAACGAAAATGTAGCTTCTTCTATCGAAACTCTGAATAATAATCTTGTTCAGGCTATCGAAACTATTAATAATGGTATTGCAGCTGAAGTAACTAATCGTGAAGAAGGCGATGCTAAACTTCAAGCAGCTATTGATGAATTAGCTGAAAAAGTAAACGGTGAAGCTGCTGATCTCACTGAACTTGAAGGAAAAATTGAAAAAAATGCAGCTGATATTGCAACTGTAAACAATAATCTTGTTGAAGCTGTTAATAATATCAATAAGAATGTTGCAGACGGTTTCAGCACCATAAACGGAGGACTCGATAATGAGATACGTCCAGAACTTGAAAAAGCTGTTAAATATGAAGATACAGCAACTGAACAAAATCCTGGACGTAAGACTATTTTCCTAAACAATCATGATAATATTTGCGGAAAAACTACTGATGGTAGTGCTGTGAATATTGCTATGGTTTCTAAGTGGAATAAAGTAGATCTAGGTTCTAGTTCAGTAGAAATCAACTTAAACGGTTCTGCTGAAAGACCTACTTATAACGATTCCAAACAAATTGCCCTTCTTGAAGATGTTCATGGCAATATGGAAACTATTGCATTAGTTAAGAAAGATGACTTAACTTATGAACTTCAAGTAGGTGATAAAATTGCTGGTACTATTAATATTCCTGCAGACCAATTCTTGAAATCTGTTGAGTACTCTGCAGAAGATAAATCATTGACCTTTGTATTTAACACTTCTGAAGGAGAACAAACTTCAGTAGTTGATCTTAGCTCTTTGGTTGATACTTACGTAGCTGGTAATGGTATTGAATTGATTGAAAATGGATTCTCTATTAAATTAGATCCTTCCAGTGAATCTTACTTGAGTGTATCTGAAGCAGGTATTAAAGTAGAAGGTATCAATGAAATTAAGAAGAATGTTCAAGAAGTTGCTGCTAACCTAGTAACAGTTAATGAAAATCTTGCTTCTTCTATCGATGCTATTAATAAGAAAGCTGTTAAATATGAAGATGTAGCTGACTCTAATCTCCCAGAACGTAAAGCTATTGTTCTTAAGAATGGTGATGTTATTTTAGGTGGTAACTTAGAAGGTGGTACATCTAGTCTCGTTCAGCTTAATCGTTGGGGTGTAGCTGATTTTGGTTCTTCTAGCGTCCCATTTAATATCAATACTCCGAAAGATGTACGTCCAACTGTACAAGAAGCAGGTCAGTCTGGTGAAGAAGCTCATAAGATTGCGTACCTGAGTGATGTTGAATCTAGTTCGGCACAGATAGAAGAAGTTAAGGCTGCTCTTGAAACTAAAGCTGATAAGGCAGATGTTGATAGTGCAGTAGAAAATATAAATTCAGCACTTGATCAAAAAGCGGATAAGATAGCAGTTAATGCGATTACTGAACAATTAGCTACTAAGGCTGATGCAGAAAGTGTTGATAATCGTTTTGCTACAGTTAACGAAGGTCTTGATTCTAAGGCTGATAAGATTGCTGTTGATGCTATTACTGAAAAGGTTGATGGTATTTCTGCTGATCTTGAAGGTGTTGTTAAGTATCAAGAATTCGGTGAAGGTCGTAAAACAATTCAACTTTCTAATTATGACAATATTTCTGGTATCGATACTAAGGGAGAAGGTCATAATCTAGTAATGTTGTCTAAGTGGGATAAAGCTGATTTTGGTGCTCCTGGGGTTGAATTGAATCTTAATGGTTCTGCAGATCGTCCTACTTATAATGATACTAAGGAAATTGCTCTTACCGAAGATATTGAAGCTGCAAAAGAAGGATTGATTTCTTATAAAGTTCTCGAAGATGGTTCTAAGACTATCGAACTTGCTAATGGTGATTCTTTGAGTGGTGTTAATGCAGAAGGTGTTGCTGGATTTAACCTGGCAAAAGTAACACCCGAGAATAAAGTAGAGATTGGCTCTGCTGGTATGGATCTTAACTTAGTTGGATCTGAACCTCGTCCTCTATTTAATGGTTCTAAAGGAATTGCTCTTTCAGAAGATTTAGAAACTAAAGCAGCCGAACTTCAAGATAATATTAATCTTAAGGCATCTCAATCTGATCTTGAAGCTTATATGAGTGCTACTGATACTAAAGTTTCTGAACTTGAAGAAAAGATCGGTAATGTTCCTACTAAAGTATCTGAATTTGAAAATGATGCTAACTATCAGAGTGCTTCTCAAGTTGATGCTAGAATTCAAGAAGTAGTTGCTGGTCTTAGCAATACTCTTGAAGCTTTGAATGCAACAGTTCAAATTCTTCAAAGTAAAGTTGATGTTCTTACTAAAACAAATACTGAAGTTGTAAGTGTTGACGGTTCTGCTGGTGAATTGAAAGATTCTTCTAAGGATTATATCGTATCAGGATCTATTAATAAAAATGCTGAAATCGTTGGTGAGTCTATCTCATTAAAATCAATTAAAGTAAGTGATAATGCTAGACTTAAATTGAATGCTGGTGATGTAGAAGCCAAAGATCTAAATATTTCAGGTTCATTCCCGAAAGCTAATGGAAATACTGTAATAAGCGTAAATAATGCTGAATTTATCGTATTCAAAGATATGGTATTTGATGCATCTGAAGTTTATAACGGTATTGAGATTGGTCTAGCAAGCAATTCTGTACTTCCGAAAAATATCTTGTTCGATAATTGTAAATTCCAAGGTGAATTCAGTAATAATGCTATCTTAGTATTCGGTACTCAAGACAATGCTATTATTACATTGAATAACTGTTATTTCGAAAAGATCAGTAATGCTCTTAGATTAAGTAATAAGTCTAATGCTTCTGGTGTAGTTGTTAATATTAATAACTGTACTGTAGATCAATGGGAAACTAGAGCTCCATGGCAAGGTTTCTTGATTTGCGAAGATTATACTAATAAGACTGAAGAAGAGGTTAATGCTAATAACTTGTTTGGTGACGGTAAGATTACTGTTAACTTTAATAATTTAGTTCATGCTGGAGTAAAGATTAATCCAGCTGATCCTGCTTCAGTTTGTGGCACTAAAAATGAAAGTCAAGTAGTTATGGTATGTCAAGATGCTGTAGCTGGTCCAGAAGGTGATTACTGTTTATCTTATGACGCGGCTAAGTTCCCAGTTGTAAGCTTTAAATAAAAAAAAATAAATGGAGAGGGATTAAATTTCCCTCTCTTTTTTCTTCTCACTCAATAACCAAAAATCTTTAGTTATTTTCTTCATTATAACAGATACCATTCCAGCTAAGATAAATAATTTAGGTAATGATTGGTGAGTTATTATAAACCAACTACTTACTATTATATCTGCATCCCTAGCATAATTTTCTTGCTCTAGTGACATCTTTTCTCCAAGATTCTTAAATTCATTATATTTAGTGAGATACTTTTCTGCAAATTCTGCTCTTTTCTTTCTCTGCTTTCTTATTTTCTTTAAAAACTCTTTCTTTGTCAGCCACTTCTTTTCATAATATTCTTTTAATCGATTCTCTCTACACTGACATTCATGAAGTTGTTTTTTTAAAGATAGTTAAGCTTTGTTTTGCTTGTCTTGTAATTTCTCCTGTTTCCATTTTTATTCTCTTTTAAGTTTATTAATAAAAAATCTCCCTAAGCTATTTCATTGTTAGCTTAAGGAGTTTCTTTCTCTACATTAATAAGGCTTTAAAGGACTCAAAAAGGAAGAAAAATAAAATCCATCTATCTTCACAGACCGATGGACTAAATAGGGTACAACAATATTACAAACTTAAAAGAACCCGTTAATTCTTTTCTTTATCGTTTAGTAACTTGTCTTCTTTTTCCTTTATTTTTGTTTCTAAGTTCTTATTAATATCTTTCATCCAGTTAATTGCTTGATCTTGTATAAAAGTGTTCATCTTATTTTTTACTTCTGAAACACCATCTATTACACTATTCGTCTTCTTAACTGCTTTATATATTAAATATATACCTCCAATAATTACAGAGGTACCTACAATTACTTTTACTGTTTTCATATTATTTCTCACATTTATTTTTATTACATATATAAGGCTTTTAATCCTCTTCTTTTACCTCCCTTACAAGAAGATTCATATTCCTTGCAAGAGATACCATATTCTTAGTTCCTTTATTCTCTGCAACCGAACTAAAGAAAGCTATACATGCATTAGCCACTTCTGCCATTTGTTTATTTCTCCTATACCCAGCACTTTTTCCATATCTATCCCAATCAGCTGGATAACGCAAAACTTCATAACCTTTTTCTTCAGCATATTTTTCTCCAAGTCTATCAGCACCTCTAGCACATCCACTAACAATCACAATCTTTTCCGTTGGGTCTGCTGCTTTTCTTGATAAAATAAGATCACACTTCTCCTTAAGAAGATCGTAATCATCAAATTCTCTAGAACCACAAATAATTACTCTAAACATCTAAATAACCCTCCAATGTTTTAATTATAGAATCAAGTCCTTTATCTTCTCGCTGGGTAGATGACAGCCCAGATAAATAACCATGTAAATAATAACAAAAATTCTTAGGTAACGAAATCATGTCATCTTTTGAAGAGATTTCCGGGCTGAGATAATCCTCCAGCGGTCCATTACAATTATACCCATTATAAACATACCACTTTCCTGATTCGAAGATATATAAATACTCTTCAACTCTCTTAGGTGGTTTATCTGAAAAAGCTGGTTTGCTATTCTCCCAACTCTCACCTCTTCGAACATAATAGTCACAACCCTCAAGAGACTCTGCGATGGAACTGATATCACCACCTAGAATTAACTCAAAAGCTTTCTCAAATGAATCATAATAACACTGCAAAATCTCTCCAACACCATCTAAATAACCGTCAAAGTGACAGTAAATAACCATATACTCTCCTCCTAGATAAACTTGATGTCCATGAATGTTCTCGTATACCTTTCCAATCATTTCAGTAGGTATCTTAACTGAAATAGTACTTCTTGTTGACATAATAATTTAATTTTTATATTTATTTTTCTTTCTTTCCTCTAACAATATCTGCAACTCTATCTCCTGCAGCATCTTCTATTTTATCTCTTTGTTTCTTGAGATTATTATCACGACCATAAACTGCACCAATAATAGCTCCAGCAATTGGGATAGCAGCTGTCGCAATTTTTAGCTTTCGTTTCTTCTTTCCAACTGTTTCTATCATATTTTTACGGCTATTATTAATTATATCATGTTTACCTCTTCTAACCTCATCTATTACAGATTTTTCAAAAGGATCAACAGAAGCATTAATTCTCCTTTGCATCTCTGTTTCTACTTTCTCAGTTCGATAGTCATGAACTTTATTTATTCTAGCATTAGTAGCATTTTTTAATTTCTTAATTGAATTAATCTTCTCAAGCTTCATTTTACCAGCAACTCCAGCTGTAGCACCAATACCAGCTCCTAAAGCAGCATCCCATCCTTTATCAGATTTCTTTCTCTCTACTTCTTTAGAGAATAATTTACGTTTTATTACCATTTAACAACTTATTTAAATATTTAAAAAATTTACTACTAAATTCTGGATCTTCTGATTGAAAACACCATCTAAGTATTTTTCTATCATAATTTTCCATACTTGAAACTTCCCCATTTAAGTACGTTTCATTTAATTTTATCACTCGTTTCCTAAAATATTCCAAATCTTCTTTTAGAACTTTATTTATATTTCCCAAACAATCTGAAGTTCCTTGATATAATATAAGAACCTTCCACGTTTTTCCAGCTCTTATATTATAATAATCCTCTGATAAAATATCCATTTCGAGTTCCTCAATTTCATCTAATATATTCATTGCCATAAATCCAGGAAATTGGGATATATAGACATAAAACTCAGTCTTATGCTTATCTTTTAATTCTTTTTCTGTTGGTGGATTAATATAAGAATCTATACAAGATATTGCTTTAGAAATTAATTTACCTAACTTCATAATTAACACACCTCCTTTCTAGATAATAATTCATAACCTCTTACTCTTTTTTTCTCTCCATCTACAACTTCAGTAGATTTATACTCCTTTACCTCAAAGTAATTTTCTAGGTCTTTTGCTTTTGGTGTAGCATCATAATTAATACTAGAATATAAATAACCTAACCTATCTTTTATACTAGATAATGTTAATTTATCTCCTACTTTAAATTCTGAATAAATATTAGACTCTAATAGTTCATAGGAAAATGTTACTACTCCCAACTCTTTTTCTATGTCATACCTGTTATATCCACAAGCTTTAAGTTTTCGAGGACCTAATGATATATAATAAGATTTAATATTATCATGCTCCCCTATCTGATCTAACACTACTCCTATTACTTCATCTGAAAATCCATATTCACATAAATATTTCAATTTACTCCTAAAGGTTCCTAATTTTTGATATTCTCTCAGAAATTCAGATACCTCCTGATTTATTATATCATCATTACAGTATTTACCTGTTTTTCTACATTCCAAAAGATCCTTACACTTATCTATTATGCTCTTATCAAATTTCAACTCTAAGAACTCAAATACTGAATCTATATCTCTAAGTTTCTTATCTAAAATTTCTTTAAATACAGATTTTACATTGTCTCTACCCTTCCCTGGTAGATTAGAGGATATTCCAAGCAAAATTCCTAAAATTTCTTTAACACTATTCTTAAATTCAGTTAATTCTTTATTTATAATACATGGATTTATTGGAAGATTTTTAATATTCTTCACTACTTCTGGATTTTTAAAAAAGTTTACTATTTCATCATTATATTCAAACCATTCTCTACCATAATCTATATACAAATATTTTCTAAACTTATATTGAATATTCTTTTCATCTTCTTCAGTCAATTCAGGAAGTTCATATAAAATTTTACAGGTTGGATTATGAAGTTTATATGCATTAAATCTTCAATCTCTATTATTATCCTCTGTATAACCTATTTTGAGAAGATGAATTAAATTTTCATTCTCATCATAACCTGCACTCTTAATCAAATATATCATAATTAATTATCCTTTCTTTTTAATAATTCATAACTACGAATTCGCTTCTTTACTCCATCTACTAACATAGTATTTTGAACCTCTTTTACTTCGAAATACTCTAAAATATCATTGGCCTTAGGAACTGCAGTATAAGAAATAGAAGAGTATAGATCTCCAAGTTTAGCCTTTAAATTAGCTAATGTATACTTCTCACCTGGATTAAAATTTTGATGAATAGTATTATTTAATAATTCAGGACTAAAGGTTACAATACCTAATTCTCTTCTAATATTTGTAATATTATAATGTAATTTTTTCAACCTATCAGGACCTAAAAGCAAATAATAAGACTTAATCTCATCACTATCTGCTATTTGATCTAATACTATCTGAATAACTTCCTTAGAGACTGGATATTCACATAACATTTTGAATTTCTCTAACATAGTGGTTAAAGTATCATAAATGCATAAAAATCTTGTTACATCTCTATTTATTATATCATCCTTTGTTAGATTAGATCTAATACTAGAAAATACACTAAACCTATCTCTATAATCTACTTGTTGAATCTGAAAAGCTCTAATCTCATTTACTAATACAAGTTTATTAGTAACAGGTTTTAGAATGACATTTCCTGTTTGAGAGTTAATAACTTTATTTACTGCTACATAATTATCCTTATAGTTTTGACTTTTTGCTAATATTTGATAATTCTTTGCCAAAGTATATTTATCCTCATCAAGACTTACTTCCCCATAAGCTCTAAGTAAACTTTCTGTATCTTTTGTTTTTCTATCTAGAATTGCTTGAAAGTCAGACTCTTTCATTTCCCTATAATCTGCTGTTATTCTATAATAGAAATTTGCTGTATTTTTCCATGGATTATCCTGTAATCTTTGTCTACCTAGTATCTGTGGAAGATCTTCTGCAATATCAACTGCTAAACAGTCTGAATTAGAATCTGAGAATATAAAACTACGTGCACATAAACTATAAAAATCGGCTCCTAAGTATACAGTTCTAGTACAGAAAGTGAACATCTTGGGTTTTTCTGTTTTCTTTGGTACTTTTCCTATAACAAACTTTTTACCTAGTTTCCTTTTAATTCTTTTAGCATTATCATCAGTTCTAGAACATAATATATTACACTGTTCTGGAGTAAGATTATTCTTTTTAATCATACTAATAATATGATTAACACTATTTACATAGAATACAGCCTCGTCTGATATTACTTTTACAGGTTGACCGTTTCTCATGACAGTAATCTCCTCAAAATCTCCTGATAGATAGGATTGAATTACTTCTTCTGCTTTTGTACCTACAGATTTCATTGTAAGTACCTTTAATGAAGGTCTAATAATTCTGGAAGAATCAGCAGCTTCCCAATCTAAATCAAAATAAGGAAGATCTTTAAACTCATCTAACATTTCTAGATACTTTTCCATCATAGGAGTAGCTGATACAAAGTATGCTGTTGGGGATTGCTGTAAGTGTAGAAGAAATCCTAGCTCTGTATTTGACTTAAATCTAGAATCATGTAAAATACTTTGAAACTCATCTACTACTGTTATAAATCTATCAAAAATCCTTAATTTTTCAAGAATATCTTTAACGATTCTATATGAATCATATGTTACTAGAATCTTAGCTGGTTGATTATTTAGATATCTTTGATAGGTATAAGTATCAATTTCTCTATATAATCTTTCATAGATCTCAGAATTATCTTTCTTTTCATCTCCCTCTTCATCTATATTAACACTTTTAGGCTCTTTAGAAAGATCTTTATCAACTTCTGATTCTTTTTCCATTTCATTTACAACCAAATAAACATCATCAGGATGTTGATCTTTCTTGTTTTCTAATAACATTTTTCTAGGAGAACAAAGTATTACATTCTCAGGACCATTAATACAGTATTCAGTAAAACCACATCCAGGTAATTGTTTATTTATTATACATTTATTTGGAAATTTGTTAAATCTAAATTCATTCCATTCAGAGATATACCTAATACCTCTGGGAATTATAATCTTTTCTCTGTTCATATTTTATAAAGTTTTTAATTAATTTAATTTATTATAGATTCTTTTTAATACAGAATCCAGTTACATAAAATTGAAGACTAGGGATACCCTTTATAATCTTCATTCAATTGTAAGGATTTAAAGTTAGTAGAGACGCATTTTGATGATTTAAAATCGGTGTATTTGGTAATAGATAAAGTATATATTTTCTTATTAAAAAATATCATCAATTAATATATTCGATCTCCCTTTGGGAGGAGATCGAATTCTTATACTCCATTTATCCCCTATATAGTTTATTCAATCTAGAGCCCGTAGGGCCCTGGAGTGAACCCTTTAGTGGTGAACGGAAGGTATGATAAAGGGTTCCTTAGTCCTCATAAAAATGTATCAAGAAAAAAGAAACCAAGGAAATAAAATCCTTGGTTCTTATAAGTTTTAAATTTCACAATCCTCTATTAAAGTCTTGAATTGTTCAAAGTTTAAAGTACCACCTCCAGCACTTTTATGTCCAAAAATAATGCCTCTATATCCAGCACAACTAAATTCTGGAATTCGATCAGGTTCTTTATACATTGATATACTATATACTCCTTTATCTCTTCGATTACATACTATATAAATATCATAATCATTTAAGACAGAATTAAAGACTGTACTTGAAAATGCAGTTCCTATTACACAAACTCCTCTATATTTTCCAGCAACAGTAACGGGAAATGAGAATGATTTAACTACTCCTTTATTAATTTTATCCTGATTTTGTTTAAGAATAGTTCCAAGTTCTATTACTTCTGTCAATCTATCTTCCCAGAAACATAGATTAGGAAATTCATAGAGCCACGTATCAGGATTTAAGCCATATTTAAATTTCAAACCACTCTGTAAAGGAAGTATTACATCTTGCCAATCATCCTCTCCAACTTCATCTTTTCTCCAAGTATCATATACTCCAAGAAGTCGAATAAATTCTGGAATATCTTGACCTGGACAGAAAAATCTCCAAGTTAATTCACAAGCAGCTGGTCCAATCTCACGAATACCTTTAATTCCGGTGTAGTTATTTTGTATAGAACTTTCGATGGATGATACATGATGATCTATGAATATAAAGTTATCTCCATAGTGTTCCCAAACCTGTAACATAATTTCAGGAGGGAAACTTATATCAACCATACAGATCAGGTCATAGGGTCTTCCATTCTTATCTACATACATTTCTGGAATTTCATCTCCATAATTATATCCGGTTTTATCTACTTGGTACCCTTCATCGTATAGTGATTTTACTGCTATACACATACTGGATGTTCCATCAAAATCTACCCTATGAAAGATAACTAACGCTTTTTTATTTCTGTTCATATCCTAATAATTTAATTAATAAATCAATTTCACATTCTAGTTTTGTTAATAATTCTATAGCTTCAATCATAATTTATAATACGTTCTATAAATTCAGACTTCATAATTGCTCTCGCTTTAAGATCTACTATATGATTTAAGAGATCAAGTTCCGCACAGTTATACCAAAACCATTTTCCTCCAGAAGAATATTTAGTATCTTCTCTTTCTCTTCGTTCTTCTATAATTTTTATAAACTTTCGATATACTTCCTCTTTTTCTTCTGGGAGGTATGCTATTTTATAATCAAACGTACTAGGATATAGTTTTAATTCCTCCATAAGTTCTCCGGCCGTATATCCAAAATCCTTAGCTACTTGTGAGAATGTAGAAATTTGATATCCGCGTTTCTTTAAGTAGTTCTCCATTATTTCTTGGGAGAGAGTTATACTAAATACTCGATTTCTACTATTATATTTCGTTATCATCTTCTTTCTATAAATTTAACTTCAGATTCGATTATACCACGGCCGGATTTTTCATGGAGGGTTTTTGTTTTAGGTATATATCCAGAGTCCATAGGTTCAGTCATATAAAATAAACTAGTTCCTCTAAATGTAGCTGTTATTACTTTTTGGCCAGGTTCTACTTTTACTTCCATAGTTCCTCCAAACAATACAGTTCTTTTATTCTCTGGGAAAATAAATACAAATACTATATATGCTACAGCTATGATTATAATTCCCCAAAATATTAATGTTCTCTTTTTCATTGTTGTTTTATTTTATAAATTAATATTAAATTTTTATTGGTAGAGGAATATAAATATACATTAATATTTCCTAAAGTATCAGAAGTTATTAAAGAGTTGTTATTTGGTTTAAGATCTATAAACTTTTCGCCTTTAGGAAGATTAATTGTTACTGTTGTTGAAGAACTAACATCTTCGACCTTTTCAACGGATTCACAACTTACTAACAATAATGTTGTTAACGCTAATAATGTTAATAATTTCTTTTTCATATTTTTTAATTTAAATTTCATATATAAGAATTTCAAGGAGAAAAATGAAGAGGAAAACCTTAGTCTTCCTCCATTACTAATAATACTATGTTATACAATTCAAGCTTTCTTTTTATTTCGTTCTCACCATTTCCTATATTCCATAAAAACAATGGTCTTAGTTTCTGTTGATATCTATATTCACCCCAATCCATCTCTTCAATTTTTATACCCAAAGTGTCTTCAATCATCTTCTTTAATTCTAGATGATCATAGGTTATTTGCATTTTCTTATTTTCATGCATTTCCAATAATCTAAGAATTCCAGAAGACGCCCTAACAGATACTATTTTCTTAAGATATTCACAATCAAGTTCGGTAAGGCTATATATCTCCAGTAATATATTTAATTCTTTTTTTAAGTTGTCGAATGTATAACTTCTATAAATCTCTAGGGTATTTGATACACTTCTATAACACCCCATTCCATAACTTAACCAACAAATAAACCTAGTTATTGTTGCCTTTAATTGTAATTTAATTTTTCTAATAATTTTTTCCATATTCTTATTTTTTTTTTAAATAAAAAGTCTACCCGAGTTTTTCTTCGAGTAGACATTTCACTTATGATCTATTATCTTTTCACATATAAGGCTTTGAGGGATTCTGATCTGATAACATTAATAATTTTTTAGGAATATCATCTTCTGGATAAAGATAGGATAATACATCTTCTTTTTGATATTTTTCAATCATTTCTTTCCATGATGTATAATCAATTAACCTAAATCTTATAAACCTATCTTCTACTGGATACTCTCCTCCAATTATATATTTATCATTCTCTTTTACATACCAAGATGTTAATGGTCTTTGTAAGAAACTCTCAAGTTGATGATGTGGATCTTCTCCATAACATGTATCTAGTACAATCTTATAGTGCTTATCCACATGTTGAAGAGGTATAATATCAGGTCCTAAACTAGTTATCATACATATAGACATGTAAGTATTAGGAACTGTACAACCTGATTCCTTAAGAGCTTCTATAGTATGTATCTTAAGAAAATTAGTGAAAACATTTTTGTAATCTTCTATATTTATTTTATATCCTAAGTATAATCTTTCAGATGGTTGATCACTTAGGATAGATCTTGGATTTTGAATTTCTATAATATTATCATATGTCCAAGATTTTTTATTTTTCCAGTAAGTATCAAAAATTATATTAAATAAATCAACACTAACTTCAAACCATTTACTAATCATATATTGGTATTTTAAATAATTCTTTTTCTGTAACCCCATCCAGAAATAATAATTCTCCAAAAGATATTACAAATATTAGATCTGGATTATTAAAACCTTCCCGATAAAATGATAAGTCCCCTGGATAATTTTTGGTCATTATATGATCTGGAATAAAGAATTCTACTCCATCATCAAATAAGAATCCCATTTTTATTCCATACTGAAATAAGAACTTATCAACTTCAGATAACTCAATATCAGGATAAATGTTTCTTCCTAGTTTTATTTGCTTCATAATGGTAGAATGGACAATCTTCGCTACATTCATCAGATAAAATGCAACTATTATTACAAAATGTTTTTATATCATTATACATATCTTTTACTGTATATATTCCTTTTTTCTTCTTTTCTTCATTGATTCCACAAATTGTACAATCTTGAGAACTAATCTGAAAAACTTTATTCAAGTATTTACGACGTCCAGCAACTTCATAATACTCTGCATAAATTAAGTACGTTATATCGTTATCAGACATTGCTTCTTTCTTACTAGAAATATAAGATCCAAGTACTGTCCCAATAAATTCAGCACAATCAAACATCCAAGCATCATTTATAGGAATATATACTTTAACTTTAGTACCAATCCTATAGGTTATTTGTGGATAAAAATCAATCTCTCCAGTTGATATATTTTTCTTGATGATATTAATCTTTTCATTGATTTTAATATAATCCTTATCTTTCTGGCGATTTATTATCCATAATACATTTTTCAACCATTCATAGATCTTTTTCGCTCTTCCCATTTTTCTTTTGCTAATTTTTGTAAATCTTCAACAGTATCAGTTTCATCTACTATTTCTATTCCAAGTAAGTTTTCTATAACATCTTCAAAACTAGCTACTCCGACAAATGTTCCATACTCATCTACTACTATTGCTAGATGTTGTTTAGTTTTAAGAAATTTTTCAAACAATACATTAACACTAGATGAGTCCGGAATAAATATAATATCAGAATCGTAATCTGTATGTTTTATTGTTAACCCTGGCAGATAAACATCATAATCTTGATATATGTCTGACTTATATGCTATTCCAATTATATTATCTTCAGTATCTTCCCATATTGGTATTCTAGAAAATTCAAATTCATCTGGAAAGTCCTTAAGAAAAGTATTAGCATCGAAAGATTTTACAACAGTTCTAGGAGTCATTATATTTCCAACAGTTAATTTATCAAGAGCAAGTAGATTTTTAATTATTTTACTTTCTCTCCCTGTAAATATTTTCTCTCGTTCTCCAATTGTTGCCATACTAGATATTTCTTCTCGAGAAACAGTTGCTTCTTCTGTTTTTGGTGAGAATATAGCCATTACATATCTTGATATCCAGACTATAGGATATGTTATATAAATTATCCAAGTTAATATATTAGCTGTAATTGAGGTCATTCTTTTCCAATAATGTGCTCCAATTGATTTAGGTATTAATTCACTGAGTACTAGTATTAATAGAGTCATTATTCCAGAGATAATTGCAAAATATTTCATTCCAAAAATCTCAACAGCCTCTATACTAGCTAAACTTGTACCTACTGCATGAGCAGCTGTATTTAGTGTTAAAATAGCAGAGATAGCATCATCTACCCTTTCATTCTTCAGCTTCATAAATTTTATTGCTGCCTTAGAACCAGAATCGATTTTAGACTGAATAAATGAAGTCGGTGTGCTTAATAATGTTGCTTCAAGAACACTACAAATAAAGCTAATTGTTATAGCTATACTAAAATAAAAAATCATTCCAAATAAAGGATCCATAATTTTTTCTTGTTTTAAATTTATTTTATTTTATTATTATTTTTATATCATATATAAGAATCTCAAGGAAAATCTAAAAGCCTTATTAATGATGAAAACATATAAATTAAAATATTATGAAACCAAAAAAGAATAGAATTTATTGTCCATTAGCTAATAGAGCTAAGATGTTATTTGAAAGTAAAGATGAAGCTGATAGATTTATAGAATTCAACTCAGAGGATTTTACAGGAAATAAGAAACCTACTAGAGCTTATTATTGTACATGCTGTGGAGGTTGGCATATTACTTCTAAAGATAACATTCATATTAGTGAAGAAAAAGATATTGAAGAGCAAGAAAAAGTGATAAATAAAATGATTCAAAGCTATTCAAAAGATATTGAAAATCAAAAAGAAATAGAAGATATTAATAGAAGAAAATTAAATAAACAGATTACTTCTATAGAGCAAAAAATTGGGAAAAAAGATAAATATAAAACAAAATCTAAAGAACAATTATTATCTTATTTGGATGAAATAAAACAGGTTGAGGATTTTATGAATGCCAATAAAAAAGAAACATTGTCAAGAGCAAGAGCTTATCATAGATTAAATTTATTGAGAGATAAAATTTTTCAAGGACTTGTTTTTAATGTGTATCGTAAAATTGTAGATGAAATACGAGAGGTGAGAAAACTTATATTACTTTTTGAAAATAAAGAAAGGACAGATGAAATGTTAAATGAAATAGAAAAAGAAGTAACTGAATTAGAAGAAAAACTTGGGTATTCTAAATTAACAGAAGATCTTAGAAAGCGAATTATGGACACTAGGGAGGGAAAATAAAATTCCCTCTCTTTTTCTTTCCTTCAAAAACCTTTAAAAATCTTATAAATGTAATAATAACTTAAAAAATTTGTAAAAATGAAATTGAGTAGAAAAGAAAAACAGGCAAAGAAGAAATTAATTGGTGTTTACAAACAATGTATCGATGTAATGACAAGATATATGGAACCAGTTGCTGTTATATCCACTACAAAAAAGGGAGATACTCAGATTACAAGTATGAGATTCCCTGACTATCATTACAAGAAAATTATTAAGGAGAAAATTCAAAAAGTAACAACAGAATTGAGTAATAACCAAGGTTAAAAACTCAGAAGACTTAGCACTTAGAAATAGGTGTTAGGTCTTCTTTTTGCTCTTCTAGAACCTTAAAGAACTTATAGATGTAATTATTAAACAATAAAACAATATGAAAATCGTAAAATCAAGTGTATCCATTCTCCCTCAAGAACCTGGGGTGGATGGATTAATGAAACATGTAGAAAAGCTTGGAAGAATAGCATATCTAAGTGAAGATAGAATGACTGAAGATTCTTGGGAAAAATTTGATAAGATGCTTTATAATCGCGGTCATTGGGCTGTTTTTAATTCTGGAACTGTATATCTAGATGTTCCTGTAAATTATGGAACAGAAGATCTTCTGCTAGAATTAGAAAGAACAACAAGTCCTTATACAAAAGTTTGTTATTCAGATGATAATAATCATTGTTATCTAACTACTAATCTTAGAGTTATTTATCAGAAAAAACTAGAGGATTTTATGAATGAATACTGGTGTGAACCTACCGAATATCATTATCATAGAGTTACTTCTGTATGGGTTTGTTCTAGAGGTATACAGACAGAATTAGTTAGGCATAGAATAATGAGTTTTATTGCTGAATCAACTAGATATGTAGGATATAATAAAGGTCGCTATGGAGGGGAGCTTACTTATATTTTGCCTCAATGGATCTATCGAGTAAGGAATAACATAGGTAATACAGTAGATTCTTTAACAGGTCTCCCCAGAAATTATATTTTAGACCTAGATGGACAAGATTTGTGGGATCATCTTACTATTTATGACAGAACTGTAGCATCTCGAGATAGATTATGGAGGGAAATAGAGAATGAATATCTTTATGAAACTACGACAGATGAAGGAGAAAAACTTAAACCAGAAGAAGCTCGTGGATGTCTTTGTAATGATCTAAAATCAGTTGTTGGAGTTACTGGATACATCGAAGATTTTATAAAAGAGCCAGAAGAAGATACTCTAGAGAATGAAGGATTTTTTCATTTAAGATGTGCAAAAGATGCTCACCTCGATATGCAAATCTTAGCTAATGATTTAAAACAACAATTTATTGATACAGGATTATATAATTTAAAATAAATGGAATGTATTTGGTGTGGATTCAAAAGTAATGATCCAATAGAATTTGAAAAACATCTATCCGAAGAGCATTTTTTAAGTTATCAAGAGTATTGTGAAATTGAATTAACACATCAAAAAGATCTTGATAATTTTTGCTTTAGATGTAATAAATATAGAGGTCCATTATCTACATTAATTAAAGATTTTTATTATCTTCCTTGTAGAATATGTAGTAACTCTATTACAAAGAAAACAGAAAAACAAGAATTAATTAAGACTATTATAAAGAATATAAAATCTTTTTATGATTATATTCTTAGTGATAGATATTTACAACTATTCTTAATTGATAGCATTTACCATTTAGCTACTTATTCTCATGATTACTTGGAATTTAAAAAAGTCTTAAGTAAACTAGATCTTCCAAGTCGAAATGATATATGGTTTTTAGATTGGGTACCTGGATATCCAAAAATTATATCTATTCCGAATTTGACTGGTATAAAAATAGTAAATCTATCAGAGAAGTATAGAGTAGTATCAGGAAAGAATAATATAGAAATTAATAATTATAAGATTCTTTTTCCTGAAATTGTTCCTTATGATAAACAACATTTTAGTAGATATAATATTCTTAATCTAAATTCTAATAGAAAAACAAAAAGATTAAAATTAGATAATTCTCCTAATTGTGTTAAGTTTTTCAATACTCAAGGTTATGATACAAAATCAATATTTAAAGTTATTGATACTAAAACAGAAGAGCCAGTAAATCTAAAAGAAATAAGTTATCAAGATTATACTATAATAAAGTTAATTCTTTTAAGAAATAAGAACTATATGAGATTTGTATTTTCTATTTTCTTAGAATTACTTGGAGCTTGTAAAGTATTTAAAGATTCAGTATTTCTTAAGAACAGTATTAATTTAAATTCTGAAAAAGAACCAATAATTAATATTTCTTGGCTTCCTGAAAAAAATGAAACATTATCTAATAATATAATTAATATATCTATTTTATGACAACATCAACAAAATTTAAAGTACAAGGGGTAGGATTAGATACTTCGAATATGACAATTAAACCGTGGGTAGATCCTGAAGATGAATACTCTTTTGATTATTTTCATACATCTATCTCAGCTAATAATGATTTCTTAATTTCTGAGTTTATAAAGAGTTTTCCAGGAGGTAGCTTAATCACTTCTATCGATTTTTTAGATAATCCTGAAAGAACACTCTTAGGACATCTTCTTGAACTTGGAAGAAAGAAAGTAGACCTGTTATTGATAGATTCTGAAGTAATTCTTAAAAACCTAGGAACTGTTAAGGAAACTATTAAACAGCTTAGAGAATATAAAATAATTGAGGAGTTTGGAGTAAAAAATCCTAAGACCGCCGAAGATCTCAAAGCCATGGAAGAAGCTATTGAAGAGAAAATTAAATTCGTTTCTCTTGATTTATGTCCTTTGAATTTTAATTATGATATTGTTAATTATTGTAAGGAAAATACAATAGATTTGCTTGGCTTTAATCCTTTCGGCGGATATATTAACTCAGCATCTGTAATATCTAGCTTTACCATTCCTTATCTTCTTGGTTTTGCTGGAAACTATTGTTCTGTTATATTTTTATCTGGACGTGATTTGATTTTATCTAAAGAATCAATGTTATATATAAAAGATAATATAATTGGATCTGAATGTTCAAGTAAATTTTCCTTAAAAAAGAATGTGTCTAGACTTCATAAACCACTTAAGAAAGTTGTAGATACTTCGTTGATATTTAATAAGAATCTAGTTTTAAGTGTAGATTCTCCTGAGTATTTATTTCCTTTAGAAGATATTAATATAAATCTAGGTTCTCCAGTAAATATTGTTGATGGAGTTGATCCGAAATTAAGAACGGAATTAGAAATGTTTGTGGATGATCTTTTGGAGGTTACAGAATTTCCGAAAGATGCTACTCTTCAATCTAAATATGCTGTAGTAAGGTATCAAGTTTTATCAGCTCTTCGAATGAAATTTCCTGAAACGGATGGATGGAATATTCATGTAGTAAATACAGGAAAACTCGTCTCTGGAATTTTAGTACATAGAGAGATCGAAGAAAAGAAAAAGGGATTTTTTAAAAAGAAAAAAAATTCTCAAAAAATTGAGTCTAAACATTTTCTCTGTGCACTTCCCAAAATCGATCTTCCAGTGTTTATAGAAGAACCTGATAAAAACACAGTCCTTGAGAACTCAAACCCTAATAATTGAGAAAATCCGGAGTTAGTTGTGTACCCCGGAAAATAAAATAGAAAACATTAATAAATAAAAATTATGAGAGTTTATAACGGAACAAAATCACAAATTAATTTACCTTTATCAGGTACTCAACGAATTACTATCCCAGCACATTCTGTTTCTGGTGATATTATGCCTAGTAATGAATTTCTAAGTTTACTAGTAAGTTCTTATGATTACAATGAACTAGCATTAATTGTATCAGGACCATTTGAAATAAATATGTGTGCAGGAGTATCAGGATCAGTAGGTTTTGTAGTTCAATCCCTTGATGAAGCTATTGAACGTTTTGCACCAAAAGAATGTCCGAAGTGTAATCAAGATCCTTGTGTTTGTAATAAGGAAAAAGAAAAAGAACCGCAGCCAGTAGATAAAAAACCGGCAGCAACTCCAACAAAACCGGCTGAAAAAGAGAAAGAAAAATCAGTACCTGAAACTAAAGAGGAAAAAAATAAATAAAGTATTATAAACTATTGGAATCTCATAGAATTTTATCTAAGGGATTCCATTTTTATTTCAAGAGTATAATTTTTTATGGAAGATAAAAATTTTATATTTAAATTTGATAATAATGAAATCAATTTTTCATTAAGAGGAGATGGTAATGGAACTATGATTAATGCAACCGAAATGGCTAAACCCTTTGGAAAATTATTTGCAGATTGGTATAGACAAAAATCAACGAAAGAATTTCTAAAAGCATTAGAAAGTGACATGGGAATTCCCATATCACAATTAGTAGTAGTAATTAAAGGTAATTATGGAAATGGAATAAAACAAGGTACCTGGTTACATGAAGATGTTGCCCTAGAATTTGCTAGATGGTTAAATCCTATATTCGCTATTTGGTGTAATAAGAGAATAAAAGAAATAATAATTAATGGTTATTCTGTAATTAATTCAAATAGAGAATCTTTTGAGAAAGCCTATACAGATATTCAGCAAAAATTAATTGAATCTAATAATGAGATAATCTACTTAAAGAATACATTAGATACTCAAAAGGATTTAGTAAATTTTGCAAACCTAGTTATCTCCACATCTGAGAATTTATATACGATGACAGAAATTACAAAAGGGCTAAACTTATGTAAATCTAGTAAAGACATATATAATATTCTAGAATCAAAAAATATAATATTTCATCAAGGTAATAAATGGTTTCTTAAAGCCCCTTATGATACTCTTGGATTAACAAAAGATATAATGATTGCAGGAAAAGATGGAAAACCTCACAATCAAAGAAGATGGACTGAGAAAGGAAAGTATTTTATCATGTCAGTTTCATTATAAAAATTATGGTAGACTATAAAGAAGTAAAATTAAAAGATGGACGTGTATTAGTGTTTTGTAACTTCGAAGAACTTCTTAAAGATTTTTATGGAGTATCTAGTATGGAAGAAGTAGAACCTCATGCAAATTCAACAGGACACTATATTATTCATTGTCCATTTTGTAGAGATTCTGGACATACAAAACATAAATTATATATAAAAACTGACTTAACTGTTGGTACTTGTTTTGTATGTAATCGAGCCTATATACATGTGTCTGATGAAGTTGATACATCATTTAAAGTACCTGATTTTATGTCATTGTATTATGGATATTCAGGTCATCCAAATGTAGTTAAACTTACAGAAGATCCTATATGGACATTAGATAAGTACTGGAATGAATTTGATAGTTTTGATCAAAGGGGCTATGATTATCTAATGAGTAGACATCCTTTTATGAACGACATCTATAAACTCCTAGACTTTAAATTTGTTGACGGAAATGTAGTAATGCCATTTAAATATCATGGGGAAGTATTTTATTACCAGATTAGATTTTCTGGAAAGACAAAAATTAGATATCTTTTCCCACAAATATCAGCAAAGCCTCCTTATGTAATAGATCATGGTCAAGGTCTAAGAAAAATAATAGTAGTGGAAGGGGTATATGATGCTATAGCTGCTTTAATTATGGCACCTGATTATATACCTTTTGCAGTTTTGGGAAGTTCTATATCAGATTATCAATTAGATTTTCTTAGTGAGTACGTTCCTGAAAAAATTTTATGTTACTTAGATGATACTGAAAAATCTATGAGTGTGGCTAAAAAAATAAGAAAAAGAATAGATTATTGCCCTATTAATATCATAAAATCTAATGGAGAAGATCCAGAAGAATGTATGAAACGAAAACTTAGGGCTGGAAATAATTTACAATGGATTAAATAAAATGATAACAGCGTCGATAGATAATACTATAAATAAAATAGTAATAAAAACCGATGACCCTAGTGTAAAATGTCTTTTAGAATTTAAAAGAAAAGTAACTAAGTATTCCCCTTGGTTGAAATCTTGGAATACAACTGAAGAAATAGCAAAACTTTATGATAACCCTAGATCATGCGGACCTAAGAAAGGAATATATACTTTTATCTTAGGAATGGGATGGGCAGCTTATATTGCTAATGTATTTAAACCAATCCTATCAGATACGGATTATAATACAATTCTTAGAACAATATTTGCAGATTATTATCGAACCTATCCATTTCCAAATCTTAGGGATTATCAAAATGAAGATATGTTACATGTGTTAAAATATAAGAGAGCAATTATTCAAACTAATACCGGATATGGTAAAACTGAAACTATAGCAACTCTTATAAACTATGCACATAATGAACTTGGAAAAAAAGTATTAGTTATAACTCCAGGAAAAAAAGCGAAAGATGAAATTGTAAAAAGATACGAGTCTAGATTTGGTGGTAAATTACCTACATCAATAGATGGAGATCTTGGATGTATAATTACTTCAGGATTTCTAAATCAAAAGAAAATAAAAGATCCAGACCTATGTATTTTAGAGGAAGAGAAACTTAAGAAATTCGATTGGATTCTAGTAGATGAAGTAGAGTATACTATTAATCCTTCTGGTGAATGGATATATGATAGACTAGTGAATGCTGAAGTTATGTATGGATTTTCTGGAACTGCAGATCGAGATTCAGGAGTTATGATCACATTTGCACAGGGAATTACGGAAACAGTAGTAAGAAACAAGGATTTAATTAAATATTTCGGACCAGCATTAGTTTATAGAATGCCTACTAGTCTGAAAATAAATAGTATCCATATAAATACTATCGCTCTAAATAATATTAAATTTACAGAAGAGGATTTTAATGAGGATAATAATGTCTATAATACAATAATGTCAAAAATTTGGGTTGATCCTGGAGTATGTGAATTGATTGTAAAGATAGCAAAAAAATATCCTAAATTATATATCCCAATAAATAATTTAAATAATATTATTTCAACTTGGATAGATAACTTTTTTATTGGAGTATTTAGAGTGCTCTTAATTTGCGGCGAAGGATATATTTATTATGACTTGTCTGGAAATAAAACAAACCTAGATCTTCAACAATCATGCGAATATATTAAAAATGGAATGGTAGATATAATTCCTAGTACCGCCGCAGGATTTAGAGCACTAGACCTTCCTGGATTAGAAAATATATTACTAGTTTCTAATATCAACGCTGGATCGGTTCTTCAACAACTAGGACGAACAGCAAGAGGAACTAATATGAACGTTCTTGCACTAAAACCTAAAATACCGAAAAGAATCCCGGTATATACAAAAGGATTCGAACAAAGAGATGAATTATTACATAACTACTATAAGTATTGTGATATTCAAGATATAGTTATTAATGAAGAAAATCTTTAAAAATATAGTATGGATAATGGTAGTGTATTTGATTTGATTTTTAGCTGTTTTAATCAATATTTATTTCAGGATGCTAAAAATAATATATTAGATCTTCAATATTATTTTCAGACTAATCCACAAACAGCCGGAAATGGTATGGTCTCTCAACTCGTGGATGCTATAAAGACTTATCCTCTAGAAAATATAGATGAGCCTTTATTTAGGAGTATCTTATTTAGATCTCAGAAAACTCCACAAGAGACCCAAGAGGTGATGAATGAAATTATAAAATGGAAAAGATATACAAAAAGTCAAATTGAACCAGCCAGAAAGATTTTAACTGATGTAATATATTCAGTTAATCTTCAAAAAGCAAACAGACTCTATTCTCAAAATCCAGAAGAGTATGTTAAGTTTGTAAAAAATATAAATGTTAAAACTACTGCTGATCTAGATAATTTTAGTGAGATTGGATTTACACAAATAGATATTAATTCAATCATCGCTGAACAGGCAGAAGGTGGTGTACCTAGTAAATTTGAATGGATAAATAATTGCTTTTCATGCGGAGCTTATGAATTTGGACAATTAGGCTTGATTGCAATGCCTCCTGGCGTAGATTAATGCGCATTTCACAAGAATTGCTAGAAGATTATGAAAATTAACTAGCATCATCGAGCGAAAGCAAGATGTTCAACGACTATGCATGTGAACTAAAGAAAGTATAAATTCTTTAGGTGATATAGTCTAACTTATATTGAAAAACATATGAGAAAAATTGAGGAAAGTCTCTTTTATCCATGCAGGAGGCATTAAACATGAGTTTACAAGGTTATAAAGTACATTATTTAGCTCTTGGAGATCTTAAAATGAAAGACTTTATTATCAGATTAGGAGCTCAATTTACAGGATTGCCATTTAATGAGGTATCTCAAAACATAGGACCAATTTACAATAGTATGTGTCAAATGATTGGAGATAATCTTAGTATAACTATACTACCAGCTGGAAAAATTTCAGTAGATGAATATATAGAATTCATGAAAACCAAAGATTATAAAATTTTATTTATCGATTATGACGCGGGTTTCCGTGGAGCTAATGGTGGAGAAGATGGTTCTATGTATAAATCATTTGGAGATATTTATGATAAACTTACAGAATTAACAGGATTAGGGAAATTAGTATTTATATTATCTCAATTAAAAATTGGAGCATATAGTCAATCGATATTGGATATGAGCTACATCGCGGGCAGTAGTCACAAAGTAGATGTTTGTGACTTTATTATCACACGCTCTAAAGGTGGGGATGGACCAAATCCTAATAATCTTGGAATATCGACAATTACAAAAAATCGGCGTTAAATTATAGCGCATTTCACAAGAATTGCTAGAACTATAAGAGAAAACTTATAGAATTAGCATCAATCTAAGGAAAATAGATTGTTCAACGACTATGTATGTGAACTAAGGATATATATATTATCCCTAGGTGATATAGTCTATCTAAAAAAGAGAAATTTTTAGAAGAAATGGGAGAAACAAATGTGATTGATTACAATATAAGACTTCAAAATGGTAGATTTAGAAGTTTGCCGAAGAAGGTGTATGATGATATAAGGATAAGTTTAGATTGTCCATAAAAGAGTAAAAACTTTTATTAAACTTCAAGAATTGCTGGAAATAAAAAAAAATAAATCAGCAAAAGATAGTAGCAAATAAAACTATCTTCTCAACGACTATGTATGAAGAAGGAATTATCCTTAAGATATAGTCTAGTAGTTTATATAATAGTGTATAGACTTGTTCGGATTCAAGACAAACGATATTTTTCTGAGGCAGATATAGATTTAATGATTAATAATTATAATATTCAATATAATCAAGCTCAACAGAGTGTATATAAAGCTGGAGGGGCTGGACCGCAGAGACAAGGAAATAATATTAACGTTCAGCAAGTTGTTTCAGGACCAACTCCATTTAGTAAACCTTAAGATGAGTTTTTGCGCTTTAGAGAAGGTCAGAACCTAATATATGAAAGAACATTAGAAAAATTTATAAATAAAATTATAAGTTAGTCTAGTGTTCTTTTTATTTAGATTTCATAAGGGTAGGGAAAAAGTAAGATTAATGAAGGTTGCAAACTTTATTGACCTGAAATTTCCCTTTAGTAAAATTCTTATGAAATTTATAATTATTTTAAATATTTTTTAATTATGAAATCTAAACCAATAGAAGGTGTTAAATCTACCAAAAATCTAGGGATGAAGTATAGTAGTTATCTAGATGAAAAAGATTTTAATGAAATGATCTTAGAGAAGAGAACTGAAGAAGAATACTTGGAAGACTATTGTATGATCGTCGACTATGCTCTTAAACGAGGATTAAAAAAGAATGAAGTAAATTTTTATACAGAGAAACATCATATTCTCCCTAGATGTATGTCAGGTGAGAATGAGGATTATAATTACGTACTTCTATCTGCCTTAGAACATATAGTAGCACATATTTTATTGTATAGATTATATCCGAGTAATTCAAAAATAGTGTTTTCAGCATTTTTAATGACAGCTGTTAATAGCAATTATACAGTCGAACGGAAAGATTATTTAAATAATATAGATATTTGTTTATTAGCTAATATTAGAGAAGAATTTCAAAAATCATTATCAAATATTAGATCTATTCCGATAGTTTGTTGTGATAAATTAGGAAATATCATAAAAATATATTCCAGTATGTCTGAGGCTAATAACGACGGCTTTAGAAATAAAAGTATATCGAAATCGATAAAAACAGGTAATTTCCACTATGGTTATAAGTTTACTAAACTTGATGATTTTATTAAACAGAAAGAGAATAGAGAAAAGTTAGAATTTTATAATAATATAGATACAAAACAAATTTCTATTTGTAGTAATAAGAAAAAAGTAGTATGTTTAGATAATGATTATAGTATAGTGAAGATATTTGAATCAATATCCTCTTTAACTAAAAGTAATTTTAGTCTTAAAATAGTAGGTGATTACTGTAGGAATAAATTATTAAAACATCATAAAGGATACTTGTGGATGTTTTTAGATGACTATATAGAGAAATATCCAGAGAAATATAAGAGTAGTGATAAAGTTACTTTAGAAAATGTTAATATTACTCCTAGAAAAAATCCTCCAACATTGTATAAAACAAGAAGCGTAGTGCAGTGTAATTTAGCAGATCACTCTATAGTCTATCATATATACAGTTCCATTACCGAAGCTGAATCGCATGGATTTAATATATCTAATATTAGTTCCATTTGTAAAAAGAAAGGAAATAGAGTTGCTAATGGAGGATATCATTGGATATTTTTAGAAGAGTATCAAATTTTATACCCTACAGAATTAGATAAATATTTAAAGAATTATGACAATTCTAATATCTATTATCCAATAAAAGAAGAAGAGTATTTCCCATTAGCTTGCATACATAATAGTGATATTATAAAAATATTTAATAATCTTGATGAATTGATAGTAGATAAGTTAAGTTATTATAGAGTAAAACAGTCAATTTTAAATAATACTTATTATTATGGATATAGTTGGAAAAAATTGAATGATATAAATATAAAAGATTATAATATATTAGAAAACTCAACAGTATTATCAAATTCGTCTGTAATTTGTCATGATGATAAATTTAATATTTTAAAAATATATGATAAAATTACTGATATAAATAAAGATGGATTTTATAATAGTAACTTAGCTAAGGTGAGAAATGATAATCCAACTCAAGTAACAGTTAAGTATTGCGGTTACTACTGGACACCTAAAGATTTATGGAAAAATAAAGAAAAATTAGATGCTTATTATTCAAGTAAAAATAGAGGTTCAATAAATAATTCAACAACAAAAATAATTTGTCTAAGCAAAAATAAAGATATTATTAAGATCTATAATTCTTCTAAAGAAGTAGTAAGTGATGGTTTTAATAATAAAGTATTACTAAGAAAATTAAAAAATAATGAAAAAGAAATTTTTTATAAAGGATATTATTGGGTAAAATATGATTCTTGGAGGAATAAAGAAAATGTAATAATTTTCGAAAATAAACAATCCGCTTCTCCAATTCTAATAACCAAAGAATTTGATACTGTTTTAAAAGCAACTGTAAATCATGATATTATAATTATTTATAAAACTCTTAAAGAAGCAAGAGAAGTTGGAAAATATTATGGAAAAGAATCATTAGGTGATTATACGTCAACTGGAAAGAAAAGAGAGTCTGGCATTCTTTGGTTTAAATTTTCAGACTTTAAAGAAAAATATCCTGATAAACTTGAAGAATATTACAAACAACAAGAACAAAAATAAATTTCATTTCTTCTATTAACTCCAATTGGTTAATAGGCAATAAATTTAATAAATTCATAATAAAATTAATCCCAACCTCCTGTAGTAATTATAGTGGGTTGGGCTCTTTTTCTTTTCCAAATCAATAAAAAGGGTGATTTCTAAGGGTGATTTTCTTATATATGAGTAAAAATTTAAAATAAAATTAATAAAATGAAAGTAATTCAATCTAAAGTATTGGTCATAGTAGATAAAAAAGATACTATGGCTCAAAAGATAGGAAATTTTGTTGTTCCTGCGAGTGAATGTGAAAAAGCTGAGGTTATTGGAGTAGGTGAAGAAGTTAGCGAGGGAGTATTAAAACCTGGTGATACTATCTTGATTTATCCAAACACAGGAAAATCATTTACTCAAGATGGAACAGAATATCGTGTTATAACTTTAAATGAAATTATTGTAGTACTTTAATTAAAACGAAACATGTCAGAAGGAAAAATTATTAATCACGGCTTTGAAACTCAGGCCGAAATTATTGAAGGTGTAAAAAAATCAGTAGAGGCAATTAAGAAAACACTTGGCCCGTCAGGTAAAGCCGTGTGTATTTCAGGATTTACAGGTCCAGAGGTGTCAAGAGATGGAGCTACTGTTGCTAAGTCGATTTCATTTAAGAATCAACTTCAGAATACAGGAGCTATCTTTGTAAAAAATGCTGCCGCTCAAACAGAAAGATTAGCAGGTGACGGTACAAGTTCAACTTCACTATTAATCAAAGAAATGTGTGAAAAAGGACAAAAAGCATTACGAACTGGAGCTAATGTAAATGAGGTGAAATCTGGTATGCTTAAGGCCGGAAAATGGATGGCTGAGTATATCAAAAATAATTCAATTCCAGTAAATGATGATATGGAAAAGATCAGAAAGGTGGCGACTATTTCAGCCAATAATGATCCGGCCATTGGAAATCTGGTAGTTGAATGTATGGAGAAAGTTGGAATGCTTGGTATTATTACAGCTGATTTCTCTAGTGGTCTTGAAACTACTATTGATGTAACTACCGGAATGAAACTCGATCGTGGTTGGGCTTCTCCACAGTATGTTACAAATCCTACTGATGGAACTTGTGTAATGGAAGATCCTTATGTAATTGTAGTAGGAGAAAGATTATCTAGTGTACAGCAAATTCTTCCGTTAATGGAACAGCTTGTACCTACTGGACGCCCATTCTTATTTATAGTAGATGATATTGATGAAGTAGTAAATACAACTCTTGTTATGAATACTCTTCAAGGTGCAATTAGATGTTGTGTTGTAAAAGGTATTGATTTCGGAGATTCAAGGAAAAATATTATGGCAGATATTTCAATTTTAACTGGCGGTAAATATATTTCTCCTGAGAACGGATTATCAGTCACACAAGCAACAAAAGAGGATCTTGGAGTAGCTAAGAAAGTTGTAATTTCTAGAGATTCATGTATTATCTATGAAGGTGGTGGTGATTCTAAAGAGATTGCTGAAAGGGTAGAAATTCTTAGCACCAAACTTACAGATCCTGGAATATCAGATTATGATAAAACTAAATTTGCGAAACGAGTAGCAAATCTTAGTGGAGGTATTGCAGTAGTGAGAGCTGGGGGAGCTTCTGAAACTGAAAAACAGAACCTTAAACAAACTATTGAAGATTCTATTCTAGCATCTAAAAGTGCTATTGCTGAAGGATGTTCTTTAGGAAGTGGTTATATCTATTACAAAGGATCATTAGAAGTGAAGAAAGATAAGACATTCTGGAAATCTTTAGTTGGAGATGAAGTAGAGGGTGCAGAAATTGTATTCTCAAGTCTTCCAGTAATTCTTAAAACAATTGCAGACAATTCAGGAGTTTCTGGAGAAGTAGTTCTAGAAAAGGTTAAATCATCTAAACCAGGAATTGGATATAATGCTAAGACTCGAAAGTATGGTAATTTACTTGAGGAGGGGATCTTAGATAGTTCTAAATCTCTTCGAGTAGCTCTTGAAAATTCTATTTCAGCAGCGTCAATGATTCTTTTAATTGATTGTACAATCATTGATGATAATATTTCCGAAACTAAAGTAGAAGGTTAATAAACATAATATACTACACCTCATCCTGGTTTTGATTTTCATTTCCAGGGTGGGGTTTCATTATTTTATGACAAAGATAATAATTAGTGATACCCATTCAGTTTCAATTGGATTTAGTGACGAATGGTTATATATGTCTTTAGCAGATGGTAGATATCAAGGTTATATATCTAGATTAGCATATCTTTATCGAGAAAAATATAGATCAAATACTTCAAAACTTCCAAATTTTGAGAAAATTCTAAAATTAATTAATTCTCAAGATTCCCTAAGAGGTTATAGGTTTGAAGCTAAAAGAGAGAAATTATTTTATACAATTACTCATGGAGATAATTATAAAAGAATTGGAGTGGAATTTGTTAATAAATTTTTAAAAAGTGATTTATACAACTTTAATGGAATTTCTTCTGAATCTGAGATATATTACTATAGAACAATTCAAGGAGCTTATGAATTAACCGATAAAATTTCTATAAGTTTTCCTGATTTTATAGAAAATATATTATCAAAAACAAAAGATGATATGATCGATCGTTTTGGAGTGAGTTATATTATAAATTATATGCTTAATACGCAGCCGAGAAAGCTTGATTTTCTAATTAATGAGGTTAAATAAAATAAGAAAATTATGAAAAAAGAAGATGATAATGACTTTCCTCTCTATGATGGGGAGGAAGGAAATATTAATTTTGACGAACAAGAAGATGATTTCGATTTTGAACCGGAAGATTTACCAGATTGTCCTCTTACTGATTTAGTTATTAGTAATATGATGATGTCTAAACCTTTCGGAATACACTGGGATTATGATAAAATGAAAGAATTTTTAGTAAAACTTGGATATAAGATAATTACTAGATATTCTGATCGTCGAGAAGTTGAATATGAAGTTGCAATAAAACCTAATTCATCTTTTATACCAGAAGATGACTTTAGTAATATTAAAGAAATGTTTGACTCAGAAGTTCAAGATATAATGATTGGATGGCTATTAAAAAATAAATAAACTTATGTGCGTTACAAATAATATTACAGAAAAATCATTAGAAAAATGGAAAGACCTTATTCTTGCATGTAAAAACTATTATATTGATTCAGTACCTACCGGAATGGATGATGCTGTATATGATATGTTAGAAGCTAGAGCAGCGCAAGAAGATGGATTTTTTGTCAGAGATTATGTTTATCAAACATACTTAAAAGGAACTAAGACAAAAAATTCTTATATAGAAAAAATTAAAAAGAATAAAGTTGAAGAAAAAACTATGTTAAGTGCTCTTTCAGAGTTTATGAATGAAAACTCTGGAAAATACTGTGATCTAAAGTATGATGGATCTAGTATAGCAATTTATTTAGATTCTTCAACTGGTATTCCAAAAAGAATAGTTACAGTCGGAAATTTAAATTTGGATAACTATGGGGTAGATCAAACTTGGAAATTAATAAACTTCCTTCCAAAAAGATTTCCGAAAGGTATAGTAGCAATTCAGGCAGAGGCATTAGTTGACATTAATCGACTTTCTGATACTGATCCTGAAACTGCTAGACAAAGAGCCAATGGACTAATAAATTCTAAGTATTGTGAATCTGAGGTAAATAATTTATTAACTCTTAGAGCTTATAGATATTATACTGATGATTCAATAGAAGGACAAATACTAAGAAAAACAGACTATCGTGAAGTTTTAAAAATGTTTGAAACTGTATGTTCAAAAACTGATGGACATATCTTATTTTCCCCTGCCGATGTATGGACTATAGAAGAACTTATGAGCGCCGGAAATAAAGAATATACAGAAACAGATAAAACAGTTACTTCAACTGGTTACTTCTTAAATGATGGTTGGGTAGTATATGATGAATTTGGAATATGTCTCGGCGCCTTAAAATTTGCTGGTGCTGGATCAGGAACTGAAGCTTTAAAAACTACAGTAAGAGGTATACAATGGAATTCTCAAGTAGCTAAAGGAAAAGATTCTTGGTCAGCTAATATTCTAATCGATCCAATTCAAGTAAAAGGATGTACAGTAAGAAAACCAAGTGCTGGAAGTGTGGGAAAAATGGTAAAAAAGAAAATTACCCCTGGAGCAATAGTAAGTATTATTATGGCTAATTCAACTATTCCAATGGTAGGGGATTCTTTTACTGAAGGTAATGGAGATTTTATGTGGCCAACTTGTAGCTGTGGTTATAATATGTCAGAAAAAGATGTTTATGGAAGTCTTTTGAAATGTGGAAATCCTATGTGTACTGAAAGACTAGATCGAATGAATAATTATATAGGATCTCTTAGTAATATTAAACAACAACTAGATCTTAATAAATTACTTGTTATAGATCGATTTAAGTGGGAAAGTACTGGGATTAATATAGATCAATTGTTGGGAAGTGTTGAAAGAAATGATCCTAATAGTTACTATAATCAATTAAGATCTTACCTTAAAACAGATTTACAAGTGAGAAATTTAGATTTAGTTTGGAAAGCAAGTTATACAATCTTAAGAAGTTATTATGAAAAGTCTATTGGAATTTAAACAAGAAGCAATAATTGTAGAAAAACCAAAAGAAGAATGGAATAGACTTTATCTTGAACTCTTAGACTTAATAAAATCTTGGGGCTTGGAAGATAAAGTTAACTCTTTTAAGTATGAATGGAAAGGATCAGGAAACTCATTTAATAAATTATTCGAATTATCTTTTCTTCGAGAATTAATATTTTACGTACTCGATATAGATTGGAGAGATCCAATTTGGGGAGATATATTTGATATTGAAAGGATAAGTAGTACTCCTAAATCCTATCACGGTTCAGGAAATGATATTACTATTGAAACTTACCTATTTCAACTTGAAGATAAATCAAAGGTATTAAATAGTCTTAATGGAAATTGGGTATTTGATCATTATAAAGAAGTGAAAGATTTTATGGATCAATATAATGATAAATATTTAAAACTGTTTGAAATTAAGAGATTATTTCCATTAGAAGTAGAGATAGAAAATGTTTGATTTAGAGCAAAGAAAAAATTATATAAAAACAAGAAATGATACAGATTATACTGATACAGTGAAAGCAGTATATAAAATCTTAGTATCTAAATATTCCTACCGAGCAAGAATTTCAGATATTTTTCAACTCCTTAAGGATGCATTTGGAATTAATGAATTTATTATTCTTGATTATCAGCAAATGAATAATGCACCCTTCGAATCTTGGTTAGTTGATCAGTATATATCTTGGAAAAATGGTAAGGAGATAGATTTTATAGAAATATATAAAGCTATCTTAACTATTGGAGATTTTACTACATCTGAAAAAGAATTGTTTGAGTCAGGTCTGATTGAAGAGCGTTTATGGGCTATTTTCTTATTAGTTGATAGCCCTGAATTAAATATTATATAAAATAACATTAAAATGATTGAAGTAAATTTGTATTCTATTCCGGCCCAAGAAATGAATTCTATGGTAGGCCGTTGTGTTGCTCGTAGCCGTTTTGATAAAGAAGGTATGGGCGTAAGTGTTATGGAATTTGTTAAGGGTTTTTTAAAGAATAATTTAGCAAATTTCGAAAATAGTATTGGTAACGCTGAATTAGTAAGCTTTATTAATTCAGAAACTACAATGAGTACTAAGGATTTTTCTTGCATTAATTATTGGTTAGCTCAAGTTGGTTATCTTGTTCAGATTCAAAATGTAGCTGATGATGAAGAAAATGCAGCCGGTATCCCGACAGGTGATGTAGTAGAGTGGAATGTAATCGATTACAACTTTATGCAATATGATTACCCAACTGCAACTAAAATTATTCCTGGTGAAGGTCTTGAAATTCCAGCTATCCTTAGGCAGATTGTAGAACAGTCTGGTTTGTTTGATCCTAATAAATTAAGTGGTGTTAAAAATCCATTTACATTATTGTTAAATAATATGGATAAAATTAAGAATACTACTGGATCTGTATCACCAGCTATTACTACTCAGATCTATAATCTTTTAGATCAGATGGGTATTAAAGTATTTTGTGCAACTTCTGAAGATTAATTACAATGACTACTCTACAAAATGATATTCTAGAAATATATAATTCCTTAGTAGAGTTTTCTGATAATACAGTAAAAACAAACTTTCCGATTCCAATTAAAGTAAGATATGAAAAAGAAACTAGATTACTTATATTTGAACAGAAAGGAAAAACGGTATATCTAGGTCTCCCAGTCTATTATTGTTTAGCACTGGAGGACTTAGAAAAACCGACTTATCTATTACCAGAAGATTATGATTATCTAATGTCAACTCTTCAATCTTTAATAGCATCTGGAGAATTGATAAAACCTAGAACTTGTCTTGGCCCTGAAAACTATGGATTTAATGTTTATTCAACTAATATTAATGAAATGTATAAAGGACCTGATGTAATTGGACAAGTAAAGTTTATTTCTGGAACATCTTGGTTATTTAAGTTTAGAACAAGAAAAAAGTATAAATTATGAATTTTAACGGAACGATTATTATCACAGATCCCTGCTATATTGCAGAAAATAAGGATTGGGGAAACGGATTTAATTATAATAATATGACTATCTCGGAAGAAGTAGGATTCTCTGATAATTATATTTGGGAAGATACTGGAGTTGGAGATGGAAGATGGAAAGTATCAAAACTAAAAAATATTCTTGGCTTACTTGAGCTTGAAAAATTCATAGATGATATTGAAGAAGCTTACTATAATCTTTACGATAATCCTTCAATTGAAAATCAGATTAATCTTGAAAAATTAGTTAATCAGAGGGAAACTATTGGAAGATATTGTGTAGATTCTGGGACTTTTGGAGTATTTTATCTTGACGAAGTTTTAAAATATAAGCCAGATTTTTTAGTAGAACATGGAGATTGGTGTTATACAATTATTAAAGACTTTATTGGGGATGTAAATGTATATACTGATTCTCGTGAACAAAAACATTTTTTAGGTATAGGTAATAAAACATTTTATAGTAATACAGTATCATGGTTGTAAAAATTATTAATAAATCAAAATTTCCACTTCCAAGTTATGCAAAGCCTGGAGATTCTGGAATGGACCTTAGAAATATCGGTGAAGAATTTACATTAAAACCGTTAGAAAGAAAATTAGTTCCTACAGGCATATATGTTCAACTTCCCCCTAGAACTGAAATCCAAGTTAGAGCTAGATCTGGAGAAGCCTTTAAAAAAGGATTAGGAGTTTTAAATGGACCAGCCACTATAGATTCAAACTATAGAGGAGAAATTGGAGTAATTTTAGTTAATCTTAGTCCTGTAGAGGTAACTGTAGAACATGGAGAAAGAATTGCTCAGATGGTTTGTGCAGAAGTAACTCATATGGAATTAGAGGAAGTTAGTAAACTTGATGAAACAGAACGAGGAGGATCAGGTTATGGCAGTTCCGGAATACAATAACGATATAAAACGACTTCTTGGATTAAAAGGAAATACTAGATTAGAAATTCAAAATCAATTAACCCAACGAATCTTAGAATATGATTATATAGATAAAACTCCAGGAATAGGATTGAGATTTTTAGAAACAAAGAAAAGAAATCGAGAGGCTGGTGAATGGATTTATTATAATATTCTATTCGAAGCTAGAAAATATCAAGATACTCCTGAATATTTAGCACATATTCTAGGATCACTATCAAAAGTAGTAAAGACCTGGGGAGATTATTCTAATATTGATGTAGTTGGAATTCAAGAAGTTGATTGTGAAGAAGCAGATTATTATTATATACTAATTTATATTTTAAGTGATGGAAAAGACAAAGAAAAACTCGAATCCGATGGAGAGTGAAAAAATGTCGGAAAAAGATTATGAATTTCTAGAGAAAAGAAGAGTATGGGGATGGGATAATGCAATGTCTGTAGCAAATGATTTATGGGCTAGTATTCATAGTTCATTACTCGCTGGAGATTTAGTATTTGCTTATAAAGATACTACGGGAGAGTCAGGATTAACTCAGATTGTCGTAGTAGCACTTAATCAACCAACAGAACACTTTTCGGTTGGTATGGTTACATCTGGATATACTGCACTTCTTCCACATGTACCATTTAATTTCTTAACCAGTACTGTTCTAGGGGATCTCAAGAAGTATAAAGTTGATAAGAATATAATAAAGGCTTACGAACAAATTTTAGAAAATTATAAAAGATGAGCAATTTGAGAATTTTAAGTGTTGATGTTGGTTTTTCTGCTATTAAGTGTTCTTTTAAGGATTCCAACGGTTTAATAAAATTTGAAAAGTTTATTAGTGCAACAGCAAAACTCCCTGAAAAACCACTTGAAAGTGATGATGATATGGTATTTCCATTAGGAGGAGATTATTATGTATTAGGACCTGCAGCATTAAAAGTACCTAGATCTTATTTACTTAAGCTTGAAACTTTTGAAGATCTAAAAGCAGTTTATGCCCCATGGTTGTCATATTTAATAAAAAAATATGGTGGAGATGAAGGAATAAATGCATTTGATAAATTAGCTATTGGTTTATCAATGGCTTTTAATACCAACGATAACGTAGATGAGTTATTAGATTATTTATATGAAACATTAAATATAAATAAAGAAGATTATATATATTGTTTTTGCCAAGGCTTATCGTGTAAATATACCTATAATGAATATGGGTTAAATGTTCGTGAAGCTTCTAGACGTAATGATGTCAAATTAAGAAATGCATTAATACTTGATGGAGGATTTGAAACTTTAGATTTCTGTAGTATTATCAATGGTACCTCTTCAGCGGGTGCTGCTGTAGGAGTAAAAGATTCTGGCGTAATTAGAATAGTTTACGATCTTGTTGATTATCTATATAAAAATTACTCAATATCAATTTCAATTAAAGAAGGACAGGTAATTTTAGATACTGGAGTTTTAAAACGCAGAGGAAAAACAATAGATCTATCTAGACAAGTTGAAGAGTTTTCAAAAAAATATATTATCGAAGTTTTTCAATATTTAGATAAAAATTATGGAGAGGTACTTGATGCTCTAGATGATGGTATTATTGTTTTGGGAGGATTAAGTTATTTTATGAAAAAATATCTTCATGATCCTGAAGTAGAAAAAGAAGTGGATAAAATATTTAGCGTATCTGAAATAGTATATCCAGAGGAAGACTCGGAATACTATAATTGCATATCATACTTAAGATTAGCTGAAAAAGTAGCTAGTGATAATATGAAATGATAAAAATGCACTTAGAGAAAGGTTAAAACCTAATATATGAAAGAACATTAGAAAAATTTATAAAAGAAATATTTATAGATCGATCTAGTGTTCTTTTATTGTTTCATAAAAGTTATAGGGGAGATAAAGCAGTTGAATTAATATTATCTCAAGGTCATGGAAGAGCTTGGGAATTTGAACCTGAAAATAAATAAATAAAAAATTGATAAACAATGAGTAAATCAAAAATAATTAAAGGACAAGCATTTATTATTGAAAATGCTTTAGTTCAAGAACAGATTTTATTAACTCCAGGACAAGAAAGTACTACTAATATTGTGGAGCTTATTAAAAATATATGGGATGACCTTAAGACAGAAGGTACATATAAAAGTAATAAAAAGAAAAACTACTTTTATTGGGAATATGAAATGACTGATACTGAAAATGAAGATTCAGTTATTAAAGTAAAAATGGAATGCCCCCAGCCAAAAGAAGGATTATTTGAAGAACCATATGATCCTGAAACAGTAGAAGGCGACTATGCTAAATATTGGGTAAAAAAACTTAAAGAATCTACTGAAAATTATGAATACAAGGCAGCAATTCAGAAAAAAGAAATAGTTTTCCCTGGCACTAGATACGTAAATCAAGAAGGTGAAGTAGTAGAAGTAGAGGAGTCTAGAATTAGTAATACTGATATCGGCGACATTACTAATTTACTTGGATTGTTTTAATAGAAAATAAATTATGGAAGAGGAAATAATAGAATCAATCGACGAAGAAAAATTACCAACTATCATTAGTAATGATGAAGATGTCATAGAAGAGGTGATCCCTGAAGAAATCCCTGGAACTAGTGGCATAATCGGAGGCAATCCCTTCGGAAACATAAGAATACAGATCAATGGTCAAGATATTTTTATGTAAAATAACATAGAGAGGTTAGATACATTTTCTACCTCTCTTATTTTTATATACTTGAATTTTATATTATTAAAACTTGAAACTTACAAAACACGTAAAATTTAAGTTTTTTCTCTTATATGTGTGATGAAAAAGATGTTTAATTTAGAAACTATTTTTGTTATGTGTAAAGAAAAACCATTTAATCGCCAAGATCAAAAATATCCAGATCTCCCTGACTATGAATTTATTCCATTAGTATATCCAGGTATTAAGGATATATATGAGATTAATAAAAAATCTGAAGTTAGAAATAAATACACTAAACAACTATTAAAACAACAACAAGATGAATTTGGATATACTACAATCTCTCCACAATATATAGAAAAGCATAAAAGAAAAGCAAAATCTATTCATATAATAATGGCTACCGTTTTCTATAATAATTCAGAACCAAAAATATATAATATAGTTAATCATATAGATCATAATCCAAGAAATAATAACCTATCTAACTTAGAATGGGTTACTAAAAGTGAAAATAATAGTCCAGATAGACGCTTACCAGTTCATAAAGATAAACGAATTAAATATACTGCAATGGATAAAAAGGGAAATGAATTATTTACAATAGATTCTTTAGATAGTAAAGGATATGATATACGTTACATTTCTTCGATTGCTAAAAAAAGTCAATATAGCTATAAAGGATATTATTGGAAACGACAAGAATCATTAAATAATCAAAAGTTTTTTGATCTTATAGGATTTTCTGGAAACTTAGATGACTATACTTGGTATGAACACTGGAAATATCCTCAATGGTCTGTGTGTAGTGAAGGATTTATTAAATCAAATAGATTTAATAAATTAATAGGAACACTTAATAATAAAGGATATATTATAGTTGATAGTAATAGTACTAAAGCGCATACAGTTATTATGGAATATCTCTTAAGAAGAAATTTAAAAAAGGGAGAAATAATTGATCACATTAATACAATAAAAACAGATAATAGTTTTTCTAATCTTAGAGTTACTGATCAAAAAGGAAATATGAATAATGTAAATACTCTGGAAAAATTATCAGAAAAAATAGTATTAGCAGATCTATATGGAGACTTTTTAAATTTTGGTTTTTCGAGAGATATCCAGAAACTAGTTGGAAAAGACAATATTAAAAGATCCAGAGTAGATAGGTTATTAAGTAGTAATGTAATTTCTACAAAATATATTTGTATTAAACTTGGAGACAAAGAGAAATTACATAAAAAGATGGAGAATATAATATATAAATTTTCTAAAGATAAATTAAGAGTTCTTGGAGCATATAATTCAATTACATCTGCAAAGAAGGAATCAGTTATTTCTACTAAAAGTATTAGTAAAAATTTAAATTCTGAAAAACCTGCGCCAGACGGATATTACTACATGAGAGGTCCTGAGGCAGTAAAGTTAGTACTATCGTTAGGACATGGTACTGCAGGAAATTTTAAACTTGAGGAAAAAGAGGAATCTCAGAAACCCTGAAATTCTTATATATGATAGAAAAGATTGAAAGATATTATTTATAGAATCTGGAAATCAATTTTATGGAGGAAGAAATTCTGAAATAAAATAAAAAATCTATCAAGACACAATAACAACTAAAAAGGATGTCGGGATGTTGGAATAGGTAGACAAGAAACACTTAAAATGTTTTGGGCAGAAAAATAAGACCCGTGGGGATTCGAGCTCCCCTCCCGATACTAGACATAATTATAACAAATTCCAAGTGTATCCCCTCAAGCTTATACCTTGTAGAAAGGGTAATCGGTCGCATGCAGGTTCAATCCCTGCCACTTGGACAAAGACTGACTAATAATCATTAATTTGATTATTAGTTTATTTTTTTTCAAATCGATATTTTGCATTTATGGTAATCTTAAAGCCTAATTAATGTATATAATAATAGAATCTTTGGTTGTGAAATTAAAGACTTATTGAATTTAAGTTGATTTGTAGAGGGATTGAAATAATTTCTTTCCCTCTTTTCTTTATCACTTAGACTAATAAACTTTTAATTCACAAAATATAAAAAATCAACTTAAATTTTATTTTTAATATGAAGAAACAGAATAATGATTATCGTAATCAAGTTTTACGAGGATTAAAAAGAAAGTATGAATCAATTCTCTCTAGGGGAGGAAAGTGTGAAAAATGTGGATATGATAAGAATATATCTGCTTTAGAATTTCATCATAAAAATCCAGAAGAAAAAGATTTTCAATTAGATATAAGAAAATTTTCTAATTCAAATCTTGATTCCCTACAAAAAGAATTAGATAAGTGTGAATTACTTTGTGCAAACTGCCATAGAGAACTTCATCATCCAGATTTAGATATTAGTAATATAAAAGAGTTACTAGAGGAAGGAAAGTATAAAACCTCTTTTTCTAATAAAAAAGAATTTGGAGATGTATGTCCAATATGTGGAAAACGTTTTAAAAAATCTAAAGGAAAATTATATTGTTCTGAAGAATGTAGATTTAAATCAAAAAATTATCCAGAAAAAGAAACTTTATTAAAGAAACTACATGATTTTTCTGGAAACTATAGAAAAGTAGCAGAATTTTTTAAACTTACTAGAAAAATTATAACCAATCTAGTGAAAAGGTATAATTTGAAAGAAGAAGTTGATAAAATCAGAAAAACTAACCAAAATAAAGAAGACAAATAATAACAATAAGGAAGAAACTATTTTACATAGTTTCTTTTTTTTTATTTCTCCAGTAAAAGCCTTATATACGTAAAAATAATTAATAAACTAAAAAAGAGAAAATTATGGAAAAAGATTACGAGAAATTATTTGCAGTAAAATATGTTTTACAAAAAGAAGGCTTAGAAAATTTTAGAAGGAACCGTAAACATATTACTGAATTTGAAAATGTATTTTTTGAAGTTGTAAGTAAAGAACCCAGACCTATAAGAAAATATAAAATTTCAAGTAATATACAAAACTATATTCGATTTTATTCACTTAATAAAGAACGGCTATTTTCTAGCAAATTAAGAGATATAGTCAGTAAAAAGAACTTAGAAAACTTATTTAGAAATTCAGAAAAGAAAGCTAAATTTGGATTGATATATAATTCTAGTACGAAAGATAAACAGGAAACAGACTATAATGCCCACTCTATTTTTTGTATAACAAATGAATATATTATACTATATGCATTTATTGGAAAGTGTATTATGGGCAATGATAAAAAAACATTTAATTCATTAGGAAGTGTAGTAATAAAAAAGAGTGATTTATTAAATTTTTCTGAATTAAACTTAGAAGGTTGTTTATATAGCATGGATGAATTTGTTAACTCATACAAACTTTGTAAACAGTTTAATTGTTTGGATAAATTTTTTAAAAGTATTCCTTCAAAAATGATGAATGAGTTTACTTCATTAGAATGGTCAGATACATTAGAAGATTACTATAAAGAGGTAATAGATAGTCAAGAAGATTTATTATCAAATAATAAAACTATAGATGATCTTATTAAATATTTTAAAAATAATTATAATCAAACTTTATATTCGGTTGAAGCTAAGGAATCATTTAGCATAAAATACAGATTTATCTATGAATCATTTAAAAGTTTTATATTTTTGATGACTTCTGAAATAAAAACTGAAACATTTGAATCTGTGTTATCTGGAAAAGTAAAAAATCCACCTACACAATTTGAAGATCCTAATACTGGCCGAAGAAATCAAGGAGTAATTATAGTAGATAAACTATACGATACTGAAATAAATATAGATTGTCCCTTTGGTGTAAGAGGTCATTGGAGAAATCAATACTACGGAAAAGATGCGGCCGGAAATCCAATACATAAAAGAATTTTTATTGAAGCATTTGAGAAGAAAGGTTATCATAGAAAGGCGACAAAAGAATTAATAGAAAACAAATAAAAAAAAATAAGAGAGGAACATTTGAGTCCTCTCTTTTAATTTTTGTTCTAGGAAATAAATCCTTCAAACTTGTAATAAACTATATATTCTTCTTGATTCTCTCCTTTTATATAACGAGAAATTCTAAATACAATACTTACTGAAGGTTGTTTATATACTATAGAAACATATTTAGTTAAGTGTCGTATCTTTTCTCCCTTTACTTTTTTCTCAAGTTCAGCTAAGATCTCAAATTTTCCCATATTTCCTATTGAATGTTGAGTTCGATTAAAAAATTCATAAAGATTATCTAACTCAACTCCAATAACAATTCCTTTCTTTGGTAATTTAATTTCTGATTCCATAATATTAATATTTTGTTTATTACTACATTTATAAGGATTTGATTCGTTCTATTTCTGCCAATAATTCTTTCTCTGATGTGTAAATATACCAGGGATATCCATATTTTTCTACTAATAGTTTATCATAGCTAAAGTATAACAAAGTAATTCCTTTTTCTTTACACCATCTATTTTTCTTTATATCTGATTTTCTTTGAAATAGATATTGCTCTAATTTTCCCATTACTGGGAAATGGTATGGACCCTGAATTTCAATAGCTATATTTAGATCTGGTATAAAAATATCAATCTTAGAATAATTTGAATATGATACTATTTCAGACTCTATAGTATAATTATTCTTTTCTAGAAATATCTTAAGATTAATCTCCCAACAAGATTTAATTCCATCTTCTTTGAAAATTAAATCCTTCATCCAATTATTTCTATAACATTTATCAGATAAACCACTAAAATTTTTTGTAAATAATTCTCTATTATTTATATTATTAATATTTATAAAATTTTGTGCATCTATAATAGAATTAATATTATTCCAATTATTAATCTTACCATTTATATAATTTAAGTAAATACTCCATCTATTTCTATCACATTTACTTAATAATCCTGGATATTCTTTTGAAAATTGATCATGATTTAGAATATTATTTGAATAAATAAAATTTTGAACCTTAACTATACTATCATAGTAACTCCAATCTTTCATATCTTTTTCAAATTTTATATCATGTATCCAACCACTTCTTACAGATTTCCAATATAATCCATTATATTTTTTCTTAAACTCTGTTCTACTTTTTATATTATTATTTTTTATAAATACTCTTATTGAATCTATATTATCAAATTTAGATAGATCATTTCTTTTTATTGTCTTAAATTTTAAATTATCTAACCAATTATTTAGTCTAGCTCTAGTATATAAAGATTGATACTTATTTTTAAAATCTATTTTACTACTAATATTATTAGAATTTATGAATTCTTGAACTTTTTCAATACTACTATACTCTGACCATTTTGACTTTTTTGACATAGTTAATTTTATAAAAACAATTCCTCAGCAAAATTATTCTCCAAGTAGAAGAAAATATTTATTTACTGAGGAATTTTAATTTAATCTAATTCTGAATTTTCTTTTCTCATATTTTCTGTATGAAAGAAGTAATCAATTGCATTAAATGTAGTTAGATTATATCTCAATCTATCTACAGGCGTATTACTAGGTCCATAGGAAATAACAAGATCTTCAAATGATACAAAACTTTCTTCTAGAATTAATTTAATCTTAGGATCCTCGAGATATTTCCTTGCTGTCCCTGGTTGAAGTTCGGCAAGAGATATATGAGGTGTATAAAAATATTCAGAAGCAACTTCATACTTCATTCTTAATCCTTTATTGATTAATCCAAGTGTCTTGTATAATTCACTGGTTTGTTTCATTTTCAACACTATATAATCACTGTCATTCTCAAAAGATCCGATTTCAAAATTATCCAAGATTCTCTCAGTATTTTCAGATTTTATATATTCAATAAAATCATCAAATTCCGGTTCTCCTAAAATAGTTTCAATATCCCCTAAAATATTCATCCTGGGAATTTCTTTTCCTTGAGCATATAATAATGTTATATGTGATTCATTCTCAATTCCAGTATCTTTAAGATCTTCTCTACTAAATATAGCAGATAGAGATACTGGAAGATAAAGCGAGCAATTTAGCATTAAACAGCTATTATTTTCCATATCAATTACCTCCCATATTTAATAGGTTATTCTTACGACGGAATTTAATCTTTAAGTCGTTCAATTCTTTTTTCAGACTTGACCCACCTTGGTTAAATCCCTTATCATCTACTCAATTACGTTACTAGATTATTATTAATCTATGTTCAGACTATATCATCTAAATTATGTTTCAAACTTAGTTATATATTTAGTCGTTGAGAATATCTTTTTCTTAGATATAATCTAAGGTAAGATATTTTGCTAATATATTTATTATAAATATTCTAGCATTTTAATATAATTTAAAACCGCAAATAGTTTACGGTTAATCCTAGACCTAATAAGTTATTCTATTTATCTTTAATTTTATTTAAAGTAAGACTATATTATCTAAAGTAAATATTCTTTAGTATCTACTATAGTCGTTGAACAAGCTATTAATTATAAAACAACAGCTTGATGCTGATTTTCTACTTTGTTCCAGCAATTTAAGATATTTTCTAGTATCAGTTTGTATCGATACTAGCCTCAATAATTTAAGGAACATTTGATTATCTTCCTTTGCAGTGTCTTTTCTAGCACCACCAATAAATTGATCTGCATTTCTAGAAAGTAATACGGCCAATTCCATCTCACCAATTTTCTGTCCTGTCTGTCTATAGCGTCCCTTTCCAAGTATAGGTTCATCTCGTTTGGCATTAATATCTACGCCATATAAACTTGATGTAACTTTGTTGGAATAGCTTGGTATGTGATATAATTCTTCAAGGGTCATATATCCAGCCATCAAAGGCTTATCTACTTCTATAAACTTTCCGGTCATTCCAGATACTAATTTATTATATTCTTCTGGTTCTAGGTTATCTTTTAATTCATCGAGATCTGTTAATTCAGTCTCAGGCATAAGAATTTTACTCTGACTTTCTACACCTAATTCTTCAGCCCATTGATTAACAAGCTCTGGTGTAAATTTAGTAGAGAAACATCCTACATTGAAATAATACATATCTTCTATTTTACTAGTATTATGACGTTCAATAATTTCTTCAACATCTAAACTAGTAAAACGTCCTGGGTAGTATTTTTCAAGAAGTGGTTTAATTTTCTTTTGCCCTGTTTTTGTTTTCTTATAATCATCTACAAGATCGTGTAATTTGTGTGCAATAAGTCCGAGCAGTGTTTCCATAAGGACGCTCGGAATTTTACGGTTGATTGTTGAATACATTCTTGCTTAATAAATTTTTATTAAGATTAGACTATATTATTTAAGCTTGCCATAGTCGTTGAACAAGTAATTAAATACTATACTACTTGATGCTGATTAAATTTTAATATTTTTCCAGCATTTTAAAGCTTTTTCATAGATTTCAAAAAATCTAAGTCCCATTCATTAAATAGGATTCATCACAACCTCTACTCTTTTTTGTTTTCCATCCTTATCGACCATTATAGGCATTAAATCGTCAGATTGAATTTTTGATACAACACCCTTACCTCCATATCTAGAAGTAATTTTAGAGCCTATCATTCCGATGGTTCTTTTAATAAGTCTTACACGAACAGTATATACGATCTTATATGCATCTGGATCCATATTAATAGGATCTAATGTATCTGCTGCAATATACTCTGGGTATTTCTCGTAGATAATTTTTCGAGATTTTGTTTTTTCATATTCATCTATAACATCCTGAGAGGTATGTGTAAATGAATAGTCAGGTGATTTTACTGATTTAGGAATTTTAGGTTTCTTCATTTCCTGTATCATTACATCAGAAACTATTGCCTCGTCTATATTATTAGGCACAACTAAATGATCCTCGATAGTATATTCGGAGAGATCATGTCCTTCTCCGAAAAGTCCTCCGAGTTTTTCTTGTAGTGCCTGATTTATAGCATCAAGACGAACAGCTTTATATAATGTCACTACTGCATCTTTTGATTTAACCTTTGTTCCAATAGGGGCGATCCACTTAATAGCACTAGTACTCTTAACATTAATCATTAAGTCAATTATACTATAAGATGCTATACGATTTGCAAATGATTCTGATATCACCAAAGCATCCTCATTTACTAAACCATAATAGGCGTGGAAAAGTACCAGAGCATTAACGCCGGCCTTATATGTTTCAGGAGTATGTCCAACTGCACCAGTTATAATATCTCCCTGTTTTACTTTTTGGCCGATTTTTACTTTAGGCTCTGTAAATACCGCCACGTCATTTATACTCTGAATCGCTGTTCTTCGTAAAATATTTGTCTCAGTTCCATCAGGCAATTCAATTATAACTTCATCCTCTGTTATATCCTTTACCTTACCCTCTGGATAACTGAACTTTTCATTTAATATATTATCTTTCAACTCTTCATTCCTTCCAGTGTCAACAAGTGCACGCTCCGCATTAATTAGAGGTATACTCTGTTTAAGCATTGATGTCAAATCTTCTATAATATACTTTTAATTATAGTTTAGAATATAAATTTAACCTTTATTTTGGTTAGTAAGTCTTTATTCGTTACACTAAAGAAATCTATTATCTTTAGCTCGGTATTAGAATTTTAATTATTCCTTCACCGAATTTACTTACTAATTACTTAAAATATTACTACTTTAAGCGGCACATAAATTAGTACCCATGCTTATTCTGACACTATCTGTATACACTTAAATTATTTTTAACTTAAGTAGACTATATCATCCCAGGTTTTAGTTCCTAGGTTATACATTTAGTCGTTGAGAAAGGATTTTACTTAGATAAATCTAAGATATCCTTTTTGCTGATTTATACTTGGTGTAACCAAGATTTTTCCAGCATTTTAGTATAATTTTCCTAATCTACTATAAAATTAGGCAACTATTTTATAATTGGTAAATGGAATTCTTCGAGTTGTACTAGACAATCTATAATCAGGATGTAAGTCGATTAATTCCACCTCTTCGACTGGAACCATTTTTCTTTTCATCCTATATTTAACTTCTACCTGACCATCTTTATCAGGTTTTAAAGTATTAGTTTCATAATCTACATACTCACTGGCAGCTACTTTTTTATTAAGATAGTCTATATAAGGTATAGTGACCTTAATAAAATTTGGATCATATACATCAAATAATACATCATCGTCTGTAATATGACATGAAACTGTAAGTGAGTTCTGAAGATTAGTATTGTTATTTCATTAATCCTAAAAATTCACTTTTTAGGATAGACTATATCATTAGAACTATTAAAAAAATTCTATTTCATATATAAGTCGTTGAATATAAATTATAATTATATTTAAATCTAGAGTTATTTTATGGAAAATTAAATCAAATATATTTAAATCCTTTTTCAGGTTTATTTTTAATCCATCTAGAAATAGTATGTCTGTCGTGATTGGTTCTTATTGAACAATCAGTCAGTGATTCATACACTTCTCCGTTAGGACCTTGAATTTTTCTCGCTCGAGGGTGATGTAATTTAAATCCATCCCCGTTATAAAACTTAAATCCTTTTTCTGGAGACTTTGTTATCCAAAAATGTATTGTACTTTGAGAAACTTCATATACTTTAGAACATTCAGATAAAGAACTATATATTACTCCTTTTGGATCTATTACTCTTGTTCCATAAGTTTTTCCTCGTTTTCCCTCAGAAATTTTTTTCTTTGTTTCTTCAGAAAAGTCTTTTCTTTTCCTTCCGATTTTTGCTTTAGATAGTTTTTCTCTATGTTCCTTTGTTAAAGTTTTACCTTTTTGAAGTTTAGCATATTCTTCTCTAAATATTGCTAATAATCTAGTAGGAAATCTAACTCTATCCTTAGTATATCTGCTAATCATCGTCATTGCTATAACTGCATTACATAATGATATATTTTCAGGATACATACATGATAATAACATATGCGCTATTATATGTTGTCTAGAATTCAGTAATACTAAATTAGAATTTTCATCAGTTCCTCCTATGCATTTAGGAAGAATATGATGATTTTCAAAATAATTTTCAGAATTAGCTATATTTTCTGTTTGGGCTTTTAAAATAAGCGCTTCATAAGTTTTTAAATACCAAACTCTATTGTGGTATTTAATATCTTCTATATTTTCCATATCAATAACTTTATTATTTCATCCATAAAATATCTAAAGTTATATAATTATAATATATACTGCTGATATTCTTTATTATTTTAAGAATTTCCAGCAATTTAATGAAATTTTCAATAATTAATATTGCCACAAATAATTTATGGGTGTATCAGCTATATCGACTAACGAATAAATAAAGTTTTTTACTTTATCACTAGACTATATCTTAAGGAATTTCCCTCTTTGTACATAGTCGTTGAATATAAAATAAGTATTAATTATTTTATACTGCTAATTAACTATTACTAGTTTTCTAGCAATTCTCAAAGTTTTTATTATAGAAAATATTCTATAATCAGACTTAATCTAAATCTGTAAAAGTCGAATTAAAGGCTACGCTCTCAGGGATAACAATTTTTTGAGAAATTGCCTCTAAGTTTACACTATTGACTCCAGGAGGGACCTGTACTCCTGAATCTCCTTTGTTATCGCTACTTCCTTTAAAAAATCTAAAACACAAAGTACTAATTGCAGTAACTTGATCTTGAATTTTACCATACTTTGTAAAATATGATGTAATTCTTCGTCTAGCTGCAAAATAGTTACGTCCATTATTATTCCTAAAGATATATTGCATAAAACTGTTAGGAACTGATTCTAATGTTTTATCAATGATTAAGTCTTTTAGTCTATCATCTCCAAAGGCCAAACATTCCTGTATTAGTTTTTGTGTAATATATTCAGGTTTATAATCCAAGTCAAGTTTGATCATTAATTTCTTGGTTTGTCTTTCAGTTAACTTCAAGATCTCCTTTTTATCAGTTTCCAAGTATTTATCAATGTCTTCAAACTTTATATCAATTGGTTTATCTGCAATTCCAAGTTCCGGATTAATTCTTTTTATCTTTAGAATCTGTTTTTGAATATCGTAAACTCTATCATAGTCGAAATTAACTTTATAATCTCCTGTACCAGACATTTTAATACGACAGTCATAATCAGATCCCATTCGATTAGTTGAAATACGATAAGCGCCTTCTATAATAAATGCACCATCAATTTCTTTAGGAACTTCGAACTCTGCATACTTCATTTCAGGATCTTCTTTCCCATCCGTTATAGTTGTATATTCAATTCTTACTTTATGTGTAGCAGTTAATCCATTTTCAATATAATAAGAAGCTGGTTGAGGAGGTTCTTCTATAAATGAATATCCAATTTTTCCAACTTTTACTTTAGGATTATATGCATCAACTTTATTAAAAAATCGATCTACTATAATTTTTGCTCCAGTGTTTCTGAAATATTGATTAAAATTACTCATTATACTAATGGTTTTATATTTAATTGCTTATATTCGCAATCTACTGAATTAAAAAATGTTTCTAATTCTGATTTAATACTATCTTTTAAGCTACGAGCCTCTACATATTCTCCCATAGGTTTACCATCAAGAGATCTAAAAAAAGCTTCATAAGTAACAAGATAATTGAAGTTATCTTTAAGTTGATGTAATGTAAGCTTTACCGAAAATCTTTCATACTTCGGAAAAATATCATCTCTAAGTTTTTCATATAATATTTCTCTCGCCTGTATAATATTCGGATCTTGACTGTCTAAAATGTTATATGGAATTTCATATGATAGTATAATTTTATAATAATTATCGTTCATAACAAAAAATTCTCTTCTCTGGTTTTAATCATCATATATCCAAGTTCATCAAATTTCCTCCCCTTCGAGATGTAGTTGATGCTTTCTTGGGTTTTTCTTCTTTTTGTTTATCTCCATCCACAGAGATACATTTTTCTTGCTCGGGTTTACTTCCAAGGCTCGATAAAAGATTAGTATTATTAGATTTATCCACAGAGGAAGATGAGGTAGTAGTATAAACCACCTCACCGTCTCTATGAATAGTTACATTAATACTCAACTCTTTTTCAAATTCTGGAAGATCTATTTCAAATTTAATAGTTCCCATAATTTGTTTTTACTTTTGTTTTTCGTCAAGTTTATTATTTAAAAGTAATCCTAATATAGTTTCTGTCATTACGTCACCAGAAAGATTTAATTCCCCTTTGAGAGCTTTAGACACAACTCTAGAGCTATAACCGTAAGACAAAACAGTATAGAATGACTTCTTATTTAAAACACCACTTTGAGTACCTAGATATTGGATGTCTTCAATCTTCTGTGTTTCTGGATCTACACCTACATCAGTTAAACCTGTGAATAAAAGTTCAATAAGTTCTTCCTGTGTAGCATGAAGATCTGATAAACCAGTTGATACAAATCCTCCATCCGTTAAAGTATAAAATTGTTTTCTAAAGATTAAGTAAATATCATTAATATTAGAACCCAACTCTGCAATAACATGATTCATATTGCAAACTCCGCTGGAAATTCTTTGAAACTTCTTAACCTCTGTACCATCAGGAAAATAATACATACAATCTGGATTATAATCATACTGAGTATCACCAATCCAAACTTCAATATCACCTTCCTTAGTCTCTTTGTAATGAATAACCCCATCATTCAAAGCATAACAATCAGATACAATAACATTATCCTTCTCAAAATATCTTGTGCCATCACTCAATTTATCTATAATTTTCTTATTATAGTTTAGAATATAAATTCAACTTATAAAAAAGTTGGTAAGTCTTTATTCGTTATACCTTAAGATTCTAATTATTAATCCAAGGCTTGGTATTACTAGTTACTAGCTTCACCAAATTTACTTACTTATAATCTAGAGAATTACTTCCTTAGACGGCAATTTTATATTCACCTTTGGCACGCATAAGTTTTATAAGAGCGTTCAACCTGTAGATAGGCGAGGTAGTATTATAAGCTCCTCCGATTAAGTCACCTTTTTCGAATTTTGTTTTACCTACTCCTACCCAATTATCAGGTCTTGGATATTTTAATTCTCCTCCTCTGACTTTTAGGTAAATCCATCTACCTTCTTCTCTAAACTCACATTGTTTTGGTGATTTTAATAAGCCTTCTGTATTAAGCACACGTTCCAATTACTCTTATAATATAATTTATAAGTTAGACTATATCATCCAGAAATTCATCTAGTTTCATTTATAGTCGTTGAAGGGATTTTATTTTCCCCTGCTGATTTATTTTATTACAAATATTTCCAGCAATTATTGAAATTATACGCCACAAATATAATCTATGGCCACCATGTTTAAGACCTAAAGCAGATTGGGTCGTTCCTTCAGTTAATGATGTAGCAAATGACAATCCTATTGCTGCTCCATCAGTAAAACTAAATTTCTTTCCAATCAGGTCTGGTGTAATTGTGCTTAAATCTCCAGTTCTTTTTGTAACAATCGAACGTACTGGAACAAGGTCATCTTCAGAACCATTTGCAAGAGGTTTATCTGGGTATACCTTTCCGTTCGGTGCTGTTCTTCCTAATGCTTTATATCGTGGAATGAGTAATCCTGTGTTTTCTGGATCTTCTCCTTCATGATATATAAAACTATTTAAAAGGAATGAAATTTGTCGTGTTAAATATCCTGAACTAGGCCATTCAAAGAGATTAGATATTATAATTTTTAAAAGACGTCTTCTAATCTCTTATCCTGCTTACGCTTATTCACGTAAGATTAGACTATATCATGATTAAAGAGTTTCCTTAATCTAACAATACATAGTCGTTGATCTTATCTTTGTTTTCTTCTACTATTATACCTTTTTGGTCTTGGTAGATATTTTACATTATTTTTCTTATTCTCTCGATAAGCTTTTGTTTCTTGAATTTTTCTATATTCTTCAATTCCAGAGAGTACAGTTTTTGCTATACTTCCAATAAGCTTTAGAGCCTCTAAGAATTTTTCAAATCTACACATTAAGTTTTAAAAAGTACTAATAATTCATCTTTTTCTCGTCGATAAGTTGCTGATCTTAAAAGACTTTGTATGTCTATTATTATTTCCAGCATTTCTTTGTTATTTATAGTGGGCTACCATAAAGTTCAGGTTTTATTTCTAACTCCACTAACTTTGATACTTTGAAGTGACCTATTCTCAATTGCATGAAGTTGATAGTCTTTCTCTGTATATCCCGAGAGTAAAGTTCCACGGGTTATCACAGGCCTCTCATCAACTCCCGATGTAATGAATTGCAACAATACTTATATTTTACTTTATATAAGATTAGACTATATCTTTGATTATTATGTATATAGTCGTTGAACACCTTGCTTATGCTTGATGATGCTAATTCTATATTTACAGTTCTAGCAATTAACATAATTTTAATATAATAAATTTTATCTTATTATATTGCCCAATTCTTCTTAGGCATTGACATCGCTACAATTGAGGCTAGTTTTACACGATTTGCGCGTGCTAGTTCATTCTTTAAATCTGAACTAAAACTTTCAGAAACTTCTTTTTCATATTTTTTAAATTCCTCTGTCATGATAAGAAGTTTCTGTTTATCAGTAAGATCTTTTGAATCCGCAACATTACAAATTCTCTTATAAGTTTCAGTATCGCAATCTGCATATAACGTTTTATAATCAAAAGTTACGACACCTGCTAACGTAACGACTCTAAGCGCAAATTTTGTAAGAGCCTTTCTTTTCTCAACTCCGTCAGGGAATTGATTTAGGTACAGGCTTAATTTTGTTGCGCTCTTTGCTCCGATACGTTCAAACTCGTTAGAGAATATTCCAATCTTATCTATATCTGCATCAATAATCTTCGAAATTCTAAGACGACCATAAGAAGTAACTTTTGATTGATACTCCACATTGCCTATTTTTCCAGTAAATACAATTGGTGTACCTACTTTTATTTTCTTATCTATTTCTGCATCTTTAAGTAATTGGACATAATCTGTATAAAAATACCTCGGACTCTTTAACTCTTCCTGATCATCAAATACATATTCCGTCGCTACCGCTACAATACTAATCATTATTTCTAATATTTTTAGTATTAGACTATATCTTCTTTAGTTGTTCACATAGTCGTTGAAGGAAAGAATATTATCAATCTTTCCCTGCTAATTTGGATATTGATCCTTTCTAGCAATTCTAACAATTCTTAAGTTATATCTCAAACTTCGGACTTTATTAGAAAATCCGTTAAGTGTCTCGTGATTAAATTTATAGATAGGTTCATTATTCTTCTTATAAATTGTCACATATCGCTTTTATCTAATATAATTATCTATACTAGAAAGACTATATAATTCTCTTTTCTTTTAGAGATTTCATTTATAGTCGTTGAAGGGATTTTATTTCCCCCTGCTGATCTTTCTATTTCTTTTGAAAGTTCCAGCAATTATTGAAATTTTAGAGACCCCAAAATTCCAGAGGACTCATGCGTTCGTAGGTTTCGGCGGATGCTTCGGGTGGTACCAACTGACATCTTATAGGTAATTTATAAGACAGACTATATCATCTAAGATATTCTTAGTTCTATATTTAGTCGTTGAAAAGATAATTTTACTATCTTCTGCTGATTCATACTTTATATTTTCCAGCATTTTAATAGAATTTTCTTAAAGTATTTTAACTTTAAGCTACTCTTTTACAAATAGAAACAGTATCACCATCAAACAATATTAATAATTATTTCTAATTGATTTAATATTAGACTATATCTTCCAAAAATAGTTTACCATCTTTAGTTGTTCACATAGTCGTTGAATCTAGATATTATATTCTAGACTGCTAGTTATATTTTTACATAATTTCTAGCAATTCTAACAATTCTTAAGTTATATCTCAAACTTCAGACTTTATTAAAAATCTGCATTTACCTTAATATCTAATTTATTTAATTAGAAGTAGACTATATTATCTTTTAATAATATTAAAAGTACTTACTATAGTCGTTGAGTATTATAAGTTTATAATTAAAATTTATATAGAAATATGATGAAAATTTATTTTATAATTACAAATTTAAATCCTTTTTCTGGATGTTTTTTAATCCATTTAGATAATGTATGTTCTCCTACATTATAAACACTGGCACACTCTTTTATAGAAGAATAAATACTCCCCTTTGAATCTTGAACTTTTTTAGAATTTCCTTTAGAAGTATATATTTTCCTCTTTTCATCACTAGATAACTGATTGTATCTTTTTATATGACTTTCAGACATTTTTCTTCTAGTTTCTAGAGTTGTTATTCTACCTATTTGAGAAATTTTTGCTTTTTCAGACATTAGTTGTTTTGATTTTTCTGAATGTCTAAATCCTACTTTAGATTTTGCCGCGTCCTCTCTAAACTTAGCGATTAATTTAGAAGAAAATTTAGATAATTGATTCAATCTATGTAAGTTCTGATTATTCTTTCCAGGAGCAAACATTGCGGTAACTGCTATCACTATTTTCTTATTATTTGAAAAAACACTAGCTAATAACATATGAGCTATTATGTGATATCTAACTGGCATTCTTACTAAATTATCTTTCCTATCTTTGCCTCCCATACATTTAGGTAATATATGGTGAACCTCTGTATACATATCTTCAGGATAACCTTCAGACTCCATTTGTATACATTTATCTATTAATTGATTATATGTTTTATAGTACCATAATTGATTATGGTATTTAATTTCTTCTATCTCATTCATATCTCTATTTATTTTATACTATCTATATTTCCATATAATTTATAATATAAAATCATAATACTGCTGATTTATCTAATCACTAGATATTTCCAGCAATTTAAAGTATTTTCACTCAACTTTAAGTTTAAGTGCCTCTAAATTTTATTTAAAGGTTCACAAACTTGTCGTTAATCTATATAACATTAATATATAGACAGACTATATCATCTAAGATATTCTCTTAGTCTCATATTTAGTCGTTGAACTTGGTTTAAATTTCCAAGATGCTGATTTCTTTACTAGATTTCCAGCATTTTGTGAGATTTTATTCCCACAAAGTTTATTTATGGGAAAGTGTCACTTTTGTGTAAAATATTTTCATTTACTAAGTAGACTATATCATTGGATTCGTTCCATATCATTTATAGTCGTTGAAGGGATTTTATTTCCCCTGCTAATTAGATTTTATATCTTTCTAGCAATTATTGATATTTTTCCTAGTTTAGTTTTATTCACTAGGCCACACTTTTACATATGGTATAGTCATCATGGATTTTCAATTTCATTGCAAAAATCGAATATTCATGAAGACTCGGTTGGCGATTAACTCTGTGATAATCAATACTTTAGCCAACATTATATTGATTACCCAAGATATAATTCTATCTTGCAAAGACTATATTTTCCATGGTTAAAACTAGGTTATCACAACACTAGCCTGGTTTTGTCCATAGTCGTTGAATTGTGATTAATTTATTTATACGAATTTAAAACCTTTTTCAGGATGTTTTTTGATCCAATAACTAATAGTACTATCTGGAATATTTAATTTTCTAGAACAATCAGAGATACTATTATAAATTACACCATTATAATCCTGAACAGCTTTTGACATTTTATTATTTTTAGAAATTTTCTCTCTTACTTCCTCAGAGAGAGGTTTTCCTTTTCTTCCACGAAGAGCGTTTCCAATAGCTTTTTTATGACTTTCAGAAAGACTTTTACCTAAATGGGACAACTTTAACTTATCTTTCGTTTCTTTTGATAAATGTTTTCCTTTTTTAGATTCAGAAACTTTTCTATTATGATCCTCAGAATGTACTTTTCCTTTTAATGCAAAAGAAATTTTCTGCTTATGTTCTTCTGATAAAGGTTTTCCTTTCTGATAATTTGCCATAGTTTCCCTTAATTGACTAATAGTTTTTGTAGAGAATTGATTTAAAGCTAGATTTCGTTCAGCTCTTGTATTTTTATTTCCGACAATCATTATATTAGCTGCATATATTATTTTTCCTATATTTGGATATATTTTTACAAGTAATAAATGAGCCATTATATGATATCTAACAGGCATTCTTACTAAATTATCTTCCTTATTTGTTCCACCCATACATTTAGGTAATATATGGTGAACCTCTGTATACATATCTTCTGGATAACCATCAGACTCCATTGTATACATTTATCTATAAGTTGATTATATGTTTTATAATACCATAGTTGATTATGGTATTTAATTTCTTCTTGTGTCATAAATTTCAAAGGTTTATTTTATTTTGTATAATAAATTTCAAATTACTATTATTTTTTACTTTATCATCCAAAAAGTTATATACGTCTTTTCTAATTTTATCATCTAAAAATTCAGTATACCTTGTTTCGTCTTTAGACAGTTTAGTATATTTTTGAAATTTAATAAAAGTATCAAACTCGAGATCAGCTAGTTCATTGGTAGGTCCTGATATAATTGCTACAACTTTTCCACCAAGTATTTGAAATTGATTCATCAATTGGGTATTAATTCTACGTTCCCAATTCTTTGAAAATCCAATTTTTATTGATTTCGGATATCTTACAAAATATAAATAACCAGTTTCTCCTTGAAATTTATTTCCAAGTAATATTCTATTATTTACTCTCATTGCATACTCAGATCCATAACCTTTAGAATTTTTATCTAAAGCATTTTTAGCTCCAAGTAATGCCATTCTTTGTCTCTTCTCTTCACTAGAATTCCATATACCAATTTTAGAAGTACCTTGATATCTTCCTTGAGCATGTAGTTGCTTCATATGTTCAGATCTATTAAAAATTGGTTGTGTAGATACTAGAGAAGAGAAGTGTTTAATTCTAAGTACCTTCATAATATTCTAGTATTTTAATTATTATAAATTCGTATAAATAAATTATCTTCAACTGCTGATTAGATATTTAGATCCTCCCAGCAATACACAAAATTTAATACATAATTCACATTATATATTCTAGGATTCACACCTAACGTACCAATTAGGAAACCATTAGTACGATTTGTTTTTCCGCATACTCTTTAAACATTTTCAGAGTTTCCGGATTATTATATTCTTCTTTTGTTGCTTTGAGTGCTTCGTTTTTGGTAAAATTCAGCTCTTTCATTAAGTAATCTAAGAAACCTTCCCGACACATTTCATAAGCGATATGTATTGGAACAGAGATTTCATCGATAGCTAATGTAGTACTAGGTATAATTGGGCATCTAGCAGAATTTTTAGTACGGACAGAATACAAGTCACGTGCTAGATTTTCTTTAGATGTATTAAGTAGTGCTGTAGCTTCTTTTTTCCCAGCATTTAGGAGAGCACGTAAAAGGGCTGTATATCTAACTCTTTCTCCAGGGGTATTAAATTTAGATATAACTTCCTCATAGTTCAAGTCATTAGATTTTTTATCTTCTACGCAACAAAGTCTGATAATAATAGAGTACCAAATACTAAGTTTATGAGATCCCATTACTTTTTTCCCGTTTTTAATTCCGAGAGTAAAAGGTCTCATCATAGCAGGTTGTACTAGGTAATACCGATTAATTAATTTTTTAAATTCTGTAAGACGAGCGGGAAAATGTTCTTCAATAATTTTAATTAATCCTTCGTAAGAACATAGAGCTTCATCAGTAATAAATTCTGATATTTTTAGTTCTTTTGTTGTTGGATTATATTCGAACTGGCAGGTATCAAAAACTTTAATACCTAATTTCTTTGCTCCTCTTGCACTATAACCATTTCTTCGAAGATCGTCTCCAAAGAAATCTAACACAATTTTACTATCTTTAAAAATATCTTCGAAAAGTTCTTTAAAGATATCAAAACGTAAATCATTCAAGTAATAGAAAGGAAGTTCAATTCTAGCAAATCTTCTCAATCCCTCTTCTCTTGTAAATACTCTCGCCCCGCAATGAGGACAAGGTTCAGCAGAGGGTTGTCGAATTTTTCCACAAATACATCTATCTTCCATGGGTGAGCCAAAAATATCGACATCATAGACTCCACCGGCGATAGGTTGTATTCCATTGTACTTCAGGTCCAAGTCTCTATGATTAAATAGGACTTGATCTTTTCCATCACTTTTAGTATAATCGATGATAGCTTCATCGGTTAGTAACTCAAGAGATACTGACATAAAATTTTAATATTTTTACTGTTTAACCATTCCTTCGACATCTTTCCAAATTATCTTAGTAGCTAGTTCAGAATCGTCAGGATTATTTTTTGACCAATCTTTATATACTTGTTTTACATCTGATATTGCATCTGATCTGGTCTTGTCTTTTAATCTTTCATAAACTCCTGCTTCTTTATCTATAACTACCTCAATCATATCTGAAATAATATCTTGAGTAATAGCTCTTGATGTATTAGTAAATCTGGATCTATATTCACGATAAACCAATACGTCGTCATAAGTAAGTTCGAGATCAGAGTATTCGGCTGATGATCTAATTTCGGCTGGTTCTTTATTAAACCATGATAACTGTAACTTTCTAACTCGATCTGCCACAGCCTGTCTACCCATTTCTTCGTACTTCTTTGCTAATTCTTCGACGATATCATACTTAGCTTTTAGGATTTTTCTCATTGCTTCTTTTATCTGAGTTGCATATTCTTCGGGCATAGTAGGACATTCAACAATTAAGTCATACATACCAGAAGAGAATAAGAAAATAATAAAAGCTGGAATTTGTCTTTGTTTTCTTCGCTTTGATATAATAGAGTCTTTGCTAATATCACGAGTAGCCAAAAATTCTATGAATCTTGCTATTTGGTTTCTCGCTTCTTCAGCATATCTCTTATTAAATCCAGAGTCATCCTCATCTTTAAAGTCTATATCAACATCTTCTCCGCGTAAAGGAGTATCAGGTGTATAGAGGCTATTAACCATACGAGAGTGACCTTGCTTATGAAACAAATCTTTAATAATATTTCCGACTGTATTAACTGAAGTATGTTTAGGATTAGCCCAAACTATAGTAGTAACAGCATCTTCAATTGCATTATCTTTATCCAATTTTCCTGCTGCTATTATGTCATCGTATGCTGTAGATAACCAAAGTTCGTCCTTAGTCATCTTACCTTCATACTGAGACTCATCTACTTTAATTTTCTTCTCATCCTCGTCATCTCCAATAATACTCTCATCAGAACCTTCAGAGTCATCGTCGTCAGAATCATCTCCTGTTTCGTCTGGACCTAGATATCCTTGATTTTCTAGGTCTTCTTCTTCTTCATCTAACAAATAATCGTCTTCCATTCTTTATTAGCATTATTATTTTTAATTAATTAGTATAAACCTTGAGAGGACCTGAAATTTCCTCTCAATTATTAGGGTAACACCTTCTGGGATACGTGTTTTAGAGGTTTAGAAGAAGAAAAATAAAGAGGGAAATAACAAATCCCTCTTTTTTTATATTTATTTTCTACTTATTATATTATATATTTTTACTACCTTCTTAACACCATCTATTTCTACTCTAGCTGATGACTCCTTTACATTAAAATAATTTTCTAAGTCCTTTGCCTTAGGAGTAGCATCATAATTAATACTGGAATATAAATAACCTAACCTATCTTTTATATCAGCTAAAGTTATTTTATCCCCGACCTTAAATTCTGAATATATAATAGATTCTAGGAGTTCTTGACTGAATGTTACTACCCCTAACTCCTTCTCTATATCATACCTATTATAACCACAAGCTCTAAGTTTTTGAGGTCCAAGTGCTAAGTAGTAAGATTTAATATTATCATGTTCCCCTATCTGATCTAATACTACTCCTATTACTTGATCTGAAAACCCATATTCACATAAATATTTCAATTTACTCCTAAAGGTACCTAATTTTTGATATTCTCCTAAAAATTCTGATACCTTTTGATTTATTATATCATCAGGAGATAATGTATTGTGAATAGTAGAGAATACTGTAAATCTATCTTTATAATCTATTTGTTGAATCCTGAAAGCTCTAATCTCATTTACTAATACTAGATTATTAAGTACAGGTATTAAAGTTCCGCCTCGATGTTCGTTTACTGCTATATAGTCATCTTTATAATTATAAGATTTAGTATTTTTCTGATAAGTTTTAGCTAGATCATATTTAGCATCATCTGGAGCAGAATCAAATGATCTTAATAAATTATTAGTAGATCTTTTCTTTCTTTCAAGTTCTTTATCAAATTCATCTTGAGATATCTTTCTATAATCACAAGTAGATCTATAATAAAAAGTGGCTTCATTTTTCCATGGATTCTTAAATAGTCTTTGTCTTCCGAGAATTTGAGGTAGGTCTTCACTAATATCTACAGCCAAACTGTCTATATTACTATCACTAAATATAAAACTACGTGCACATGTAGAATAAAAATCAGCTCCTAAGTAAACCGTTCTAGTACAAAACGTAAACATTTTATGAGAATCTCCTTCTAATGGAACTTCTCCTATAGTAAATCTCTTTCCAAGTCTTTTTTGAATTTTTTTAAGATTTTCAGGAGTATTAGAACAAAGGATATTTACCTCTTCTGGCTGGAGATCGCACTTCTTTATTATAGATATAATATGATTAACAGAGTTTACATAAAATACAGCTTCATCACTAACTATTTTAGTAGGATATCCATTAACCATTCTAATAGCACTTTCAAAATTTCCAGATTTATAAGAATCTATTATCTCAGGTAATTTAGTACCTACTGATTTCATTGTTAATACCTTAAGAGAAGGTTTTAATACTCTAGTAGGATCTTGTGAAGCCCAATCCATGTTAATATACGGTAAGCCATCAAATTCATCTAACATATTAAGATACTCTTCTAACATAGGTGTAGCAGATACAAATAATGCTGAATGAGATTGATGTAGGTGGTATAAAAAATCTAACTCAGTATCTGACTTAAATTTAGAATCATGTAAGATAGTTTGAAATTCGTCTACAATAGTATAAAAACTCTGAAATATTCCTAAAGATGTTAATATATCTTTTACAATCCTATAAGAATCATAAGTTACTAGTATCTTAGCAGGTTTATCTCCTAAGTATTTTCTTTCATTTAGATAGTCTTTTATTTCATTCATTAATCGGTTGTAGACAATATCTTTTCCATTAACCATTTCATCTAATTTTTCCAAAAATACTTGAGATTTATCAATTTTATTTAAATCTTTATCAATAGCTACCTCCTTTTCAAGCTCATTTATAACTAGATAAACATCTCTACCATGCTGATCCTTCTTATTTTTTAACAACATCTTTCTAGGAGAACATAGGATAACATTTTCAGGACCTCTTAAGCAGTATTCAGTAAAACCACATCCAGGTAATTGTTTATTAATAATGCATTTTACAGGTAACTTGTAAAATCTAAAGTCAGTTCCTAATTCTGATATAAATCTTATTCCTCTAGGAACCACATAATCGTTTAATCTTTTTATCATATTAATTATATTTTAATTTTTTAATTAGTTGGTATGAATTCTAATACAGAATCCAGTTACATAAAATCGAAGACATAGGAGTCTCCCTTCTTCATTAATTAGAGTTTAAAGTTATTAGAAGAGCAAAATGTAGATTTAAATAAAGTAAATTTAACCATATACTAATATAATAAGATATGATTAAAAAAGTATACATTTAATATTTAGATTAGATTCGCCTCTTGAGGAGGCGAAAATCAATAATATAAAATCTTTAAAAATATCTTCATTTTCTGAGTTTATTCCTATATATCTTATTCAAAGTTTCTTCCTTAGACACCCCTAGCGGTAGCGATAAGGGGTGTAATATAAGGGAAGCTCCTTTGTCCTCATAAATAAGTTACATTTTGCTCTTTAGGATCCTTTAGATTCTAATATATGAAGATTAAGAAAAAATAAACCCCAAGATATTTTCTATCTCAGGGTTGTAGTGGGTTTAGAGTCAGTCGTCAAACATTCGTCTAAACCTCCGTCTTTCTCTGTCTACATTCATTTGTGCCAGAGAATCATTGAATATATCTATGAGGATATCTTTTAATTCAGAATCCTCTAGAAATACTATCACTGCGATTATAATTATAGCAATGATAGCATATTGAATAATTTCATTTTTATTCATAATACTGGTCTAGTTTATTTTGGGTTATTTTTCTAATGCCAGTATTTTTCTATGAATTTTTCTTAATCTTAAAAATTAATGCTAGTTCCTTTTGTATATTTCGCACATATACTTTAGGAGCTAGCTCATTTATTTTTTTTACATATATAAGGCTTTTAAGGAATAAAAAAAGAAAGGGAAAATTAATCCCTTTCTTATATTGAACTTACTTCGACGTCATGCCATTTCCCCTTACTTTCTCCGACGGGTTTTAAGATATCTATACAAAATTTATATCTTTTATTCATGGTATCTCTAACTTCATATATTCCATCGATACTTGGATCTGATTTACATCTAATTCTTACTTTTGATCCATATTTAAATTGTTTTCTAAGATCTCTAGATACAGCAATCCATTTAAGTTTTCCTTGATTTAGTTTTTCAAGATCAATTTTTGAATTATCTGCTGTTACTAGAGGATCAGAATCACATTGACTTTCGACTGGATTATAGACAGTTGCAGTTACCTTTATTGTCTTTTCGTCTTTCAGTTCTTCTTCCTCTTTCATTATTGAGTCGAGGAATTGTTCATATTCATACTCCTCGTCTGATTGCCAAATTATTTCCTTCGGCTTTGGTGCAGGTGATATTACTATTGAAATTACTAATATAATTCCTAAGATAACTATAACAGTACCTAAACACCGATCAAATTTTTCTATTAATTTTTCTAGTTTCATATTATAAAAATTTAAAACTCCCTAAGCTTTTTATTATTGCTTAAGGAGTATATTATTACTTATTTATTTTTCTCATATATAAGGCCTTCAAGTTATATCATCCGGCCAAAATTAAAAAGCCCCCTATTCATCACGAACCAGGGGCTTATAAGTCAAAATCATAACATTTTACTTAATTATTATGCCACATATAAGGCTTTCAGGGCTTCTTTATCTACTGGCCGGAAATAAAAAAAAAGAAGGGAGTTTTATATTCACTCCCTTTTAAAAATATTTAATTATATCTTCTCTTCTAAGTTCCGGATCTTGAAATAATTTTACCATTTTGTCATAATATCCATTCTCTACATATTTTCCTTGATCTGATTTTCTAACTTGACTATTATTTATAAATGTAATAAATCTAACAATTCCAGTAGGTTCAACTCTTCCAAACACTACTCCATCTTTCATTCTACTTATTGTTCTGATATCTATTAACTTCTTTGGATCTTTCTTATCAAAAATGGGAAAATACTCTAAGTTGAAATATATTCGATTTCTTTTCAGAAAGGTTGAAACTAAGTCTTCGAATGTCACTTTCTCTGGTTGCACTGATTCTAAGTATCTCTCACGATATCTTTTTATAAGGTGCGGCTCTAGTAACATTACCAGTGTTTTTGATTCATATTTTGCACATGACTCTATAAAGAACATTGCTACTTTATTTCCAGACCAAATATCATTAGTTATTATAAATGGATGATATTGTATTAATGATTTCTTTATTTCTTCTTTTGGGGAACTTATATCATTTACTGCAATATTATAATTTGTACCTCTAATTTTCAACTTTCGATCTATTACAGGTACAGGCTTTTTTGTTCTATCATAAATTTTCTTGATCTTATATTTGTTATTATTTAAGATCTCCATTAATTTTTCATCAATTATTTCTTCGTCTTTTTTGTGCTCTTTTATCATATCTGCACAGCTCATTCCAAGTACTATCATAATTTATTTTTTATTATTTAACATTAATAAGGTTCTCAAGAATAAAAAAAAGAAGTAGGGATTTTATACCCTACTTTTAAGTTTACGAGATTTATAATAGAAAGTATCGATTTCTTGTTCTAGTTTTTTATTTAAGAAGAGACTACTATATGAACTCTTCACTAGTTTAGCACATAAAGAATCGTACTCTTTATTAACCTCATCTTTTTCTTTTTCTGTAAGCTTTCTCGAATCATCTTCATAATTTCTCATAGCGTCTTCGAGTCTTCTTTCTAGTTCATCTTTTTTAGTTCTTAATATTACATCATCTAACATTATTTTTGTTAGAAATAGTGTTCCTGCTGTAACTAAAGCAGTAATTAATGTTTCACTCTTCATTATTGTTTATATTTTTATTGTTTACATTAATAAGGCTTTTAGGTGAGTATTCTATTAATGCACATCCTTTTATACAATTCTTTCTTAGGGTACATCTTTCTGCACAGTATTTTATAAATAATTCTTCATCGATAGGGATGGGCCGAAGACTAGAAGTATTAATAGTCTTCTCCGAAAATCCTGAATCTTGAGCAGAATGAACAATTGAATAAATCGGCCCTAGAATATCGATGACGTAATATTCTTCAGGGTCTCTTTTTCCAAAATCTCTAATGATCTCTAGAAATTCAGCCCAACCTATAAATCCATTATTCTGTGGATTAATTTTTACAATATCACCTTCTTTCATTTTCTAACCAATTTAATATATCTTTCCATTCAGTCCATTCGAATCCAGCTTTATCATCTAAAAGAATATCATAGTAAGGTTTAGTTTCAAAACAAGAAATTCTTCCTGATCTTACTTCTGGATTTTGATTGAGGTATTTAAAATTTATTCCATCTTCCCTGAATTTCTCTTGGTACATTTCTAATTTTTCAGGATAACTGGATGACCATATTAATAATATAGTATCTTCTCTAGCTGATAATTCCTGAAGTGCTTCTTTTGAGGATCCTAAGTATGTAAAGTTCTCAGTTTTATTCCATGAAGGTTCAAGAATGGTACCATGAATATCTACTGCAATATAGATTTTTTCATATCCAAGTTCATGATTTTCTTTATATGTTTTCTTTAAGTATTCTAGCATAATTATTTATTTTTATTTATACACTTATAAGGAAATAAAGAAAGAAGGAATGAACTTTCTCACTCCTTCCTAATGGGTTTTATTCATCAAAAAATAACCATCCTAAAATTGCTCCTCCAATTAAAACAGATAGACCTGCCTGAAATCCACCCTTGCGGTATTCATTAATAGCTAGTAACCCTATTCCTGCTTTAAATATATTCTTAGGAGATACTTTAATTAAAACTTTTTCATTCTTTTTCATGATTATAATTCTTTTTTAATATGAATAAATCCGATAAATTGCTTTTCACTATTAAATACTCTTACGAATAGGTTATTTGTCATTTCGTAAGTATCTTTTATAGTTATTACTCTACTCATCAATTTATCTTTAATGAGTTTTTGTAATTTTATTTTTATTCTCTTTCCTAGACATACTTTATTTACTATGTCTTGAATTTTAACACTACTCCTGCCATTAAAAGCAAGACTGTATTCTCCTTCTCCCGGGAATTTAAATTTTACTGTCCCTAAGATATTTCCTTCTTCTGGAAATATTTGTTTTTCATAATTCTTTTCCATTTTTCTTTTCTTTTAAGTTTTAATTACATTAATAAGGCTTTTAAAGGATGAGAAGAAAAAAAGAAAGGAGATCAAACTCCTTCCTTCATCATTTCCTCGTCTTTTATGGCATCATGTTCTCTTTTCGGTGTAAGGATAAATTCTTGATATTGTTTCATTAAGTCTCCTGTAGGTTCTAAGTTTTTAACTAACCTGTGAAGACTACTAAGTTTATTCAATAATTTCCCTCTTACTGAAATTGATACCTTTAATTTCTTTTCGAGTTTTTTGTTTTCTTCTACAAGATCCTTAATAGTTTTAGTTTGGATCTCGTAAGTTTGTTTTAATTCTTCATTTTTTGCTGTGAGATCTCTGATAATCTCAGTTTGATCTTTATTAGCTTGTTTTAATCTATTAAGCTCCTCTTCTTTGATTTCTAAAGAGTGAAAAAGCTTAATAGATGTTTCTTTGTAATAATTCATTTTTTCCTTACAGGTTTTATTACCTATAAGTTTTCCTACTATACCAGATACTATTGCCGTTCCGGTTGTAATTGCTATAAATTGTTTTGAATTCATAATACTTTTGTTTATTGTTTTTCATTAATATTTTATTATCTCATCATTAATAAGGCTTTTAAGGAATAAAAAGAGGAAGTTGTCTCCTCCCTCTTTGATTATTTTATTTGAATAGATATATTAAAAATATATTTCCTATAAATAGACATATTAATTCTATCCAATCAAATTTTTCATATACTTCTTCATCTTTTCTTCCTGTTAAGAGAGCAAAGATAGAGTATAATACAGCTGCTCCAATTATAAATACAGAACTATCTTCTACTACTTTTCCTATTCCAAACTTCTCTACTATATAAAAATTCCAGTAAAGTTGCCCAGTTATTGCAATCATAACAGTTGCAAATATACCCTTAAAGAAGCAATTAATTAGTTTTTTCATAACGTCTTAATATATTTTGTGCGGTTCCAGAAGTCCATCTACCTTTCCGAATAAATGCGATATCTTCTGTTGATATAGTTGTCATTGCTGAATCTCTTTGAACATCGTCTTGATAACCTCCGGCCGTTTTAAATAACATAGAAGCTAAATATCTAGGTTTTTCAAGCATATGATAAACTGTAACTCTTGAATGATTCTTAAGATTATCTCTTAACCAATCTTGAGCTAATCTATCAACTCCGATACATTCAGCTACTACGAATTCTGAATCTTCGGCCGCTGCTTCTACAAGACGAGGAACATACCATTCTTTAAATTCTTTTTCAGTAATATCTCTATGTCCTGAAATAAAATAAATTTTCTTTTTCATTATTATTCTTTATTAAAATTTTATTACATAAATAAAGCTTTAAGTCCCTTATAAATGTAAAATAAAATAAAAAAATATGAAAAATTTGAATATTCCGTATGAAATAACATTAGTTTATTTTGACCATGGAACAGATTTGTTTCCAGAAGTTGTAAATAAAAAGGACTTAACAAAACCATTGCGTAATAAAGTATATAATAGTGTTAAGTCAGATAATTTCAATTTGAATGGTAACAAAACAGTGGAAGAGAAAGATATCTCTGAGGTTGTTGTACTTAACTCTGGATTTCATATATCTTTAGCAGAGAATTCACTCTTTTCTTCATATGGGAGACATAATGTTAAATATGGAGAAGGTGGACCTAGAGTAGCTGTAAGGATTCAAAATGATGAATTAGATTCAAAACTTCCAGGGCGAAACGTTTATATTTATGTAGCTATTGAAGGATTTTTTAAGATTCTTCAAGATACTAGATATGTTTCTGATGGAAACCTACATGAAACTTTCTCTTTAGGTATTGGGTGTTTTCCTAGTTTAAAATTAGTAAAAGAAGATTCAACAAATAAATCATTTACATGTTCTACGGAGATTGGAAAATTGATTGCAACAAAACCTAAAACGACAAAATGGAAACCTGGATATGTATATGCATTATCTCCGATGAAATTAGTTCTTTATCTAGGAAGTTATATTGAACCTTTTTCGCTCAAACTTTTTAGTTATCGTGGAAGACGTGAAAAAGTATCAAGTATATTTTTAAATTTCTTTGATTCATATTGGTTAGATATTGAAACAGATCGAGAAATACATTTATGTATTCCGATAAATAAGAGAAATAATATTTTAGAAAAATTATCAGGAAAAAATAATAATATAAAGGATTTTATTCAAGGATATTTCTCTGAAAATCTTGAAAATGTAGATAATATAAGAGATGGTATAACTAGAGGAGTTTTAGATATTAAGAAAACTGCTATGAAAGGAACAGAAATCGAGCAACTTTTGGTAGGTGTAGATGATACTTATAACCCAAGAGATGTAATTGTGGATGTTATTGAATCTCTTTCTCATGTAGATTCTATAGATTTCTCTGCATTATCTAGTAAACCATTAGTGGATTTAAATGTAACAGATGGGTATTATCTTAGTATTCTTGAGATTGATCTTAAATTTTTCTTAGGAAATTATCCGAAATTAAAAAAATTTTATATAGAGAAATTACTTGAAAAGGATAATGTTGAATATAAACGAATCTTACAATATAAAAGTCTTTATAGTGATACCTCTCTAGATAGTATTCTTAATCCTACTCAGCATTATAAAGGAGTATTTATTCTTAAAAATCTTAGTAATTATTTTGGTTTAACTGAAGATGATATAAAACAATTAGTAATAGATAAAGTAATGAAAAATTAACTCTATGGAAACTATTAAAGAAGCTGTTACAGAATTAGGTGATATTAGAAAATCAATAAATAACTATAAGAGTATCAAAAACAGTATTAAGAAGACAATTACTGAAGGTTTGGATGAGATGATTAGATTTCTCATGGTTGGTCCAGGAGTAGTAAGTCCGGAAGCAACAAGAACTAGATGTAATAAAATTGTAGATTTGATTAAGGTTTGGTATAAAAAGCCTGAAGATAGGGATTGCATTGAAAAAATTTTAGATATTAAGCGGAAGTTTATAACTCCCTCTCTTACGGCTGGAGACTCTGAAGAAAAATCTATATCACAAAGGGAAGAAGAGATAGTAACTAGATCAAAGGAGTTAGAAGAGAAAATTCCAGCCGATCTTAGGGAGAAATATCTTCCGATGTATATAGAAAGACTTAGACCTGAAACTATTGAAAGAGGTGATGTAGCATTTCTTCCTATTGGACCTATACTTCACTATTGTATTGTTTTTAAAGTAGTTGGAGAGATATCATTTGTCTTATCAATTACTACATCAGGAGAGGCTAAAGGGTTCGTAGGATATCAACTTGAGAGGTCTAGATTCTTTAAAGGAACTGCTCTGTATACTCTTCACCAGGTTCCGACTGCTTTAGTGAATAGGAAATTTGTTATGCCTTATGATAATAAAGCAGAATTAGGAAGAATTTTTACAGGTTGTGAAGAATATCTTAAAACAAATGTATTAAAAAGAACATATAATAAAAGAAAAAAGAAATGAGCACTAAGATTGGAGTAATTGTTGGTAGATTTCAAGTAGATAATCTAACAAGAGGACATAACTATTTATTAGATAAAGTTAGAGGAGATTTTGGAAATAATAATGTAGTTATTTTTATAGGAGAAACAAAAAACTCAGAAAGAACTGCACATGATCCTCTTCCTTTTGAAGCAAGGAAAGAAATGATACTTGAGTCCTATCCAAAGATGAAAATATTTAAAATTAGTGATCTAGGTAATTATCCTAAATGGGTTGAAACGCTAGATCATAGAATTAATTATTTAAAAAGTCTTGAGGAAATACCACAAGATTCTGAAATTTATATATGTGGTTCTAGAGATTCTGTAGCTGAGAGATATAAAGAAAATGGAGGATTCTATAATATAAAAATTTATCCTGATCAAAAAGATGATGTGCATATAACTTATTCTGGAACAGAAATAAGAAGGAGAATTGTTAATTGTTTTACACCTAATTGGAAAGATGAAAAGTTAAGAAAATTTTTAATCTGGTGGTATGGAAGATCATGTGAATAGACTAAGAAGAATATGTAAAGAAACATATAAAGAATATCAGAACTTATGTAGAGATATAGATACGTATTTTCATAGAAAAATTTTTCAGGAGGATGAATCTTTTGTAAATCTCATAGAACCTTTCAAAGTTTGCTTAGATCTCAGTGATAGCTCTAACTATTTAGTAGAATATTATACTGGTAATGGAAATTTTCTGAAGATAGATGAGCTTTCATTCTACTTTTTAGAAAAACTTTTTCGAGATTACTTAGAACCTTTGGATAAAATAATGAAATTTACTAGTAGAACGCAATGTAGATTTATGAGGTTTTTAGAAGATCTTATTAAAATTAATCCAGAAAGTAACTACATAAATTCAATTCTAGATAAATGTGAAATAAATTTTCAGTATATTCGAGATAGAGTGATAAATAATATTGGATATTTTGGGTATTCTGAACAGATTTTAGTATCAACATCAACATATAATGACGAAAACTTTATAACTGAAACTGTAAATTTAATAGGAGAATTTATAAAAATAGGAAGATTATATGAAGAAGAATAGAGGAAAAGAGTTAGCATATATTCTAAGACATAATCCGGCCGAAGTAGAAGGAGCGCTTGATTCAGAAGGTTGGTTAGAAACAAAAAAGTTGATTGATCATGGCTGGACTATATCTGAACTAAAAGAAATAGTAGATACTGATAATAAAAAGCGCTATGAATTATCGGCCGACTTAAGAAAGATTCGTGCACTTCAAGGTCACAGTGTTAAAGGGATTAATGCTGATTTTAAGAAGTACACAGGGTGCAATATTGTCTACCACGGAACACAAAGAAAATTTTTAGAGAGTATATTTAGAGATGGATTAATTCCAGGGAGTAGAGAGTATGTACATCTAAGTTCAGATCCTTTGACAGCAAGAAATGTAGCTCTTCGAAGAGGTCCTGAGATAGCAATACTTAGAGTAGACTTAGAAGGATTAGAAGATGAAGTGTTTATATCTGGAAATGGAGTTATTCTAGTGAAAAAAGTTAGTCCAGAACATATAATCAGAGTAGATTATGATCCCGGAGAAGAATAACAATTATACATTTATTGTGGAAGTAGATTGTGATGAAGGTGAGGAAAATATATCAATTACTGAGATATCTTTAGATGAATTAAATCAAGTAAATCCTCTTCTTTTAGACATAAGAGAAAATCAAGGATATTATCCAACCGGAGATTTCTTGGTGTACCCTGATCCAAGTCCTGAAGAATTTTACGGAGCTAGGTTTAGAGAAAGTTTTGATATTTTAGAATCAAGGCTTCCTTGTCCGAAGAGTGGATTTAGGAGAATATTAGAAATTAAGGTATTTTCAGAATCCCCAATTTCCTTATACATGTAAATAAAATTAAATAAAATGGAAAACTTAAAAGACATGGAAAAGAATGGAAATTACTTTGTTAGAGAAGACATTGTAAGTGAACAACACGTACATCATAAAGATGAATATCGTGAAAAGAAAAGAGATAAAGTCGTTTTTACAAGTACAATTTTTGAAGAAACTACTCCACAGCCTAAAAGAAAAGAGGATTATGAAAAATCTGAATACTTTCTTGGGTAGTTTAATATAAAGAAAATGGTTTTGTTGGGAGAACTTAGGAGAAGATCTTAAGTTCTCTTTTTTGTTCCCCACAAACTCTTATTAATGTATTATCATTAACATTAAACAATAAAACCATGAATTCTTTAAAATTTTACATTGACAAACTAAAAGATTGTGATGCACACGAAGTTATTAATTCTTTGAGAGTAAATCCAGTATTAAGTGTGGAAGAGAAAAATTTAATTTATTTATATCTTTTCCCTAGACCACTCTTAGACCGACAACTTCCAGAAAGAATTATAGCTTACAGAAAAAATAAGAACCCACAAGGATCTCTTCAACCAGATCTCGGAGAAATTGGATTACTTGTGGAGGCTTATCGTACGGAACAGTATAAAAGATTTATGAAACATTTATTCCACTCTTTTACAGATCCTGAACAACTCTTCCCTATTGCTGGTTTAGGACAATGTGAGTGTGCAATTTGTGGAAAGAATATGTATGAAGAAGGAGCATGGTCTGATCTATGTTCTAGATTTGAATATAATCAGCTAGAAAAAGAGAAAAAAGAATATCTTGCTTTTGGAAGTAAGAATTCTGGTATAAATTTATGTCTAGATTGTATTATTCAATTAAAAGAAACTTCAATACTTTTAGAAGAGATTGAGCCTGGTTATCTTCTAGATTGGAGAAGTAGATGTAAACCAGCGTTATTTGTGTAAAGAAATAAAAATCCCAAGCCTTATTTTACATAGGGCCTGGGTTTATTTTTTATAATTTTTGGAGATCTAAAATTTTAAGATCTCCTATTTTTTCTTTTCCATAAGAGAATTCATAATATTCTGCTTTAGAATCAATCAAGAATGTATACGTTTTATCTTTATCTTCATTAGTTAAAGTAATCGCATAATTATCTTGTTTATTGTGTTTTAATTTTAGTTTATCAATTCTAAAGTATAGAATTTCTGGAGTCTCTTCGTCAGTTTTAATCACTGCTGCAATATTATAATTACGTCCAAGAAGTTCAGATTGTTCTTTAGAGTTTGATAGATTTTCAAGAGCTTCGATAGATAGTGTTTTAGCATTATCAAATTTCGCTAAGAGTCTATCATAAAAAGCTTTCTCTTCTTGAACCTTAAAGTGCATTGATAACGGAAGAAATCTCAATGATTTTCCCGTTTCCTCTGGACTTTCAAAACTAAAGCCTTCCGGAATAATTCTAGCTTCTTTGACTTCCTCTTCCCCAATTATTTTATACTTAATAATTGAAGTTGTAGTCATAGGATCATAATCAGTTATATCCTCAACTTTTACTTCTTTAAGAGAATAGTCCCATCTTCCAGTTTCATCTCTAGAATAATCAATTAGTGCTAAAGAAGATCCAATATGTTTTGTTAGATCTCCTCCTCTAGGAACGTAATTTAGATTTCCTTCATAGAAACCATATAACTTTTTGTACTTGTCTAATGTTGTTAATTCTTTTTCTGGTTTAAATTCTAACATGATTTTATTGTTTTAGTTAATAAAAAATATTTTCTTTCACATATAAGATTCTCATCCTATTAAAGGAGCAAAATAAATAACTACACCAATCCATAATAGACTAGTGTAGTTAATATTATTAACTGTTACAAATTTTTATTTCTATGTCATTTAAACGTTCAAAGTAGCCAATCCATGGAGTACTATAAGTAAAGAAAGTTCCATCATTTTTCTTTAACTTCAGAGAATATCTACTGTATTGTCCTTCTACATACCACCAATTCTTAGCAGCTTCTTTTTTAAGTTTTTCTCTTGATTCAGAAGTATATATATGTTCTAAATCCATTGCAAATTTATAATGCTGTCGAATTGCTTCTTCATTTTCTTTTGCAATAGATATATTATTCCAAGGATAATCAATAATATCTACATCATTATGCGTTTCAAAAGAACTTCCTGTTTGGTAATAAATGATCAAATGTATGATATCTTTTTCTTGAATATCATTGATTATTTCTTTAAGTAGATTCTTGGCAGCTTCTTCATCTTTTACTCCAAGCGCTTTTAATTTTTCCAAGTATTTTTCCATATAATCTTTGTATAAATTCTATAGTCCAAATTCCAATTACAAATAGGATTGCTAACCCACAGAGTAATATTCTAATCATAAAATGGTACTATTTTCCAACTTGCTTGTCCTATCTTCCAATTCACTTCTATATAAAAAACATTACCTTCATTTGTAATATATTTCACATAAGATCTCCAATCGCGAGTTATAGTTAACCATGGTTTTTTATTATAATTTACAGCATCGATTGAATCTAATTGTCTGTATATATCATGTTCATTTAAATATGTACGAATTTTTTTAGCAGTATCATAATCAAAAAATTTAGCATCAAATCCTACATCAAATTTTATGAAACCAAGATCTTCATTAGTATTTGAATCTATTGTTTTAATTTTATAGTATGTAGGAAATATTGCTTTAATTGGTTCTGGTTCTCTTTTTTCTAGAATAACTTTTGTTAATCCATCTATAAACATTTCAGCCTCTATTCTGGACATTCCTTTAGAAATTAGCGTTCTTATGTACTTCTCCATAACGTTTTTGTTTTACTTCAATTAATTCTATTTTTACTACACTAGGAATAGTATCACAAACTGTAATAGTTGAATCCTCAGCAAATCGTATAGATAACTCAGAGGCTTTAACGTATTCTATAACTTTTTTGGTATTATCTTTGAGAGTAATCTTAAGTGTATAATACTGAAATACTCTATTATTTACCCATTCAGTATAAATAGTAGGTACAGTACATGTTGTGATAAGAACTAGTCCAATTCCTAGCCATTTTCTTATTCTCCTAGTCTCAATTAAGAGAAGATAGACTCCTATTAGACATATTATTATTGAGAATAATATAATTACTATAATTGTCATTTATCTTTAGAATTAAATTTCTCTAATAACTCCGCTGAATGTTTCTTTAAAGCTTCTTCTGGGGTTAATGAATAATATTCATCAATTTCAAAATCCCAAGTTGTATCTCTGTTTCCTGATGAATTATTAACTCTGAGTTTATATGTTATAAGCGGTTCATCTCGATTTAATGATAAGTTTATATCTACGCATTCAACATCATAATACTTAAGCTCTCCATAAGTAACTCGATATAATCTTGTTCCTGGTTTATATTTATAATTTATTTCTATAGTTTCCATAATCAATCCTCATCACTATTTACTATAAAATCCCAAACTAATTTAACAACTCCTCCTGTTATGAAGAATGTAGTTAGCATCTCTGTAAATTCTGATTTTTCTGGAATTATTGAAAGAATAACTCCAATAATTATCAGAACTAAATCTTGTATAAAATTTCTCCATTTCATGATGTAAGTAAAAATTTAATTGCATTATAAATCACGAAAGCCATAAAAATTATTCCAATGATATATGCTGTAAGAATAAATACTCCTACTGATAGCGCGAATACAATCTTAGTTATAAATCCTAGGAATAAACATCCTAAGAACATTATTACCAAGAACATAAAACATCCTAGACAACTTTTTTCCAACATTCTATTATCCTTTCTTTTAAGTAATTAAAGTATTCATTAATAGATTTTCTTTTCATTTCCGACCATTTTTCATCTACTGTTACAGAATATTGATTTCTTATCGTGTAAATTAAGAGATCTTGTACTGTTGTTCCAGAAGGCATTGGAAGTTTGTAATCGCCTAGAATTTCTTCAGAATCTATCATCTCAAGGATATATAATTCTAGTGCTCTAACAATACTACAACACATAGCTTTTCCTCTAGTAGGATATTCTCCATTATCTCCATATAATCCAGTTCCATCCATAAGATCTGGATCATCAAAAGTTTCTGGATTATAAAATGAAATTTGCCAATTCCAATTTATACCTTGACTATAAAATTCTGGTTGGATATGTATTATTACGTTATGTTCGTCTAACCATCCTAAAAGACCAATTAAATTTTTTGGCTCATAATCTTCTCCAAGTTTCTTAGCAATATATCTATATAGATCATTTGCATAAACTAATAATAAATCTAATCTTTCTTTTTCCATCTTTTTCTTGTTCTAAATAATATGTATGGAGTTAGAATAAATATTATGAATGGAGTTTGTGATGCTACTACCCAATCCATATCTTTGGTAGTTAGGTATATAATAGGATCAAATATAAATTTCCAAAAAAGACATATTAAAATGAGTTCACAACCTCCACCTTTCTCATCTAACCATTCCTCAAATTTAAACTTTTTCATATTACTACTCCTTTCCACATTCTTTTTTCTAAAGTATTTGTTACTTCTTCCGGAAAATCAGCGACGTTCCAGTGTGCATCAAATAATTTATGTTTACAGATTTTACATAACCACCATGGAAATTTTTCATATAACCATGCAAAGCTATTAAAAGCCCAATCACGACTTGATGCCCATTCCGTCGCTAAAAATCCGGAAGTATAGATTGGAATACATCCTTCTTCTTTAAATAACTTCCTTCGTGAGACTCTAGGGTCAATCCATGATAATACTTTAAGAAAATTATATAATATTTTTACACTCCATTTATATCTCAATTTTTCTTGAATCGGATAAGTAACTTCATGAAACCACCAATCTCTAAAATATTCAAGACAAGGAATATCATGATCACTTTTAAGTTCCCAAAAAGTTTTATAATATTCTTGAATAGGATTTTTATGAATTTCTTCTAACCCTTGAATTACATGATATATTTCTACAGGTTTATCGTTTAATGTAATTCTGTATTCTATATCTGAACTACTAGGTCTAAATTTATCATACGTCCATTTGTGAATTAGAAAGACTGATATATAGTCCTCAGAATTATCACAATCGTAAGTTTCAGACCATCTCCCACATCCCCAAATTCCGAGATACCAATATTTAAGTCCTCCATTAGAAAAACTGAAAGACATTGTCATACTATTTCCCCACTCTTCATTAGGGGAAGTATCATCTTCGGATAGAATAGGATTTATTCCTATTTCTTTCAATTCATTCAAAATTAATTCCGTAATCTTTTTAAATTTTTTAATTTTTTCTTCATTAATATTTTTCATAATTCTTATTGTTTATCAATCTTAAGGCTTTAAATCCTTATAAATGGAAAAGAGAAAATCCTTATTTTGCATATTTAGTAAGCCCCAGCCTGTGATAGGTCGGGGTTTATTTTCCTTATATGTGTTATGAAGAAAATAAAAATAGAAAGTATTGAATTTTATAGATTACGATATAACAAAAATATTATAGTTGGTAATATCAGATTTAATCAGTTATTTAATAGAGAAGAATTTATAAAATTTATTTATGATAAAAATATATCTATTCTTCGAAATAAACTTTTGAGTTATCATATTCTAAAGAACTATGAAGAATTAAATGCAGCTAGATCTCCAATAGGGAACTGGATTAGTCCTTCTGAAGTTAGAAATTTAGTAATGGTATTACCTGTTTATTTACATTCTGAGGATAATTATAAAAAATTAACAAAACGAAGTTTATTTAGAAAGCTTAAGAATAATCTTATAATCTCAGAAACAGTTCATAATAATCTTTACAAAGATATTATAATGAATATTTGTCCTTCTGATATAGAATTACGAGGTTTTATTGAGTATTCTCTTAGACTTCCAGATAAACCCGATAAAAGTTATCGTAATTTTATAATGAATATCTTGGATTTTTTAGAAGCTCTTGAAACTCTTACTAATGAATAATAAATAACAATAAACATAAGAATTATGGAAAAAGAAATTAAAATTAATGGTTCAAGATTAAAATTAGTAAAGTACTGTGATTATGAGTATGGGAAAAGTACTGAGATTATCCTGAGAAATAAGAAAAATCTAAAGTATCAATATGTACTTTTAGCAGATAAACTTAGTTCTTCTGGTAATCCTTGGTTAATAATGGATTCTTATGGAAAAAATAAAATAAGAGTTAGTCCTAGTGTTCATAATTACGCATCTGCATGGGGAATAGTAAGAGAAAAGAGAGTTGAAAGATACTCTGGGGAAATTTATTCAACCCAGGATCTTAGAATTATATTATCTTTTTTAGGAAGTACAATTAAACTTGAATACCTAGATACTGCTGAACTTTTAGCGCAAGCAACAAAAGATGAAATAGTTATCAAAGGTTTTTACGAGATGTACGGTCGTGTAGGGATGACTAATTATATTGAAGATCTTAATGATATTATTAAACGTTCCGAATATACACCCAAACCTATTGAAAGAAAAACTAAGTATCCAAAAATTTATTCAGATTATAATAAATATTCAATTAGTAGGTTAATAACTGATTTAATTGAGGATAATGCAAGTATTCTTATTAATCCAGAGTTGATCGGAGAATATAAAAGACTTTCTCCTAAAAAAGTGGATAGTAATACTGCTATTACTTACCAAAAAGATAAATGGGCGAAAGTGACAGGAACGATTGGAAATAAAAGACGAGCTAACTTAGGAATCTGCTTTGATACTAATGTGGTAGTTAATATCCCAGAAAATACAGTCGGAATAGAACCCGGCGAAAAAACATATAAAACAAGACAATCTATATGTTTAGTAAAGGATGGTCTTCTTAATCAGTCTTTAATAGGAGTTATGATTTCCAATAAACTCGCCGGGAAATTTAAACGACTGGGGATAATAAAATCAGAATTAGTGTTTTCTGGAGAGTATCTAATAGATATCTCATCTCTTCCAGTAGTAACTAAGTGTGCAATTAGAGATATTAGTAGTTATTACCTTTCTCGATTAGAAGTTAAGTATAAACTTGCAGCAATAGCTAATGAATATATTCAAGAGTACTATCCTGAGAAGGTAACTTTAGATCCAAAAATAGAGTTTCTTAAATCTCTTGGAATAGTTGGAGATTATTACTTCCCTAAGAAGGAAACTGATAAAGAAGCTACAAGAAAATCAGAAATGATAATGGAATTGGTTAGTTTTATTTCTGGTATCCCTGGAGAAAAACAAAAAAGACAACTTATGTATAAAGAATATCAAAGAGGAGCATTACCAAAAAGTAGTGTAATCAAAGTATTCTTAGACTCTATTGGTTTTGGAAAAAGGCCAATCGAAGAGATTCGAAAAGAATGGAAAACTAATCTCACTAAATATAATGAAGAGCTTAGAAGAAGAAAGTTTCAGATCATTATGTCAAAAACAACGAGATTTAATGATAAACATTTTCCATTGATTGAGAGTACTAGTAAGACGGTTGATATCTTTTCTTCAGATCATACAGCAACAGTTTCTTGGAAATTTTTACTAAATACTATAAAATCATGAGAGTAATAAATAATTTAGAGACAGTAAAAAGTCTTCTAAAATTTAAGATATCTTCTAAAGGTAAACCGGAGATATATTATTTTGTGCAAGTTATACAAAGAAGAAAAGAGAATCCTGATTTACCTCTTCAAGAAATACAGAGATATGCTTGGTGGGTGACAGATTTAGGAGTTCTTGAAAAATCCTGGAATCGATTAACGGAGATGTGTGAACATTATAAAGCAAGAGCTTACATATCTATTACACCAAGATCTTTGGAAAAATTTGGAAAGCAATGTATGTTTGAATATTCTAAGAGAGTAGCAAACAATGATTATACAAATATACATAATCTTCCAAAGAAAGTAGCCTTAAGTAATGAAACGGTTCAATCAAAAGGAGTTGTAGATAAACCTAGGTGGATTTTAGATATTGATTCTGAAGATAAATCCTATCAACATGATATAGAAAAATTTATCTCAGGATATACTAATATTCTAGGAAAAATTAATACTCCAAATGGTTGTCATCTTGTGATAGAGTCATTTAATTATGGACTTATTAAAGATTATCTAGTTTCTAAAAAACGAGAGGACTATAAAATAATAAGTGATAATGAGGTTGAAAGACTATTTACTCTTAGAAGAGAAGGGAACACAATTCTTTATGCAGTAACTAACTAAACTAGAACATTTAAGAAGAAGGAATGAAATACTTCCTTCTTTTTTTATTTTCTTCTCCCCTGAAATTCTTATATATGAAACGGAAATTAATACAGAATCCGCTTCGAAAATAAATGCGTAAAGAATTAAATAACATTAATGAATTAAATTATGAAAAAGTTAAAAACAGTAAAAGTTCCCACATCTAACGGAGAAAAAGTGATAGTCTTTAGACCCATTGAGGAAATTCCAACATCACATTTAATTTGTGATAAAGAATGTCCTTATGGAAAATGTTGTTCTTTTATCCCTGATCCTAGAGATCCCGGAAATGAAGAACTATCATTTATCGATTTTTGTAATGATCTTGGAGCTAATGAAGGAGAAGATTCAGATTTAACTTCAATGGTTCCAAAAGAAGGCACTCTTGAGGAAATTTTCAAAGATCAGCCTGATATATTACAAAAAATCGCCGGAAATAAAAAATTGGTTTATCTCGACGAAGTAATCGATAAATGTTGCCCTGATATCTGTGAATATTATAATAAGGAACATTCAGAGTGTACCTTAGAAAATAAGATGTGTATTCTTCGCGGATTGTTTGTAGGTCCAGTTAAAGAAGACAAACCTTCTAAAGAAGAAACGCAGGGACAGGAAGCTGTTGAAGAAAAGAAATAAGTTTTAGGGGAGTATGAGAAAATACTCCCTTTATTTTATATAAGTATGAATGAATTATTAAATTTTGAGTATAATGGATGTATTATTCCATTTGCATTGACTAGTAATGATGTCATGATTAATGCTACTGAGATAGCAAAAGTTTGTAAGAAGCAGTTAGGTCATTATCTTAGTAATCAACAGACAAAAGAATTAATCAATGAGGTCTCGATCGATATCGGAATTCCGATATCGGAATTAATAGTAGTTATTAAAGGAGGTATTCCTCAGAATCAAGGTACTTGGATGCATAGATTAATAGCTATTCATTTTGCTATGTGGTGTAGTCCTAAATTTGGAGTATGGTGTCTAAGAAAATTAGACGAAATTATAAATAATGGATTTGCTCTGAGAGACGCTGAAATTGGAAGATTAACCTCTGAAATTACTAACCTACAGATTACTATTCAAAATCAACAGCCTCAAGTAGATTATTGTAATCGAGTCCTAACTACTTCAGAAAATCTATATTCAACAAGAGATATAGTGAAAGATTTGGGTCTTGGAATATCTAATATAGAATTATTAAGATTATTAGAGAAGAATAATTTAATTTTTAGATCTCATGATAAAAAGAAATGGTACTTAAAGGAACTATTTGATAAATTTGGATATACAAAAATAGTTACTATATTTGACAAGGCAGGAAAACCAAGAAATGTAAAGAGGTGGACTGAAGAAGGACGTCATTGGATTTATAGTTTATCAAAGAAATTATAGGGATATGGAAATAATAGGAAAATACGGTAAAGCAATAGTTTTTACTGAGAATATAGAAGAAGCTGCAATCACTCAGATATATGATCTACTAAATACTAAAATGGTAGAAGAAGAAAAGGTTAGAATCATGGAAGATACTCATTGTGGTAATGGATGTGTAGTAGGGTATACTCAAACCTACTCTGGTGGTCCTCTCGATCCTGATGTGGTTGGTTGTGACATATCGTGTGGTATGTTAAGTGTAAAATATAAAATGCCTTCGGGAGATCCAGAATTAGCTCTTTGGGATGCTAGAATTCGTAGAGATATTCCAATGGGTATGGAAGTAAATGAGAAAACTGTTATCCAAGAAAAAGAATTCAAGAAATTTTTTAAAACAAAACTTGAAAGAGCAAGAAGTTTATGGCCTGAATTTGTATGTTATGAAGGTCTAGGAGAGATAGAGAAATTTATATCAAAAACCCTTAAAAGAATTGGTATGTCTGAGGGAATTTTCTATAAATCTCTTGGAACTCTTGGTGGAGGTGAGAAAAATTGATTGCCTCCAGAATGATTAATAGTCATTCGTTGTAAAAGTCGTCCATATCGGGAGAAGCTGAGATGCTAATCACCGAGGGAAGGTTACAGTGTTAAAACTTATACCCCCGTAGAGAGCAGAGGGACTTCGGCTAGTCATTAGGATTTATTTCTAGGGCTAAAGGTGTGCTCCGAACTAGTAGGAAAAAGAACTACTAGAGATAGGCAGAAATGACCTATCCGATACTTGAAAGTAGTATTAGTAACAAAATTGAATCATTTTATAGAACTTGGACAGGTAGAAGAAGACAAAGAGTCTGTTTGGGTTACTATTCATACAGGATCGAGAAACTTAGGAATAAAAATACTTGCTTATTGGAAAAAACAAATTGGGAAAACTAGGATAATTGAGGCGGATATGAAAGCGGCCGAGAGAGGAATTAAGGAAAAGTATAAAGGTCAAGGGAAGAAAATCAAAGAAGAAATAGAAAAACTTCATGCTTCCGGCCGATATACAATTCCGCCTAGTAGATTCTTAGTAACACATGAAGATATATCTGGTTATCTTGGGGATATGTTTTTTGCTCAAGCTTATGCAGAATATAATCGAATAGTAATATCAGAGAGAATTAAAAAAGCTCTTGGACTTGGAAAAGAGCTTGAGAGAATTGAGTCTATTCATAATTACATAGATCCAAGAGATAGAATAATTAGAAAAGGATCTATTCAAGCTTACGCCGGACAGAAAGTAATTATCCCTATGAACATGGCTTTTGGAACCTTAATTTGTGAAGGTCTTGGTAATCCTGATAGAAATTATAGTGCTCCTCATGGTGCTGGGCGCTTAATGTCTAGGCGAGAAGCAAGAGAACGATTAAGTCTCCAAGAATTTAAAGAAAGTATGGGCAATGTATATTCTAGTTCTGTATGTCTCGCCTGTATTGATGAAGCGCCCGAGGTATATAAAGATCCTTCTGAAATAATAACTGGAATACAAGATACAGTGAAAATTTTGGAAATTATTAAACCTATTTTATCTATTAAAGCAGGAACTGGAGATGGTGAAGATTAGTTTTTACAGAAGACTTCAAAAAGAATTATCAACTGATATTGGAATTGTTAGTGGAAATATTCTTGGAGAGAACTTTATTTTAGAATATAATTTAGATGGGTTAGCGACTAAGAGAATAACTCCTAAACAAATTTATGTAAAAACTTGTCTTGGAAAATTTTGTATATTTCGATTTTGTGATGATACTTCTTTATTAGAACATCTTCGATATAGAAATATAATCGATTGCTTAATCATTCAGGAAGTTAGTGTTGACCTAGAAGAACTCAAAAAATCGTTTATCCAAGGATCTAAAAATTGTCCTTATGCGAATGATTTGAAACATTTAGTAAAAAACTTAGATAATATAAAATTTACATGACAGGGATAATAGTTGATACAAACGATATGATTGAATTAAGAGAAGTAATAATTCGAACTATGAAAAATTTAGATATTTACATATGTATTGATGATCAACACTATAATTATCTTAAAAGACCTAGACGAAAAGATATATATGAATCTATTGGTTTTGGTAGGTTTTATTTTGAGTTACCAGAAAAAATGTCAAATAGATCAATTGTTAAAGTTTTAGGGACAGTAGAAGGAATAGATTATAAAAAGATAATTCAGGGTATGAAGAAAGCTTTTAATGATAAATTTTGGGGTGGTGATGACACTCAATTGACTATATTAAAAGATATGATAAATAATTCAAAAGAATATTTCCTATGATAGCAGATATTGTTATATCGAATTATTATCTTAAATTACATTCTACTAGAGAAACATTTTTAATTCTTCAAACAAGTATAGATCTTTCTATTAATATAACTGTTCCTATTATATTAAAACGACCATCTTATAAAATTATCTACGCTTTTATTAGAGAAGGGTGTTTTAATATAGAACCGAAATGTACAAATGATAGTAGATACGTTATTATCGGAAGTGTAGAATTAGATGCTCAAAAAGTTATAGAATGTTTTAGGGAAGCTCGTAAAACAGAATTATGGAGACTTTATATAGAGAAGTCTCAATTAGCCAAACTTGACAAACTTTTATTAAATCCGGAAATCCTTATATGTGATAAACATAAACTATAAAAAACTTATGGAAGAAGATAATAAATTTAAAGAATATCTAAAGCCTGACTACTCTTCAGAAGAACCTCCATATGATTCAGGAGATGATGACGATGATGATATCAATGAAATCGATGAAGCAGAGGAGGATGAGAGAATAGAAAAAGTAGTTAAAGGTCAAAAAGAATTGAATGAAAAAATTATGCAACAGACACCATTTGGACAAAGTGTAGGTGGAAGTAATTGGGGTCAACCATCAACTCCATCTTGGAATAATAACGGAGGATCTTCGTGGGGAGGAAGTAATAATCAACAGTATCCATGGCAAACAAAACCAGCTGGAGGAAATTCTTGGGGAAACTCAGGAGGATCTTGGAGTGGATCTTCTGGCTGGGGTAGTGGTGGTAATACTGGAGGATCCTGGGGAAGTAGTAATACAAATAATGGAAGAAAAGAGATTGATCGACAAAAACAAGTAATATTTTGTGATGTCTTAGATTGTTTAGTAGAAACTTTCCAAAGTAACGGAAAACCAGGTCTTCTTCCACGTGGAATTTATGATATTAGACTCCGTTTTGAAGTTTGGGATAAGATTTTATGTTTTAACCCAAATAAAGTTTATGCTATGGTTCCAAGAAATCTAATCTTAAGTAGTAATGGTTCAGATTCTTGGAAAATAATGTTAGAATACATTGTTTGTGCTTTATCAGAATATCTAAGAGTTCCGTATGATCATTGTCAAATCTTAGTACAGAATGATTTTGGACAATCTAAAGATAGAATGATGGATGCTGTAATTTCTAAGACTCGTGGATTTGATAAGAATTCAGCCATACAAATTGGACTTGAATCTGGTTTATATGGTCAAAGTAATAGAGATATATTAGCAGCAGAAAAAGTAGGAATTGATTATATAGATCTTGGACAACTTCTTAACATATATTTCTAATGATTAACCTAGAACAGAAAGGAGAATGGGGCGTATATTTCTTTGATATCGACCATGTTCTTATATATTCTGCTACAATAGAATTAACTCCGAAGAAATATACTAGGAATCCAAATATAATTCCTGGAAAGAAAAATAAATTGGTTATAGAATTAGGAGTTGAGCCTGAATATTATTTTAAGAAAACAGGGTTAAAATGTCTTATGAAGCGTATGGAAAGTTTAGGAATTATTAACCTCGAAGATAAACATCGAGGGAATACTTCTTATGATCCTATTATTTGTGATAAAAATTGGAAAAAGATTAATTCATTAGAAATATCTTTAAAAACGATAGTCGATATAATTAAAAAGAAAGATACATATTTAATTGTAGGAGATTCAAAAACTGTAATAAATATTCTAAATTCTTCTGAAAGCTTGAAATTCTTATAAATGTATAAAATATAACAAATAGAAAAATGAAAAATTTAGTAGCACAAAAATGGATTGATGAATGTGGAACTTTATTTCCGATTGATGGAAATACAGTACTTTATCCAACTCCAGGTTCAGGAATTTTTGAATTATATCAAGGAAAAGGTCAAGATAAGAGAATCGGTTTAAAAAAACTCTCAGAAAAGTTTGAATTTAATCACAAAATATATGATGTAGGTTGTGATAATTTATTTGATATAATTCAAAAAACTTGGGAATCAGATAAATTTATTGAAGGGAATAAGAATCTTGGTGTTATTTTCACAGGATATAAAGGAACAGGAAAAAGTGTTGGTGCTAAACTATTATGTAATAGATTAGACATTCCTGTCATAATCATTCCTGATAATGAAATAGAGGGAATGGTAAGTTTTATTCAACAACTCGACTTTGAATGTATTGTTTTGATTGATGAAGCAGAGAAAACATTTAAGCGAGGAGAGAGTGATGAAGTATTACTAAAATTAATTGATGGGGTATATAATAGATCAAGAAAATTATATATTCTAACAACAAATACACTTAACGTAAATGAGAATTTACTTGGACGTCCTGGAAGAATTAGATATATCAAACAATTCGGAAATTTGTCAGAAAAAGCAATAAACGAATATTTGGACGATAATTTAAAAATTCCAGAAGAGAGAGAGAATATTCTTCAAAAAATCGATCTTCTTGAGATATCTACTATTGATATTCTTGGTTCGATTGTTGATGAAGTAAATATTCATGGAAAACTTTCTGAAGATACTTGCCTTAATATTCCTTTGGCTAAATATGTTTTCGATATCATGAAATTCCCTGTTGAAACAGAGGAAGATGTAACAAGGATTAAGGAAATTCTTCGTCCAGGAAGAGCTAATTTCCCAGAATGGCTTGGAAAAGATTGTGAGATGGAAGATAAAGATTCAGATACTAAGACAAATGAGGATTATTGTAGTAATATCCTAGATGGTTGGAAAACTAGAATGACATCTCAATTCTCAAATCTCTGGAAAAATCAAGAACTTAGTATTGGAACTATTCTTGAAGATCCTGATGAAGACGGATTTATTCTAGTTAAGGATATATATGGGGATGGCGAAACATTAGTTAAGATAATTAGACAGAAAGGTAATCCAAGTTTATATCGAGGTGGATTAATGTTCTGATAATAAAGATATAGAGTATTTGAAGACAGAGGGTGGCAAGTCGTGAGATTATGGCTGCCCTCATTTCCTTATTTATGTAAATTATGGGAAAAAAGAAAAGAATAATAACTAGTTTTTCAGATGTTATTACAAATTCAAGCACTGAAGTATTTTTAATTCAAGGACCAGATGCATTAAGACAGATGATTGGTACTGGAATATATAAAAAATATCAAAAAGATTTCCTTGTTCTAAAAACTGAGGAAGATGTTGAATATTTCTTTAGATTTCAAGGAAAGAAAGGATTTAATCATAATTATTCAATATGGGATTTAAAACCTCTACTAGGAAATCTATTTAACTTATACCTTGATATGAACAATGAATTCCCTGATAAAGAAGATGATATTTGGGAAATGTTTAAACCAAAGATTATGGAGAGATTAAAGGGAACTATTGTATATATTGATATTAAACATAATCAAAAAATTATGAATAGACTTTATGAACTGTATCCTGATGATAAAGACTATTCTTATGAGTTAGATAACTTAGAAACAAAAGGATTTAGATATGGATGGAGTCTTGACTGATACTTCGGGAATAACAACAAATAAATTCTATGTATATACAGATGAAAGAAACCCTCGATATTCTATTTGTTGTTTTAGACTTGGGAGTCTGGTAAAACTATCTCTCCCTAATGAACTTTTGAACCTATTTGGAGGTAACCCTGAAGAAAATATTTATGCTGTAGATCATATTATTTGTTTAAGATTCGAAATAAAACAACCTATCCTAAAACAACTAACATTATCTAAGGTATGCAAAAGTATAATTGATATAGTTGCACTTACTCCAGAAGAATTTAAGAGTAATGCTGGAACTATATCACGGCGCCTGAGATTACTAACGTTCAATCAGATAATTACAACGAAGGAATATATTAATAAAGCAACTTTCATTCGTAACTTAGGGATAAAAGTAACATTATCAGAAGAATTACTATATATTATAAAAAATTATGAGCAAAAGACGTTTAATCACTAGTTATTCAGATGTAATAACTAATTCAAGTACTCAAGTTTTCTTCTTAGATATTGAAGAAAAATTAATAAATCTTCTAAATGAAAATAATATAACTGATAAAGTGATTATTATAAATTCTAAAGAAGATGTAATTCGTGCTGTTGAATTTTATCAGAAAGAAGAGGATAGTGGGGGATACGGAAATAGTGAGATATTCAATCTTATTAATTTCGTTTATGAGTGGTATGATATGTATACTGAATATGGTAAAGGAGATAAATGGAAAGAACTTAACGATGCAGGTAAAACCGATAGAGAGATTATTGATTTTATTTGGCCATTAATAGACGGGGTTATCGGAAAAGTATATTATTCATTTGCAGATGATTGTGGTATACCTAAAGAAGCTGATATTCTTTGGGAAAATGGATATAATAGTTACAGAGAATAATAAATAGAGTTATTATATAAAACTATACTTAAAATAATAGGTATAGTTTTTATTTTTCTTCCCTTAAAACTCTTAATGATGTAGTAGATAGTTGTGTTCTGCTACTGTAAAATAAAATATATGAATTATGGATAGAAAAGAAGAATTAATTAAGCTCTTAGGTATTTTTCTAGGAGATTCAAAGAAACAATCAGAAGAAGTTAAACCTAAGATTGTTGAGATATGTAAGGAAAGATTTGATAAGATCTATGAAGTTTATAGAAAATATGGATTAACTAATTCATGGTATGATGAATATGATCCTACTCGAGGAAGTCTTTGGTTAGATGATGATTACAATGAGGATGCTATTAATGATAAAAGTATTTGTTTAGAATATACAGATAGTTGGGGTTATGGTGGTAGTTGTCATTGTTATATGGATTTAAAATTTTCTCAACTTGAAGATTCTTTTATAGAGACGCTAGATAAATCCCTTAAGAGTACAAGAATCGCTTCATTAAAAAGAGAAATAGAGTTACTTGAAGCTCAATTAGAATCTAAGAAAACTTGTTTAAAAGAACTGAAAAATGGCAATGAAAACGAGTAATACAAATATTGAATTAAGTAATGATATCAAAATTTCTGATTCTGTAGTAAAAGCTGTAGTTGAAAAAATTCTATCCTCTGCACAATCGGATGAGATTTTAGATATAGTTATTAATTATCTTCGAGGTTATCTAGAGAAAATAATGGATAATCCTGAGATAATAGTAAATAATGAAGAGAGATTAGTATCTACTATAGATAAAAGAATCTTTGGAGATTTTAATTTAATGCAAAGATTACATAATATAGAAACAGCTATAACTAATATTAATAGTGTTATTACAGGAAATAATATTTATTGGAATAGTAATCAAGAATTTTTCTGTAATTCTCCACTACGTGATATAGCAAGTGAAATAGCTGATATCAAATGTAGAATAGATATGTTAAAAAATGAATTTTATATGCTACAAAATCAAATTCCTTAACATTCTGAAGAAAAAAAAATAAAAAGAGGATCAACTTGACTAATTAAAGTCAAGACCTCTTTTTTTTCTTTGTAAATTTCCTTTTGTTTAGTTATAGTCTCTTGATATATAAAATCAAAAGGAAATCTTTAGTTTCCATTTCTGTTTCGATCTTGAGTTTAACCTCGTGATCTCATCAGGTTAGGAATTCACCTAACTACAAAAATGAAAATGGAGGGAAATTTTGTTATCCCTCCGGTTAGTCATCAATGAATTCTTCTTCATTGCTGTTAAATAGTTCCGGAATCATATATCTAAACCAATAATAAATTCCAGTAGTTCCCATAATTATTGCTGATATTGAATAAATTATATCAAATCCTAATATCCAAGCAATTCCTGCTAATATCATTGTCATAAAAATAATGACTTCTGTTATCTTTTTCATAATATATTAATTTTGTTAATTATTGTCTCTAAACCCAAGTTAATCCATAACTCGGGCTGGTTGTTTTAGCTTATTCAGCTTTTACTTCTTCAGCAGGTTTTTCTTTTTCTGCATCTGGTTTTAGGTTGGCGGCTTCTTCTACCAATCTTTCAAGATCCTCATCTCTAAGACCTTTCGGTTTGAGTTTTTGATAAGCTTTTTGACATCCTAAGGTAGTTGCTATTCCTAATGCTATTCCTCCTCCAACTGCTACTGCTACAACTTTTGTTGCACCAAATTTCGTTACTGCTGAGTTAATTAGTTTCATAATTTTTCCTCCTATTATTTAAGTTATTAATTTTGTTAATTATTGTCTCTAAACCCAAGTTAATCCATAACTCAGGTTGGTTGTTTTAGCTTATTCAGCTTTTTTCCGGTTATTTAAACATTTTTTAGTTTTCTTATAACCATAATTAAATACTACTTTTGCTGCTATTCCTGCAACAAAAATTCCAACGTTTTTTACAACTGCTTTCATAATTTTATAATTTTTTGTTGTTAATATTCTTTTGTCTCTATTTTCTAAGTAAATTACTTAGAAATGGTTGTTTTTACTTTAAGCTTCTCTCTTAAAGATTTCTAACTTAGAATTATATATAATCTTTATAATTTCCTCATCGGTATTTATCATAGGTTATATATAATAATTTAACTGTATATTAAATCCCTATAAGTTCACATCCTATTACTAATAACTCTAGACTATACAGGTCCTTTATTATATTCATAGTTCACCACATATATTTGGCTACATGTCTTTGATATATTCCTCTTGATAATCCTTTATCAGGTTTATCTCAATATATCGTGGCCTTATAATATTATCTACTATAAGGAATTTATTTAATTTTTATTTATTTTGTTAAACTCGGCTAAATGCACGTTATAAAATTTGTTAGTGCTTGCCAAGTTATGTGTCCAACCTTTTTTACGCGCTGGCCTATGAATCATACTGAGGCTATAACAACTTTCCTCTTTTCCTGTTTCTAAATTCTAAATACAGTAAGTATGTTCCCAGAACTATTTTTACATCGCCAAGCCGATGTCAAGTTAGCAAATCTTGAATTTCAATATATTCCTTCCCTTCTGGCACCTTTAGTATAGGTAATATATCTAAGTTATATCTATGTATAACGCTAAAGTATAAAAGACATAATATATCCTTTAAATTAGATATACTATGTCTTTAGGTAATATCAGATATTTCTATCTTTTATTACATATATAAGGCTAATAGGGTTTCTTAGACGGTATTATTTTAACCTCTTAGGAACTCTATTTTCCTTTCATATATAAGGTTTTTAGTCTTTTCTAGACGGTAGAAAAATAAAGGGTGGAATTACCCACCCTTTTCTTACTTAACTGCAAGCAAAAACGTTTTATAATCAACAACAGACTTTCGATATATACTATCTATGTCAGCGCCAATCAAATAGAGGGATTGTTTATAATCTCTCAATGTTTCTGGCTCATTGATATAATATTCGACTAATCTGTTTACTATTGTTTTTATTAATCGCAGTTTTCTTATTACGTAATCTCTATTAATCGAAGGAACATCAAAATCCTTTCCTTCAATCGCATACTTGTTTAAGATAGCTGTATAGTTGTCATAACTATCTTTTAGTTTATCTACTATTCCATTGGATAAACTATTTTCAACTGAGACATCTATGTAATTTTTTACTCCGTCTCTTAATAATCCTAATGTACTTAATATTGTCATTAGTGTGTTAAGTTTTTCTATCATATTCCTTTTCTTTTAAGTTTGTTTTTTATTCTCACTTATAAGGCTTTCAAGGAATATCAGACTAGCAAAATACTTCAGCGTCGTAATAGCCTTTTTCTAGTGCATTTAAGAAAAATTCAACCTCTTCTGCAGACATAGGAGCAAAACCATGAACATCAACACCTACATCTAATCCAAATCTCTTAATCATTTGTCTTCCATGAATATGTCCAAAAAGATTATACTTTTTTGTAGAATTCATAGGTTCATGTACAAGTGCTATCTCTTTTCCTAGGAGTTTTGTTTCTGCTTCAGTTAGGAATACTTTTGAAAAACCAGAATCTATAAGCTCTCCTATAAAATCAGGTATATCTAGATTTCTTTCAGATTTTTCTTTAATCTCATAATTTCCACAAACTAATCGAATATCTCCATTTAAATATTTCAAGTAACTTCTATCACCAAAATCTCCAAGATGCCATACGATAGCTTTAGGAGGAACTTTAGTATTCCATCTCTCTACCATAGTCCAATCCATATCTTCAACATTCATGAAAGGACGTTTAGATAATTCCAAAGTTCTTTCTGCGCCGAAATGTGTATCGGAAGTAAAAAACTCTCTTGAACTGGACTCTCTATTAGATATTTCTTTCTTTAACTCAGATATACATTCGTCTAAAGAGCTATATACATTTTTTATTCCATATGCTTTAGCTTTTTCGATCAAGTACCTTCTTCCGTGTATTTTCGGCGCAATTCCTAAGATTATATTTTTCTTTCTAACTAAATTTTCGGTAAGTTCGATTTTAGTAGTTTGTGCATAATCTCTTCCTGGTATATCTTCAACAGCTTCAGGGATCCAAAATAATATAAAATCTGATACTCTAAGTCCAATTGTTTCCCAATCTACCTGTTTTTTATATTCAGCATCAGATAAACCTCCAGAAATTTTCTCTTTTCTTCTAGGGTTTATCCAAGTTACTCCCTGAATATCTGGAACTGTTTCTTGCCACTCTGGAGCTCCTTGAATAGGTCCTCCCAAAAATACCCAAGTATCTTCTTTCTTGGGTAATTGTTCTATTGCATAAATCATTCTCATTTGAAATTTATTTTTAATTCTGTATCTGCTAATTTTATAAGATATGGTATTCTAAAATCTCCATACATACTTTTAATAACTTCAGAATAATCTTTATCTTGATTAATTGAATCTACATATAAAGGATTTTTACTATTTCCTCGAAAACATTGAAAAGTATGTAGATTATTATCACAGTAATAACTTTTTGCAATTCCAATAATATTAAGATTCTTTCTTCCAAGTTTTTCATATAGAAGTGCTCCTAGTCCTGGTTTAGGTTTTTCAAAAGATTCTTCATCATTCCACAACCAAACATGAGAATCTAATATGATTGTATCGAATTTATTAAGATCTATATTTTCTAATAATTTTACAATCCCAGGAAGTTCTCTTTTATAAAATTCTCCAGGAATATAAGAATCGAAATTGTTAATAATAATTGAAATTTTATCTATAGGTTCACTATCTTCCCAGTTTTTAAAAATAATACCTGAAATTTTTCCTAAGTGTTCCTTTTCTTTATAATATCCATCAATTATTATCTTATTCATTTTTTAATAATCCTTTTATTTAAATAATTCTTTTTCTTCTCATAATCAAATTCTAATCGATCTAGTTGATTTTGAATAATAGAATTCCAACTTTCAATGGCTTCCTCTTCTGATTCATATAATTTATAATTATCTAGATTATATCTATTAGGAATTAATTGAAAGTAACCAACTATCATATTAGTAGTTTTGTTTCTTAAAGGATACCAGGTAGTGTTTCCTCTATATCCAGATCTTTCCTCTTTCCCTAAAACTACTTCTTGTGGGGGGTTTATATTTTTAAATTTATAACTGTATGGACCAATATAAAATCCAAAAGTCCAGAATATTTGTCCTATAAGTTTATCAAGTTCTTTATATGTTTCTGGCTGTTTCATAATTTTTCTATTTTAGAATTTAAATATCTCAATCTTTCTTCATAATCATGTTGAAGTTTATCTTTTTGATCCTGAACAACTGCATTATAAGCTTCTACACACTCTTCTCTCGTTTCAAAAAGATATGGTAGAAAAAATCTTATGTGATAATTTTTGAAAACTAGATTTTTATTTTTACTTTTTAAAATAAGAGAATAATCACTTTTTTCATCCCAATTAGTTACTAAGACTTCGATGGGTTTTACTAACCTTGTACATTTATAAGATTTACTAGAAAATTCTAACATAAAATACCAAAGTGACTTGGAATTTTCTTTATATTCTAACAATAATTCTTTTGTTATCATATTAATTTAGATTTTATATATTTGAGCTTTTCTTCATAAAAATGTTGAAGTCGATCTACGGTATTATGAATTTGAGCGTTATAATATTCTTTACATTCTTTTTCAGTATCGAATAATTTCACAAAAAATTTACATTCTGAATCTTTTCTTTCTTTATAACCCTGAAAAGATTCAATTACAGAATTATCAGAAACTTTTCGAAGATATAATAAATTATCTATATCAATTTTTAAAATAATTTCTGCTGGTTTTATGATACTAGTGCATCTAAAAGTTTTCTCCCTAAAACTAATACGACTATACCAAAATGTTTTATCTTTAGGGAGATTCATTATTTCTTTCGCTGTTAATTGTGTTATCATTTTATTATCCGTTTTTTAAGATTTCTTTCGGTGGATTTCCATTGAGTTTCGAAGAGTTTCAATTTATCTTCAATATATTTATTCCTGTGTTCAATACATTCACTTGGAGTATTAAAGAATTGATAATGAAGTTGATAGTTTTTTATTATTTTCCCGCTATTCAGTATCTTTACTATCCTAGGAATACCACCAAATTCATCAACAATTTCAGCTTCAGATGGAGGAATATCTCTAAAAACTCTTCCAGTATCTGATATCTGTAGTGAATAAATCCAAACTGTTTTCATAATTCCTTACATTTAGATAGTGTCCATTCTTTATAATTCATACCTCCCGTTTTAGTATCGAAATGTTTGATAATCTCTTCAAATGGTATTAAGAAGGTTCTAAGAGACTTTGCTAATTCGGAATTAAAACCTACATCAACTTTAAGATCATAAATACTATTAACATATTCAGTAAGATGACCATGAACGTGACCAAACAAATGAATAGATCCATGAGGTTTATGATTCCAAGATACAAAAGGATAATGACACATAGTTACCATATAATCTTTTCCAGAGTGCTCTATATGAACATCAAGAATATCAGAAATTATTTTGAAATACCCTTTAAGTGGTGCTTGATCAAAGTAAAGTCCGTAGTTATCATGATTCCCAACAATTTTATAAATATTTTTACAAGGAATTTGATCTAGAACATCTTTTATATCATCAACTGGCATTTTCCAAAACATATCACCAAGATCAAAAATAGTATCATCTTCCTTAGTTTTTTTAAGTTCTTCTAAGATATAATTATTCATTTCAGTTACATTTTTAAAAGGTCGAGAATCATGTTTTATTACATTTTCATGACCATAATGAAGATCTGACATAAAATAGATTTTTCCAGATCCAGCAGTTGTAAAGGGTTTCTTAATCTTCATAATCTTTTGCTATTTTTATTAATTTATTTTCTTTATAATATCCGACAATGTTATTAAATACAATAATTTCCAAATCTGTAGTATCTAGTTCTTCTATATCCAAGTCATCGCTAGAATACTCTTCGTAATCCATATCAACTTTAATATATCCAAAAGTTTTATTCACATAATATAATTTTTGAATCCTTCCTGATATAGATTTGGACTCTAAATTTTCACAATCAAATATAACATATTCAAGTGTATCCAGTCCAGTAAATTCAAGAACTTTAAGTAATTTAGTTGTCGCTAAATTTATTAACTGTTTCCTATAAAGTTTATTTAACTCTATTAATTCTTTCCTACTATTCATAATCTTCGAGTTTCCACTTACGTGAATAATCTTTTTTACTTTTATGAGTGATACTAGGTCTTAAGGATACTAACTTTCCTGTTTCTTTAATTTCATTATCTCTCCTAATTTTTTCGGCTAGGGAGATTAATTTCTTTTTCTTCTTTTTCATCTGATTATTTTATTACATTTATAAGGAAATCCAAGTTCCTTATATGTGAAAATAGATAAAAGAATTATGATTAGATGTTATGAAGCTAAGTTATCAAAAAACTTAAACCCTAGAGTTAGAAGTTTTATTATGAAAGAATGGATGGAGAAGAGAAATACTTATGGAATTGAATTGAAGAAATATATTATAGATTCTTCATCAGTAGATCAACATCCAGTATTAGGACTTTATATAAAAGATCAAAAAGTGTTTGGAGATAATATATTAGTAGATAATAATTTTTCAGAAAGATTATTAGGAATATCTACTAGTTATCTTGATAAATATTTTAAAGAACACCAATTACAATTTTGCAAAAGACGAATTCTTAAATTTTATCCTGTGGATTACGAAGAATCTACTTTCCCCGAAAACGAAATGTACTCTAAATTTGTTAAAATGTGTGGAATGTTTGATGAAAATAATTATACTGTATTAGGAATTATTTATGGAGATGTATATCAAGTTAGGAAAAATGATAGAGAATTGTTTTATAGTATATGGAATTCTAAAGTAAATGGAAAATATGAAAAACCTATTAATCTAGGGAAAATAGAAATATAAAAAAGAGGACTTTTTACAGTCCTCTAATTATTTTTTTTTATTTTGTAATCTCTAATAATGTCTTGGAGATTAGATTTATAGCACCTTCCACATCTCGATAATCACATACTTCAACTTGAGTATGCATATTTCGTTGAGGAATAGATACTAACATAGTTTCACAATCAAAAGCACCTTCTTGAATTGCTGAAGTATTTGTTCCTCCTGCATATGAAGCTGCAAGTTGATATGGAATTTCATTAATCTCAGCAACTCCGATCATTTTACAGCGAAGATTCCAAGATTTATCAGGTCCATTCATGATAACAGGTCCTTTCCCAAGTTCTATATCTCCATAGGACTCAGGTTTTATTCCTCTACCTTCATCCGTGGCGAAAGTAACATCTATATCAATCGAAATATCAGGATTTACTCTTTTACTTGTTACCATTGCACCTCTTAGACCTACTTCCTCCTGAGTATTCGCCACGCCATAAAAAGTATATTCATCAAAAAGTTCCTTAAAGGCTTCATAATTCACCACGTTCCTTAAGACTTCAGCAACAATAAATACTCCAATCTTATCATCTAGTCCTTTAGATGCAAATCGATTCTTCCCAAGATGTTCTATAAAATTTGCTCCAAAAACAACTCTACTACCTATCTCTACTAACTTCATAGCTTCTTCTTTAGATTCAGCGCCGATATCAACAAGAAGATCTTCAATAGGAATTAATTCATTTTTGCTATTATCATCATACTCTACATGAATTGGCTTTTTCCCAATAATACCTGTTACATATTCTCCTGGGTGACCAATTTTAGAAATTTTAACTATACTTCCTGGGAGAACTTTTTTATCTATTCCCCCAAGATTAATAATATTTAGCATTCCTTGGTCTGTAACATTTTGTATCATCATTCCAAGTTCATCAATATGTGCAGAAATCATTACTTTCTTACTCCCTGAACCTACCTTAAATGCTACATTTCCCATTTTATCAGTAAACTCTTCTATCGCAAACTTAGAACAATAATCTTTAAATACCCTAGTTGCTTCCTGTTCAAAACCGCTAGGACTATACGATCCCAACAGTTCTTTTAAAAATTCTACAGCTTTTAATTCTAACATCTTTCTTTAATTAAAAATAAATATCGTTTCATGTAAATTTCTTTCAGTTCTCACATTCCAATTATACTTAAGAGAGTTTGGAATTTCATCATCTAAGATCATTAATCTAGTATGAATAAATAAATCATAATAAATATCTAAGTAAAAACCAGAGCTAATTCTTGATAATTCTACTCTATCTATATGTTCTACATCTTCATAAGTAACTATAATTTTATTATCTATCTGAAATGCTGAGAAATATTTTAAGATTTCTATAGTTAAATTATAATAGTATACTTGATCTGCCGCTGATTTACATCCAATTATTCCACCAGAACCACTTCGAATTATACCTAACTCCTTAACCATTATAATCTAGGTGTAATAACTTGATAAAATCTAACTTCATCAATCCCACAATCAATTCTTCCTGCACAGTTCCAAGTTACATGAGGATTTGCTGTTTCCCAACATGATTTATGAATAATTGTGTAGCTTCCATGATTAGAAGTACATATCCCACAATCTGAAAAATCCTTCCAATCTTTTATATCACGTGCTCCATCAATTATTTTACTATCATAATAACCAACATCCTCTAGAAATTCAATTATATCCCTACTAACTTTTCCAATATAGGCTGAATTGAGAAATTGAATACCCTCTCTAGGAAATTTATCTTGAAGCTCATTTATAGTTGCTTTATGATAACCTTTCTTTTGTTTATTTTTTATCCAATCCTCTCCATTAGTAAACCATTGTTTAGAATCCGTATCTCCCCTAAGAGCAGCTATTCCAAGAGCTAGTTCTTCAGTTACTCCACATTGAATTCTCTTTACAAGAGACACTTTTCCTGATGAAGAAAACTTAATAGCTTCTCGAGTAATAGCTGTATATTCTCCAGTTTCTGCACAAGTAATAATACAATTACCTTTATCTAGATTAATACATAAACCAGTTCCGACCATTTCAGAATATCCTAGATCCTCAAAGTTCTTCCTAAGTTCTGGTGTATTTTTGTCTAGGATAACACTATATAAATAATCTTTCTTCTTCATATTAGTTTCTGGGTTGTTTAATTATATAATCTAAGTTATTATCTTTATAGTAGCCGTTTAATTCCTTTGAGCTACATAAGGGAGTAAATCCATCCTCTCCGAATGTATATTCACCTCGAAAAGAATCAAATACAATAAAATCATCATCTCCTCCATTAGCTGGATTAGGAATAAATTTAGCCCACGTTTTAATTAAGCGTTCTCTTTCCTTTGGCCATATAAAAAATCTCTGCTCTGAAACTTCTTCCTCTATGGCTAATTCAATCTCAATTAAAGCATCTTCAACTACATCAGCGAGATAAACTTCATCTTTTGTTCCATCCGCTTTCCCAAGATCTATTTCTAATTTTTGCATGAATAGTTCTTCAAGAAGTTGATCCTTTTTATCTTTTTCCATATTCTTATAGGGTTTATAATTTGGTGTATATAATCTAGAAACCCACCCAGAAATAGATTCTTTATTTCTAGTAAAAGCTCCTATAATAACTATTATTTTAAAAATTATTGCAATTACTAATAATAATGCTATTAAAATCAGTAAAAAATTCATCTGTTTTCCTCTATCTTTTTAATTGAAAATAATATTTTATCTCCTATTTTATACGTTGGATTATTACTACTAGAAATTCTTTCACTTAATCTAATATCTCCATTAGAACCAATTTCGTCCCCAGCGATGTAATAAATAGTACTAACGCCGTAAGAATTTAATCCTCTATCAATAGATTTTATAACTAATTCCTTACTATATTCTACTTTATATTGTGGTAAATCTTTCCTTTTTCTAACACAACTCACTAATCCTATAATAAGACTGATAATGATTAATAACTTTTTCATAATTACTTTCTTAATAATTCATTACATACGCTCTTTATTCCTTCTAATCTAGCTTGTTCATAAGAAGGATAGTTTAGATTATTACTACTCAATGAACCATTCTCCATTGGGATAGCAAATATAAATCTTTTCTCTCCTTCTTTATTAGTAAATGGATATACGAGAATGATAATACCCTTATGTAATCTTATCCATTCTACTATTTCTACCTCAATTCTCTTTTTCTTTATTGGTTGTTTATATCCAAGTTTTACTAATTTTTCCAGAACTTCATCATCTACCATTATACTTCAGTTTTTATATAGATTTTCCTCTCTTCAAGTTGTTTTTCTATATTAACAATACTCCATCCATACTCATCAATTAACATCTTCTTTAAAGTATTAATGTAACTATCTGGAATTAGGTTAGGATTTATATAAATCCAAAATTGAAGGAAAGGATCTTTATAAGCTTCTGGACTAGATTTATAAGTTTCATAAGCTTTGTCCATTTCTTCAGCTGCTAAATCAAAAAACTCTTCTGGTGTAATTCGAAGGTAACTAGCATAAATAAATTTTCTCATTTTTCTTTTAATTTTAAAAAATCATAATCATAATCAGTTTCAGTTCCGTCTTCTAAAACATAATGCTTCCTATATGTTATTATCTGAACAACATTATTTCCAGGAATATCATTTACTATAGCATCTTCTATAATTTCAGTATCTGATCCTAACCAGTTTTCTTTTAGACGATCTTCTGTAGTATAATAAATACTTTCCTGTATTCCTTGAGTTATTGTTTTTACTTTAGTTGGATAGATTTCATTAGAACTAAATTTATGTTTAACAAAAATTTCATCACCTTCTTTCAATCTAATCCTTCCTGTTGAGTCTGAATAAATTTTAATAACTCTTTTACATGGAACTACTTTTTTATCTATCAAATCCCATAAAGCTTTTACAATATCAGTTTCTGCTATAAAATCACCAATATTCCTATCTTCTGGAACAATAAAACTATTTTCTAGATCATCCTTATCAAGATACTCACTATCTAATTTCCAATCTATTTTCCATAAAGGTATTAATTCACCTTTCTTATTTTTAATACAATCACAATTAATAAATCTGTTCATAATTCTATATTTATTTATATTTATATTTATCACATATAAGGAAAATAAACCCGAAGAATTATCTCCTCGGGTTTGATTACTAACTAGGATTTTTTCTGATTATTAATCTTTATTAAACATAAGAAGAGCTTATCCCTAGTTTCTTTACTCTTCACAATATTTAGGTTTTCGACCTGTTTCTAAGTATTCTAAAATCTCTTTAAGTACCTGATCATGATTAAACGCCCAATCATAACTATCAATATCTTCTGCTGGGACAAACTTAATATCATCTACTTCATTAGGTTCTCCACCTCTTGATACGGTATCACAGTTAATTTCCTTATCAGCTAATTTTTTCCGAGTAGCTATGTAATCTACATGAATAAGATATCTAGAAACTATGTTTTCTCTAACATCTCGAGACGGATCATCTATAGTACAAAAATGATCAATTGCTTCATTGGGATAAATTTCAAGATTAAGTCCAAGTTCTTCATAAAGTTCTCGTTTTACCGCTTCTTTTCTTGTTTCACCCCAATCAAGATAACCACAAGTAACTGACCATTTTCCAACATGATCTGGACATCCTGAACCTCGTTTAGATACTAAAAACATTACTCGACCATTGCTATCTCTAGTATATACAATTCCTACTACTGCATTTGCTCTAGAGATCCAATACTCTTTTCCATTTTCTTTTGATGTTACTTTAAAATTTTTCATAAATAAAAATTATTAACAGTTGTCAATGTTTGTTTATCAATTATAAGGTTATTACCGATTGTCTTTTTCACCTTCTTTAGAATTTGTATGATGTTCTTTTTACATAAAACACTATCATCTTTAATTGATGACCAATCTTTTATAGTAGAAAAGTTAAATTCATATCTTTTTACAGTAGGTATAAGAGTATATGCTTTCTCATCTAATTCCTTCTTAGCTCCAAAAACTAGTTCTATGAAGGGTAGCAGAAAACATTTTTTATTATAAAATACTACTTTATAACTACTATTATATCCATTTCCAGGAGGTGTATCATTAATTTCTAAGATACTTCCATCTTCTATAGGATTAAGAATATCATTTATTACTATTTTACCAGTACTATCACTTATTTTTCCTGGAATACTATAACTCTTCTTATAAAATGGCCATAAGTTTATATTCTTAGTTTTTGGAGAAGTATATGAGAAATCTAGCATATTGTAATGAAAAGAATATGATACAACTACTAATCCACCAATCATTTCTTGATTAACTATATCAAAATTAAAAATATCCACTTCTTAATTAAACAAGATATAATTTGATATAAGTATTTAAATCTTCTACAGCTGGTAATCCATACTTTGCTGTAAATTTTCTAGTAGGTTTCTTTATATATCTCACATAGAAATCATCTACTAGTGGTTTTATAGTTTCCATAGAATTCTCTCCACTAAGTTTTTCTGTCCCATGAATATCTTTGATTATAAAGAATATAAGAGAAGCTACAAATGGAGTAAAAGACATTTCTTCTTCAATTATCTTTTTCACTATATGTTCATTTTCTTTAAGAACTCTAGTAACTTCCTTGTAACTCTTATTACCTTCCGTTTGTCCGGCGGTTTCTACTATTAATGTGAATAGTTTAATATATTCTCTAAATAATTCTTCAGTTGTTAACATAGCCTTTAAGTGTTTCTATTATTTTTATTTTTTCAGTTTCTTTGAGAAGACTCCACTCACCTCTTTCTAATTTTTCTATAATTTTTGAAATATTATTAACAGGTATTTCTGAAATCTCTAAAGTTCCTGGTATCAAAGTATACCCTAGATGTTCAAGAATAGACTCAATCTTCTCAAGTTCTTTAACAGTTGCTACTCTTCGACCATAATAATTATCAACTCTTGGATAATTAATAACAATCCTTGAATCTATTACATACCATCTCCAAAGATTATTTGGAAAATTAAATACTCCTCTTTCACATCCACTAAATAAACCGAACCAACCATCAGGTCCATCTTTATAATCTACATAAATCTTTCCTACTTCCATAATTCATCCAAAATATAAAAATGGATTATCTTCTGAATCTTCTTCAATTATCTCAAAATCAGACCCAGAACAATCTTTTAAATTTATCATATACCTTAAAAGTAAGTCTACACCATAATTATAAAAATAAGGTTTATCTTTATCATATGATGCAATAGATTCTCCTTTACCATTTACTACTTTTACATAATTCTCATTTTTAGAATCCAATGATGCTTTTATTCCCTCATCTGTAAAATTCTTTTTCGCATGTTCTTCTGCAAATCTTACAAGTGGATTTATTGTTTCTCCGGATATACGAATTTCTTTGTTAATGAGATTTTTAGAATAAAGAACAATCTTATCTATTACTGAGAAAGTATACCAATTATCAGAACCTATCAACTTAAACCAAGGACTACCAGAATCATCAAAATAAACTCCTGTAACTCTAGTATAATTTCCATCACTTGTTTTTATAATAGGTTTATATCTTAATCTTCTACAAATTTCTTTTAATAAATTAGATCTTTTCTCCAAACACATCTGCGAAAGGTTTTAAATTTCCATTTGGATTATGATCTCTTCCTGAATTTCCATCATCGAGAATAGCAAAACATATTTCTTCAAATGCTCCAATAAATTCTGGTTCTTCCAAAACTTCCTTAAATAATCTTGCTACATGAGAAGGTGGATTTTTAAATGCTCCACATCCAAGTGCCCCTAGAACAAGTTTAGTATGATTATTATCTAAAGCTATTCTAAGGATTGTTCTTATTTTTCCTTTTACAACAGGAACATATTTTTTCATCATTTCTCCAGTATTCTTATCAATATCAGGTCTTACTACTCCTGCCACTGAAATTACATTACATTTAAAATAATTACCTACAGTTTCATAAGTTCCTGGTTTTCTATAAACGCATACCCCTGGACTATATATTCCTCCATAAACTGGAATAGGGTAGGAGAAGTCATTAAGAACTTTTCCTGAATAATAATCTCCAAAGTATTCATCCCATTTTTCAGGAGAGTATAAATATAGGGATAATAGCAAATTACTTCTTCTACATAATTCTTCTTCCTGAGCTCTAGAACCTGTTTCAACTCCTCCACCTGGTCTTTTAGATGAAGCCATATTAAGAACTGCACACTCTGAACCCAATTCCTTTGCTTTTTCAAAGGTATCTATATTCTGTACATATATTTTAAGAGGAGTTTGAAATTTAGGTTTATTATTTCCTTTTTGAATAGACTTATACATTTTTGATTCATATATTAGTCTATCTGTTTCTGGAAATTCTATATAATTATCCTTATATTCATACTCTCTAGAAATAATATCTTCTATTACTTCTTCAAAAACTTTAATTAATTGTTCTTTTGTTTTCATATCATTAATGATTTTGAATTATCTAATAAATTATATTTCACAATCCCACACTCATTACAATTATCCTTTGAGAGAATACATTGACTACAGTAATTTAATTTACCTGAATCTATTGTATATCCTCTTCTTTGAAATAATCTAAGGTTTTTCGAAAAATGACTTATTTCCTTTGATGAATATTCCATAAAAACTCCATATTCAAGATTTTCAAGAGTTACAAGTTCTTTTATTCTATTTTTTATGAAATCCAAAGTAACAATACTTTTTTCATTTAATTCCTCTACAAAGTCTATAAGAACACTTTCATTTATTCTCACACATTTAACTATTCCTTTACGATTATTTACTGGATAGGAAATAAGTAGAGTGCTATTTATTTTATCTCCAGGGAAAAAGAATTTATTAGGTCTGATAGAAGGTTTGAAATTACATAAATCACATTCTCCAGAAAATTTACATACTTCTTTACATACTATATCAGAAATCCCTGGGAAAGATCGAAAAATCAACCTACTACTTACTATATCAGTATTAGATACCAATATATTTGTTCTTTCTCCATAATATCTATGTTCTGAAGAACGTCCTAATTCTAAATCTACAGTTTCATATCTAAAATTTCCAAAAAAACCTACTACACCAGTTACTAATCTAATAAGATTGATTTCATTGATATAGATATCATTATTGAACCAAGTAATTATATCTCCTGGAAGATATTTTTGATAGTATAGTCTCCTTTTAGTATTCTTTGTCATAACGTGCTAAATTATTATATGCATCTGTACTATAAAAATTAGTTAGATCGAAAAAAATCGAAAACTCTCCTTTGGGATTTAAAGGTGATTCCGGACGATATCTATCTAAGATAATATTAAATCTAAATTCATTACCCCAATCTTGCCTTATTTCTACAATTATTAAAGGGTGTTCTGGTCCAAATGCTGCATATTCACCACTACCCCATAAATATCCAGGAGACTGAAAATAAACAATATCACCTACTTTATAATAATCTGGATCTAACCTTCTTGCTACTGCTTGAGGAATTCTGGCTAATCTTTCTTCCTTAAGATATTCCATTATTTGAGGGATAATTGATGTATAATCATGTTCTATAATTTCACATTTTTTATCAAAATCATCTATACTCATTCTTTCTGGAAGTATAGATGATCCCCAACATACTTTATAATAATGTCCCTTTGAATCAAAACCACTACTGTAAATAACTCCTATATCTCCAGTATTTTTATTTTTGACTCTTGATTGCGTCCAACTATCTACTCTCATCTGTTATCTTATTAATTATTTCATTTTTTGCCTTAGTCCAACCATCTTTAAATGATTTTCTTTCATTTCCGACTGTATAAATAAAAAATCCAACAGTCATAATAATTATTCCTAAAGGCTTATACCACTCAATTATTTTAATTCTGAATGGTGAAAATGATATCTCTGTATGTCCTAAATACAGGAAAAATACAATTAATAATACTAAATAAACTATAACCTTCATCATATTTCTATTTTATAAGTTTTATCTTTCATTACTACTAATTTTCCAGGAACTGACATTAAACGATCTTTAACACTGTCTAAAAATGTATCTAATATTATAACATCGCCAAAACTTGAAATACTAATATAACATGCATTGAGATCATCAGTCCATCCAAAAAATACTTCTTCAGGATCAGCACTATCCCATGGAGAAAGCACTAAACGAGGCAATCCATCTTTTAATCTTATTGCGGTAACAACTTGTAAATCTTCTTCTAGATCATACAAAAATACGTATCCAGCTACTTTTACATATTCTTCCGTTTCCATATAAGTTCTTTTAAAATTGGCAAAGATTTCTCCATATATTCAACTAAAATATCTTCAAAGAGAAAATATTCTCGATTCATTACTCCAAAAGAATCTCTAGCCATATGATGTAATTCATGAGACCAAGTACTTAAAAGTTCAGATTTGGTCACTTTTCTGCTTTTTGGAATCATCATTATAAATTTTTTCTTACCAGCTCTTGAATAAACCATACCATTTACTGGAGGAGGTCCTATTCTAATGATATCCTTATCTGTCTTATCATAATAGATTCCAGAAGTGGACATTACATAACTTACATCACCCTTAGATAGTTTTCCAGAGATTTCTTTTTTCTTCTCTACCTCTAAAAGAAGATCATCTATGTATATAAAATCTAAAAGCTGTTGAGAAACTAAATATCCAAAAATATAAGCTTCTGTTTCACTATCAACTATCCCTCGTGAGGATGTAATTATATTAACAAATTTACTAGTTTTTCTAAATATCCACTTTACTTTTTCTTTTGTAGTTAGATTTGACAAGATAGTGATCAAATAACTTCTACGATTATTAACAGCTAATTCGTATCCTTCTGACCTTGGTATAATTCCATATAAACCTTTAAAAGCTTCAAGAGAACATTGAATAGTAGTTAGTCTTGTATTAAATATAGAAATATCATAATATGCATATTTAGAACCAACCTCCCTTCTTAAGTTTTCTTGGTAACACTTTTTATTAAAAAATTCTGCTCTTTCTAATAAATCTAATACATCTTTTAACATTTTCTTTTTTATTTTATTACATTATTAAGGATTTAAACTCTTATAATTGTTATGAAGAAAAAGAAAATGATAAAGATTGAATACTATTATCGTAGTGTTGAGACTAATAAGTACACTTATGTAATAATAGATAATAGAATTATTCTCTTATTAAAAAATCAATTAAAGAGAGTTTCATCTAATTATTTATTACACCACATAGAGTATAAAGATATTTGTTTTAATTTTTATAGAGACGCTACAAAAATAAAGGAAGAAATTATATCTGGAATTAATTCAGAAGATATTAGAAAAGCTTTAATTAAAGTAATAAACACTACTACTGGACTTTTTAATCTTAAAAAATCCATAACTCAATTTAATGAAATATATTATAATTATAAAAAATATTATGATAACTTTTCCACCAAACTTTAGAATATACGTAATAGAAACTCCTCTTAAACTAGTAGATATACACAATGCTCAAAATTATCTAACTTCTAAGGAATATAAAATAATATCAAATAGTTTTAGTGTATTTTCATTTCTAGGAAATAGAAATAATCTTCAAGAAGTTTCAAAGATTGTAAGTTTTTTGAAAGGTAATGATCACCTAGGAAAAAGTAAATACTATATTTCAATTACCTTAAATAATTTTGAAAAACCGTTCCGAAAAATCTGGACAGCAAAAAATATGACAAAATATGTATACAGACTGGATTTAATAACAAAAGAAAGTTTTAGGTATTTTAAAAAACATAATTCGGATATTATTACTATTGAAAAACCGAGTATTCCTGAAGAAGAATTTATTAAAATTATCTTGTATAATTCTTTAGCAATAATAGAGAACTGCGAAAAGGGATTAATAAACATAGATAATGCTGCTTATTATATGAGCAATTACAATTATTCTATTCTTAAACTATCTAAAGAAGAAGGTTTAATTTAGAAGAGAAAAAACTAACCAAGGATTTTATTTCCAAGGTTAGTTCTTTTTTATTCGCTTTTTGCAGCGTCATGTTTACATATTTTGATCAAGTAAATATATTTATTAACAGTTTCGAAAAAATCATCTGTTCTGTTAATAATACCTGACCACATTAAATCATCTCCAGCTTCTCTTTTTATTCCAGTTAGTAATCCTCTAATATCTACTAAGAGATTTTCAAATTCTAATGCTTCTGGAAGAATAGGGCTTAATGTTCCTGGTTGAATAAATCCCCAGAGAGCTTGAGCATTTTCCATAAGAGCATCATCAAAATCTTGAAATTCACCATCAAAATCATCAATTAATTTATGGATGCTCATAGTGGGTGCTGAGAAATGCAGTTCTTTCAATCTCGTGTGTATTCCATGAAATTGATTCTCCAAATTTAAAATAAACTTATTATTCATAACTTTTTTAATTTATAAATGTTTTATTTTCATAAACTCTGATAATGTTGTTTGACTAACTCCTAATCTTCTAGCTACTTCTGCTTTACTCAATCCTTTCTCAAGTAATCTTGTAATTTCACTATTTTTTCCATCTAATTTACGCTTCCTAGGAATTCCAACAGGTCTACCTAATCTCACTCCATTAGATTTCATCATAGCTAATGCACATTTTGTTCTTCGACTTATTAGCTCTCTTTCTTTCTGAGCACTAATTATATCAAAGAAGGTTTCATATACGGACATAGAATCTTCTTTTATTATCTCCCCTTTCCAGATAGGTAAGATAGCAGCTCCAGTTAACATACAATGATTTATAATTGACATCACCATATATACATTTCTTCCAAGTCTAGAAATTTCAGTAACTAATATTAAATCCCCTTTCTTTATTCGATCTAATATTAATTTTCCAAGAAGTCTAGCACTAGGTTTTATAGCCCCTGAGATGCTCTCTTCTATCCATGCATCTACTTCAATTCCATTTTCCCTACAATACCTGTTTATTTCGTACCTCTGTACTTCTACTGTTTGTTTTTCTGTAGATACTCGTATATAACCATAAATCATTAGATAGTTTATTTTTTAGTTATTAATCAACTCTTCAAACAGAGTTTCTTATCAATAATTAGGCTTTCACTTAAAAAATAAAGCAAAAAGAGCATAAACCTTGAAATTCTTATATATGGACGAAAAATAAGCGCTAAAGTTTCTGTCTATAAAACAAATAGAAAAATTAACAATTTAGTGATTAAAAAAACAAGTAAAATTGATGCTAAAAATTTAGTATGAATTCGGGTGAGTGTAAACGAGAAGCCACGAGTAAAGCTACTGAGAGGTAGTATAACATTTTAATAAAAAAAATTAGTAGCTTTATGAATTACGGTAAAATCTTAAGCGTTGGCTTCAAAGTATTAGTTGCAGCAGTTGCAGGCGTAGCTGTATTTATTGGTGTAGATAAAATCAATACTAATAATGGCAATCAAAATGGTGGTTTTAGACAAAAAAGTATTCCTGACGATCCAAGTTTCTCTTCAGGATCAGAGTTTCAATCAAATAACAATACTCAGATCCAACAAGTAAAGAGAGATAGGAATGATAGTAATATTGTCGAGAAAATGAAAAATGTTCAGGATACTTGTGGAAGATTATTTACTTTCGTTCAATCATTGACAATGGTAGTAGATAATTTTAGCAGAATATTTAGAAATGATGGAAATAGTTATCTAAGTCAACCTTACTATGGTGACCCTTGGGGATATCGACAGCCTATTGATATGGGAAATGGCGTTTATTGGAATAGAATATCTCCATACATCATTGAAGCTTCGTCAACACCAGATCCAAGATATTATGGTCGATTATAAAATCTTAAGGAAAGGAAGGACTAAAGATTAATTAATTGCTACACCACCCAATAAAGAAGAAATATATATGTACGTTGTATAAAAATGCCTTCCGAAAATAATAAATTTATTATACAACGTACTTATGAAAGAACTTGTTATGCCATAGGAAATTATCCTATGGTTTTTATTTTTCGCTTCAAAACCTTATTAGTGTACAAAATAAAAGAGAAGTATGGAAAAAGAATTTGTTGTATATGGGAAAAAGAAATTTAACCCAGAGAAATTCAGAAAAATTAAAAACAGAAAAGGATGGTGTAAACCTAAAGCTGGATTATGGGCTTCTCCGATAGACTCTAAATGGGGATGGAGAGATTTTATAATATCTGTAATGGAATCCTGGAAGAAAGATCTACAAACATATTTTAAATTCAAACTTTCTTCTACAGCTAAAATTTATATCATTGATACATTAGAAGATTTATATCAAGTACCGTTTAAAAGAATATTAAAACTTCAACCTGCTCTTTCAGATTATTTAATTGATTTTGAAAAGATGGTATCCGAAGGTTATGATGGAATATTACTTACAGAGAATGGTCAAAATGAAACTAGAATGCCTGAGTTTAGTGGATTATACTATAACGGAAAAAGTTTTAATCTTTATGGTTGGGATGTAGAATGCTTATTAGTACTTAATCCTAGGTGTATAGTTCCAGTAAATTCACTAAAAAGAATCAACTTAAAGAATGGAAGGAATGCATGGAAGAAGAATGTAGTGATAGCAAGAACACAAAAATCTATATCTCAAGATGATCCTGAAATTTTAGAATGGAAAGGAGAAACAGAAGATACAATGATACTAGAAAGAGGATCAACATACGGTTCTAAAAAAGCATTTATCAGATCTCTCAGAAAGTTACAATATAAGATCGGAGATGATCCAACTTCAAAATTTATCTTGAAGTAAAAAAAGAATAGAGAAGAAACTTTAATTGTTCTTCTCTTTTTCTTTCTTCTATCTATTATATAGTCTGATTATCATATTCTTCTTTAGTTAATAAACTTCCTGAAAGATAATCATAAGCACTGATTAATTTAACAGATTGTTTAAAAGAATGAATCTCTTGTATTCGAAGTTCTCGTCTTTCTATGTCAAATACCTCTAGGAATTTAACTTCAAACCATGCAAGTTCTATCACATCAAGATCTTTCCAGTATATAATATCTCCTGGTTGTAAAGAATCTATAAACTTCTGTACTTTCTTTTCTTCGGCTAGAATTTTTAATAAACTTTCTACTTCTACTATATTTTTTTGACTTGATCCTATTCCTATAATTGGATTAAATCTTCTTTTAATTCCAATAGATAATAATCCTATATCACCTCTTTTCATTATAATCTTTAATTAAATCGTTATACTTTTCTGGTATTTTCCCAAAATCTATATCTTTATATACTTGACCTATTCCATCTTCCATATATCTCAAAGAAAACATTAATTTCATAATCTCAATGTAACTATCTTTTGTATATCTAGGATCAGAACTGAGAATATATTCAAATTTTAAATTATCCTTAAAATAATTCTCGATTAAATATTTTTCAAATTCTTCAGGAGATAAACTACATAAATCCTTGGACTTATCACCGAATAATTTACTCGGCGCATTACATTCAAGAGTTCCAGTTATAGGATTAGTTGTAAATATAAAATCTATATCAAAATCAGATCTAGTATTTACATGCCTATAATCAAATCTAGGCGCCGAGGAATGTCTTTCGGTGATATCCCAAAATGAATCATAACACTCATAAAAATCATACTTCATAAGAATTGGTTTAAAATTTTTCATAAAGTATTCTAAGTTTCTATAATGTGCTCTAATAGTTCCTAATTCATGTTCGGTTGGGTTCTCTGATATCCATAATACTTTCTCAAAATTATCTTCGAACTCTTTACCTTCTACTATTATTCCAGTTCCTTCATCACAAAAAGAATTAGTCTTTTCTGGATAAGTAATCAAAGTCTTAAACCATGCTCCTGTGACTTCTACTCTCGAAAAATCAATCTCAAATTCAGTCCCTTCAGGAAGAGATTCTAGTTCTTTGGTATATTCTTCTGTATATCTTGTAAATAATGTAACATGCCCTAAAGTATCTTTCTTTTCTAAATCGGTATACTCTAAGTAACCACATATAAATTGATTTCCTGCAGAACTATATCCTCGCTGTACTAAGAAATCTATATAATCTTTAGCAGTCTTCATCTTTAAAAAAGTCAGTTAAATAAATAAATGTAAATGTAAGTGTAGTCCAATTATCTATACCACTAATAGTACTATATCCAGATATAATAACAGGATACTTGATTGGTAAGAAATAAGGATTTGTATATCCCTTAATACAATCATTTTCTGGACCATAGTATTCAAGATGAAAATTGTATAGTTCATTTAGTTTTTTATAAAACTCAAGCCATTCTTTAGGAGACTCTATTAGTTTTTTCATGCTCAAATCCATTATTTAATATTCCCAACCATTCTTCTGTTTTTTGTACATCTCTCTTCATCTCGGAAACATTCATCCAAGAAAAATAGAGAACAATACAATCTGGATAATCCTCCCTAGTTCTAAATACTGAAAATTCTATCTTATCACCTATCGACATCTCTCCATAAAATAAAATTTTTCCAGAATCAGAAAACTTAGAATATGTAAATGAACAATCTGAATTATTAATCATGAAATTTCCATGTTCTGTCGGAAATAGCTCACATAGACCATATTTTATTTCATTATATACTTCACGCTTTTTTGTCATACATTAATAAGTTTTATAATTCTTTCACGTATAGATATAGGAATTCTATCAATCTCAACAATACAAGGATCAGATAATAATTTTTCTGCCTCTACATAACCTTGACAAACAGATATTATTCCGGCCGCGTCTTCTATAATTGTTAAAAAAGCATAATACCTCGAATATGTATAAGTTATATTTTGAACTTTTATATATGTATTTCTTTCAATAATATCACCGGCCGTATTTTGATCCTCCACAGTTCGATAATAAACAGATCCTATTGTAACGCCTCCTAAACTCGACTTCATCAATTCAAAATAAGTCCTAGTATAACCTAGAGAAGGAAGAATGGAATCTAAAGGCGTTTTCCATGTTTCTTCTAATTCTTCTTGTGTTGTATAAATTTTTGCATCCCTAAGATTAATTTTTGCTGGATCTAATATTATTAACATAAGTCATTGATATAAAAAGAGCCCAAGGAAATTATCCCCAGGCTCATTATTTTTATTCTATTCCTAACGTATCTTTGCATAACTGAATTTCGGCCGGATCACCAGTATGTTTTCCTAAGTCGTCTGAAAGTTTTATGCAAGGAATCCAAGGTTTATTTTCATTCATCCTACATCTTACTAATTTCATTACTATATTAGCAGGTTTAATTCCTGGAATATCACAAGTAAGATTAGTTCCTATTCCTGCGACAGCTTTTTTGATTCTTCCTGCACAATATTCAGAAATGTCTTTGAATTTTTCCATATCAAGTGCATTAGAGAATACCACTGTTTTATCTTTAGGATCAACTCCTAGCTCTTTCAAACGATTAATCATAAGATTCACAAACATATATTCATCTCCAGAATCTTGTCTAAAACTTGGAAATAAGAATGCATGTTTTCTAGAAAGCTGATCGAAAAATGCTTTAGAAGTTATCGTATCTGTAAGTACGCAACCAAGCTGAGAATCATATACATCTTCCCAATTTTCCATCATTACGTACGATCCTTGACGATATCCATACATACTATTCATAAAACTACAAAGCTGATGATTCATAGTTCCTTGAGGAATCATATTATACTTCATAGCAAAATAAACATTACTAGTTCCAGTACAATAAGTTGATTTCTCTTTCAACATTCTAATTACCTCTTCATGAACATTGAATGAATATCTTCGACGTAAGCCAAATTCACAGAACCAAAGCTTTTCTCTATTTGAAAGTTCTATTTTCTTTTCAAGTTTTCCTAAGACTTCAGACATATCAACCTTGTCTTCTTTATGCATCATCTCTGACAATGTTGCAAGAATTGGTATTTCATAAAGTGCCATTCTATACATTTTGTCGATAACACTGATTTTAAGATGATGTTTTTCGTCTAAAGAAACGTTAACTTTCTCTGGATCGAATCTCCACTGTCTTAACCATTCCCAATAAAATTCTGGAATGTATTTAATTCTATTCTTTACCCATTCAAACTCCTCTGGAAGAAGTTTAAGATTTTTAATTGTGTAAAGATTTCTTTTAAATTCTTCTACAAATTCCTCAGTGTACTCTGTGTTGTTTCGGTCAAAAAATACTAACTCTCCAATACTATCTGGAAATTTTCTAGAGAAGAAATGTGATACACTAAAACAATAAAGATCTTGTTCTAAAATACTTTTAATCATAACTGTTATTAATTTTGTTTATATAAGTTTTCATATCATATATAAGAATTTGCGGGCCTGAGGAATTCAAACCCTAATACATGACATAGAACAATTATAAAAGAAATTTTGTAGTTGTTCTTTTTGTTTTGATCTAGTAACATAATAAAAGGGTGAGTATTATAAATTAGCTACTTATAAGAAAACCCTTCTTTAATTGTTATTGTGTTACTCGATATATAATTTATATAACCTTAAAATTTATTAAAATTATGTTACAGAATCATTTAAAAACAGAACTTCCATCAGAATGGAGAAACCTATTTAAACATCACGAATCTTACCCCGAAGACTACTATGATGTCGCAGAAGTAGAATTAAACTCTGGAGAAAAGAAAATTTTAGTTTTAAATCGTGAAACGGATGATCTTATGGAGTACTATTATGATGATATTCCAGATAATCAATGGATAGATCTTGAAAAATTTTTTAAATTTGAATTAATTGATCGAAATGAAAATTTTAAGAAATTATTAGATTATGATTTATCTAATATATACTTTATTAATAAGTATGGCGCAATTCAATGTAATTATAAAGGAAAAGTAAGAAAATCTAATCTTAAAAATAAAATTTCAAATAGAAGAATATATCCCGAAAGAAGCTTTTCTTTATTTGATATTAGTATTCATGTTTATAATCACTCTTTAATCGCTTATCTATTTATTCCTAATTTATATCCAGAAGTAAATAATATAATAAACCATAAAGATTTAAATCCCTTAAATTTTTGCAAAGAAAATCTGGAGTGGATTACTTATAGCGAAAACAATAAGGCAGAGAATAGATTAAATAATTTTTGTCATAAATACAAGTATCTTCAAATCGATCCAAAAGATAAAAAAGTTATTAAAGAATGGTATAATGCTAGTGAACTAAAGAAATATTTTCCAGGCTATAGAAAAGTGTTATGTGGAATTAGAATTACTTACAAAGGTTATGAATGGAAAAGAATAGACTTAACACTCGAAGATTATAAATCTCGTCATCCAGTTATAGAAAATGGATGGTATCTTAACCCATTTATTACCTCTCATAAAGTTGAAGCCAATCTTTGTGGAATTCTAAAGATTAATGGAGTAGAAAATATAGGTACTTTAGAAGAAAAAGAACAAAGGTATAGAATAAAAATCGGAGGAAAATCAATTTTAGTTCATAGATTAGTTTATGAAACTATTTCTGGGAAAAAGATAGAAGAAAATAATGTAATAGATCATATTCAACCTGTTCGATCTGTAGAGACAATTAATAATGAATACTCTAATCTAAGAGAAGTAACTCAAAAAGAAAATATGAATAATCCGGAAACTCTTTCTTATAGAAAGAATAAATAAATTATTAAGGATAGATATAGTAAGACTATATCTATCTTTTTTTCAACGTACAAAATAAAAAGAGGGAAATTAATCCCTCTTCTAAACAACTACTTTCTTAATTCCATTAATAAATGATTTACTAAACTTTACTAGTTCTCGATCTCTAGCTACTAAGGCTAATCCTAAAATAAATGGAACTTGTAAATTTTTTATTATCTCTTTATACCAAGGATCGATAATATCACTCTTAATGCAATATTTTCTCATTGACCCATAAAGTTCCTTAATCGCCTTGCTTTGATATTTTAGGTACTTAGTTTTTTCTAATAATTTTTTAAACCTCGCTTTTAATGCAAAGACCACTCTTGATTTCTCAATAAATTCGTCTTCAGTAATTGTTCCTTTTTCAAATTCAAGTTTTACCTGTTTGAAATTAATCTTTTCAAACTTAACTTTTAACTCTTGAAATTCTCTTCTGATTTTTTTCTCTATTTGTCTTTTTCATACTATAAAAATTTAAAACTCCCTAAGCTTTTTATTATTGCTTAAGGAGTATGTTTTTTCTCATATATAAGGCTAATAGGATTTCTTAGAAGGTATTATTTTTTCTTTCTGCACAGTGATATAGAATTCGATTAAAAACTAGTTCCGCCTAAAAATGTTTCAAAGCCTTATATATGAAGAGAAAATAAATGAGCTAGCTCCTAAAGTATATATTGCAGATATACAAAAGAAGCTAGCATTAATTTTTTAAAGTTAAAGAAAAATTCATAGAATAAATTTAATCCGTAGAAAAAGGTGTAATTAAAATGATTATTTCTATGAATAATAAAGAAATTATTCAACATATCATCATTGCAATTATCATGACACTAATGATGATATTTCTAGAGGATGATAACATTCTCATAGATATATTCAATCACGCTATTGCTTTGGCAAGAACAAAAATAGAGTGTGATAAATTAAAAAAATAAAAGAGTAGATTAATTCTTTTACCCTAGGACTTAAACGGTTCTAGGGATTTTATTTTTTCTTTAACTTCATTATTAAGGAACTCAACCATCTGTAAGAGCAAAATCAACCTCTCTTAGGATAGTGAGTTATTTTGGCTCATTTTATAGGTTAAGATGGCTAAAAACATCAAAAATAACCCACATTTCGCTACCTTTTTCTAATGCATGCCTTATATTTGTACAGAGTTGTTTAATTTTTAATTTTATTGTGTTATGAAATATAGAATTAGTGAATATTGTAAAGTTCAAAAGATTTCAAGAGGTACAGTATATAGTTGGAAAGAGAAAGGTATAATCTCAATGGAAACAGACAAACAAGGTAGAGTCTGGGTTATTGAAGAAGATCCTAAAAAACCTAATCCGACCGTAGCTATATATACACGCTCTGAAGAAAAAGAAGAATTAGAGAAACAAAAAGAGAGATTATTACTATATTGTTCAGCTAAAGGATATATAGTAAGTCAAGTAGTCGAAGAGAATATTGGACTAGATTCAGAAGATACACCTGAATTAGAAAAGTTACTATTATCTCCGGCCATTGATATTATAGTAACTGAAGAAAAGGACCGAATAAGTTTAAATTCTTTCGGTCTAATATCTAAGTTACTTGAATCTGCCGGCCGAAAAATAGAAGTAACTAATCTCTCTTCAGGACTTACAGCAAAAGAAAAAACTAAATTAATTAAAAACTTAAACTATATATAATGAATGAAAATTTAATAAGAGGAATAATATATCTTAGAACTAGTCCCTCTGGAAAATATTATGTAGGACAAACATGTAATGAAGAAAGAAGACAAAAAGATTGGATGAATTTAAACAGAGATTATTCTGGTGGATTGATAAATAATGCAAGAAATAAATACGGACCAGAAAATTTTCAATATGAGATATTATTTGAGGTAGAATTAGCAGATAAGGATGAGGTTATCAAAATTATTGATGAGAAAGAAATATATTTTATAGAAAAGTATGATAGTACGAATCCCGACTATGGATATAATATTTCTTTGGGTGGAAAAGGTGGTTATATTACTAATAAAGATTATATTAAAAACAATTATTATGCATACAAAGATATAGAGATAGTACAACTTTCAGTTGGAGGAAACTATATCAATACTTGGAAGGATGTTTATGAAGCATCTACATCTATAGATAAACAGTCCATAAATATTATAAATTGTTGTAATAATAGAGTTATGACAGCTTATAATTATGTATGGATGTTTAAATCAGATTATGAATTAATATCATCTAACTTTAATAACAAGTTTAAAAGAAATATTTATGGAGTTGTTCAGTTAGATTTAAATGGAAAATTCATAAAAGAATTTTCCACTTCTATGGAAGCGGAAAAAGAAACAGGTATTTTATGTGGGTCTATTACTGCTGTATGTAGAAATTCTCCAGGTCATCGAACAGCGGGAGGCTATAGATGGGTATTTAAAACTGATTATGAATCTGGGAATTATGATAAAAATTTAGAATATAAAAACATTTCTAGAAAAGTAGTTCAATTTAATATATCTGGTGATATTATAAAGATATGGAATAGTATCAAAGAGGCCGCAGAATATTATAAAACAGATGATGAGTCCATAAGAAAAGCTGCTGATTTATCAAACTCTACAAAAACTTCTAATGGGTTTAGATGGATGTATGAAGAAGATTTTAATACATTATCAATAAATAAACTTCCTTCTATCAAAAAAGAGAGAAAAATATATTCTTCTATAGTACAATTAAATATAGATGGAAATTTTATAAAAGAATGGGAAACTGCAACAATAGCAGGAGAATCTCTTAAAATAGATAGGCATGGAATTTCTAATGCATGTAAAAATGATGTAGATAATAATTATTATGGAGGATTTAGGTGGATGTATAAAAATAATTATGAATCTACAAAAATTACGAAATTATCAAACAAACCTGAAAATAGACGTAACACTCCGATTGTTAAGCTAGATTTAAATAATAATTATATTTGTGAATTTAAATCAATAAAGGATGCGGGATTAAGTAAAGTATTTACTTATAGTCATAATCTAGGAAAGAAGATAATAATTTATAAAGGTTATAAATGGATAAGAAAAGTAGATTATCAGGAAATAATTAAAAACAACCAATTATTAGACATATAAACCTTATAGATGAGAAGATATTATTGTGTTATCTTCCCACTATTTATAAATGAAAACATATTTAATATTGAAATTTTTAATAAAAACTAAATTTATTTATGGAGAATAATAGTAACGAAATTAGAGTTTTAGGATTTCCAGAAGCAATTCGTACTAGACCAGGCATGTATTTAGGAGATGTATCTGATACTACTCAGCTTTTAGTAGAAGTTATTGGAAATATTCAAGACGAAGTTTCTGCATGTAGTACTTGTAATAGTGCGATTATTGATCAAAATTGGAATGGATATCAACTTTGTCAAGACTCAGGACGGGGAATGCCAATTTTCATGTCTGTTGATAAACCTAATCAAACAGCAATGGAGGTAGCTCTTACAAATATTCATGCAGGTTCGAAATTTGGATCGACCTCTGATGTACGAGTAGGAATGAACGGTTGCGGTCTTAAGGCCTGTGTAGCTTGTTCCGAAAGATTTATTATGATGTCAAAAGTTACTCAAGATAATTATAATAAATCTTTGCCAATTGTAGAAGAAGTATGGAATTCTTATGGACCAAGATCTAAAAAAGATATATATTATGCTTTATTTTTTGAAAAAGGATATAAAGTATATGAAGGAGTAGATAAGTTGGATAACTTAGAAAAATTAATATTTAGTTCTGAAAATCCTCAGTATGAACCGTTACCAAGAGGATTTAATACAATAGTATTATTTAGAGGTGATCCAGAAATTTTCGAGAATACTTCATCAAAATTACCATTAAGGAGTTTACAATATTTCTTACTAATTCAAGAAAAATTATATAAAAGAAAAATTGAATTAATAGTAAATAGAGAACGTTTAAATGGTATATTTAAACCATTCAAATTTGAAATATTTAAAACAATAATTCCAGCAGATACTAGTAAAAATAAATATGTAACTGTATATACTACTTTTGAAACAGATCCAGAACTTGGACAAAAACAAGAATTCGGTAGTGTAATGGGTCTTGATGCAGAAGGAATTCATATAAATTATATAGAAAAATGCTATGAAGATGCTTTAAAAAATGAATTTAAAATAAAACATAAATATCTCACAAATGGATTAAAATTATGTGTAATCGTTATTTGTGAAGATGTTGTATTTAATTCTCAAAACAAAGAGAGATTAAAATCGATATCTAAAGTAAAACAGTCTGATTTTGGAGATATTACTAAAGAATTTCAAAAGATATTCAGAAATAATCCAGAATATTGGCAAGAACATGTAGCTAGGTTAAACTACTTAGCTGATTCAATGAAATCTCTTAGTGCATCCGAAAAAGCGCAGAAAATGATTGATGACGCTCAGGGAAGAAATATGTTTAAGTCAAGGGTTGAATTAATAGAGGGTTTTAGTGACGCAACTGGAAAAAACAGATGGGATTGTGAATTATTCCTCTGTGAAGGTCTAAGTCCAGCAGGATCACTAAAAAGTGGAAGACATAACACTCAGTTCCACGCAGTACTCCCGTTAAGAGGTAAGATACTTTCGGTGCTAGATAAGACTGTGGATCAGGCACTAGATAATAAAGAAATTCATACTATATTCAAAGTAATTGGACTTGGTATGGATGTAAATAACGTAACAAAGGATGCAAAATCTTTTGAAGAAGCTTATGAATTGATAAAAAAATACAGCCGTTATGGTAAAATTGTTATCGCAGTTGATGCGGACCCTGATGGCGAACAGATAAAAAAATTAATTCTATATTTATTTGGAAAATTCGGAAGATTTTTGATAGATTTTGGAATGGTTTATCAAATAATGTCACCAATATTTGAACAAGGTGATAAAAAGTTCTATCCTGGAGATCCATTACAAGATAATGGAATATTTCCGATAGGATTAGATCCAAGTAAACCATTTTTTCGCAGAAAAGGTCTAGGAGCTTTTAATTCTGAAGATATTTATGATATCTTTTATAATCCGGCAACTAGAAAATTAATTCAAGTAACTCCGGATGGTTTCGACTATAGTATGAAACTGACAGAAGATATTGAAGAAAGAAAAAAACTATTATTTGATGCCGGAATTATAACTAATCCATATGGATTCACAGACTTATAAATATCCAAATATTCCAGAAGTTAAAATAGTAATATTACTTGGTGAACCACAAAATATATGTTGTGATAGAGCTAAGAAAATATTAACTAATAAAAACTCTGGAATTTATAGATTAATGAATAAGAAGAAAAAAGAATTCATAAATCTGTATCTGAATGAAGGAGATTTAGTAATGATTTCATATTCATTATTATTTCAAGGATATATTACAGTTACCAATTTAGAAAATAAAAAGAGTATGAAATTTAGCATTCCGGAATTAAATATCTTATATTATTATTTCGGAGAATTTAAAATAATTGATAATGGATTTACAGATTTATATAATTAATGGTATTGAAACTAGTAGGGATGTATTACCAACAATGAAATATTTAATTAAAGTAATTTCTAAGATGGATAAAAATACCTACTACGTAAATAATAAGAAAAGAGAAATATTTTTAGATGGAATTAACCTAGGAGATATGATTCTTCTAGAAATTCCTCCTATTCTTGAAAGTAGTGCACAATCAAGAATGAGATCTGTAAGAACTAAGATAACAAATCTTAGAAGTAATAAATCAATAATAGTTCCTGGAAGTGCAATTGATGAATTTTGGGATGCTATGAAAGAAATACAAGTAATAGATCATGGAAACATTTAAAATGGGAAGTTTCAATACACAAGAATTACCTACAGTAAAATATACAGTTCAGGTAATTTCAATGGACAAATGTATTGAAATGAGCTACAGTACGAGTAAAACTTTTGAAAAATTTATAAGAGATATTAAACAAGGAGACCTAATTCTTCTAGAATATCCACCAATAGTTATATCTAAAAGTGGAATTGGAGGAGGAATTATGTCTTTCTCAATAAAAATAACAAATCTTAATTCAGAGAAATCGATTTCAGTAAAAGCAGGAGTATCTGAAGATTTTTGGTATAATTTAGATGAATTTAGAATAATTGAATAATATGGCTAGAAAAAAGAAAGAAATAGAATTACCACAAATTACACAAGAAGAATTAATTCAACAAAAAGCTATTGGAGAAATAGCAAGAGATGCTTTTTTAGATTTTGGTAATTATATTAATAATCAAAGACATACAGCATTTATACAAGATGGTTGTAAACCTAGTTATAGAAGATTAATATATTCAGCTCTTCAATTTCCAAAAGGGAAGATGATACCTAGTACTACAGTAATTTCAAGTGTAGCAAACTATCATCCTCATAGTCTTTCCGGTATTGAGGAACTTAATGCTAATCTCGTACATACTGGAGTTTTTGAAGGTCACGGTTCATGGGGATATACGGAAATAAATGGTGTATACAATCAGTATGCCGCTCCTCGATATACAAAACAAATGGTTTCAGATGTATACAATAGAGTACTTGGAGAATTGTGGAAAGAGGTTCCTATGGTAGAATCGCCAGTAGGACCAATGGAAATATCTTATCTTCCACTTCCTATACCTCTTTGTCTTTACATGAAAACATCGGTAACTGGTCTGTGCATAGGTGTTAAGAATGATTATCCGAATTTTAGTCCGAAATCATTATACCAAGCCTATATAAATAATAACCCGTTACTCCTAGAACCGAATGCAAACTTAATAATTGACAAAGAAAATTCAGAACTTGATAGATTATGGAAAACAGGTAAAGGTAGAGTAATATATTCATACAAATTAACAAGAGTAACTGATGATTTTGGTAATCCAGGAATATTATTTGAAGGAGATACTTTCTTATTTACACCTAATTTTAAAAAGTTTAAAAAACTTGCAGAAGAAGGAAAAGTATATATGGAAGATCTTACTGATATTAATGGTCCTAAAATGGTAATATCTAAAGTTCCAGGAGCAAGAGGAATATCTATTGAAGAAATTGAAGATCTAGCAAGAAAGTGTTGCTATAGTGCTACAAACTACACAACAAACGTAACTACTGGATCCACAATGTTTCGAATTGGTTTATATGATTGGTTAGATTATACTTATAAAAATTACATAGATCTAATTGTAAAAGTAAATCAGAAGAAGATAGAAAAAACTACTTTTGATATTGCGGTTTTAGAGGCTATTCCATTAATTTCGGATTATATATTAAACAAAAATCCAAAAGCAACTGACGAAGAGATTATGAAAGTATTTGGAATGCCTCAGGAAATAGTTAGTTCTGTTATGTCAAAGCCTATCAGTTACCTTAGAAAAAATAAAGATACTTCGGATCGTATAAAAGAGCTCAAGACAAGATTAAAAGAGCTCAAGAAATTCGATCCGGTAGCATATACTGAACAAATTATTAATCAACTTTAAAAAATATAAGATATGAAACAAGAAAAATACCTAGTATCAGAGATGTTTGATGATGAAGCTATGGCAATTGATTGGAAATATGTACCTGAATCATTTCTCCCTAAAATATCAAAAAACCTATATAATGTATCAGCAGTAAGAGAAGATGGGACAATAGTAGAAAGGACTGTTATATTCATTAAGCCAGTTGATGTATTTGTTAGGGATGTAGATCTTACTGAATTTGCTGGGATATTACTAGGGAAGGAGATAAAAAAATGAATTCCGTATATTATGGGAATGGATTAGATGCTTTTATTGAGGCTATTTACTTACAAGAAGAGATAGATCCTTCTGTAGGTAGTCTAATCCATGTCAACCCTAAGAATCCAACATATATAACTGGAAAGATAGTGATAATTAATACGGCCGACTACTCAATGGACAAGATAGCGACTCTGGTAAGGAATAAATGTAAAGTTATTTCTAGAATATCAGAACCAGGAGAGTATCAAGGAGTCGAAGTTTGTCCATATATTCTTCGGCCGTGTTTTGATGTGATATGGAATGGGAGAATGAAAGAGATAAATACCCATGCCGAACTAGATAAATTTTTAGAAGGAGATGAAGATGAATGGAGTATGACTTTCCCGGACTACAAATTATATTTTCCTAAACTAACAATATGGGATAAGAAGATTGTAGTAGATGAATATGGAAACTTGACCGGACTTGGATGGATTTTACAACAGACAGGAGTAAATCTAATCGAAGGTACTCCATTTAATGACTTAGATCTGGTAAAAACAAAAAAGCTAGATTTCATGTCTTAAGAAGAAAAATAAAAGAAGGAGACTTTTTACAGTTCTCCTTCAATTTTTTTATTTCCTGATTCTTAAATTTTTTACTCTATCTACAGAAATGAATTTATTATCTCCTATAATTTTCCCAGATAATACAGTTCTAAGTTTTTCTCTCATCATATCTATATCATCTTCAAGAGATCGAAATGTCTTAGAGAATTCAATTAACACATTCTCATCAAAATACATTAAATGTAAGATCCCATATTCAATAGTATAGACGGACTCAACAAAACCGCCAAACCTTTCCTCATAACATCTTTTAACTACCTGAATAGTTTTCGGAAATCTCAATAATTTAATTCTTTTCTTTTTCTGTTTATTTAAGAATCTTTCACTAACATTTACAGTACTAGAAGTTACCTCTTTAGATAATGATGAATTACGTACCTTCCCTCCACTTCTTTCACCTATAAATCTTTGGTATAGATCTACTAGGTCTTTTCTTACGAATCCTCTATAAGATTCATCGATTAATTCTTGTTCAATTTTCATTTCTTTTAAGTTTGTTTTTCATGTAATAAACTACACATATAAAGCTCTTAAGGTCTAAACCTTATAAATAGAAATAAAATTAATATAACTTATGAATACAGACCTAATTAAGATATTTGCTATGGGATGCAAATATTATGCAGAAGAGATTGAACAAGGATATATCATTCCAACGTATCTTTTAAAAGAAGATAACACTCACATCTCTATTATTAAAAATAGAAGAGATGCTCTTATCGCTAATGAAAGTAGTTTTTCAAAAAAGTTTGAAGAAGATATAGAAAAAATAAAAAATGAATTAACGCAAGAAAAAGATTTTACAAAGTATATAAAAGAATTTCCCGTTCCAATAATGGATAGAGAGCTCTGGAAAGAAATATTAACTAAAGAGAAAGTTCCAAAAACTCGAACAGAACTTTGGGAGAAACATTATATACTTTCTGATTATTTCTTTTATAAAGCGAAATTCATTGTAGAAATTGATTCTAGTTTTCATGATGAAAAAGCTATTGATGATAGAGTTAGAGATACTTATATGTACTTCAAATATGGTCTTCCTACATATCGTTTTTATGAATATGGAAAAAGTACTATAGTAAGAGGTAAATTCTATAAATCTATCAAGAAAAATATTAAAAATAGTTATAGTAGTTTATCTGGATTAAATGTATATAATAACTATATGTTTGATTTTTCTGATATAATTGTTAATAACTTTATCATTAGTAATAAAGGAGCCTTAGAATTCATAGATAAACTTTATAGATATATCGGAGGTTATAATAATTTTAAGTTTAGAAAAGGAATAATACTAACTTTGAGAGATATTTATAATATAGATTCGAGAAATTTTGGAGTATTTACTAATAAAGATCAATTAAATATGTTCCTAGATAATATAATAGGAATAATGAGATCTGTTTTTAAAGTATCATTACATATTCACCAATCTATGTTATATACAATAGAAGAAGTATTATGGGCACTTTCTGAAAAAACAAACACATCTAGATGGGATAATATAAGAGGAACTAAAATCCCCTATTGGATAACTCGAATATTTGGTAATCCAGAACAAAATGATAGAGTTAATTGGAACAACATGGAAAAAGAAAAGATAGATGATAATATACAAGAATTAATAAATAATCTACAAAAATTTGGGTATTTCTAAACCCCTGAAATTCTTATATATGGTAGAAGATAGAAATTTTATATACCTCTAAGGTCACTGTAAAATTCTATAAAGGTATTTGTAATTATTATCTTTGGGAAATACTCATGATAGTTAAGAAATTAACTATTAGAACTTCAAAAAGATATACCCTTGTAGCGATAAAGGTTAGCTAAGATAAATTGAACTTAAAGTAAGTACGACTTTTTGGAATATTTATCAGGTCAGGTAGTGGATTGCGAAATAAGTTTGGTCCATTACCATTTTTTTTCAGAAGAAATTTCTAAACCCCTGAAATTCTTATATATGAAAGAATTAGGTGTTCGGTCCGGGCGGAAGTCACGGGTAGCCTAACCTAAATTAACTATATGCTTATGATAGTTAACATTTTCTTATAAGCTACCTTGTTGTATATGGTTAACAGTGTAGGAGGATTAAGTAGTTAATTTCATGCTAAAGTCCTACAAGTAGATGGAAGAATAATAGATAAGTAATTTTACAAGAGTACATAATCAAGTAAAATGAAAAGGTCTTGAAATTCTTCTATTGTTTTTTTTTCAAAAAGAAAAATAAAGGCAAGAGAATTAAACTCTTGTCTTTTTTAATTTAAAAAGTTTTCCAGCAAATATCCAAGCTATCTCGGATATAAATTCCTCTTTTGATGAATATTCAGAGAGATTTTCAGAAACTCTTGATATCTCAGGGCTCATCTTCCTCCACTTTGAATATTTTTTCGGAAATGTTGATATAAGATGACCTATAATATTATCAACTTTTTGAAGTGAGTTCTTAGAAAATTTATGAGACTCATCAAAAAATATATAGGAGTTTATTAATTGTAGCCCTATCCCAATTAACATTCCTCGTTCGACTGGTTTTGTATCTTCTCCCCAAGAAAAGTATCGATTTAAACGTCCTGCTGAATTTACTTCTGGATCATCTAATATCTTAAGAAATTCTAAAAACGGTATAAGACTTCTTTTCATTTATTTTCTTAATTGTAAAAATCTTCCCAATAAAAAATTTAACTACTTCCTTTAAGATAACTTCATCACTTCCATAAAGTAGATTAGATGAGTCTAAGTCTATATATCCCCACTTACTATATTTTTCTGGATATAATTTTATTAATTCATCTATAATCCTATTAATGCTAGGAATGCTTAATCTAATAAAACTTCCTCCAGCTCCTTGAATTTTTAAACTAAGAATATAAAGATGAATGTCTGCCAAACGAGATATTAAATTTTAAATCAACATAATTTCTGTTTTATCTCTATATTGAAGTGAACCCCTAGAATCAGAGTATTTATTTTTATACTCTTCTAGATTTTCTAAGAATTCAGGATACGAAATCATTATTCTTTCCATATCTCTTAAGTGTTATTATTTTTCCCACTAAATTATCTTTAAGCCATATTGCTAAATCTTCCTTAGTTTTTATACTACTCACACTATTAAGATCGACTTCATTAGACCATCCAATCAACTTTGTGTGATATATTATAAGGTCGTAGTAAACTGTATCTAAACTAGCTGCATACTTACACAAAGAATGAATTAAAATAAACTTATGGTAATATTCATCAGCATATTTAATTGTATGAAATCTTACTTCTAAGTATTTTGCAATTTTTCCTCCGTTTTCTAAAATGTCTATTATTGATATCATAACATATATAAGGTTTTGTGTTTCTATTATTTTCCAAACCTTAAAAACCTTATATATGTAAAAAAAAATAACGACAGGAAAAATCGACTGTTGTTTTCTTTTAAATTTTCATGTATTAAACCTGGCTTGTGAAAGTCGGGTTTATTTTTTCTTCTCCTTAAAAAGAAAAAGAGAAGATTAACTCTCCTCTTCTTTTGATAATAAATCGATAACTCTAACTTTATTTTTTCCATATCTCTTAACTGTTATCAATTTTCCGACTAAATTACATCTTAACCATTCTTTCAAATCCCCTATTGTTTTAATCTTCGCATAACTTCTAGTATTAACTTTCCCTCTCCATAAATCTACACCCTCTAGAGCAGTGGCAAATGTTAATTTCTTTAAAGTTATTATTGCTCCATTAGATACTGTCTCGGCAAGAAGAATTAGAGAAATTATAGCTTTTAATTCTGGATCTTTCGTACGATTAAATTTACTTACTAGATTAAACTCAGCTCGATTTTCTAATATTTCCTCGAAGTCTGCAAAACTTATCATTATTTTCATATCATAAGTAAGGATTTTGCTCTTCTCTGCCCAGGTGAATCTTATATATGATAAAAAATAAAAGAATATGATTACAGAAGAAATTATACAAACAACAAGAAACTTAATATCCGAACACTTTTCTGATATAACATTTATAGAAGAAGGACATAAGTATTTTATAGGAACTGAAGAATACACACCAGTTTCTAATATAATCGAAAACTTTGTTAGACCCTTCGATAAACATACAATCTCAGAACGATATGCAAAAAAGAATGGAAGAACTCAAGAAGACGTCCTCAGAGAATGGAAATATAAAAATGTAAAATCAGTAACACAAGGAACGAAGTATCATGAATTTGGAGAGGCAATGACATGGATAAAATGTGGTTACCCTGAATTAATTCCGACCAATATCCGAAGGCAATATATTCCAGAGGAGGGTTGGTTAATTCCCTTCGCACCTAAAGAAGAAAGTATCCTCAAATTTTATTCTGAGTTGCCGCCTTCGATAATTCCGGTCGGTGCAGAATTCAGGATGTCATCAAAGTATATCCCGAAAATTAATACTAAATTTTGTGGAACTACCGACCTTCTATTCTACTATGATTCCCCTGATAACCCTGGATTTATTATAGGAGACTGGAAAACAAATGAAGAGCTTACGAAAGATTATCAGAGGTCGAAGGGAATCACAATGTATCCTCCCTTTGATGATTTAATAGATGAACCCCTAGGACATTATACCCTACAATTTAGCATGTATCAATTAATGTTAGAATCAATTGGCTTAAAGATCCTGGGGAGAAGATTAATTTGGCTTAAAGGAGATGGAACATACGAAACTATAAAGATCGATAATGTCTCAGATAAACTTCTTAAAATACTATAATTCTAATCAAACTACACTGGTCCGAGATGGATAGGTGTAGTTTCTTTTTGTTGTACCTGAAAGAAAAAAGAGAGAAACCTTAAAAGTCTCTCCCTATATTTCCTAAAGTGATACAAATCCATCAAACCTATAATAAGCTATATAAACCGTCTCGCCGTTGTGTTCATGACGTTCTTTAAACTTAGACAACCTAAAAACCACATTCCTTTTTAACTCTGGATTATATTCCGTCATGAGAAATTTGGCGAGGTATCTAATCTTTTCGTACTTCACTTTTTTTCTCGATCTCTGCTAGGACCTCAAACTTTCCATGAACCTGTACTAAATGCTCTGTACAATTCAAGTAATCCTCTAAGTTCTCAAGTTCAAAGCCAACTACTATTCCTTTCTCTGGTAAATTGATCTTTTCTTCCATAGTCTTATATTTTTAATTATTAACTACACTTATAAGGAAATCAAAGGAAGAATAGTATCAAAACTACCCTTCCTTTTAAAAACTCAATTAAAATGCAAACACCTGAGTTTTATTCATCAGTCATACTCATTACAGTGTTCATGACTTTTGAGAGAATCTTAGTGATATCTTCTCATAGCTTTAAATTATTAAAGACTTTGAAAGCAATTTCAATTTGGTTATGTAAATAATCAAATATGCCCTGGACAATTAAGTCTGGGGTTCTTTTTTCCCACATATAAGAAAATCAGAAGTTTAAAGTAGCAAAACTTCATTTTTCTCTCTTTACTGTGAAAATCTTATTCTTCCCTGTAAAATTGAGTACTTCCCAATCTATAATCTGTTGTTTAGTTACAGATGTATTATTTAAGAATTGTAGGTCAACTTTCTTTACCCAACTATATTTAATCGGATCTATTTCTAGGAGAATAGAAAACCAATTATTAAAACAATAAGACGCCCTTCGATGAAAATTAGAAGGAGTTAGAAGAAAAGCTAGATTACTTATCATATAATCAATAATCATATCTTCATTATTCTCATGTTTATGATATTTGTGTATCTCTGAAAAATAATCTATATTAGAGATAAACTGGTAAAATTTTATTGGTAACTTCATAGCACTTATAAGGTTTTTATTCTATTGTAATTTATTTTTGAGGACTAAGGAACCCTTTATCATACCTTCCGTTCACCACTAAAGGGTTCACTCCAGGGCCCTACGGGCTCTAGATTGAATAAACTATATAGGGGATAAATGGAGTATAAGAATTCGATCTCCTCCCAAAGGGAGATCGAATATATTAATTGATGATATTTTTTAATAAGAAAATATATACTTTATCTATTACCAAATACACCGATTTTAAATCATCAAAATGCGTCTCTACTAACTTTAAATCCTTACAATTGAATGAAGATTATAAAGGGTATCCCTAGTCTTCAATTTTATGTAACTGGATTCTGTATTAAAAAGAATCTATAATAAATTAAATTAATTAAAAACTTTATAAAACATGAACAGAGAAAAAATTATTGTACCTAGAGGAATTAGGTATATAGGAGAATGGAAAGATTTCTGTTTTTCTAATTTCCCAGTAAAGTGTATTATTAATAAACAGTTACCTGGCTGTGGATTTACTGAATACTGTTTAAGAGGACCAGAAAATGTTATTCTATGTTCTCCAAGGAAAATGTTACTTAAGAATAAAAAGGATCAACATAAAGATAGTGTTTATTTGGTTGTGAATGAAATGGAAATAGAAGCAGAAGTCGATAAAGATATTTCCAAGCCTATAAAGAATCCAAAAGAAGATGAACCAGAAAAGAAAGATAATTCTGAAATTTATGAAAGACTATATAGAGAGATCGATACTTATACCTATCAAAGATATCTAAATAATCAACCTGCTAAAATTCTTGTAACATATGATTCTTACAGGATTGTTAAAGATATTCTTGAGAAAATTAGAATATTTGATAGATTTGTGACAGTAGTGGATGAATTTCAAAGTATTCTACATGATGCTAGATTTAAGAGTAATACTGAACTTAGTTTTTTGACATATTTAGCACAATCTCCAACTGCATACTTCGTTAGTGCAACTCCAATGATGGATGAGTACTTAGAGATGTTAGATGAATTTAAAGATTTACCTTACTATGAATTAGATTGGTATAGTTCAGATTCATCTAGAATTATAAAACCTTCTCTTAAAATTCTTACGATGAAATCAGTAGGAACTAAAGCAGAAGAAGTAATTCAAAAATATCTCAATAACGATTTTGAAGAAATTACTGTTATGAAGAATGGTGTACCTACTAGAATAGTATCAGATGAGGCAGTATTCTATGTAAATAGTGTTAATCATATTATCAGTATGATTAAAAAGAATAATCTTACTCCTGAACAATGCAATATACTTTGTAGCAATACAGAAGATAATGCCAAAAGAATAAAAAGGAAATTAGGAAAATCTTTTACTATAGGAGAAGTACCATTAAAAGGAGTTAAACCTAAAATGTTTACTTTCTGTACCAGAACTGTATACTTAGGTGCTGATTTTTATAGTTTATGCGCTAGATCTTTCATTTTCAGTGATTCTAATTCAGACTGTTTAGCTGTTGATATAGCGGAGGATTTACCTCAGATTCTTGGACGTCAGCGTTTATTTGATAACCCTTGGAAAAACAGTGCTACTTTCTATTATCGAACTACAGCAGATTATAGAGAAATGAAGAAAGAAGATTTCCAAAATATAATAGATAGCAAAAATAAATCTACTGAAAGTTTATTATCTGCATATAACACTGTTTTAGATAAAGATAAATATGATTTAGCAAAAACTTATCAATATGTAGCCAAGTCAGCAAATTATAGAGATAATTATATAGCTGTAAATAAAGTTATTAATTCTCAGACTGGAGATGTTATTCTTAAACCGGTTATTAATCAATTAGTTCTTGTTAATGAGATTAGAGCTTTTCAGATACAGCAGGTGGATTATAAGGATAGATTTAGTGTATTTAGTTCAGTTCATTCCAAACTTACTCCTGATGATATAGTAAATAGAGATGTAACAAGATTTTTCTGTATCTATGATACATTAACTACTATGCATGATAAACTTAAAATGTTATGTGAATACAATTTTATATCTGATATTGAATTAAATATAGTTCTTGGACAAATAGCTGATTCTGATGAAGTTAAATCTTACTATCTCGCTCTAGGGCCTAAGAAACTTAAAGCTTTAACTTATAGTAAGACTTATATTAAAAAAGAACTTGGAATAGTAACGTTTAGTAAAGAGTTATTAATTAATACTATTACTTTAAATTTTAATCCTGGAGAGAAGTATAGTTTATCAGATCTCAAGGTAAAACTTGGAAATCTTTATAATTCTATTAATTATGATGCTACACCGAAAGCTAGTGATATTGAAAACTATTTTGACGTTAAATCAGTAGTTATGTATGAAAAGAAAGAGGATGGAACTAGAAAGCAGATTAGAGGTTATGAATTATTAAAAAGAAAATAACATTAAAAGCCTTATAGATGAATAAAAATAGAAAAAATTATGAGAAAAAAGAAACGAATGACATTTGGCGATCTTGAGAAATATGAAACAAAAGATTATTATAAAGATCGAAGGATACTAATTGAAATAGTAGAAAGAGAAATTTCTGAATTAGATAAATCTCCAACATTCTATATTAACATTATTTTCTTAAAAATTAAAAGAAAGACGGATGACATGTATGCTTATAGTGTTCGTGTATTAGATAGTGCTATTTTGGATTGTTCCGAGGATATTAATGTAATTCTTAAGTTATTATTAATATCTAAGAATAAAAGAGCTAAGAGATGGTTATTGAAGACATTATCAGATTATCCTTTTGGAGATACAGGGCATAAGGTGGGAGAATACATAAATCGGAAAACAGGATTTTTAGATATAGAAAAAGCTGAGAAAGATCAAGAAGAAATTTGGAGAAAGAGAGAGAGTAATTAAGTTTACTCTCTTCAATTTATTATTTTTTAATTTTATATATGTTAATAAAAAGAAAATTAATTCAAAAAGAATTTGCAGAAACTAGAGCAGATTCATTACATTATGTATCTAAGTACAATGATGAAATAGGATATGAGATAATCAAAATGATTGAATTCTATGATGATAAAAACAGTGACCTAGAACATTGGATGACACAAATAGATGGGTTCTTTGACAAGATTAAAACTCAAGGAAAACTAGCTGTTCCACCTGGCTCACCTCAATATGGATTTATAAAAATTGAGGATAGGAATATAATAGAAAATAAATTAGGGTCAGATTTTGTAGAAAAATATGTTGAAGATTCTGCAATAGATTATATAAATAGTCTAAAGAATGATATACTTAAAATGAAAAAGTCCGGAGAATTAAAATATGTAAATGCTATAAGATCAAATGGAGGATTTACTTATGATTCAGAGACTTATAGATCATTTTTTAAGTATATTGCTCTTTGTTTAACAGGACAATTAAATTACTTATCTATTAATTTCTGGGATGGTTTATATCTTATATCTAGAACCACAATAGACTTTTCGAAGAGGATAATAAATATGAACACTGATTATTTATTTAAAATAATCTCAAATTGTTTATATCAACTTAAAGGTTATTCAGATCCAGCAGGTAAGTTAGTTAAATATTTGGCTTAAAATAGTAAATCCTTGAAATTCTTATAAATGTAATTAAAAATAAAACAATAATGGAAACAATTGAAAGAGAAATTACATTAACAAAACAAAGATCAGTAAGTTTAAAGAAAGGTCTGAGTAAATTAAAAGTAGAAATTGTTTGGAAACCTAATTCTAGAGCTCTTAGAAGTAGTAATTATGATTTCGACGTAGATTTAATTACTGTTGAGCTCAATAAAATGGGTAAATGTCCTAGTCCAGATCATTTAGTATTTTATTCTAGTATCTTACAAACTTCGGAAGGAATGTTAACAGATCCATTCGAAGCTGTACAGTATGGAGGAGATAATACAGGATCTGAAGATGAATCTGGAGATGATGGTTATTGTAATGAGGAAGTTCTAATTTACCCAAAGAAAGTTGATCCAAATATAACTGATATTCTATTTTTGGTTAATATCTATGATTCTGGAACTAGAGAACAGACTTTTAAAATGATTGATGGTGCAGAAGTTAGAGCTTACGAAGATGGAAAAGATATTGCTAAACTTGTGTATAAATTAGATGATGACTATAAGAATGATACTACTCTAGTCTTCGGGAAACTTTCTAGGGTTGAAGGAAACAGATGGGAATTCCAAGCACTCGGAGAAGGATCTAACCAAACTTTATTTAAGAGTTTGGTAAAATATGGCCTTAAGTTCAAAGAGTCAGATATTTAATGAGGGCGATTCATTATACATGCTTTTTAGGGAATATTAGAGGTATATATCAATATCTAATCTTTCCGGAATTTAAGGTTGAGTGGAGTATGGATTATAATACTGATCACTTGGGAATTAAAGACCGTCGAGATTTGTTTGAAGCTAGATATAATGATTTTTTGAAAGATATCAACCTAGATAAGATTTCTTTACAATTTCCGATAGAATCTTTAAAACATCCTGGAATATATAGTGATAGTGTTGTGAATGTTTATAAAGCAGCAGGTCCATTACGCTGTAATAATGATTATTCAAGAATGCTCATGTTTGAATTTCACTCACACAAAGCTTTAGGAAATAATCTAGTTGTTTTATCTAGAAATTCTTATGCAAGATATATAACATCTGATTTTCTTAGGGATGATTTCTTTAAAGGTCTTATTTCAAAAGATGAAGTAGATTTTTTAAAAGAAACTCCGGAAACACTTCTAGAAATCTTAATAAACCCAGAAACAACTCCTAATTTCGGGATATACTTAGAAATGAAATTATTAAAACAGTTTAATTTAATATAAACAATTATGGAAGAAAGAGTAATTAGCTTAAGAAAAAATGGTACAAGAACAATTAGCCTAAGAAAAAATCAAGAAACAGAAGGTGAAAACTTTGATTATGTTTATGTAGGGCTTAGATGGGCTCCGGCAGTAATCAAAGGTGGAGTAACTGGAAGAAAGACTCATGTTGAAAGAAAGACAGTTAAGACAGGTAGTTTCTTTCAAAAACTATTCGGTACAGGTCCATCAGAGATAATCGAAACTGAAGTAGTAGATAATCCTGGAACATTCCGACCTGATAAACAACTTGATATTGATCTTGATGCTAGCGTTGTAATGTTTGATAAGTCTAAGAAACAGTATGATATTGTTTATTACGGACATCAAACTTCTAAAGATGGTTCAGTTGCTAGTTTACTTGGCGATGACTTAACTGGAAAGAATAACTCAAAAGGTGATAATGAGTTAATTCGAATGGAGCTTGGAAAAGTTGCGCCGGAAGTAAAATATATGACTGTGATTTTGAATATTTATCAGCACATGGGAAGAGATTCTAGAGCGCTTGTATTCGATCATATTCCTTCGGCGACTATGAAGATCTATAGTTCGGATATGAAAGTAACAGATAGTAATAAGATTAATCAACTTAAGACTTTCGCCGACTTCCAGATCGACAATAATCCAGACTTTATTGGTAAGAAAGCATTAGTTCTTGGTACTTTTGTTAGAACTGGAGAAGGAAACTCTTGGAAATTCTCATTATCAGGAGCAATGACAACTGAAGAAGGAATTCAAGAGATGATTAAAGGTTCAATAAAAGCTGCTCTTAAGGAACTGTAATATAGAATAAAATTAAGAAGAAGATAAATCAAAATATCTTCTTCTTTTTTGTTTGTTCGGGGAGGAGAAAAAAGAAGACAGGATTTTTGAATGTCCTATCTTCTATATTTTATTAGAGTCCTCTTACTTCAAAACTTGTTTTAACGAACTCTGCTCCACATAATAATCTGGCAAGTGATACTACTTTTGTTGTTAGATTCACTTTTGTAGTTTTTCCAGATTCTACGTTAATTACATCACCTCCTTCAATTGTTGCATCTCCAAGAGGTTTTACATCTTTTATATAACCTAAAGAAAAACAGTCTCCGTTTGTATTCTCTAGGTTTGAAAGATTTAATGTTCCGACTCCTGTATCCATTGTAAGAGGAGCCAGTTTATATTTTCCTGATTGTCTGTAATAGTAATCTAGCGGTTTTCCTTCATTGATCAACTTCGTCTTTCCTTTCGAAGTCTTTAACCTATACACAATTCCTCCGATCACCAATACTGCAATTCCGCCAAAGATCAGTAATTTAACTGTTTTCTTACTTAATCCTTTCTTCTTTTTTTCGTCTTGTTCTTCTTTCATAATCTTTTAATTTTTATTTAATTATTTATACATTAATAAGGCTTTGAGGGGAGAATAAAAAGGAGGGAAATTTTAACCCTCCTCTTCTACTTTAATAATATAACCTCCAAATAAATCTTTATAAGTTTCTTCAAAATCCTTCATTGCTTCTTCGAATTTTCCTTCTCTAAATTTATCTCTCAGTTTTGATTTCTTTGTGATTAACCATCTAGATTGTGTTATGCCATATCTTGCTAACATAACCCATTCTCCATAATTAAATTTGAGTAAACTTTTTCCAGCCGTACATTTAAAAGTAACAGCTATAAATCCAGTATTAAGTGCTACAGCTTCTAAGTGAGTATAAAATAACATTCTTCCGAGTTTTGATCCTTCTATAGTATTTAAATTTACCATAGGGATTACTTTCTTTATTGTTAATTTACCTTCAGATTCATTTATTAGCTTTATTGCCCAACATACTCTTACTAGGATATCTGTTATTAATGCAGCTGGATATGTTGAAAGGTGATATCTAAAATCATATCCTTCCAGGTACATTTTCTCAACTATTCCAAAAATTAATTGTCCATAGTCGCCGAAATTTTCCAGGTATCCAATCACGAAAGTAAACGGCGCTGGTAATCCTCTGGTTCCATTTATATCCGAGAGTTGATGTTTTACTACTAGATTAAATGCTTCTACTAATTTTTTAGCAACTCTTTTATTTCCATCTTTAAAAAATCCTTCCATGTCTATTGTTCGAATTTCTCCAGAGTCCATAAAAGTCGCCGTATTTTTCATCACGTCTTTTACACCTGTTATTATACCGGCGGGACTAGGATCATGACCTACTCCAGTAATATGATGAAGATTAGGTGATAGTCCTTTGATCTTATGTCCGGCTCTCTCCACAAATTTCTGAGAATTAACTGATTGATCAAATGTTACTTTAGCCTGTTTTTCAAGTTCTTTCACTGTCTCCTCTGAAAGTTTATTATCGAAGAAACCCTGAATCATCCCTGAAATTCCTGAAACTTTCTCTGGACCACCTCTAAATACCATATCTATCGCAAAACCTACCATTGCTGAACCTATACAAATTAAATGTTCAGTTTGGTCTAAGTCTACTGTATCCTTGAACCTCTGATCTAATGTTTTATAAGATTCTGCCCAGGGATATATACCACTAAAATTCGGTTCTGGGTTTATTTCTTGTTGTGCTGCTAATACTAAGTGCTCAAACTTAGGGAGAATTAGTAATTTTTCCTCTCGAACCATCATCTTATTGTTTAATTCTTCGAGAGCAAATTTTTCTCTTATCTCCATAACGTCTTCATGATAACCTTTAGAAATCAAAACATTTTCTAGAAATGCTACTCTTTGTTCTGCAGATTTCCTTAGATTTATTAGTTGTTGATTATTAAAGGACTGATCTCTTGTAAGTTTATTTATAACCTTACCAGAATTTTCTAAAAATTCTTTCATACCACTTTCCTCCTTTCTTTTCTTGTTCATTAATTTTTTCAATTATTTTCTCGGTTAACGCGTCTCCTTGTTTAACCAATTCTGAAATCTCCCAAATATCTTGTCGATTATCTGATATTGCCATTGATAATCTTATGATATTATCTTCGATTTTTTCACACTGTCTTTTTAGTTCGGCAGTTTCTTCTTTCTTTTTATTTCTTCCAAATAAATCCATAATATTTTAATTTTTTAAGTTATTGTTTCTAGGGTTGTAAAAAGAAAATCTATAAAACTCTACTATATATCAAGTTCTATAGATTATTCCATACATTAATAAGGCTTTGAAGGGACAAAAAATAAAAACCTACTCATCTTCACAGACTTTCGGTTTTCATCAATTATTAGTGGGATTATAATGTTTCTAATTTACATCCTAATTCCTCTTTCAGCATAAATTCATTAAGCAGATTTATTCTTGTCTTGATTCTCTTAACTAAATCTTGATCAAATATATAACTGCTTAAGTTTTCTGCTCCGATGGATATTGTCGCTAATTGGATCCACTTCGTTAATTCAGTGAGCGATCCATTATAATATATTCTATAAAATCCATCTCTTTCGGTTATCATAGACAATGTTTCAGTTTCTGGAAAGATATTTTTTATTTCTTCCAGAGTTAGTGATAGTCTACAATCTACCCATTTTATGTTATTCTTGGGATTGAATTTTTCTTTGATTTCATCCCAAGTTTTCCATCCTCCTTCATTTAATCCTACTGCTGCTCCATATCTTACTACAGAAAATTCAGCTCTTTTTCTTAGGATTCCTTGAAGTTCAGTTTTTGATACATCATATCCTAATTTTCTCAAATTAGTACACAATGAATTAATATCTACCGCTTTATAGCTATGTTCAACAATTATTCCTGCAGCGTAATAATATAAATCTTCATAGGAATCTTCTTTAATCATTTTCTTATCAATGACTGATTCCTTCATTACTATTGCAGAACTAGTCTTACTTACTAATACTTTCGGTTTTTCTTTACCACTTAAGAGTTTTAAATATTCTCTTTTTGGTTCTTTTCCTGTAATCTTTCTGTATAATTCACAACAGATAGATAAGTCTTTTTCCGCTTCTCTGAATACCAACTTATCATTTCTTCCGTCATAATATACATTTAGCGTTACTGAATGTTTTGATAAACCATTTACCCAAGTTTTTATTTGGATTTGATTTATTCTTTTCACACCTAATACCTTGGCAACATTATTTCCAGTTACTCCGTCACCTCTGTTATATGTAATAGAATAACTTAGCGCTTCCATGATATTGTCTAAGGTGTTTATTCTAATTCTTTCTTCTTTATTCCTTTTCTTCGAGGGAGTAGTTATTTCTTCCGGTTCTTCTTTTATTTCCGGCTCTTTTCTTACTCTTCCCGATTCTTTTACTAATACCTTTTCAAGTATTTTTTCAGTGAAGATTTCAAACTCCTCGTCATTCATAGCTTCTTCATTTTTCAGCTTAATAACAAGTGGAGTTCTTTTTCCTTTCATTTCTTTCTTCACTATATTTAATTCACTGTTCATCCATGTGAATAACAACTCATCAGCTTTTCTCTTGATTAAAGCTTTATCCAAGCTTCTTCCAATTTCACTATGAACTTCGCTAATTAAGTTTTTTACATGTACGTCTGAGATAGTTTTATTTTCTCTAAGTGAATTTAACAGACCTCTTACCAATTTTTCCTGGTAAGCATTTTTTTCTAGTCTTTCCATTTTTTTTATTTTTATTGTTTTACTTTAATTAACGGCATATTTCACAAACATATACTTCTATGATCGTATAGTCAGGAAATTCCGTTTGATCTTCTTTAACAGTTGTGTTACCAATAATAGTGTAAAGTACATCCTTACGACTAGGAGATAACACTACATCATCTGTTATTGTTTTGTACTTAACTCCAATTTTATCTAATGCGTTCTTATAAGGGACTCCATTCCCTAAAAATCTCATGTTAATTGGAGTATTTTCACTAATTTCTTTTAGTTCTTCAAGAGAGATAGTATAAAATATTACTTTCCCTCCTACTTTAAATACTTCTTCGAACATAGAACTGTGAAAAGTTCTATTAACCGCCCAATACTGACGTTGTTCTTTTTTAACACTTTCTTCCATATTCTTATTTTTAAGTTCTTTTTTGTGTCAATTTCCCATTCTGATAGGCTAAATTTTGAATTTGTCTCAGAAGGGATTTATTTATTGTTTGGAGATTTTGATTTTCTCCACGGACAATGTCTAACTTTTTTTGGGTTCTATGTGAATTAATTATACTGACAACCGCACATGTTAGACCTATTCCTATAAATGCTAATTTCCAATAATTTTTCTCTTTCTTTTTGTTTTCTTTTTCCATATTCTTTTAAATTCTTTTTACATATATAAGGCTTTCAAGGAATGAAACAAAAACCCCGATCTTCACAGACCAGGGAATTTTTTGATTTAAACAAAACTATCATTAATAAGGCTTTGAGGAGAATAAAAAAGGAAGCTTATAAAAGCTCCCTAAGTTTTTCCATTTTCATTTCACTATCAATTTGATCAAGGCTGATTTCTTCTGCTACTTTTCTAAGTAATTCACAGGTTTTTAAGAAATTTTCAACATCCTTTATAACATTTTCATCAGGACATTTAAATCTTGCAGTGTGTAACAGATCTTTAATTTTCCAAATAAGCATCTCGTGATTTCTTTGAAAATTTATGCAATCTTCACTGTACTTTTTTCTTACTTCCTCTATCCTATCAAAATACTCCTTTTTGAAGTCATTCCTCGTTTTCTCTAATGAATTGAAAGTTCCATTTTTGTACTCTTTGTATTTCTCGAAGAAATATTCTCTTTTAATTTTCCCCGATTTTTCTTCATAATCTCCTTGCTTAGCTAAAAACAAGTTGTGATTTATTGTCTCTACCCTCATTAATTCCATGAGACGTAAACAAATTTCTTCTTTTTCCATATCTGTTTTCTTTTAAGTTTATAATACACTTATAAGGCTTTTAAGTTATATAAGACATAGTGAAGAGAATACTTAAATAAAACAGAATCATAATATTTATTCATATATTTGTAATCTTCCAAGAAAGTCTTTCGATCCATCTTATATGGTGAAATTTGTTTAGGATTAGGAATTAGGTACTTGATATACTTACCTTTCTTAATCTTTTTCTCATGAAGTCTAAGTTCCTCAAGTTTTAATATATATGGTCGAAAAGATATCCAGTACCTAAATTGTTTAATTCCAAATCTCTTATATTGTCCTCCTCGATTACTAACTTTTAAGACCATATCGAAGAGTATTCCCTTTTTAATTCTGTTATCTAGAATATTAAGTACTTTTTCTGGATCCTCCCAATGAGATCCTATAGTATCCATCATATGTTTTTTAGATCTGAATGGAAATTTTATGGGAATTATTATTTCTTGTTCGTTCCAAATCGAATATGGCGAGTTTATATAAATTTCTTTCATAACATATATAAGGAAAATAAAGGGAAGAACTTATAATCGTTCTTCCCCATTATATTATCTTTCGAAAAATCCTGGAGCGCTAACTTGTTGATTAAAGTTTCCAGATTCACCCAATCTCTGAGTTTTCTTTTCAAGCATCTGTAATCTTTCTTCGTAGTCAGTTCCATTATTTTCAAGAGTTGTAATCTTACCATTAATCTGTGTGATACTAGTATTAATCTTACCTATTTCAGTAGTTAGGTTAGTATTTACCTCTTCTATTTTTGTAGTTAGATTAGTTCCTAGTTCAGTTATTTTATCAGTAAGTGTTTTCTCTAATGTCTCTATCGTCTCCTTGAGTTTTTCATTTTCTGCTTCAAGTGCTGAAATATTATTCTCTAGGTCTTGAATGATAGTAGTTAGAGTTTTATTACTAGAATCAATTACTGCATTAGTTGTTGTTTGCAGAAATATATCTTCTCCGTTTTTTATTAATTTTGAAATCATACCTTTCTAAGTTTTGCAATTTCAGCCTCAAGTTCTTTTATCTTAGACTCAAGTTCATTAAGTTTTTCTTCTTTTGGATCGAGAGTTGCTACTTTAAATACTGCTGGAGTTCCATTAGCTTGGAAGAAACCGTTAGGAGCATTAACTTTACTAAATACAACAGCATCAGTAGTATCAATCTTAAGATGTCCTCGATTAGTTTCGTGAGGATTATCTCTTCTAGCAATGTGAGCGTTCATAGCTGCTTCTACTTCATCAATTCTCTTATTTAATTCAGCATCAGCGGCTTCACGTTCTTCTTTTTCATTTTTAAGTTCTTCCTGCCATTCATAAGATCCATCACTCGGGCCTACTCTAAGTGATGGATTATTACTGCTGGATATTTTTACACGAGGAGTTAATAGTTGTGCCGAGGATGTTTTTTCGCTAACGGCACTAATAACTTCTTCCTCGTGAGTTTCTTCTTCAGCAGGTAGATCACTCATCATTACTTCTTTCGAGGCCATTTTTCCAGCAGATCCGACAGACATAAAGAATCCATTAGCTGTAACTTTAGAGAACGTAACTTCATCACTTTCTCCAACACCAAGTTGTTCACGAGTTACATTATGAGGATTATTTTTGTCTTGAATATGAGCATTAAGTTTATCCCAAAGATCATCAATTCTAGCATTTATTGCAGCATCAGCCTCTTTTCTCTGATTTCTCTCATCGGATATATCTTCTCCCCAAGCAACTATTTTATCGATTTCAAGAAGAATCTGATAAGCTACTTTTGCAGATATTCCCCAGTTATTCCATTCTGTAGGTACTTCTAGAATCGTAGCTGGTCTCATTAATTCTTCTATAGTTCGAATTAAATCACGTCCAATACTTTTTTCTACAATAATACCATCATTTTTAACAATAAATGCAGTTCTTCTAAATTCATCTACATAAATAATATCATTCCAGATTGGATCTGATGCTGTCCAAGAAAAATCGTTAGGATCACTAGAAGTTACAACAGCTACTTTATTTCGATAAGCATTATCTACTATACTATTACTATTTCCACTGCTTTTGTAATATTCAGAGATATAATATTTTTGATCCTTTTCAGTTACTCCTGGATGATCCCAACCTAAAGCTTCAGATTGATCTGAATTTGGATAATCTGCTGGTTTTGGTCCTCCTGGTGCAACTTTTACAAGTACTCCTTTGTCATCAGTATCCCACCAAGAAGCTGGATCGAGAGGATCATAACAAAAATCATCAGGAAATATTGCTACAAGAGATTCTACATATTTTCCGGGATATTCCAGAAGATCATTTGGTATTTTCCCAGTATCATCTACTGTAACTAAACCATGAATTGGAATACTATTATCATTTCCATCTACTACGCCATCTTCATTAGTATCTACTTTAACTGTAGTAGATGAATTCTTATTTAAAAATGCTAATGCTAATTCTTGATAAATACCTCTAGCTCTACCTACTAGAATTTTTTCAATAGCATTCTTATCATCTGCATTATTTGGATCTAAATATACGTAATCTCCATTTTCTTCAGTATTATGAACTTCTGCAATAAAAGCCATATCGTTCTCAAGATCACTCAATTTTGTAGGAAGATATCCAGGAGCCCATTTTCTGAACTTATATGGATAAACTTCTCTCTCAATTGGATCAGTGATAGAACTAGGTATTGAAGCTCCATCTTTTATACTACTATCGTAATAAAATTCAACTGCAGATCCTGAAGAGCTACTTGATTCCACAACTCTTACTATACAGCCATCTTCAAGTCTTTCTTTTGGAATAGCTTTAAGATCTTCTATTGTTCTAACACTTTTCCAACCACCTTTTCCATAAATTGCTTCATGGGTAGGGTATGTATCTTGATCAGTATAAGGAACTATAGGAGCTGAAACATTTATACCTTTTTTATTTTTTTCCATATTATTTAAATTCTATATTTAAAACTCCTGTTTGAGGATAATCAAATACTATTACAGAATAATCTTCTTCACCAAATTTACAAGAGAAAGCATTATTTTCCATATTTCCTGTTAAAAGTCTTATAGGATCTTCACTTTCATTAACTTCTCCATAAATTTCAGTAGGAATCATGTAATATATGTATAATCCTGAAGTATAATCATTACCTTCATCATCTACGCTACAATCTACATTATTTAAAACAATTGAACGTTCTTTAGATAGACTTCTATTTCCGTAAGTTTTTCCGTCAATTACAATCTTACTAATATCGTTTGTTTTAGATTTACCCCAAATTCTAGAATTAATAAATTCATAGGTAATGTTTTTAGAGAAACTAACAGATCCAATAGAGTCTGATGAACTACCATTACCGTATAAAACAGATAGAGTAATTACAGTATCTCTTGAAATATTTTGATTATAAATCCATACCCAAGTATACTCATCTTCATCTTCGCTAGGATTATTCATTCCTTCAGAATAAAAACTTCCGTTTATATATATACTTACACTAACATCTTTTCTTTTTAATTTTATTCCATTATACCAAACTTCCCAAGCAAAAGAGGGTTGTATTCTAGTTCCATTTTCATAAAGCCCTCCATCTACTGTTGGATTACCCGAAATTGTATAATCTGGAAGTAATCGTATCTCTAGAACTGTTCCAAGACTGTGTATAATATCTTGAATTCTCTCATTTAATCCGTTTAATGCATTAGTTACAGCATTCTGAGACATAACATCATCCTCAGATGAACCTGTGGTTTGAAGTACATTAATACCACCTCGAATTCTGAAAAAGCCTGTAATTGAATCTTTTTCTATATCCTTATAGTAAGTATACCATTTTCCATCTACAAATACTTCAAATCCATCAGGAATAGGGTATTTATCATAATCCCATGTTCCTAATTCTCCTATTCCACTAACTATACCTTGTCTTTTATCTAGGAATACTTTAGCGGGTAATAAAAAATTTGAACCTATTTTATTTGCCATAATTTATTTTATTTATTAATATTTTCCACCGCTTATATTCTTAGCAGCTATAGACATATTAGAATCAGTTACAATACTAGAATTATCAACATTGACTCTAATTTCTGTACTACCATCTTCAAGTTGTACTAAATTAATTCCAGGACCACCAATAAAGCCTTCACGTATTGATAATCCTTTAATAATTTGTTCAAGTTTTCCAAGAGTATTATAATTTATGCTAGCTCCACCTAAAATCTCCTGTCTCAGATTTTCTAAGTCAGTTGCATTTACACTAGAATTTTCTGTAGATATTCCTTCGAAGAATGTTGGTAATGAGAATGAAAAAACTTGTTGAAAATTATTATAATTTAATGCAACATCTTTTACATAAACATTGTAATCAATATCATTTACTTTACAAGACTCTATTGAATAATCAGTTATATGATTCATTCCAGAAGTTGTATCATAAATACTCATAAGATTTCCGTACAGTTTTGGATATGCAAAAGCTATTTTCTGTGAGTTAAGATCTCCTTGGAAAGTAACAATTGATTTCTCATTTCCAACTACAGTGTTTTCAAGAGAATTTAAAGCAGCTTCTGTTATATTCCACCCACTTTCAGGAATTTGTCCATAGTAGAAATTGTAACCAAACTTAACTGTATAATATGAAGTTGCAGTTCTTATAATTCCTGTATCTGGATCCGTATATTTAACAGATAATCTATATTCTGTTGTATTTGTAAGACCTAAGACTGTATATCTATTACTTTCAGGGAGAGTTATTTGTGTACCATTTAATTCTAAAATACAATCATTAGTAACTTCATATGTATTTGCTTCACCTGTTTTTATATCTATATCAGGGATTGTTACTCTGATTAAGAAGTTAACAGCGGTTCTAATTCCAGTTTGATATAGAGGAGTAGTGCCATCATCTTGTCTGTTAGAATCATAAAAACTAACTCTTAATGGGAATGTAGCTGAATGATTTTTATAAGTTAACTCCTTAATTTCTTCTAGACTTTTAAGAGCATCTTGAATACTAACATCCCAACCAGAAATCATTTCATTAATTTCGGACTTAGTATAAAAATCATCTTCACGTTTTAATACTCCATCACGATAAAACCATCTATACTTATCTTCTATATTACTAAAAATGAAAGGACCACCAGTTATAGGTTCTATTTGTCTAACCCCACCAGTTTCGTATACATAATTCCAAATTCCATCTTCATCCTTGTAAAGATATAATTCTCCATGTACAAGAAGAGATACATCTGGAAGTTCAGTTACTACATCTCGAACTAAATCTAATCCGCCAAGTGTAACAACTTGATAACAGTCTTCTCCTATTCCATTCTTAATACCTAGAGCGAATATAGTATCTGTTTCTGTTTGTTCAGGATTAGAATAATATCTAACCATAACAGGCTCTCCGATTAAGAATTCATGTTGATTTAATCTTAATCTTGCTATACTTCTATCTCGTTCTATGTATTTGCTTCTGGAAATTTGTATTTGAAAAGAATTTAAACTACTCATAATTATTTATTTATAATTGAATAAAATAATAAAAGAATAGACTTAGTTTTATAATTTTTCTAAGTCTATTCTCATAATTTAGGTTTTGAAGCTTTCAGAAGAGAATTTCTGTTATTTAATTTTGATAATTCGGAAAGATTCAACTAATTCTGCAGTAGACCAAATAATAGAAATTTTATGATCTTTATCCATATAGAATTCAACAGGATTATTAAGAATACCTAGATCATAGAATTTACCATCAATACTTACTAAAGCATCTGGATATTGTGATTTAAGTTTTTCGCTAGGAGTAATAGTAACTTTAACCACTTCTTTATCACCAGTCAAACCATATTTATTGACTTCGTAATTAGGATATACAGGTTCTAAAACTGTAGCACTTTTATCTTCACTATCGAATTCATACCAAGTACTTTCATCATCTCCTAACCAAGGACCTTCAATTTTATAGACCTGATAAAATCTACTAGGAATAATATCTTTTCCATACTTACCCCAAGCAGCATCTTCATAAATTTTAACTTCTTCGTTCATAAGTTTTTGTTTTATAAAAATCATTGTTATTTATTTTATTCATAATTATAACCACTTATTTCTATCGGGCGACTTTGATAGAATTAAGGCATTTATTCGTGGTATATAATTATAAGTAGCAGTTTTCTTAATTTCTTCTACATTCAACTCTATATTAGATTCATTTATCCATTCCAGAATAATTAATCCAATAGGTTGATTAATTCCAGGAATACTAATAAATATTTGTCTTTTAGAACCATCTCTACTATTTACTAATTCATATATTCCAGGATATTTTTCCATAAATACGCTATCTCTTGGACCATCACAATATACAATTTCTCCAAACTTAATATCTTCATAGATACTAGTAATTAATCCAGTATTTATACTTTTATACCGTTCTGGATCTATGGAAGGTACAGCAAAACCATTATCTTGTTGGAGAAGTTCTACGTATTTGAAGGGAATAGATACTAGATTTTCTTTAGAATTATGATATTCGAAGTATAATATTCTATCAGCTCTAGAATTACTTCTAAATTCTGTAAGGAGAGGTTTTAATTCTGCTAATAACTGATCCCTAAGTTCCATTTTTTCGGAGTGTATCTTATCAGAAATTTCAGAATATATTTCTATAGTATCCTTTATTATAGTTTTGTAATTAAATATAGCTAAGACTAAACAGAAGATAAAAATATACTTCACGAACTTCGAAAATCCTATGTTTTTATCTATCTCTGTTATAGCCTCAACGAATTCTTTTAAAGATAGTTTCATGATTTATTATATTGCAAATTGAGTTAACCTAATCTCTCCTGATTCTATAGTACTCGTCTTTTTTGTTATTGGATCTAGATTAGTAATTTTTAAGACTATCACTAAATTTAACTCTTTTCCAGTAGTATTAGCAGAATATATTAATCTTTTATTCACCTGATCTACTTTAAACTCCAGTCCATTACTTTCTTTCACCAAGATTTCAATTACAGGCAGAGATGTTATATCTATTTTAACCTTTTCCTTTATTTTTGAAATATTATAATCATTTATCAATCTATACATATCACATTCTAATGTTCCTAATAGATTTATATACCCTCCAGATTTTTTAAGACTACTAGTATCTTCTAATGCTGAAAACGATAGAATAGATGTAATTTGTCTAATCACAGAGTTATTATATATTTTCTCACCAGATATATTATTGTATAAGAACGAACTACTATATCCACTTGTTTTCTTGTTTCTTATATACTTATAGTAAGATTTTTTTGTTACTATTTTTTCTTCCAGTGAGGTAAAGATATTAACTCCATAATCAATTCCTATACCTTCCAAAAATACAGTATCACTATCAGCTATTGTTTCAATGTTTGCTTCTGTATATTCTGGAAAAGATAATTCAAAAAGATTAGATGATATATTTAAATCTAATCTATTGAACTTAATTATTTTTCTTTCAGCAGCCTCTAGCTCAGTTATTATAAATGCTATTCTTTCCGATCGATCTGGATATATACCATAACAATAAATAAAACAATACTCTGAGCTAGGTTCAACTAAGGCAGCTTTTTCTTCTTCTGGGATATCAATATTAATCTTTAAGAGTTTTTTATTACTATCCCAGATTGAATTTAGAGGATATTCTGAGGTTTTTCTAACATCATTATACAGATAAGATCCTGAAAATAATTTCTCCATGAATTCTTCTCCAACTGTATATGAATTATAAATTGTTCCTATTACATATTTGGTTATTTTTAGTGTGTTATCTATCCTCCTTATACTCTCTAAGAATTCTTTTTCAAAAATAACTCTCATAATTTTATATATAATTTAAATACCCATCTTCATCGATATAATAAAGTAGTCCAGAGATAGATGCTATAATTTTCGGTACTTCTGTTTTAAGAGATGCTTTGAAATAGCTTCTTCTAAATCCCGTAAGAATAGTTCCAAATATACCTGTTGGATTATTTCGATGAATTACCAATATTTTTCCCTCATTATAATACCCCTTATACTTTTCAAACTCTTCATCCTTACTAACTAATATCCCGAGTTCTTCTGAATATTCTAATTCTGAATTTCTTGATGTTGCCCTAGCTTTTTCTGTATAATAACTAATCCCTGGTTCATAATAGATAGTATAATAATCTAACCCCAGATCTTCATCTACTGTATGAATCATTAAGAGACTGTTATTAATCAGTATTGGACTTTCATCTGTATTTACTGTATATACTAATCTATCAATACAACTATAAATATGAAAATCTTTTTGTGAGGATTGTTTATTTTTAAAAACATACCAATCTCCAACTTTTTTGATAATATTAATGTTCGTATATTTAGTATAATCAGTTAAATTTAGAAAAGTACTATTAATACTTGGAATGTAATTAGTAATACTTTTATTAGAGATATTTCCAGGAGTAGATATAATTCTACTTCTAGGATCAAGAGTATCTAAGAAAAAGTTTTGATAGTCTGTTGAAATCCACTGACTTTTCTCTATATCATATAATTCAAGAGTACTAGGATAATTAGTTCCAATAGTAATTATAAATCTTCCTGAAAAATAGAATATTTCTTGATTACTTCTCATATCCTCGAAAATAGAATAGTCTGCCCCCGATGAAGTTGTATATACCTCAGGATTACCAAATCTTGTTTTTTTCACTAAAGATTTGATAGAATACTTATTACCTGTCCAAGAATATAATACAATATCCTTTCCATAAAATCCAATTTGATGATTTTCATAATTATGTGAGTATGGATCTATATTAACATCATGATTCAAATTAATTTTATGAAAACCAGTACTATTCCCAATACCATAATCTAAGAGGAGATTCATTTGTTCATTATCTTGAATATGGTATACGTGAGAAGTATATCTTGGATAATTATCAGCTCCTAGGTCTTGCTTTATAGTTTGTGCTCCAGAGTAGTTATACAAATTTACATTATCTAAGAAGTTTTTCCCAGTTGTTGAGTTATTCTTTAGTTGATCTAAGGAATTACTAAGATTTATCTGGATTTGGCTAGATATACTAGAGTCTAAAGATATATAAATATTTATATTACTACCTTTTCCCTGAGAATTTAGAAACTCTGTATAACCAATAGGAGTGTTATCTATTACACTCATATAAATTATTACAGTAAATCCAGAAGGAAGATTATTTTCATATTTAAAGGGTTCCTCTGGGGTAGTTCGATTTAATCTGATATAATTACCGCCAGAGGAAGTAAGTAGTCCTGAGTAAACTTGTTCGATATTATAGAGAGATATTTTTGGTAACTTAGGATCCCAATTATCATTTTTATTATATAGTATTACTTCTAAGCTATTGGATATATTACTAGAATTTCCAATAACGTAAGTACTATATCCTGTATTATAATTTTCCATAAGTTATTGTACAATTACTAATAATACATTCATCTATGTCAGTTGATTTAGATACAACTCTAATAATATTATTAACACATTCAATTACAATATCTGATCCAATTTCTTCTATATAATCTTTGGAAATTAATTCTCCTTGTTTATTATATCTAGGTCCGGAGAATGTTGTTTCTTTAGAGTATAGTTTTTCGTTACCTACTAAGATTAATTTTTCTTTGTCTTCAGGATCTTCAACATATCTAGTTTCATACTTAGAATATTGAATACCAAGATCAATTTTAGTAGAAACTCCAGGACTAACAGAGTAATTCATTAGTTCTGTTAAATCTACTGTATTGGTATAGATATCAGAATTGAATGGTATAACATCGATAGTAATAGAATTGTTTAGAATATCAACCACATTTTTTGAAGTACTGTACAAATAAATTTCGTTATTATTCATACTATTATATAAGTTATATATTTCTTTTAAGTAATTATTTTTATTATTCTTGAGGTAATCTAGATATGAATTAAATTGAGATTTTTCTTTTTCAGTTAATTCATATTTATCAATTTCAATACTTTTCGTATTTTCATCAACCTCATTTATTATTCCAGAACCTTTAGAATAATCATCAATACATACTCGTAAATTCCCTTCTGAGCCATCTTCACCTGGGATAACAAACCTCCGATTAGTTACATTCCAATCTCTGAGTTTTAATTTATTACTTAGCTCAGATATTCTAGTCATTCTGTAATTTGAATCATTACATACTAATGCTCGATTATTTCCAGTTAAGTAATATTCTTTCTCATCTTCTTGACCTGTTACTTGTGATATAGAAATATTATCGGAAGTAGTGGTTATTAATTCTATCTTTTTCATTTCTTGTACTTATCTCTATAAAATATATTCACTATGTTTCCACTAGTTACATAAAGCCTAACAATTTCTCCTTTATTTCCTTCTGTCTTTCCAGGAACTATAACAAGAGCACTACTATCTGTTAAATAATAACTAGAAATTGCATCATGACTCATATAAGCGTCAAGAAGATCTATGGAAATCGTTGTATTTATATTATTCTCCTGTGTAATTACTGTAAGAATAAATGACTCCTTATCAAATCCAGATACAGGAAGGTAATTATCTTTTGTATTATCAGTACATTGAAATTCTATTACATTAGCTGTTTCTGGAATTGGATATTCTTTAAAACGGAAATTATTTACTAATGATTTTTCTAAGTTATTTAATTCTTCGATTTTATCCAAGTAAAGTTTTTCAAGTTTTTTTATATTCTCCATCCATTCTTTATCAATACTACTAGGCAACCAAGAAGTAACACTATCAAAAGTATTCTGATCTCCGTTATTATAACCTTTTCCGTACCTATACCTAACAACTGAACCCATAGGATCTATTAATTCCTGAAGTCTGTAAATAGAATCTGAATTAGGTTCATTAGTATAAGTATATTGTCGTAGAATTACATAATTAGCATCTTCTGGATAAATACTAGAAGCATCATTAAATATAACTTCACTTATTTCCGGAAGATTTCTCGATATCTTAAATACAGCATTATTAATTTCCGGAGAGATTAAGATCATTGACAAGACGTTTTTAGAATCAATTCCAGTTCCATTTAAAAAATCAGATAACTCAGATGAAATGGATAATGAATCGTTCCCTGAATTAAGATAGACGTATTCAGAAATTATACCCTTTTCATCAAATCCTATCATATATGTAGATAAAATTTGAGATAAAAGATGTGCAGTAATTAATTTATCTTCCTTTCCTTGCTCTTCTTCAGAATGATTTATATAATTAAAATACTCTTCTATATTATTTAATTTATCTCCTAAATATGGTGAGTAATTATCTGAACTTTCTTCAGGAATAACACCAGAAACAGTATTATTTGTTTTATTAGTTGGATTTTTAGCTGTACAAATATAGATAGTATTTCCATAGACAACAAAATCCCCTTTCTCATATTCAGTTTCTTCTGAATACAAAAACATTCCTTGAACGTGCGTATTATTTAGTATCATATTATCTCTTTATAAGTTTTATAGTTGTATTATAATATATATTCATTAACTTCAAGGTATACTCTCCTTCTTCTGGAGTATTTATATTTGCAGCCCTAAGTGATACTTGAGACGTACCGAAACTTTGAATACTTCCGTTTGCTGTAAACTTATTAATAGTTAATGAATTTCCTTGAGAGTCTTCTATAATAACTTTTTCTAAGTTACTATTTGGATAATCTTCAGAAATAAACTTAAATACAGCGTTACCTCCAGAATTTATCTTTAATGAATTATTAGATACTTCAAACCCAGAGAACTCTATAATACTAATAGTTACTCGTTTACTGCTAAGTTCTAATGTAAGAGTAGCTGCCGAGAAATTAACTTCGGGAATTACAATACTGTTAGTAGTATTGATTTGTTCCGGATAATATATTTCTGGCGCATCTGGATCTCCATTTTCATATTTTGCTAAGACTCTTGAAATAATATACCCTGAAAGTTCTGGTATTCTAATTTCTGCTCTCTGATTAATTAGGACATCTATTTTACCATCCTCTTGTATAAAGGGATCATATTTAGTTTCATCACCTATAATTAATTCAGATACTATAAAATTATTTTCTCCAAATTTTCTTTTCCATTCACCATAATCGTATACATCACTTTCTCCTGATATTTTAGCTTTCAGAATTATATAAGAACCTGTATATTTTAGATTGAAAATTAGGTGATTTGTTTTTAGAACTTCTTCCCAATTAGTTACTGTTATTAGGTTATTTGGAATATTATAATTAAAGTTATTACTTGGTGGAAATGGAATTAAATCTTTCACATCAAGTAAACACGGTACATCTTCATTCAAAACATATCCAGGATTAGGGTATATCTTAAAATCAATAGGAGTTTTGACAGAAGGGATAGATATTATTCCGATAGGGTTACAAGTTCCTCCAATCTCTGGAGTTACTGATACAACCACTCTAATTGGTTTATTTATATTTAGAAACTCTGAAAGAATCCATTTAGATGAAAGCGCCGGATTATTATTAAAGTTGTTATCTGATACTGATTCCCAAACTTTTCCACCTAGAATTACCTTATCTCCAATCTTGTATGTAGTAAAAGGAAAATACTTGGGGTAATCTTCGGCGCCTTTATACATTTCAATTAATCCTCGTTTATTACCTAGAATTAATAATCTACTATCTTCTATTTTCTCATTTCCTAAGAGAGTACTAGAATTTGCATCAATTAAAACTTCTGGAACATCCTCAACAGTTTCTATTATCCCAACTGAATCTATCGTAGACCAATATTCATCGTTTCTAAGAAGATATTTATTCATATTTCTGTTAGGATTCGTACTATCTACCCATGATTTATAAGATAGATTTACACTTTCCACCTCGGAGTTATTAGAAATTAGCATCCAAATCATCTTCTCTCCAGTAACTTCATCGAGGAGTTCTTTCTCGCTTACTAAATCCTCGCCGCTTGTAGTTTCGTCTGGTTCTCCTAAAATCAATATAAAGTTAGGAGTAGAAGTAGGTTTAATTCCAGCGGCGGCCATTGAATCAGTATCTATAAAGTCACTACCTTTAGAATTGTTATTATTCTTGTCGATTATCCCCTCGTATAACTCCAGACGTTTAATTCCAGCGGCGGCCTTAAAAAGCGCGAATACCTGATTGGATATTATAGTAGTTCCGAAATATCTATCATTTTCCTCTGTTAAATTTTCTCTAGAGGATGTTGGGAATATTATTGATTCTATTTTTTCTAGGGAATTTGATGTCTCTCCGATTTCTTTCAAGGTTTTTTCTCCTAGATAATTTACTAAAAACTTATCATTAAATTTATCTTTAGTGATATTATACGAAAAGTCATACTCACTAAAGTCTCTATTGTAAAGTAAAGAACTGTTAGATCTGTACTGGACTTTACTGTATTCACGGTTATCTAGGTCATCTTGACTGTAAAACACTACTGTTCCGATATCCGTAAAATTGTTATTATTAATAATCAATTTCATAGGGCGTTACTGTCATTTTGTTATAGCTTCTTAAGTTTGCTCCAATATAATTCTGGAACTTACTTTGAATTGTTAGATCTATACTTCCAGAACCTATATTAGTATTTAGTCTGGTATAGTATATAAGTGCATCTAAAAATTTCTTAAGGAGTTCGTAAAATAAGCTTTCATTTTCTACACTTAAGTTCTCAAAGTTTACTGTTATTTCTCCTGAGTCATATATAATCTCTCCATCAAAATCTAAGGGAAGATATTGTATCATATAATTAAATACTTGAATAGTTCCCTTTACACTGTAAAATAATTTACTAAGATAGTTTATAACTTCTTCGTAATCTTGGTTATCTGGGAGACTTGATTTTGGAATACATAATCTCAAGAAATTCTTCACCGGATCACTTCCAGAATAAATATAGTAATCATCGAATGAACCTTGTTGAGTTGAAACTACCGAAGAATATTGTTCCTCGTAATCCTCAATCATTCTATAAAGCTGATCTATGATTTCTATATTTCTTAAGTGTTTAGGTATATATATTTTCATGATTCTATAACTGAATTAATAATGTAGTTAATTGAGAAGTATACAACATTCTCTTCTCCATATACAATCTCAGGAGAAACTACAGAACCATCTTCGTTAGTATAAGTTATTTCCATGTCAATTATTCTCTTTACATTAGATATTTTACTTATAAGAGATTTTATTTCTTCTGTTAACTCTGGAAATTTAATATTGAACTTATTACTATAATTATCCAAGATATCACCAACTTCTGAATCTATACTACTATTCTGATATATCTCTACATCTAAGTTAAAGATAGCTGTATATTGAGATCCTCTTTCTATAGTAATTTTATCAGTTATATAGTAAGCTCCTTTAGTTTCAATGAAATTAGTTTTTTCATCTTCTGTTAGGATTGTAGAATTAGAGTATGGAACATAGTAGATAGTGATAGAATTACTTTGTGCTGAACTACTAAATCTATAAGTTGTTCCACCTGAAATAATTTTATTTGGATAAGTTTCTTCAAGTACAGTACCGATATCAGAATTACTACGTAAAATTGAATTTACATATCTATCACGATTAGCTTTGTAATGAATAGTAATTAAGTTATCTCTATCAACTTCAGACATACTAGCAAGACCAGTTCCTAAGATCTCATAATTTCGTCCACTCAACCAAGAAGGATCAAATTCTACCATCTCAGCTCCACGAATATTAAGCTTCTTTAGTTCTGAAGTATTATATCCCGAGAGTGTTGAGAATTTATAATAAAGAGCTTCTATTGTTGTATTTGCTGGAGTCTGTGTTTCTTCTCTTTCCATTACTGTTCTAAAAATATCTGCTACATAAAGTCTAGAACCAAATCCAGGGAGAGTAAGATCAAAAATACTACCATCTAAAATATGTCCTGAGAATAATCTAGTTGTTGGGAAAAAATTATCATTAACTTTAACCCAAAAATCATCAGATAGGTCGTTTTCTAAGCAATTAACATAGTAAGTATTGTTTTGATTTAAGATCCACTTCCTAGAAATTGTTTCTTTTGCAATTAGACATATAATAGTATAAGTATCAGTATCATTTACGGCCGGAGACATTGTAATTGGAGAATATACAAAACCTTCATCTCCAGCTATGTCTTTATCATCTCCATAACCTTCCGGCCGTGTATAGTTTTTATCATAATACCCTAAATAGTAAGCCTTAAAACTATTAGAACTTATAATTTCATCATAAATATTAAAGCTTAAATACTTAGTAGGTTTTATATTAAGAATTACGCGAGGACAACTACCACGAAATACCGAATACATATCATCCACACAGTGTTGAATCTTTGAATTGATAAGTGTAGATTTCTCAAGAGATGCTTCTTGTGTATAGGCTATGTTTTCTACTTCACTAATAAAAGATGCATTAGCTAACATCTGAGACAAAATCTCTACAGAATCTCCGGTAATATTAAGTTTATTAGCTATTCCTCTATAAATATCTATATAATCTTGTAATGATTTCATAATAATTATCCTGTTGTTTCATTTATATCAACTAGTATATCGTCAGATTCTACCTGATTAACACTTATTACTAGTTTTACTTTTGTTTCATCTATTAGGTCGAGTGAAACAATTCTTATATCGAGTGTTTTTGTAAATTTCTCTTTTATTTTTGTTATTAACTGTTCTACTCTACCAGTAATTTCAGATGCTAAATCCTTTTTCTTGGTATTAGTAAAAATAAAGTTAAATCCAATCTTAGATGCTCCTGGAATATCCTTTGGCCAGATATTTAAGTAGAGTTTGAAAAGATCTATAATATAGTATTCTACTTGATTTGTTATTTGACCTGTTGAAAGTAGGTAATTCATAATCTTGATTTATAATTTTTACAATTATTACATTTAACTGTAGGATCATCATCATTGAGAGCTACAAATTTACTACAGTTAGATGCTGATATATTCGTAAGATCTAAATCTTTTGGAGAAAAAGCAGAACAATTTGCTGCACTTAAGTCAGGAATAGGTATTGGTATTTCTATTTCAGGAATAGGAAGATCATCAATGATATCACCAACATTAGCTCCAACTAGTGCAATTAATGGTTTAGCAACTGTTTGTGTAGTTTCTACAATACTCATTACAGATCCAACGACCGGTATAGTTCCCATAAGAGATTTTAATCCTAGTTTACTTACCTTAGCATCAACTCTATCATAAACTGCACTAAGATTATCTCCTTCAGCTTTAAGTTGTTGAAGTAATGGAGGAGCTAATTGAGCAGAAACGCCAGGACCCATAGGAGTTACAGAAATCAATGCTGGAGGAACCATTGCAATTCTCGCAGCAAATTGAGCTGTTCCTACTGAAAGATGACCTAAATCTTGTCCAAGCTCATTGAAATCTTCTATCATTTGATTATACATCTGACCAAGTTTTTCATTAGCTTTATCCAACATTTCCTCTCCTCTTTTCTTCATATCCTCCTTAGCATTATCTAGAGTTTCTTTATATTTCTTTTTTGCTTCAGGATCTTTTATTTCATTAGATTCATCCTTAAACTCAGGAAGAGAATCTTGATATTTCTTTAATGATATTGATTGAGCTGCTTTAGCAGACAATGCACTTAATAAATTTTTCATAATATATCAACTCTCTAATAATATAGTATCTGATGTAGGTATAGGAGATCCTGGAGTTAAGAAAGTAGGTGATAATACAAAAGGTCCGAGAGCTGTATGTCCTCCCGCTACTACTTTACCCTTTACTGTTAATGTTCCAGGACCTTTAAGTGTAATATCAGATCCTTTAACTACTGCAGATCCAACTAATTCTACATTTGTTTTCCCATTTATAGTAACATCACAATTTTTTCCTATATTGATAGTTACATTAGATCTCATATTAATATCCATGTTTCCATCTTTATCTATAGTCACCCAATCGGTTGGTTCAGGTCTAGGATTATTATCTGGATCATTATACTCAGTTCCTGGATCAAAAATAGCAACCTTTATATAATCAGGTGTAATATCTACCATTTTTCCATTACTTCTAAAACCTATATAATCATTTTCTTTTATTTTTTGATATAAGTAATAACTCTGAAATACTGGATCAAGACACTTAAGAAATACAAAATCACCTACTCTTGGCTCATCTACTTCTCCTCTAAATGGAAATGCCTTAACTCCCGATTTTATTCCTGGGATATCCACCTTTATTTCATACAATACTTTATCTAAAACTTCTACAATTGTTCCAGTATAGTATAAATCTGCTTCTTTCATATTTTTCTATTTAATTTGTTGGATCTACAATTGGTAATATTTTTTCTTTCTCTTCTACACCTGATAACAATGAAGTCCAAGAAAAACTCTCTCCATCAGGGCCTACAGAACTAGAATCTTCAATAGCCATAAATAATTCATTAGATCGAACTAGGAATAACTTAAATGGTAATTCTGTTTTTTGCTCACCACGTTTATACTTCAAGATATCACCAAGTTTATATTTAGGCATATCAAAATCTTTTATTCTAAATGCAGTAAAGAAATCAGAATTCATATATCCTAAGTTTCTCCAGTAATTATGCATAAGTTGTTCAAAATCTTTTCCAACTATTGTATAATCTTCATAAAACTGAAGAGTTCTAGAATTTTTAGGTTGAAGATCTGTATAATCATCTGTACTGTTATTTGCTTGCTCTCCATTATTCTCATCTCCTTTAACTGGTTCCCATGGATTAGTTGGAGTATAATAAATTAAAGGATTATAGTTTAGATTATAAGAATCTAATTGTAAGAATTCAGAAGAACCCTCTATGCTATAATATGGTTCTTGATTTCCTCCATGATCAATACCTATAATCTCTTTCATTAAATACCCTTCCCATCCATAAGCAAATATAGATTTTTTCTTAAATCCATATGATAACTTAGAGCATAATGATTGATTTGTTTCCGAGTTTTGGAAAATTGTAAGTTTATTATTAATATCACATTTACATCTTATATCCTTTTTCCCTGGATATAAAGATTCAATAGCTGAAGTAATATCATCCCACTCAGCTTGTATAAGTTCTGTATAAAATTTCTTATCTTTTATACAGATAAAGTTTAGAGTTAAAAAGTTTTTAAAATATTTTTTATTAATTATGAAAACATCAATAGTATAAATATTTCCACCTTCCTTCTCCAAAGTTATCTGTCCAGTATATTGATCTGTAATTAATTTAAGAGCTTCCCCAGAACCATCATGTGACATACTAATTTCCCCACTAGCTATCTTTCCACCAAGTTCTTCGTACATATGGATATTATCAAATTTATATCCGGAGTCAAACCATGGAGTGAAATTAATAGAAACCTTATAAGAATTAATATATTTCATAAACTTCCTAATATGTTATCTAATACTCTTTTTGGAATTAATTTTAAAATTGCGCCTCTTTTATAAGTTTCAAGCCCTCTAGCAGCCTGTAACATTAGGAGGCCAGCATATGAAGTAGAACCATAATAATCCTCTGCAATAAGATCTGGTCTATATTCATATGCTGTTATTTCATAAGATTCTCTTTCTATAATTGGATTATTTAAGTATACTAATATACTAGAGTTATATACATCTATTCCATCTATATAGTTTGAAAGATTTTCCTTATTGCTAATTATCTCATCTTTTTTAGTATACATTTTATCCTCCTAATAATTTTTTATTTTCTTCTATTTTTTTATTTATATTATCTTGTAATATTAACTCCATCGCTTGTCTTTCTTTTTGTGTAGCATCTCCTCCTATTAATCTCTTAAGTCTAACATCAGTAAATTTAGATGCTGGTTTGAAAGTCATTGTAATATCACAAGATAAAGGACATAGATCATTTTCTTTAGATCCAGTATCCCACCTCTTCATCATTTGTTTGGACATTTGAAAAGTAGCACTCTCACAAACAAGATTATCAATAGCATAAAGTGAGCCGAATTTAAGTTTAAGAGTTCCAAATTGTATTTTATCTATATTATCCAACTCAGCTTTAAATCCACCAGGAGGGATCTGCCAACCAAAATATCTATCAACTAATTCTTTTATCAACGCTACTTCAGTATCATCTTTACTTGCTGGCTCTCCACTATCATTTAAAAACTTAACTAATTTTCCAAAACAATATGGATATAATTCCATAACCTGATCATATACAGATTTGAATTTCCCATCTACATAATCAGAAAATATAGTAAATTTTATTGTTAGATTACCAAATCCAACTCCAGTTCCAGAATAGTAAGAGAATCTTCCAGTCTTAGTTACTAAAGCTCTATTTAAATAATCAGTTCCTGCTTTTGATAACTTCTCTAGAACATCAGTTGTTTTATCAAATATTTGTCCGATAGTACTAAATATAGCCATCCTATCCTCTTCTGATCCAGTCTTCATTTCCTCCTCTGCACTATTCATTTTTTCAAGTTCTTTGGAGAAAAATGATAGATACGGTGCATAAGGTTTAAATTGATTAAATATATCATTAATCTTCTCATCTCCAAATTCAGACCAAGAATTAGAAATAGCAGCTTGATAATCCTCTGTCATAATAGCTCTACATAATGGTTCATAAGAATACCCATCATCGTCTTTAGCACCGTGATATTCACCCCAAGATCCATCATCATAAAGAACAGAGTTATAATGAAGAGAAACTGACATTAAATCATTACCACGATTAGTATCATAGTAAAATCCACTAACTTTGGTTCCACTACTCATTCCTTCTCCATAATGTTTTTGTTGTGGAACTTCAATTCTTGGGGCAGAAGGAGATGATTTAACCATACTTCCTAATGATGGAGGATTAGGAGTTTTTATTTTTCCCGGTTTTTCTGCTGTATTTAATGGCATATTATTATTTTAATAAGTTATCTATTTTATCTTTTTCTCTTTTCAGACCATCTCTCATATTATTTTTCGCAGCAGTAATAAAATCTTTTGTAGACTGTCCACTAATAAATTTCTGAAGTGATATATCAGAGTATTTAGTAGATGGTTGGAAATTAAGAATAACATCACAGTATAATGGACTTAAAGTATTCATTTTCTTTGATGCATCCCAATATTTTACTACTTGCTTTGAAAAACTAAATTGAGCATTAGTACATACAAGAGAATTTAGTGCATAAAAAGCCCCAAATTTTAGCTTGAGTGTACCAGTTAAGATAGTATCCATATTTAAAAGATCCGGCTCATATCCAGCAGGAGGCATTTGCCAACTAAAAAATGTATTAAGCAATTTTCCATCTTCTCCAGTAATTCCAGTATTAACGCCTTCTTTATTAGATTCAATTTTTGATCCTAGTACTGTTCCATTTTCATCAACAACTCCTTGAGTATATTTACCCATTATATATGGATATAACTCTTGAAGCTGTTCTGAAACCGTTTTAAATACTCCACCAGAATAATCAGGAAGTACTGTAAATTTCATAGCTAAATTTCCAAAACTAGTACTAGTTCCAGAATAGTAAGAAAATCTACACCCCTGAGTTACAAGAGATCTATTAAGAAGTTTAGATGCTGTACCAGTTGCAGTAGCTATACCAGATAATACTTTTTTTGCTAGTTTTTCAACAGTACTGTCTCCAGTTGTATCTCTCAACATCGACTCAGCTGTTTCTGTAAGTTTCTTTGCATATGGAGCATAAGGTTTTAGATTATTCCACATACCACCTATAGGATCATCTCCAAAATCAGTCCAGGAATTACCAGCTTGAACAATAAAATCTTCATTTAGAATTCCTTTATAAAGAGGTACTGTATTATAACCTTCTTCATCTAAAGAATAGGATGAACCCATTTTTTGCCATTCCCCTTTTCCATCTAAATAAGAATTAGCATGAAGAGTTATATGAGTAAGAACTTTATCTATTTGTCTATCATAATAAAATGCATGATGTCTAGAAACAACTGCCCCACTATTATCATCCTTAGGGTTAAATCCACATCTTGCTAGTTCCCTATCTAGTTCTTCATCAGTAATACCAGCCATAATTATGATTGTTTAAATAATTTATCCTCTATAAGGGGGAGTAGTAATACTCTGTACTTTAGTTCTTCCATCTCCACCACCCATATTTATATTTCCTCCAAACTTAAGAGATGCTATGGCTGTAGAAACATTATTAATTGCTTCTGCTTGTGCTATAGATGTTTTTGAAAGAAGTTTTATATTTTCATTAATATCAGAAACTTTCATATAAAGATCTTCCGTCTTATCTTTTTCTGCATCAGCTATTAATTCTCGTCCAGCAGATTCTGAAGTATTACCTGGAATAGATTTTTCTGAAGTTGGTGTAGTTGGTGTAACTTTTTCTGGAGCTAAAATACTACTCTGAGCCATTATCAATCCAGAATCACTTCCAAAAGAATTAACACCTGCAGTACTCCAATCATAAGTAGATATACTAGATCCTTTATCTGTTCTCTGTTCTACATAATTATCTGGAGTTGTAGATGAAGCATCAGCCATATAAATAGACTCTTCAGAATTTGTGGAATTAGTATTGGTATTTTCTAGAGTATCACCTTTAAAAGAGTTGTAAGTTAATAAAGCATCTCCTGCAAAATTTTCTCCTTTTTTCAAGGATCCCCAACCATCTTGCCCTTTATCTTCCATATGTTGAGCTGATTTTTCTGGACCTGCTGAAAATTCATAATATCCAAAAACATTTCGAGCTGCTTCAAGATGATCTTTTGAAGCTTTTATTTTCTTCAAACTTTCTCTATAAGCCGGAATATTTTCCATTTCCCACTTAACAAATTGAAGTTGTTCTTCAAAGGATGCATCTCCCAAAGATTTACCTGAACCTGGTCCATCATAATGTTTCCATCCAGCTTTTTTTTCTTTCTCACTAAGTTTACCATGTTCAAAAGCTCTTCTTCTAACTCCTAACCACTGAGCTATTCCAGTTGCTGGAGAGTCTGGATTCTTAGCAGTAGTAACTAATTGAGACTCTCTTAAAAAATTACCGACTAACCCGGCAGCTTGTTCTTTAGTCATCCCAAGTTCCTTCATAGCAAAATCCATGGCTTTTAGTATTCTAGCCTTTCTCACCTCATCAGTTATCTTTTCAGGTGGTCTATTTCCTGTAATATACCCTTTCACACCATCTACTGCATCACCTATATATTCGCCACTTTTTTTCATAGGAGAATTATTCCATACTTCTTGTTCATAAGCACGATTTTTGGCTTTAAGATCCAGTACATTTTGGATGCCTTTGTAATTATTCAAATCATAATCTACATTTTCAGCCACTTTTCCATGAAGAGCTGTTTGTATGCCTCTAACATGCTTATCCATATTAGTTCTTATTTCAGAATCAGTTATATCAAATGATTTATAAGATACATTTCCATCTTTATCTTTCGTTTTAAAACCACCAATTCTGTCTTTAATCCTATTTATTACCCCTTTTTTAATTCTATAACCATTAACTATAGTAGCATCTTTCTGATTTTTAGGTACAGTAATTGTTGACATATCTCCCATACGACCTAAATCTACTCCTGGTCTAGGGTCATTTACATCAACTAATCTCATAGTATATCTAGGAAGTACTCTTGCTTTTTTTGTATTTAAAGCAGCTAATCCACCTCTAACCCATGGTGATTGAGATGCCTGCGCAGTTAACTCACCAGCAGTTAATCCACCAGCTATCAAAGGAATTGCTAATGCTTGTCCTCCTGGAACAAAACAAAGTGCAATACCTCCAGCTAACCCTGCCAATCTAAAACCCCATTTCTTTAAATCCCCTATACCAGTAACATTTTCTAAATGAGTTTGTAATCCAGCTTTTAATGCAGCCTCTTCTGGTCCTGGGGGTTGATTTTTATACTCAAAAGCTAATTCCTCTAAAGTTTTTGGTTCTAAAACATATTTAAAACTACCTTCAGTGATATCTCCACGTTTTTTCAATTCATCAATATCATCTAAAGTTAGTCCTGTTCTTGTTAAAAATTCTGAAGATTCGATAGCTATACCCTTCTTATCTCCTGATTCTTCATTTTTATCTACTGCCTTTTCAATATCTCCAAGTAAACTAGTAACTCCAACAGTATTGACAGTTTTTTTATCACCTAACATACTTGATACAGCATTAGAAGCTCTAAATGTAGAACCTACAGTACCAGTCAATTCTCCTGATTCAGTAACATCTGAATATCTTACATAATTATTAGCATCTTTATCCCTTGTATGAATTATATCTCCTCTAGCAATATCAGTTAACCTACCTTTAGAATCTATTAAGTCTTCATAACCTTTTAAATTTCCATAAGATTCTCTAAAATGTTGTGTATAAAAATTTGATAATTTTTCATTAACATCCGCACGATCATCTATCCACGATAAATCTTTCTTACCATCACTAGTTAATCCATATTTAGAATTTTTAGAAACCTCTTTTATCTGATTATCAATTCCTTTTTTTAATCCATCTGCTCCAGTAAATAGCGTAGATATAACGTTTCCAAAATATCCAACTATATTTTTTAAAGAACCTAAAAGATCATCTGTATCTATTTTTGGCAACTCTAAATTTTTTATCGCCTCTGCACCTTCTGAAAAATAATTCTTTATCTTTAAAAATAAGTAGTCGAATGCTCCAGGACGCTTTTCATCACCTGTATAAAGCAAGTCTTTTAATGAACCTAGTATAGTAGATTTATTGCTATTAGGATCTCCTCCAAATAAACTAATTAACATTTTAGAAAATCCAGATCTGCCTCTTGGAGCTTTGGGATCATTTGGATTAACCTCTCCAAAAAGAAATGATTCTACATTAGCAGCAAATTTAACTATTCTTTTCCAATGTTTAGCTAAGAACATAGTACCAAAGAGGAAGAGAATAGTTTTAAATTGTCCACCTACTGAAGATGCTAATTTTCTGGGATCTAATCTCTCCGAAACACTCTTCCCTAAGTCAGATAAATGTTTCATTAATTTATTAGTACTTCTTGTTAAGGACCACTCACGACGTTGATATTCTTTTTCCCTGGCCGCTGCTTGTTGATTCTGTTTAGCAAAGGCATTAGATATCCAAGTTTTAAATCGAGCCTGTCCTTCATCTGGATTTTGTTTTACTGCTAATGTTCTCCCTTGGACAGGACCACCAATATTAGCAGCGGGAACAGCAACGTTATTAGTCGTCGTGTTCGTAGTGTTATTATTTATTGTTATCTTCTGTGGAGTAACTTGTACACTCCTTGAAGATGTTCGCTGTACTTTAGGTTGTCCAAGACCATATTTTCCTAAGACAGCTTGAGTTTGTGGATTCATTGATTGTACCTGTTGTTGTACACTTGCCCCTCCACCTAAACCTCCAAGAGCAGCCATTTCAACAGCCTGACTCATTGTTTCATTATTAGCCGCATCAGCATTATTTTCGAGTCTAGCTGTTTGTAAGTTTCCCTGACGTTCTGCATTTATCTGAACAATCTGGTTTTGCGCTTCTTGGAATTGTTGTAAGTCTTTCCCGGATTCTGGTTTCTGGGAAGACATTTTTCTTACTTTGTTTTCAATATCTTCTGCAGCCATTGTTTATTTTTGTTTTATAAAGTTCCTTATGAAATGTTCAATAGTTAGTACATTGTTTAAGTTAAATTTCACTTCAGTATCATTATTTTCATGAATTTTATTAATATAAAATTTCTCATTCTCTTCTACTAAAAAAGAGTATGGAGATAGTATTTCATACTTATCTTTTGGGACTTTTATATATAATATTGAATAATCTATAAATTCATTTGTTGGTATATAATGACCGGAAACTTTAATTATTTTTGGTTCACGTACAACTATCTTCTCTCGAATTATATCTCTATTACTTAACGGATATAATTTCACGTACTTGTTTAATATATCATTCATTTCATTGAATAATATATTTGATGAATATAAATAAGACTTAATAAACTTTTTATAACTAATATCGTTATCATCTATTATATTTACAATAGTTGAGAAAATGTCAAAAAATTCTTTATTATATCTCCTATTTAGATCTAATTCACTAAGAGAAACTTTCTTAGATATGTAATCTTTTAGAAAATTATATAGATATTCTCTGGATTCTATATCAATTTCTACTATATTATTTAATTTATCAATGTCAGAATATAAAATACTTCGAACATCTTCACAATTATAAAAAAACTGAATATCTTTATTGGAATACTTATAATGAAGATGTCTCAAACTTTCTATACAATCTAATAGTTTTTCTGTACTAAATTCATTTAAATAAATGTATATATTTCTATCAAAATTAAAATAGTTTCTTAGTATATCATGCAGTTCTATCTCTACTTTAGATCTAAATCTATTTTTTTCTATATATCTTTTTAAAAATCCAAACATAATGTATAGCCTCCTCATTTTTTATTTCTCTTTAATTTTGCATAATCCTTATAAATCTTTGCGTCATCTTTATAAGTTTTTAATGAATTATCTAAATTTTCAGAAGCTTTATTGTATTCAGACTCAGTCATCTTATTTTTCTTTACTAAATCTTTTAGATCTTTTCTTGCGTTTTTAGAAGCATTTTCCTCTTCCATTAATACATTATTTACTCCTCTATTTCTACGTTTAAGTCTGAAATAACCACCTAATCCTTTATAATCTCTTTTATCATCTATCTTATCTTTCTTTTTTCCTTTTCCTGAAGTAAATTCTCTAAATTTATTAGCTTCTCTTCCCTTAGATCTCCATTTAGTATAGGCATCTATAGGATTTTTTAAAACTTTTCCTGTCTCTACGTGCCCCATTTCATGAGCTAAAATTTCAGGACTTTTTCCACTATCAAAATCTACTAAAGATATATAATCATTATTTGGATCCTTCTTTATATCTTTTATAATCTCTTTCTTTTTACTTTCTGAAAAAGGAGAATTTTTTGCTACATCAATATAATCATTTTTAGACATATGTCTGTCTATATTTCCTTTATATACATCTATTTTTCTAGACTCAGCTACTTTTTTCAATTCATCTTTGGCTTCTTTATTATCAATTAAGATATTATTAGGCTTCCTTTGTTTATCTAAAGACTCTATATCTTTTTTAAGTTTATTTTCAAAATTTTTTAATTTTTTTATATCCTCTAATTTTCTTTCTTTAATCCCTTTTATAGGACCTAATTTTTTAATACTTCTAAAAGTTTCTAATAAATTTTTAGACCTATTTTTAGTATGTTTAATAATTGAATTACTTCTTTTTGCTAATATATTATAGACTGAATTAACAGTACTACCTATTCCATATTCTCGTTGTTCTACTTCCCAACCTTCAGAGTATAGTTTTTCCACTAAATCTCTGCCAGTAAAAGATTTAGTATTTAATTTTCTTGCTATAATCATAATTTAATTTATTTATAATTTTATTTCCTGTCCTAATATAATTTCAAAGCCTTATATATGAGAAAATATATAAGAATATGAAAATAGGAATAAGATTTATTAAAGAAAGTGAACTAAAAGTATCTTCATGTCAATCTGAATTTATTGAAGATGCCGAATTAATGTTTAGGAATGAAAAAGATAAACCTAAACCAGTAGAACTATTCATATTTACTAAAAATCCAATCAGTAGTGATAAAAGAATAATTAGATCTAGACCAATGGTAGAGTATAAAGGTAATACCTCAGATATCCAGATTATAGAAGATAATAATATAGAGTGTAACTACATTTATACTGCACCAGGAAGATGGCAATTCAACATACTTAATAATATAATTGAATTTGATAATGGAGATCTAAAAACAATAAAGGATTATTTAAGTAAATATGATTTGTAAGTAGAGACTAACAATCTCTACTTTTTAATTTTTCAATAAACTTATCTATCTCTTTATTTCCAAAACCTAGTATAACTTCTAAACGACTATCATACCAAAACTTTCCAGGAACTTTAAGAATATTATATAAACTTTTATTACAATCTGTAAAAGTTATTAGGTGATTTAATTCTAATTTATCTGTAGCTAGTATTTCAATATCATTAGAAACAGTATATTTGTCTAATTTATCAGATCTTATCATAACAACTGGAATACATCTCTTAATACCTAACGAACCATCATAGTCACTAGAATCAATTAAGACTCCTCTTACTAACCTAGGGGAATTTTTCTTTTCTTCTTTAGTACTTTCTTCTGTAATGGATTGTTTATTAATCTTCTTCTCCAAAATTCCTGTAATAAAATCTATAATACCAAGAATTAATAGTAAAGCTCCATAAATTATTAATCCAGGAATAACTAACACAAATATAATGATACCTGGAATTAATAACAATAAAGTCCAAGATAGCCATTCACCATCATCAAATAACCAATCTATTAAATTAGTCTTTTCTATCTTCATTTTTCTTCCTCCAATTATTTTCTATATATTCTTTTGTATCTTCTATAAATCTAAGTAACTCAACGGAAATCAATTTATATTCACCTAATAATTCGAAAGCATAATAATTATTGATGCTATTAATATTCCCTTTGTAAAATACATCATCATAACGATCTGAAAGTACCAATCTTTTAAAATCATTGGTTTGTATAAATAATGTATCTTCCGGAATATTATCAAATTTCCCTTCCTTGAGTAAAATAAACACATCTATACTTTCAGATCTAACACCAATAAGAGAAACTATATCACTCTCTTCTGGAAATTTTCGAATCTTACTATGATTATAACTAGAATAATCACCAAATCTTAGTATATTTATATGTCTATAATAATCACACTCATATAAATTTTCTATCCACTGTGCCATATATGTAATATTTTATTTTAATTAGTTCCTGGGTAGTTATATCCCAAACTTTCCCAGGATTTATTGTTTTTATGATTTTGCTTATTATAAATCCATTATATCTACTATATTTTGTCCAGACCCCATCATTTCTTTTCTCTCAGCTTCAGATTCATAGTAGGCTTGACGTTGTGCTGCTGATATACCTTTAAGTCTCTGCCCCTTCTTTCCACCAAAATTAAGAAGTGGGAAATCTGGATCAGTTCCTTCAGTAGTATCAAGGAAATTCTCATAACACTCTCGAAGCGCCTTAAGAGAACTCAGAGTATAACCTTCTATCCCATCTGCCTTGAGAAACTTATTTAAATAAAATTTTAGATCCATCAATTGGGGAATTGTTACAGATGTCTCGAAAGAAGTCGACAGTAAGAGATTCTACACTTACTGCCACACTCCTCCTTTCTTTCGCTTTCTTTCCTTTATTACATTCAGGACAATATAGTTGAATAGGTTCAAGTCTATCGTAATATAAGTCACGAAGAGCAAGCAAGAGAGTAACATCACCATGAGTAGCCCCTAAGACATCTTTCTCGATCTGTGTTCCCTGATAATCAAAATCTTTAATCAAGGCTATAGTTTTAATCATCTTCAAGTCAGTTACAGTTCGATATCTAAGGTAAGTCTGAAATACCTTCATAAACTCTCTAACTGTCGGAACTATAGTCTCGTATCTATGCCCTCCAAGTTCAATAAAAGCACCATTCATAATCTTTTGATCGATCTGTTTAAAGTGAATATCTTTTTCGAAGGATATAGTTTTCTTCATCTTCTTACCACATTCAGGACATGTTACTTCTATTTCATAAGATAATTCCCCTGATACAGTACATAGCTTCTTATAGAATATCAGGAAATCTACATCCATTAAGTAACAATCTAAGATAGTTTCATCTTCCTGAATAAGTAAGTTAATATCATATAAGTATTTTTCTAACGGATCATCAGAGGGTAGATTTTCAAGGTATCTAGTTATCTCTAAGAATGTCATAGGACTAACTTTAACACTCGGAAACTTATAACCATATCCTCCTGATGGCAATTGTGCTGTTAATATATTCATAATTTTATCAAATTTTACATTAAACTCTCATTTTATATCACTTATTCTTTTCCCCTACGCTCTAATTCTTTACGAGCCTTTCTTGCTTCTGATTTATGATGAAGATGTGCAGCTGCAGCAATTCCGGCACCTGTAGCAGCACCGATTCCAGCTCCTATTAAACCTCTTTTTAAAGATAATTTCTTAGCTAATCCAATTGAAGCTCCTGTCACACCTAAACCTATCATCGCTTTAGCAGCAGTCTTCTTTATATTCTTTTTCTCTCTATCAGTCAAACCTTCATTATATCTAGCTCTTTCTTTAAGCCATTTATTTGACTTTCGAGAGAATTTAGAATCATCAAATTCTTCTGACATCCCAAGATATGTTTCTTCATCTAAATCATTATCAGCCTTAGAAAATTTATTCTCTCTAAGTTTTTCTGCACGTTTCTTCATTGAATGGTTTGAAGCTAATCCCGCCGCTGTTCCTAATAAGGCTGCTCCTACCAAGATCTTCTTATTTCTCTTTGAAGCTTTCTTTGAAATTCTATCCTTTAATCTATTAGAAGCTTTTTTAAGAGTTTCGATTTTAGCATTATATTCTTCTCCAGCTCCTGTTTTATAGACATTTTCGACATAATCAACCTTTCTATCAATATCAAGTTCATTAGCAAGATCTTTTATAGGATTTCCAGTTTTCTTCAATCTCTTCTTAGCCAATTCTCGAACTTTATCTCCAGTATTTCTTATCTTATCTAGTTTATTACCATAATTTTCGCTAATTTTATCTACATGTTTATTAGTTTGTTTAGTTACTTTATACATAGCTTCATTTCTGGCAATATCAGAACCTAAAAGACCTACCCCAGCTACAGTACCACCAGCTAAAATTCCATGCGCAGTAGATACTCCTTTACGAGTTTTATCAATCTGATCTGCAGCTCTCTGTTTTCTCTCTTTGGCTGTTAATTTCTTAGAGAATAATTTTCTTTTTATTATCATACTATTTATATACTATTTAAGGGGAATATTAAACTTCATACCCCCCCCCTTTAGAGAATATGATTTTTTACTTTTCCGATCATAAATAAAGAACGGAATATAATAAACTAAAAGCCTTATATATGTAATGATAAATATATAAGAATATGAAAAAAGATATTATTAAAATTGTAAAACCTAATAAACAGATATCTAAAATGTTCACTACAGCTAAAGTTTTTGAACAAGGGATTTCGTTTATTACATTAATTCAAGTATCTAAAGAAGAATACGATGTTCCTAAAGATATGAAAATATTAAATATTAAGAAAGAAGATTTAGAAACTTTTAAACTATTATATAATATAAATCTAGAAGATCCAGAGAAATATTATATTATTGGATCTTTCAATAATAAATTTAAGACAAAAGAATTAGCTGAAAAATATATTAATAGTTTAATTTCTAAAATTCAAGAAAAAGAGGCCTAACGTCTCTTTTTATTTTTCTTCTTTATTCTATTCGGTTTTACTACTCCCTTTAATATTCTTCCCTTACTTGCTTTATAACCATGCATATATGTTCCAAAATCTGCTCCTAATTCTTTTCTGGCTGCAATCATTTCATTTGGAGTTGCATTAGCTGATTTTAAAAGACTCATTGCATTTTTAGTAGCATTCTTTTCTTCTTTTAATAAAATCTTTCCTGTTGCAGAAGTTAGTAAATAATTTCCTAATCCCTTTTTATTTCTACTATCTTGATAAATCGATTTTGTTACATCATTTACTTTAGATACAATCCCTGTTTTTGTCTTACTTCGATTCATAATATGTCCAATATCATGAGCAAGTACTGCCTGACTTCCTTTTTGATTTATTACAGCTTTTCCTTTAGATAATGCTTTTCCAAGTTCTCTATCCTCTGGAAAATTAGATTTAGTATACTTAATTATATCTTTCTTTTTTATATATTCTTTAGGAACTGCCCAAGGTTCACTTCTATCATAAGAAGAGCGTTTTATTTTTTCTCCACCTTTCAATATCTGTTTATATTCTTTTTTACCTTTTATTACAACTATTCCTCTTTTCTTTGCTTCTTGACCTAAAGCTTCCATTACTTCTGATCGTTTGGGAAATTCAGTATTATTAGTATATTCATCAAGAGCCTTATGAGCCTTTTCATTTGCTTTAATTGATTTATCAATATCATCAGAAATCTTAAATCGAAGTTTTCTTATTCCTTTTCTTAACCCGTGGTCTTTAACAGACCTCATTCCATATTTCGCATACTTTTTCCAAGGAATCCCAAACTCTCTTTGTTCAGGACTATCAAAAATTAGTTTACGTTTTATTATCATATCTTGTACTAATTTTATTCAAAATAAAATTCCCACTCACCTTTACTGGCGAATGAGAATTATTATGTCTCAGGTAAGATCGAACACTTACCTCATAAAATATTGTTTTATTGTTTTTTCAGGTTATTATATATTCCTTGATACTCTGGCTTAACTCCTATTATCTCTAATGCATCTATTCTTTTTTTTGTACCATCTAAAAGAACTTCACTAACTTTTGCTCTTTTTATATTAAAGAATTCTTCCAAATCAGTAGCCTTTGGAATAGCAGAATATCCAATAGAATTATATAGACTTTTAAGAATTTCTTTTATCCTTGCTTGACCTATTCTATCTCCAATAGAAAACTTGGAGAGAACTGTATTAACTAAGAGTTCCCTACTGAAGGTTACTATACCTAGTTCCTTCTTAATGTTAGTTTTATTATAATAAAGTTTCCTTAATCTATCAGGACCCAATGCTATATAGTGAGATGCTATCTCATCTCCTCCTAACTGATCTAATATTATTCTAACCCCCTGCTCAGATAAGTTATATTCACATAGTAATTTTATTTTATCATAGTATGTTTTTAATTCTTGATACATACTTAAAAATTCAGAAACCTCTCGATTTATTAGATCATTTGTATCTAGTGTATTATGTACTGAACTAAATACTGTAAATCTATCCTTATAGTCATATTGTTGTATCCTGAAGGCTCTAATTTCATTTACCAGAACTAGGTTATTAATAACAGGAATTAGAGTAGACCTGGAGTGTTCATTTACTGCTACATAGTCATCTTTATAATTAAATGACTTTGCCATTTTTTGATATCTCTCAGCCAACGTTAATTTTGCCTCATCAGGAGTTGAACTATATGACAGTAGTAAATCATTAGTAGCTTTTTTCTTTCTCTCAATCTCTCTATCAAATTCCTCTTGACTAACCTTCCTATAGTCACATGTAGGTCTATAATAAAATATTGCATTATTTTTCCAAGGATTATCAAACAATCTCTGACGTCCTAATATCTGAGGCAAGTCTTCTGAGATATCTACGGCTAGACTATCTATATTACTATCACTAAAGATAAAAGATCTAGCACATAAACTATAGAAATCCGCGCCTAGGTAAACCGTTCTTGTACAAAATGTAAACATTTTAGATTTTACTCCTTTCAATGGAACTTCCCCTATTACAAACTTCTTTCCTAATTTCTTTTGTATTCTTTTTAGATTGTCTGGAGTATTAGAACAGAGGATATTTACTTCTTCAGGTTGTAAATCACATTTCTTGATGATAGATATAATATGATTCACACTGTTTACATAAAGCACTGCTTCATCTGATATTATTTCCCTAGGATATCCATTAACCATTTTGATAAATTTTTCAAAGTTACCCTCTTTATATGTTTTTATGATCTCTTCTGCTTTAGATCCAGTAGATTTCATAGATAAAACCTTAAGATTTGGTTTAATAATTCGTGTTGAATCCTCCTTACCCCAATCCATATTAATATAAGGTAAACCATCAAACTCATCTAACATATTAAGATATTCCTCTAACATAGGAGTAGCTGATACAAATAATGCACTATGAGATTGCTTAAGAATATCTAAGAATTCTAATTCAGTATCTGATTTAAATTTAGAATCATGTAGGATAGTTTGAAATTCATCTATTACTGTATAGAAACTCTGAAATATTCCAAGACTTTCTAGAATATCTTTTACTATTCTATATGAATCATATGTAACTAAGATCTTAGCGGGCTTATCCCCTAAGTACTTCCTCTCATTTAGATAATCTTTAATTTCATTCATTAATTTATTATAAACTGTATCCTTTCCATGAACTACTTCTTTAAGAGTATCCATAAATACTTGAGATCTAATTTTATCTATCTTGGAGAGATCTTTATCAACCTCTATTTCCTTCTCAAGTTCATTTACAACCAAATAAACATCTCTACCATGTTGATCCTTCTTATTCTTTAAGAGCATTTTTCTAGGACTACACAGAATAACATTTTCTGGTCCATTAATACAGTATTCTGTAAAACCACATCCAGGTAGTTGCTTATTTATTATACACTTTACAGGTAGTTTATAAAATCTAAATAAACTATCCATTTCTGAAATATATCTAATACCTCTAGGTACTATGATATCAGGTAATTTTAGTATTGACATATACGTATAATTTTTTATTAAATTTATTATAATCTAATAGAGAATCCAGTTAAAAGAATTTCTATGTCTCTTTAAATTGAAGACATAGGAGGATTCCCTTTTCAATCATAAGGGATTGAAAGGATATTATACGCATTTTGTCGATTTAATTTATTATTTTTGACTCTCCACTATAAAAGATATTATCTAAAGAATTTGCGACACTTGCTCATATAGATAAAGAACATAAGATTATGTCGGAGACATGGAATATTTATGTTTAGGATTTCTATGAGCTTTTAATCTAGAAACACCACCCCTGGCCCCCAGAGGCCAAAGGGGTGTCAATAATAATTAAAATAATATTATACTAAAATTTCCTATATATCTTATTCAATGTTTCTTTTCTAAGACACCTCTAGCGGTAGCGGTTAGAGGTGTAGGATAAGGGAAGCTCCTTTGTCCTCATAAATAAGGGACAAACCTATATAAAACCTCCCTTTTATCAATTTGAAAGCCTAGTATATGTAATATAAACTTTAAATACGTAGAATCATGAAAAGAATAGTCAAAGAAGCGGTAATTGAGAAAAAACTTACTGATGAAGAGAAAGATATAATAAGATCTCATTTAGAATGTAATTATAAAATAGTAATGTTATATCCTATTAACGAAAATACAGAAGTACCTAAAAATGCATTACCCTCTGAGATATGGAATATTCCAGAGGGTTATTATGCTATTGAAATTAACATTTAAATATTATAAAATTATGAATGATAAAGATATTAGCTCTATAGAAAATCCTATGCTAAGATTTGAAAAAATAGTAGAAAATCTTAATAAATCTAATAAAAGTATGAGAGTAAAAAGAAATGAATTAATCTTTTTAAAGGATTATCATAATACATCAAAAACTCCTTGTTCAGATTGGCTTGATCATAAAAGAGTAGACTTGTATCCTATCAATGAATATACAGAAATACCTACAAATGCATTAGATCCAGGGGTATGGAATATTCCAGAAGGTTATTATGCTATTGAGATTAGAGATTTGGATTAGTTTCCAAATCTCTTTATTTATTTCTATTTTTCCAAGAAGTCTATTAGTATTATCTGAGATTATTTTCTTAACTTCATTAATTTCATGGATTCTAAATGCATTACTTAAATGTTTCTTTCCAGATTTTTGTACTTCTTTTGGAATATCATATAGCTCTTTATTTTTATTTAATTAGTTCCTGGGCAGTTATATCCCAAACTTTCCCAGGATTTATAGTTTTACACTCTATATTCCTTAAAAGCCTTATATATGTAATAAATAAAATATATAAGATTATGAAAGGATTAGGATTATTTATTGGTTATCGTAACTTTTTTAAATACTTTCGTCATTTTGGAAAGATATTTTAGTTACGATTTATAAGAAAGATGGTATTAATTATTTATCATCTTTCTTTTTATCTTTTTCCTTCTCTAATTTTTTCTTTTTCTTTCTATATGCAATTCCTCTAGCTAATTCTGACATTCCTGCATTAGTTACAGCAACTCCAGCATAAGTTCCTAAAGCTACACCTAGGTTTTTTCGACTAGCTTTCATTAATTTCTTAGAGGCACCAGCTTTTTTCATTAAATCTAGACCATGTTTACTTGCCATAGCCTCTGATACTAGCCCTGGAGATTGAACAGCTAAACCAGATGCCCATCCACTATGTCTGGAGAGTTTTGATTCTTTTTCTCCGGCTGCTTCTTTTTCTGCTGCTTTTTTACCTGATCTAACACCTGCTATTATTCCTGCTGTAGGAGCTAGAACTGTATGATTCAACATTCCACCAGTTTTTAGATAAGCTTTATGAGCAACTTTACCAATAGCATCACTTACTGATTTTACTTTTCTTTTATCATAGTGAGCATGTCCCATTTCATGTGAAAGAACATCAGCTGCTTTTGTTCCACTTGTATAAATTTTATTATTTTGATATGCAGGTCCCATTCCAGTATATGTAATATTATCTACTTTATGTCCTCGTCTAGAAGCTAATCTTTTTAGTTTTTCAGCTATTTTTGCAGATTCTTCTGAGGGTTCGTCTTGCATATGTTTCATTATTATAGGTGAAGCGATACCTTGACCCGCTACACCTCCAAGATATAAAGCAGTTCCTTTTGCTTTTGAACTAGTGTCATTGGAGTTTTTATTCTCCTCTTTTTTACTAAACAGTTTTCTTTTGATTATCATAATAATTTAATTAATGAGTTAAGTTAATTTTCTAATTCTTTTTTAGTTCTCTTCTTATACGGATCTATATATTACCGTTTCTTTTTCCCATCATTAGTGACTAATATTACGTATCGTCTACCAGCTTCAGTAATGCCAGGTTCAAAATAGGGTACGAGAATTTCTGAATTTTTAGAAAATAATTTACGTTTTATAATCATCTAATACTCGTATCGAAGAGGAATTGTTATATTTACGCTTTTACCCCTCCCCGATACAAGATTTTTTTCAAGAAGAGGTAAAAGCCTTATATGTGTAATAATTATAAAAATTAAAGAATATGAAAATTTTAAAGATTGGATTAGCTATAATTTCAGTTATAGCAGCTTGGAAACTTGGAAAAGCGAAAGGATATAGTGAAGGCATTGAGGATATGTACAAGTATAAAGAAGATCCGGATAGCCTTTCTGAACCTGATAAAATCATCCTTGAGGCTGTGGGTGATATCCTCAAAGAAGAAGGAACGCTAAAAAGTATGAGTGTGAGTGATGGTATTACTTATACAAAGAACCTCAAAAAGAAACTCGAGGCTCTAGAAGCAAAAGAAGAGAAGGTTGAAGTATAATATCACCTCAGAGAAGATTGACAGAAATGTTGATCTTCTTTTTTAATTTCCTGTCTTCTTTTTATATTTTGCTAGAAGTGGAGCTTTTGAATATGCATCTAAATCTTTTTCATATCCTTCGAGTGCTTTATCAAAACTTTTCTTTGCATGATTTAATTCTTCAGGTGTTGCTCCTTTTTCTTTCATTAACTTTAATGCTCTGTCTGAAGCGTCTTTTTCATTACTCAGGATTAATCTTTTGTCAATTAATTTTCGTTTCCAAGATTTTAACTTAGGAAATTTTGAGTTATTACTATCACTTTCAAAATATGTATCGCCATCTCTTTTATCTGCTTTATTAAAACTACCTCTAATAGAATCAGAGTTTGCTATTCTATTTTTAATGCTATCTTTTTCTCCTTTTATATGACCTACTTCATGAGCTAGAGAAGCAGGTCCTCCTTGATTTCTATTATAATAAATCGCATGATCTCTATTATCTATTAACTTAGATAATTTTCTTTTATCTCTTTCAGAAACTCTATCACTATTATTAATCGAGTTTTTAAGTACTTCTTTAATTTTCTTATCTTTAATATCTACATTACTATTCTCTGCGTATCTAGTAACAAAAGAATTTTCATTAATAGCTTCTCTTTGAATAGCTCTTTCTAATTTCATATTTTTAGGAGCTCTTTCATCTAAGTTACTCAATTCTCCTTGTATTTTACTTTTTTCATTTTTTAATCTATTAAGTTCTCCTTTATATCTATAATATTTCTCTAAATTTCTTTTTGAAATAAAGCCTTTCATTTTAGAGAGTAATCCATATTCTCGTTGTTCTAATTCCCAACCTTCAGAATATAGTTTTTCGACTAATTGTTTACCTGTTATCATCCTTTTTCCAATTGATTAGTATATACTTTCTTACTCTATTTATTTCTAATTCAGTTTGATAATCTAATTTTCCGGAAAAATCAAGAATTGGAAATCTAATAAAGTCATAATTATTTAAATTACCACATTTAAATAATGTGGTTAATTCTTTATCTGAAGATAACTCTTTGAAATTGATACCTTCTGGAAGTTTAAATAATTCTTTTCTTAGGAGGAAACCAACTTCAGTGGGAAAATTACCAGAAATTCTGGTTTGGATATGCCAAGTTTCTAGAGTAGGTATCACATCCTCATCTTTTCTAGTTATAGTTTTTAATTCCTCTAAGTAATCTTTTCTTGTTTGAAGCGAATTATTTCTAATATAATGTGGATCATAGAAAAGAGTTTCTGTATTTCTTTCGATTAATCCAAGTTTTTCTTCAAGATTTTTTATCTCTTGGTCTAACATTCTTCGTCTAGGAAGTAATATATCTAGTAAGTTCATAATAATTGTTTTAGTTAGTAGAAGAGTAACCGATCAAAGTTACTCCCCTTTATTATTTTTATACAATAGTAAGTATATAATTATTTAGGTTTCTTTTTATTTATTATTTTTCTTCTTAAATTATATTTCTGTCTTTCAGTTCTTCCTTTATCTCCAAAAAGTTCCATTAAATCTTTTTCTTCTTTATGAGATCCAGGAAATACTTTATAATTATCTATTTCTTTTGGATGTAATTTATTTAATAGCTTTTCATTTAAGTTATTTCTTAAACTATTTCCTTTTCTATATGTATCTATTGCAGCATTTTCTAGATTTTTAGCATGTTTAATCTCTTCTTTTGTTGCACCAGCCTTTTTTAAATCTTTTATTCCATTCTTCCAAGCATTATTTTCTTCTTGAATTCCAATAGTTCTTTTCCCAATATCAGCTAGTATCCCTTTACTATTATTAGATTTATCAGCTAATTTTTGAATTGCAGAATTAATAGATTTTTTACTATTTTTAACATGACCTAGTTCATGAGCAGCAAATGGGGTGTCTTTTCCTATTGCATCAGCGTTGAGATTTATAATTGCATCTTTGGTCGAACTTGATTTGGCCAATTCTCTACTAGCTTTATCCAAACTTTTATCATTAGACATTTCCTCGAGTAGATTTTTCTTTTCTTTATTGAGAATATAGGATTTGTCTCCTTTAGGTTGATATATCAGTTTAGAAAATTTGTTATTAGGTATTATATCAGCGTTTACTTTATTAGCTTCTTTTTTCAGATTATCGGCTATTAATTCATTCTCTTTTGTTTCTTTTCAAAGATTAGTCAATTTTCTTTCTGTTTTCTTTGTTTTTGCAAGAAACTCTCGTTTATTCTGAATTAATTTATTCACTATATCTCTTTTTCGTTTTCTGATATAATTTTTTGTTCCTTTCTTTAAACCCAATCGAGATATTTCTGAAAGTATACTAAATTCTTTCTGTTCTTCTGGGTACTTTCTTAATATAATCATATTAGAGATTTAATAAATTTCTTAGTATTTTCATCCAACTCTCTTATAATATAGTAATCCTCTATATTATCACATTCAGAGTTTGTACTTTTTATTTTATATTTAGTACTGTTCTCTATTTTTATTGTTTTTGGAATATTAATAGTTTTTCTTATTAATACTACATACACAATCTTACTTGGTTTAGGTAATTCTTTTATGATGGGATTAAAAGTATCTTTTTCATTAGAATTATCTGGATTAAAATATCCACTAGCTCGTATTACATTTAAGCTCTTATATCCATCGTTTAATCGTTTTCTAAGGTCTTCTAGGTACTCCCTTCGGCCTTTGAGATCATATTTTCTTCCTCTATTTTGTTCATAAAGTGGATCATAATAAACTTCTGTTCCAGTTCTTCTGATTAATCCAAGTTTTTCTTCAAGATTTTTTATTTCTGGCTCTAGTTTCTTCAATTCTTGCCTTTCTCTTTTTCGTCTAGGAAGTAATATATCTAGTAAGTTCATAATAAATAATTGTTTTAGTAGAAGAGTAACCGATCAAAGTTACTCTCCTTTATTATTTTTATTTTTTAAATATTATCAAAAGTTCTTTCATACGTTAATCAATGAGTTTTATCCCATGACAGACTATATCACCTAAGAGATTTTCTTAGTCTACATACATAGTCGTTGAACCTAGATTAAATTCCAAATATCTAGGATGCTGATTGTTTGTACATAAAGATACAAATTTTCCAGCAATTCTTGTAGAAAACACCATGAAATTTTCCAAAATGTTCAAATTGCTTTAATAAAGTCATTAATTATTTTATTAATGAATAGACTATATCATCTCTAGATTTCACCAGAGTTCTATATTTAGTCGTTGAGAAAGGATCTTATTATCCCTTTTTGCTGATTTATTTCATTTATATTCCAGCATTTTAATAGAATTTTTCATAAAGTTTTGATTTACTTTATGCTTCTTCGTTTGAAAAAGCTTACTTGAATATCAGCTCTATCTGTCTTTATTTGTTATCTATAGTTTTCACTATAAGAACAGAATATAATTTCAAGATATATTTTATTATCTTGGTAAGTCTTTATTCGTTATACCTTAGATTTTATTTATCTAAGGCTTGGCATTAGATTTTCGATCTTTCACCAAATTTACTTACTAATTATCTAAAGGATTGCTCTATTAGACGGCCCAGTGTTGACCATCTTCAGTCTGTGGTTATGTTAACTATAATAAAACTATATTATTATAGCCCAGAATACAAATTCAACTTAGGGTTCTCTAAGTTGGTAAGTCTTTATTCGTTACATTAAGAATTTTTACTATTCTTAACTCGGTATTGGGAATTATCCTTTCACCGAATTTACTTACTAATTATTTAGGGAATTACTTCTCTAAACGGCCAGTAATTATTTACAAACCATTTTCCGATTTAGTGTGTTATAAGAGAGGTTCCTATATCACTTCAGACTATATCATAAAGAGAACTATGACTTTCTCTTTCTTTATCCATAGTCGTTGAGAAATAGATTTTTATTATTATTATTATCTATTTTTGCTGATTTATGTTTTTACATTTTCCAGCAATTCATAAAGATTCAGATTTCTATGTTAAAAATCTGGACGAATAAGTTCATCAATCGGTGCATCCTGAAGAATACAGTTATAGAAATTAAGAGTACGAACTTTGATACGGCTTGAGTTAGTTAAGATTAATCTAAGGTCGCATACTAAGTCATCCTTTCTGAAAGAATATTTAGTATCACGATCTGCAATTTTCTGGCGATAGTCCTTATGGTTTTTGTTTTAAATCATACTAGACTATATCATAAAGAGGAACTATGGCTTAACCCTCTTTCTTTGTACTTAGTCGTTGAAAAATAGAATCATATCTATTTCTGCTGATTATTTTTTCGTTATATTAGGTTCATCGCTCTTAATCCTAAATCTTAAGCGATGGAGATAACTATAACGAGATATTTCCAGCAGTTCACAAAGATTCATTAAGGAACTTTTAATCTCTTAATGGACAACTTTTAAATTATCAAACCAGTAAGTAATTGCCTGATCTTCCTTATCTACAAAAGCCAACGACAGGGTTCCAGCTGTGTTTTGACCTGTCTTCTGAATGATAGTATAATTACCACGCATTCTCTTTTCAAAACCTGATACACTATAATCAATACCTACCTGAACGGCATTTAATCTAGCATTGAAAATATCAGTACCAGGGAAATAAACTCAAACATTTGTTCTATGTTTAGACTATATCATAAAAGAAATCTATGGCTATTTCTTTTCTTTGCTAATAGTCGTTGAGAAATAGATTTTTTATCTATTTTTGCTGATTTATCTTTACTTGATCTTCCAGCAGTTTACAAAGTTTTACTAAGACAATTATTTATCTTAGGTACATTAATGAATTGAAGTTCCCACATGTCACCACGAAGGAATTCTTTATTATTATCTTTATATGTACTTTGATAGTCAATAAATTTCATGTATCCGTCACTTCCGCGGACTAAACTTGCTACGCTTGCCATAGTTTTTATTATTTTTTATCGTAATTTAAAGTTATATCGATCGTCATATCATTATCTACTAAGTCGCTCATTCTAGATTCCACTTCAAGTCCTAGTCTGTTATTTGGTAAGTCTAGGTAAAATCCAGTAATAACTAATGAATCTATATATGAGTACCCAGCTGATATTCTATTTAAGATCTGTTCTATTCTAGCTCTTATATCTCCGGCTGATTTAGTACTAAGAATTTTCCATTTATTCTTTTCCAATTCTCTAGCCACTTTTCCTATACAGAATCTCATCCACCCTGAAGTATTGAAGTCTTGTCCATTTTGATATTTTTTATAATAATATATCTGGTTATTAAATACTAGATAATTACTTTTGTATTCTTCAAGTTTTTCTTCTGGTGATTCAAAGGTGTAAGGATCTGTTGTAGGTGTTTGATATAAGATCTGATCGCTAGTTATTGAGTAAATATCTTGTAAGAGCCCTCTAATATGTAAATAATATCCAGGTCTATCTTGTCCGAAAATTGTTTGCCCTCGATAAAAATATAAGAGTCGATTATCAGTGTCAGAGGTATAATTAAAGACGTAGTTATTTCCGGCCGTATTAGTTTCCTCAGGATCAGTTGTTTCTATTAAGTTTCCGTTTTCCACTTTATAGAATTTTACTCCTCCAGTGGGTTGTGATACTATATAAATTGTTCCTGAGGTTATATTTTCGGCCGATGGGAGTTCTTGAGTTTCTACGTAGGTCCATCCATTATCAGAATTTTGGAATAATACTTGAAAACCTAAACTCCTTGCATACCCTAAAAATCTCTCGTATTCTGGATAATAACTAGTCTCTGAGCCTGTCTTCATTCCGGCCGAGTATTTATAGATATCAGGGACTAAGAAATAATCAATAATTCCAGCGTTGTCAGATCCAAAAATAGCCTCTGCCGCTTTCCAATATTCCCCATTTATATCTTCGGCCGTTTCTTTCCAGGCTCGTTTAAGATACCATGTTCCAGAAGGTAATTCAGATTCTTTAGTACCTTTTTTATATTCTACCTCTTCACCTGTTTCTCGATTTATGTAAGATGTTGAGAGAATACATCTAACTAACTTAGACTCTGAAGTAATTATAGTATCAAGTCTTTCCTGTCCAATAGTAAATAAACCACCTTCATAAATTTCTTGATATTTATACCTCTCGATTGTTACTCTATACTTATCATCTCCTTTCAGTTTCTCAATATTTACACTAATATCACTATCTAAGTATTCGGGATCTCCACCTTCAGTACCAGTTGTTTTAGATATAAATCTCACTCTAGTACTTCCGCTCGAGATTTTTGATAGTATATTGTGTGTAGTGTTAAAATCTGGTTCGAATAATAGATCAGTAATATTAGTAAAATAAGTAACCTGAACAGAATATGATGTGTATATTTTGTAACCCTCCGAGATATTTCCTTCGACTGTATAACCTAATTGACTTGGAATTATAACTTCTACTAACCTCTTGAAAATTTCCTTATTACTTTCTTTGGCTTTGATTTCGACCTCGACTGCTTCATCATAATACTGACTTGGAATATTAGGGATACTATTAATTTCCTCTTTAAACCAAATCATTATATTTTCATAAGAGTCATTTTTAAGTTTTTTCAGGATTATATATTTAGAAGTTAATCCCTCGTCTATCGGGTGAAAATCTATCTCAGGGTTATATACTAAAGAATAAGCTAAAGTTTCATACCCTTTTGATACTCTTAGCAAGTCAGGAAGATGAGATAATAATATTTCTTCATTAATTTTTTCAGTATAATCAACATCTCCTTCCTCTATATATTTCGGATAACAATATTCAGGTCCAATAAAACCTGGATAATTTATGTTTAATACATCCCTATTTTCTAGAGAACTCGTATTATTAGTGTCAAGATTTTGTGGTAATTCTAGGATTTTCATATATTCTCCTAGATAATATATATAAAGAGTATACCACAAATTTCCCTCTTTATATTCGCCTTCTCCTGTTACTACCTTATACAAAACTTTATCTTCTCCGATTTCTGGAAGTTCTGTTAAGTTATAGTATAATTTTTGATCTATAGAATACTCTTTTAGGTCAACATAGTCAGGAGCATTAGTATTTTGTTCAACCTTAATTGGTCTATATAAGAATAAAGTAACTCCAGATTCTAAAAGTTCATCATAATAATCTTTCCCTGGAAAATCTGATCCAAACCAAATATCAAGTTCATCAGGAGTTCTCACAAGTATTGGTTTCTCATATGACATCTTAGAATCTACAACTTCAGAAAATACTGTAAAATCATCTTGTTCAGTGGAGTACTTTATATTAGTTGTTCCTAATCTTAAATACATAGCTTTATATTATTTAATTAGTTTCATTACTGAATTTACTCCACTTTCTACTATAGAACCGTAATCTGTTTTTGAAGAATTATCGGGAGCTTTATGTTGTATTACCTTAACTTCTGGAATTTTTCCTTCATTTGGATTCTCTCCTACGATACTAAATGATACCGTAAGATCTCCTGCACCGTCTCCAATATCCCCTGTATACTCTTCAGAGAAATCTTTCATTACTAAAAGCAAATCAAATTTTTGAATTGTACTATATTGTGGTGTCATAACATATATTCTACATCTGAAGCATATATTTTTATACATAGCAATACACACATTATTAGTATCTATTGCTGTAAGTGAATATTCATCCGGGGGCAGTATATAATAGTCAGATGTATGTCCTTCGCTATTATAAATTGCAGCTTTAGCACATTCTTCAAAGTATCGTCTCCAAGATTTATATTGATCGTCGGCGATAGTTATTCGAAGTTCATTAGTAAATTCCATTGAAACAGGATAACTAATTTCACCATCATACAAGCTCAGTGTTTTTGATGTCATTTTAGATTTTTGAAGATCAAAACTAGTAAATGGAATCCATTTATTATAAGCTGTATTTACTCCATGCATTACGATATTTCTTATATTTATTTCGTGGATTCCAGGAAGATAATTAAGATCTCCATTTTCAGGCCCTGCATAAGGTTCAAGAGCAATTTCCCAGAAAGCATTAGTATCTAATGTTTGAATATTATAATTTGAATACCCTGTTGAGGTAAATTTATCTGGAGTTGTAATAAATGGGCTAGATTTTAATACATTATATAAACCTTCTACAGTATTAGTATCGTCAGTATCGCTAGATATCCCACATAATTCCTCTAGAGTAATTAATATACCTTTACCTGAAATATAATTATTCTTAAAACTGTATGTTCTTTCTCCTCCAGAAGATCCTAAAGCCATATCTTTTAAAGCACTACCTGCTTTTTTCCAAAAGGATGATGATGAATTTTTCTTTGCTCCTTCATTAGTTATTTTACTTAAGAGTTCGATTTCATCATAAGAAAATACAGATTGACTTTTTATAGGATTAGAAGCATTACTACTAGTTGATCGTGTATTCGCTTCTTCAAATCCATTATATTTAAATTTATTTTCATCTGGTCTATTCAAAGGATTAGATATATCTACTGATTTGCTTCCAACGATACTATTAACAGCATCTCCGAGCTTGTCTCCTAGGTTGTCAAGTGCACCAGAAACTCCTCCAGATACTAAATCACCCAATAAACCGCCATCATTTCCAGGGAGTCTATATCGATTTGATTTAGTTACTTTTTCAAGCTCGTCTCTAGCTACTACCAAACCAGCTAGTGTTTCATTAACAAGAAGTTGTCTTGCCTCTCCATGTACTCCAGTCCAGCCCACGGCTTTTTCAGCAGTCCATCTAAGATAATTACTTAAATTAAGAGATTCTAATCCAAATTTAGGTAATTTCATAGGAGGACCTTCTACTTGTTCAGAAGATAGTTCAGGATTTTCTGAATATTTATAAATTTCTTGTCCATCAGGAGCTTGTGCATCTGGAATTTCTTTTTGTTGGTTATAGAAATAAGTAGGATTTTCTATGATTTTTTCTACTTCTTCTGGAGAAAGATAATTTTCATTATCTGTTTCTGGAATTTCTTTTTGTTGGTTATAGAAATAAGTAGGATTTTCTATGATTTTTTCTACTTCTTCTGGAGAAAGATAATTATATGATCCTTCTGTTTCTACTCTAGGAGCTGAATTTCCTTTAGCTACTTCAGGTAACTTATCTTTATAATTATATTGTTGTTCTGGATTTTCTATGATTTTTTCTACTTCTTCTGGAGAAAGATAATTTTCATTATCTGTTTCTGGAACTTCTAGAATAGAATCGTAAAAATTCCCAAGATCTCCACCAAGACTATCTAACTCTTCTGGGCCAAGAGGAGTATAATCTCCAGATTGTCTAGGAGCATCAGCTATTTCTGGAACTTCAAGGAGAGAATCATAGAAATTATTGATATTTCCACCAAGACTATCTAATTCTTCCGGACCTAATGGAGTATAACCTTCATATCCATCTCCAGAAGTTTCAGGGAGTTCGAGTTTTTCATCTTCTAACTCAAAATCTCTAGTATCTTCAAGTTTATCTATAAAATCTTCAAGACTTTCAGGTTCAGCTTCCTCTGTACCTTTTAAATCTATCCTTTCATCTTCTAAAGAACTTGATTCATATTCTTTAGTACCCTCTAAGTTTATTCTCTCGTCTTCTAAAGATTTAGGTTCGAATTCTTTAGTTCCGGTTAAATCTATTCTAGTGTCCTCTAACTCAGAAGCCTCATAATCCTTCGTATTTTCTAGATCATCAAGATAATCCTCAAGTTCAGACATCTCAGCTTCTTTAGTTCCAGTTAAGTCTATTCTAGTATCTTCAAGAGAATTATTATCTTCTACACTTAAGTTTTCTCTATAATCCTCTAAAGTAGATATCTCAGACTCTTCAGTATTTTCTAGATCAATTCTTTCATTCTCTAGAGCTTTAGGTTCAGACTCCTTTGTATCTTCTAGGTCTATCCTTTTATCTTCGAGACTTTTAGGTTCGGATTCTTCTGTTCCGGTTAAGTTGATTCTGGCATCTTCTAACTCAGAAGCTTCGTATTCTACAGTACCTTTCAGATCTACCCTAGTATCTTCAAGAGAATTATTATCTTCTACACTTAAGTTTTCTCTATAATCCTCTAAAGTAGATATCTCAGATTCTTCAGTACCTTCCAAATCTATTTTAGTGTTTCCAAGTTCTTCTAATACCTTTACAGTACCTCCAAGAGTTATTTTATCTTCAGGTAAACTCTTTAATTCTTCCCCACTTCTAAGAGACTCTTTATGATTCTCTAATTCATCTAACTCCTCCGGCGTTTTCCTAAGATTTTCCCTATAAGTTTCTAACTCTTTATCTTCTATGGTTCTCTCTAAAGATACTTTGGTTTTAGAAAGTTCAGCATCATCTACTGGATTTCTGAGTTTAACTTTAGTATCTTCAAGTTCTTTTAGATTATCTTTTCCACTATTTAATTTTTCTCTGTGATCTTCTAACTTATCTAATTCCTCCGGCGTTTCTTTAAGATCTTCTCTATAACTAGATAATTCAGAAGTTTCAATTGTTTTTTCTAAAGATATTCGAGTAGTATCTAATTCATTTTTAGAATCTACTTCGAGCTGTTCTTTGTATGATAAATCTTTAAATCCTTCAAGGTCTATTCTTGTTAGATCTAATTCTAGGTTGTGATTATCAATAAGAGATTCTCTTTCTTTTCCTAACTCTAGATCTTTTTCTGGAACCTTAAGATTTTCTTTTGTATTTATATAAAGATTTCTTACATCTCTAACTCCTTCTAGATTTAACTTTTCTGTACCTAGAGATTTTAATTCTTTTGGTTCCTCAGTTAATTCTTCTCGGCGGTCTTCTAGGGTTGGTTCAAGGATATTTTTTTTATTTACTATATCCTCACGATGTTTCTCTAGTTCTGTTTTCCTAGGATCATACAGATTTTCACGTGTCTTTTCTGTATACAACCCATGATTTTCCGCCGAGTCAGAGTTTCTATTATCAGAAAGTGGTTCTCGTGATGATTCTTTATATAGACTTTTAATACCACGAACCCCATCTAATCCCTCTATATGATCTTCGAGAGAATTAATTTCTGGAATCCTCCCTGTTGTTCTTCCAGGGAGTTCTAGATTATCTTTCTCTAGGGAAGTATGATTTTCTTGAGTTGTTCTAATACTTTTAAGATATTTACTAAGAGCTTTTACTTCCTCAGGTCTAGTAAGTTGATCACATCCAGGAATTTTATTTTGCTTCAGAATCTCATTTTCTATATTTCTTTCTCTCATAATTACATATCTAAAGTTTCAATAATACTATTCAATGTATAAACATAGAATACTTCAGCTACTTCAGAGTAACCCATTTTAAGAGATATTTTAAATCTGAATGTATATTTTCCACGAGTATATTGTAATTCATCCCCTACTTCAAGAGATCCATCATCTGTATATACTTCTAGATTATCTCTGTTTCGATTCCATACATCTCTTAGTTCATTCTGATTTAATATCAATATTGTAGTAAATTGATCATAATCGTTCTCTAATGTACTACTTGATGAATATGTACCTCCAAAAACATTTTTCCATTTTGAATTACTCTTTGGTCTGAGTACTACAAATTCAGTCCCAAGAAGTTTTAATTGTAATTTTATATTTTTCATTCCAATAGAATAAAGCCTATTTGCCTTATCTAAGTTTTTTGAAATCATATCCGCCATAATAGTATATATTTAGTTTAAAGATTAATCACAGTCAATAATAGTACAAAATTCTTCTGTATCAATTATTTCACGTATTAATTTATATATCTGTTCAAAAGTAAGAGATCCTGATAGTTTCATTACATATATATCTCTCTCTAGGATCGTAGTTGTTCTAATATGAGCTGCCATAGATCTAATGAAATCATCAATTTCGTACTGACTATATTCAAGATCTTTTGGAATATATATTTTAATTGAAGATGGATCAGGATATATACTAATTACATCTTTGGGAATTTTACTAGAAACTTCATAATCCCCGATACGATCTTTATCCAATTTCTCTGTTAATTTCGTTATCATCTTTCTAGCTTGTAAATCTGAAAAATATCGAATTCTAGGTACTATCATTTTTCAAATATATTAGGTTTTACATCAGTTGACATGAATTTTTTTAAGATAAAATCAAATTCATTTCTTGTTTTAATTGTGTAGTTATATACAACTACTTTTCCAGTATCTACCCTATTTACTATCGTTTTTAAGTGATTCCAGAAAATAGAATCAATCTTCTTAAGTTCGTCGGTATCCTCTTTATTTACTGTTATTACGAATATTCCAGAGATCATTGACATATTAATACCTATATCTCCACCAAATTCCCCAACAGTATAATCTAAACCTTCAACATAACGAAGTCTTTTAAGGCTATTTTCTAAGTACTTATTTCCAAAATCTCCTCGATATGTAGGAATTATATCAGGATCATTAGAAAAAGTTACTGCAGCACTATAAATTAAACCGATAAGATCTTCAGATTTACCGGAAAATAGAAATTTTCCCGTTTTTCCAATAAATTTCTTTAAATCATATTTATTTAAAGACTTAACCGAAAAATCCTTCTGTTCAACTTCCTTAATTCTATTTTCAACTAAAGCTTTGTTATCAAGAAGATTTATTTTTACTCCAAGAGTATTACTGAGCTCCATTATAAAGTTGGCTATAACTTGATAATTTGTAAATACAATAGCCACTGAATAAGAATTATTTCTAGAATTGATTGCATAACTACTATATTCCATCCCTGTATACTTCTTACAATAATAGTCTAAACTATCTGAAGTCTTTTCCAATTCCTTAGAGGTCATTCCAAAAGTATACATGGTAATGGAATTATCTTGTATTGAAAAATTTAATTTATAAGCTGTTACATTTCGATCATTAAAACTAAACTTCTCATCTATTTTTGCTCTTTTATCTAATGAATCTCCTATAGTTACTCCAGAAGCTCTATAAATACCAAATTCACGACGAATTAATTTATCTACTTCTTGAAATTTAACAGATGACATTGGATTGTGTAAATAGTTTAAGAAGAATTTTAATACTACACCTGCTATAGTTCCATATTTACCTCCAGTTATAGCACCACTGGTAATACTAGCATCTTTTAGGAGACTACCTGTAACTCCTCCAATACCAGCACCAGCTAAGGCAGATTTTCCGATTACTTCTATAGCTCCTGGAACCTTATCCATATCCTTAGGACCTGTATAGTGACCCTCCGGAATTGTATATTGTTTTTGTCTAAATTTTGTCATACCATAAAATTTTTAAAATAATTAGTCGAGCTATTTACTATATCTTCTACAACTCTACCTCCTTTACTATCTACATACTTAGATGCAGCCTTAGACATTTTATCACCAACTCCAATCTTTTTCCACATAGTTTTCTCTGGTTTTCCTACTACACTAACTAAAGCAGATGTTCCAGGAATAGGTACTGTCTTCATAGCTACAGAAGTTATAGGTGCTTCTATAGATGGTTGAATTACTTTAGTATTTATAACTCTTCCTGGATTAATGGCTGCTTGATTTGCCGCCATTTTTACTCCTTCTATCTTATTTAAACCTCTTGCTGTAGCTTCTAAGACTTTATTTTGTGTTTTTATGGCGGATCTTTTTGCAGCCATTGGAGTCTTTCTAAGAACTTTTTTATTAAATCCAGCCAATACTCTAGTTCCTGTAAGAGAATACAACTTTCTTTTTATTATCATAATTTTATATATTAAACAAGTAAATCTCCATACCATCCAGATTGGAGTATATAATTATCACACCTAGATCTAAGCTCTTGATATGCAGGGTCGATATTAGATAAAACGTCAATAGAAACACCAGGGAGCAATAAAGAAGCTTTGAGATTTCTGATGTAATTCAATAAATGACATAATGTAAGGTCCATGAAAAATGTACCCCTTGATCCTTCTTCTATATTCAGCCAATAAATAGCTGCTTTAGATGATCCTGGATTAAACGTTTTATCAGGAAGAAAGTCAGGAATTATTGGTCGACTACATATTCCCCTAACATAAAATTGATCATAGCTAGGCATATCCATCATAAAAACATATGGACGTCTATAATCCGTAAAATAAGTATAGTTTCCTGGAGCTGGATAAGATATAGAACCTATTCTGTACATAGGAATAGAATTTGGAACTAATATAATCTGATCTTCCGATATTTTACAATCAAGAAATAATGTAAAATTACTCTTAATCTCACAATATCCTTCAAGTCCCATGTTCTCACAACTACACATCTGAGAACGGTTCATTTTCATCTCCAGAACTAATGGTAGAGTATTTTCAAATTCTCTTAATGACTCCTTAATTATTTCCAGTAGTATTTCATCTGCACTAAGGTAGTCATTTAAATCTAAAATTTCGTCAAGAGAAGTTAAATTGACTAATGCTGCTCGTATAAATAACTTCTTCTTAAGATCTATTAATAATGTTTTATCCATGATATAATACTGGTAATAATTTAGGTTCTACTTTTGTTGTTATATCTTTTCCTTCTTCGAAAAATATCTTTATGATTTCAGGGATTCTATTATTATCTTTATAGGGAATTCGAAGAAGACATATATTATTTTCTTTGCAATATTGTTCTAAACATCTATCTCGATTGACTTGATTTACGAAATTTTGATACGTAGATTGAAAGAAAGAAGTAAATTCATAATGTTGCTTTCCATCATATTCTATTATTGATATTAAATTATTATTTTTATCTACAATAGCTATATCTAGAAATAATGATTTTTTCTTTTCTGTGTACGGGTCGATCAAAGAAATTGAAAATTGCTGTATTACTAAATAGTTAGTTCCTTTGATTAATTCAATTACTTGTTTAAAGCAATATTTTTCATGATCAGATATTCCACTTCTAATTTCTTGATCACAACTTGGGCATAAAGGACCTCTTATAGAGCTATTACATGCTAAAGTATTAAAACAAACAGTATCCCAAATAAGATTATGTTTATTACATTTTAAAATTAATTTTGTTTTTGTATTTACATACTTTCCTCCAACAAAACCAAGAAACTCTATATTATTTCCAAAAATTTTATTTCTTTTTTCTAAAAAATCATGAATTATTTTAATTGCTTCTTCATCTGTATGTTTTTTAGACTCTATATGTTTTTCGATTCTACATTTAGGACATATTCCTCCAAGTGATTTATGACTATCGTTTCTTGGTTTTCTAATTAAAGCTGTATATTTAATATTAAATTCACCATGAATAGGACATATTACTGTAATAATACTATTTATATTTTTAAATTGAGTTAATATATTAGAATAGTCATAATCTCTTCCATCGTTTTTATGAAGCTCTAAAACTTTCAATAAAGCATCTTCTGGAGAGTATACTATAGACTTACACCTATTACATTCAGGAGAGTGTTCTATATCTTTAAATCTAATTAGAAAATATCTTACCGTATAATTATCCCAAGTTATATTATGTTCTCTACAGTGTAAGATTATATGAGTATTATCTTTAGAGATATAGTCATTTTCTTCTTTAAAACCTAGAAATTCTATTTTCTTATTAAATTTTTTATTTGTTTGTTCTAATATGTTTGTTATTTCTTCAATTAATATATCTCTTTTTATTCCTCTTTTCATGGTTTAGTATTTTATAAAGGATAGTATGTCAGATTTCTCCAACATACTATCTATTATTAATTTTATTTTAATTTTGCCTTTTGTTATTCAAGGGCTGCTCCTCTAGTATCTTCGTACTCTGAGACTGTAAGTTGCATACCAATATCAAAAATATCATGATAAACAACCACGAATTTCAAAGCTCTTTGATATCTAACCAAAACGTTAACCACCATTTTATTCTGCATTATTGTTAAACTTAAATATAAAATTAATATTTAAGATCAGACTATATCATTTTAATAAGTACATAGTCGTTGAGAGAAAATTTTTGTAAACTTTCTTTGCTGATTTATTTTATTATCTTCCAGCAATTCTCTTATTTTTCTTGGTAATGTAAAATCCAAGGCGCAATTATTTACGCTGAATTTGAACAGGGTTATTTGTCTCATCGATGATAATACGGTAATCATCGATATTATAAGACATTGGGAGAATAGTTGATTTGAACCAATAGTCAATAGTTCCAATCGCACTTTCCCAAAGTTTTGGTGCAATTCTCCAACCTATATACTGTTTAAGTAATATAGGCATAGCTTTTGAGATACGAATAGCTAAACGAGAGTTACCTTCATCTGAAACAATATTATCCACACTTTGCTTAGTATAATTCGTTTTAGAAAATTATTTGGTAATTTCGCTAGACTATATCTTGAAAAATAATAAAATTTATTTATCTTTTATACTTAGTCGTTGAGAAAGGATTTATATTAGTAATCCTTTTTGCTGATTTTTATTTTTAATATAAATTCCAGCAGTTCATAAAAATTCAATTTCAATAAATTGGACAATTTTGTTTATCATTCATATTCCAAGCGTTAGTTTGATAATTCCAGAGTACAGTATTTACTCGTTTTGATAGCAGAAGTTGACGAGTTTTCTTATTAAACTCTGTCATAGGTCTTTGATACTGAACAATACCATTAGTTTGTCCAAGCACAGGAGCAAATTCTGCATTATTTCTACGGTTTCTAGCTACAGCTTCCCAATAAACAACAGCAGGTGAGCAATAATATTTCCATCCAAATGTACCAGAGTCGATATCCCAAGGTGCAGATAGATAGAGTTTATATGAATCTTGTGCTATCTTAGTTGCATTATTAGCGATAGTCATATAATTTGTGCTCTGAACTGTTGATATTGGATAGAAATAGTTAGAGTTGATAGCCATATTAGCCAAGTAATTCTGGAAACTTAGTGATGTATTTCCAAGGTCACATAATCCTTCAACCACATAGATTTCCTGAATGTTGATTTCGTCAAGTGCTTTCTTAAGATCCGATTCAGATACATCAAGAATATCTGTTTCAGTTGGATCTACGCCTAATTTTGCATAAACTTGATCTCCACCATTTTCTTGATATTCATAGTACTTATATGAACTTCCAGATCCAACTCGGTAAACATCTCCAACTGACATACCTTTTGAGTTGTAAAGATCAGTCATTGAAGAAACTGTTTGTTTATAAGAACCTGCATTTGGGTCATTAGGATCAAGTTCTACCCATACTTTATCATCAGCTCCGTATCCATAGTAGTTCAATCCAAGCTCTCTCATATCGTCAGGGAGTTGAAGTTGAATCATACTTAGGAGTTCATTGAGTTCTGATACTTCCATATCTCCACGGCCGGTTACTTTACCTATATTAAAGAACTGTACTTCGTCAGAAATATTAGGATCAAGAACAGCGACTTCATAAAAATCTCGCTGTAGGATACTTTCTGACGGTTCTACTGTTCCTTTCTTAGTATAGGTATCTAGAACGGCCGATAGTACCATATAAGGAGAATCAGAGTTTTCGTTCAAAGCGGGGTTAGTTAATTCTTTGGTAACTACTGCATCATGATTAAAACGTCTAATTCTAACTCTCAGATCAGTATTAGAGTTATATTGATTAACTGCATAATATTTCTGTTCTTCGAAACCAGACCAAGCGGAAGCATTAATATCTATAAGTTTTTGATTAGGATTATCACTAGTCCAATCAGGTTCACAAATCACGATATACTGCTTTCCTAGTGGACATCTAGAGTCTGAAGTATCTAGCATATCCTGTCCTAGATAAAGTTCATAGAATACAACTGCCTTTGCTTTATCGGGATCAGTTGTTTCATTTTTAGAGATGATATTATTAGGATCTGTGAAGAATTTATAAGATGGAGAGAAGAATTTATTAGTTTCATTCATTTGATTTACTAAGTCGGGGAGAGTTCTTACATAGTAATCATATTGAGGACCATCATCGGTGGTACGATTACCAAGAATACCTACTCCATTCAAATTAATTGACCATCCATCTTGATCATGTTCTGCATCATCACCATCAATATCAAGAACAAACTTAACGACACCTTTATCAGCATCTCTAAATCCCTTCATTAAAGCACCATCTCTAAGGATATATGTACTATAATCAGTTTTAGTCATGGGTTTAGCGTAGTAGATATCGTTAGCTTTAGATGCTCTACAAACCAGCATAACATTAGAGCCAGCCAATCTATAAGCATTCATCCACATTGTTGCAGCTACATTTTTATCTCCTGTATTATTAGCATCATGATAAAGATTATTCAAGGATGCCATATAATCTTCTGTTAAGTCCCCTGAAGCATAAGTTTTTAAGAATTCAGATTGACTAGAGATCAGTGTAGGAACTGCTGGGCCTGCATCAGAAATTAAAGTCACTCCGATAATTAAACTTTCACCTGCAGTAGGATTAAGAGCTGCGGTATGTACTCTCTCTATAACTTTTACATACGGTTCGAGAGTTTCAGTCCATTGTGCCATAATTTAAATATAATAATTAATTGTTTTATTTAACCAACTTCTACGAGATATACTGGATATTTATTTCTTATAAATTTTTCACATATTCCAGCTATTAAACCAACATCAGCGGTTCCATCAGATATAGTAGTTATAGAAATCTCATTATATCTACTTTTACTTTCTTCTGTTACTGCACTTGAGTTTGGTAGATTTCGTATTATGTTTTTTGTTATATCTTTTAGTTTATTATCTGCTATTGTATTTACTAGAAGTCTAAGTTCACCAGAATTTCTTGTTATAGCTACACTTATTGCTGATTTAAGAGAATCCGCCGTTTTAGGATCTCTTGTAAAATCGGAGCCTTCTTTAAAACCTGTTTTCTTAAGATCCTCTACTACTCTATCCATTAATCTATTGTCAACTGTTAACTTTCTGGAAATAGCCTCATCACCTTTTTTTATAGTACCAACTAAGGCTCCAAGAGCTGCTCCGACTAATGTTCCGGCGGCTACTACTCCAAGTCGTTTAGCAAATGGACTTAGAGCATTTAATTTTCGGAAAGTAGGGTTACTTCCTTCATATTTAATATTTTTAGCATCTTTTCCGGATAATGGTAAACTTAGAGTAGCTACGTTTCCACCAATTATAGCTCCTTTAACAGTATCAGATAATATACTAAAGTCTTTTCTTCTAAATGTAATCATATTATTATCATTTTTCTCGGAAAAGATTTTTTTAAATTTATAAGAGGTTGTCTTTTTAGGTTCTTTTACTTCTACCTCTTTTAAAGTTTTATTAACTCCTCCAAGTGCTTTAGTTAATCTATCCATTGCTTCTAGCTGTTCATCTTGATATTTTTTATCAGAATTTTTTCTAGTAGCATTAATAGCAAGATTAGTTCCAGAAAATCCAGCAGTGGCAGTAGTAATTTTTGCCGTAGGGTTATTTTTATAAAACTCCTTTACATCTCTGATTATTTTCTTTGGTTTAAATTTTGCCATAATTTTTTATTAATTTTAATAGGAATAACCATCTCTTTGAGTCATATTTGTCTTCCAATCCTGTTTTTCTCTTCGTCTAGCCTGTCTCTGAGCATAATTAAGTCTTTTATTATACCATTCATTATTTTCAGCTTGTTTATTTCTATTTCGAAGAGCCATTCCACCTGCTAGAAGACCACCAACAACTAATCCAGTTTTTCCACCTTTACCCATTCTTCCGAGTAAACTACGACCTGCCTTATTCTTTCCAAAAGCTCCAGCTACAGAACCAACTGTTCCACCAAGAGCAGCCCCACCAAGAGCAGCCCCAGCTACAGAACCATATCCAGGAGCCTGTTTTGGTTTTTCAGCAAGAATATCTGAATCCTTCATTCTTTTAAGATTATCAGTATCGTCGTATTTAGTGAATAATTTTCTTTTTATAATCATTGTATTTCTTGATTTTTAGAATCTTGATATTTGAAAGCATCTTTATCTAGAGCCCGAGCTGTTTTATTTACTATTTTCTCTCCAGTTCCCCATGTTGCTCCTAAAACTGCAGCACCGACTGGAATACTACCTGCTAAGGCTGTTTTGGGGTTATCCATAATGAATTTACCTGCTTTTTGAGACCATACTGAACCTGAGTGTTTTCCATATCTATTTAACTGATGACCGAATTTGTATACACCTTTTCGACCACCTCCGCCAGATAAATTAGAAAGTCCACCTAAAATTGTTTGTCCAGGAGTTTTAAATATCTGTGAATTTCTTACAGATTTAGAAGCGCCAGTAAGTAATCTTTTAACTGCCATTACTCCAGGGACTGCATAGTTTCTCTGAGTTAATGCCATCTGATCTTTATATTGAGCTTTTTCAGCAGAGTATCCGAGAGCCATGGGAGCAGAACCTAGAGCAGCCATCGTTATTAACGTTCCTTTATTTTTTTTTGCAGCTTCTCCTAAAACTTTTCCAGTACCTTTTACTGCTTTCATTATAGATCCAGCAGAATAGGTTTTTTCAAGAGGCATTCCATTTTTCTTCATATCTTTTTGAATTGCTTTATCAGTAAGATATGAAGCTCCTGCCATTGTAGCTCCCATCATAGTTCCACCAATCAGCTTATTTTTTCCTTTCCACACAATTTTACCAACATCTTTAGCGAGACCTTTAGCATTTCCTAAAGTTTTATTATTCTTAAGAGTTGCTGTAAGTTTTGCAAAATTTATTTGAGCAAACTGTTTTTGTCCCATTACATCTGCTGCTTGTTGTGCTGCTTGTGGATTATTTTTTGCGTTTTCTGCAATTTTATTTAAAGCTTTGGTCATCTTTCTATTTTGCTCCTCTGCCTGTGCTGCTTGTTCCTCAGCTTGTTTCATTTGATCAGAGCCTTGTTTTAGAGAAAGACCTGTACCAATAGCCCCTGCAGCATTTAAAGCCATTCCCCAAAAAAATTCTTTTTGTCTAAACTTAATCATAATCTAAATCCTCCTATAATTAAGTCTGCATATCTTGACCGGCAGTTTTAAGACCTTTTCCAAGACCTCTAGTAGCTGCAGAACCTAAGAGATAACCAGCTCCCATACCTAAAATACTTCCAAATGGTCCCCCTATCATTGTTCCAATAGTTCCTCCTAATTTAGTAGCTCCTAAAACACCACCAGCGATTCCGGCTACTTTATTATCAAGAGCTTTACCAACTCCTTCTGTAACTCCTCCAAGTGTATTTCCGGCAGCTTCAGTTAGTGCATTGTAACATTTTCTTTTTAATCTGTATCTTGCCATTTACCTCTTCCTCCACGATTTAATTCTTGATTTAATTTTCTCATTTCTTTTCCTAAATTACCGATTCCAGCTAATTCACGTTGAGAAGTATTCATTCTACCCAGTCTATCCATATCTGTATCATATTTTCTCCCTTTAGTGAAACCAAGAGCTGGGTTATTAGTATTTAATATCTTGGTTTGAGAAAATCTCTTTACAATCATCATGCATTAAGTAAATATATTTTATAACCTAATCCGAAGGGTAATATATTCAATGCATTAATAGCATCTTCGATAGATTTGAATTCTAAGACCAATGATCTTGATTTTTTATCATATTTGATAGCCTCTCCAAGCAATTCAGAAACTTCATAAGATAGATCAAAGGAAGGAGAGAATGAACCAGATAGATAGGGATATTGTTTATCACCGCCTTTACTCTTAAATTCTCTTTGCTCTAAAATTGATCCTGGAAATTCTGAATACTTCTTTTCTTTCTTTTTTCCACCTCTTCTTTCTTCAGGATTATCATTCCTAGGTCCAGAAGTGTCTCCTAAAGAAGTATTATTATTTCCTCCATTATTGTTATTATTCCAATTTGGATCACTATCTTTTGGCGCAAATATAGAATGACTTACGTTTAATTGCATATTTCCAAGACGTTTATCATATGTTTTACCTGGAAGTCTAACCTCATCTGGTAACTTTGCTTTGGCACCAATTTTTAGATACATTCTATATTTATCTTTTCCAAACATAGAAGTACTAATTACAAATCTTTCGATTACTACATTATTTCCTCTAAGAACAGGAATTAATGCACTAGTATCTATTACTCCGAATTTATTTCTATCAGAATATCGCATAAGTTTTACATAAAGACTTCTCATTGCATCATATTCTGTAAATTCTTTCTGTCTAAATTTAATCATGCCACAACTGATAAATTATATTTTGTAGCGAGAATTTCTATAATATCAAAAGCTATTCCTAAGTGATCAGTTTCTGCTGTGATTACTCTGGTTTCTTTATTAATATCAGTTATTCTCATTCTAAAAATATCTTTGATTAATTTTTGAGTATAATTGTATAATTCCTTATCCTGTACTTGAATTTGATAATATCCAGACTCATTTTTTATAAATGAAACTAAAACCATAGCCTTAGAATTAACTCTACTAACGCTATCTGCTTGCTCTGGAGTTATAATATTAGGCCGTAATCCTTGTTTCTTTAAATATTCAATAGCGTCCGGCATTAAATTTTGGATAAGGTATTTCTTCTTTCTAAAATTTATCATAACCCTTTGTTTATAATTGTTGTTTCAGTATCAACCGGAACTTCATAATGATAATCTGGATTATTTCGTTCAAACTCTATATTCTGAACTATTTCTTCTAGGAATTTATATCTATCATCAATTACTTCATAGAAAAATAGTTCACATCTGAATTGACATTGATAAGAGAAATTTGAATTATCATCTTGTTGATATGTCTGGTTAAAATCTTCAGTTATTCCTCCCCATTTTATTGCAGCTGTCCATCTTTGTCCATATCTATCTGATGTTTTGAATTCACAGAAATTAGTAAGTAATGTGACATTCATATATCTATTTTTAAAGTCAAAGAATAATGGCATATCAGTACTTCTTAGATAAAATTCAACTGGTATTTTATGCTGCATTACTTTATCATCAGAATACTTAGGATGATTATCTTTCACTGGAGTCTGAAGAAATTGATAAACAACATGTGATGTTTTAGTTAATGTAGTTTCTTTATTAATTCTAACTAACTCTAAACCATAATCATCTAAAATTTTACGTAATTCTAGAATAAATTGATCTTGATAATCTACAGCTCTTATAACATAATCATTATATTTCCTTCTTAATGTAAATATTGTTTCAGATTCAGATTCAAGTGTAACATCATCTGAACTAATTATAATTTTAGGAAAATTTCTTATCTCATAACAGCTTGGTCTAGGTCCAATAGGTTGAAGATATATAAGATTTCCAGAGTAAAACAAGAAATTTATAAACTCAGGATTTTTATAATCTCCTTCCGAAACTACTATTGTTGTATAATTATAGTTTTGGATAACTCTAGATTCTGAGTCATTTACAATAACTATATTAATAGTATGTGGATCATAAGTTAATTTTCTTAACTTAAGTCCATTTAATGTAACATAAGTATTTTTAAATAATTTAGGAAGTCCTGTAGGGAGCATGTCAATTCTTTTTTCAGTACACGGTATTCCTAAAAGATCTGATAAACTTCCAGAAGTACTTCCTGGAGAATAAGTTAGAGTGAGAGTAGATCTTGAAGTATCCTCTACTATAGAGCTTATTTGTCCTTCTTTTACTTGAAAATACCTACATTTATTAGAAGAGAGTTTAAGACCTCTGTAAATTACATCACTCATAAAACTTATTTTAATATTTTAAAATTAATTTTCAGGGATTAACTTCTTCCTTAACTATTAGCTTTATTTTCTGCTGCTAAAAATGTACCAGCACCTAATGCAGCAGTTCCGGCGGCAGCAACACCTAATCCTTTACCTATTCCAATAGTGCCTCTTCCCACAGTAGAAGCTAAATTCTTAAAACCTTTGGCATTTTCTCCTGCTTTAAAAGCTCCTTTTGCTGCAGTCCAATTTGCCGCTGTTTTGGCGAATGGAGAAAATAATCCAAAATTTTTTCTTTTAAGCTTATAAGTTGCCATAATTATTTCATAATTTTTCCAAGTGCCTGCATACCTTTTTGATCAGCTTTTGCATTAAAAGCTTGTTTTGTCATCTGAGATCCTGTTTTCTTTAAAAGTGCATTATCAATTTGTTTAGCTCGTGCAACTCCAAAATCCTTAGCTCCAGACATCATCATTCTATCTCCAACTTTTCCTCCAACAGCTTTACCAGCTTTCATTAGTCCAGTATTAGTTTTAGCCATTATGTTAGCACCAAATGCACCTTTTTTAGCCCCAAGAATGGCTGCACCTGCTGCGAGGCCACCTAAAGCTAATTTTTTCCCAGTACTCATTCCGCCTTTATCATCAGAATATAATTTTCTCTTTAATCTAAATGTACTTGCCATAATTGTAAAAATTAAAAAGAGAAGGAACCTTAAGTCTATAAGACCTAGGGAATCCCTCTCTTTGTTTAAAATCATTTTATTCTTTAGGGATCTGAGAGTTTAACGATCCAAATGATTTTTTATGGTTTAATTAGATACCGAATTTGAAAGTAACCTTCTGTACTAATTCAGGAGCCATATACTTAGTACCTTCCTGATAGTAGATACCAGAAGCCATCTGAGTTGGGTTATTGTAGTTACCAATAGTCGGAGTATCAGTCAAAGGCATATAGATACCACGTGCAAGCGGAGCCATCTGACCATCTTTTGTTTTGTGAATTGCATAGAAAGTACCTTCACCCGGAGCTTCAGCAATATCAGTAGAACGAAGTACAGGAATACCGTTATACCAACCCAACAGATCATTGATATAAGTCATCTTAGTATTACGTTCCCATTTACCAATCATTCCACCCTTCTGGAATTGATTAGATGCCATATTACCAGCTACATAGGCAGTAACATCAACACCCTTAACAGCTTTAGTTGCCAATGCACTTTCAACATTAATCAAGTAAGCATCGAACAAGTCAACTCTAGAACGATAATCCATGAACTGACCAGTCATAGCACCCTGAGTCAAATCCAAGTCAGCCATAACGTTACCATTATAACCTTCTTCCAAAGTAGAAACCAATTTATAGTTAATTACCTTAGTATACAATTCACGAAGCTTAGTGAACAAGAAAGTAGCCATATCAGAACCAGTTGCTTTCTTCATAGCACCTAAGGCAGCAATGTTATATTCAGCTACCAACATATCAGGTACAGTAGCCAAACCAAGCTGTTGCATCTTAGCGATAAATCTCTTATCATTAGCATGTGCATTAGAAGCACCAATAGTATTACAAGGAGTACCAGTAACATCTTCCTTACCTACAATAGTGATAGTTTCTGTAGCAGCATCACCAGCCAAAGCAGTAGCCAAAGTAAATTCTACACGACCATTCAAATAGTTGATAGTACCGTTAGAAATCTTACCAGCAACAGCCATGAAAGCACCCTGACCATTATCGATCAATTCGAATTTTTCAGTTGCAGTAGCAATCTTAACACGTACTGTACCAGGGATAATCTTACGACCAATCAAAGAAGAGTAGTCAGCATTAGTAGTCGGAGTAATATTCAAAGTAAAGTTACCCATAGCTTGAATATCCTGATAGTTATCCGGACCTAAGTTAGGAATAACAGAACGCATATCAGTTACACCCAAAACGTCGAACCAATAGAACAAACCATTAGGCTGATCAAAGTCACGTTCGATAGACATATAACCTGCGAATGAGCTTACATAAGAAGCTACAGAAGCATTGAAATACTGAGTAGACAGCAACGGAGTTTCTGCATAACCAGAGAAAGTCTTCTGCAGCAAATTACCTGCATTACCTAGACCAAACAAATCTTTCATTTCATCGTTACGAGAGAACATCTTAGCATATTCACGAGAACGAAGGTTAGCATCTTCTGCTGATACTGAGCTATTAATAAGAGCCTCCATCATTGAAGGAGTCTGCATCATTTGCAAATACTGTGTATTCATAATGTATATAATGTTTTTATTATTTTTAGTTTATGTAAAATGGTTTTTGAGGATAACCATAAACCTATCTATTTATATTTAATTACTTACGAAAACTATTTCCAGTCAACCATGATACTAGAGTATCATTTGTATCACTGAATTTCTTTTCTGAGAACTGAGCTTCCTGAAGATCTTGTTCTTGAGCCTGTGCAGGAGCTTGTTTTGCTTCCATAATTTGCTGAGCTGCTTCTTCTGCTACTGCTTGGATACTTTGAACTGCCTGAAGTGCTTTATCTTCAATAGCTTCAACACTAGTAGCACCACCTTGTGCAGGAGCAACACCTGCCGGAACTGCTACTTCCTGAGGAGCTACAGCATTAGGATCAGCTAAAGGAATTACAGGAGTATTAGGATCTACTTCTCCAGCAGGAACAGGAACTGCACCTACAACATCTGAGAAGAATTTATTAAGAATAGGATCTTCATAATCTCCTGAGAATTTCTTTTCTTCTTTATCAATAGAATGTTCTTCAAGTTTGTCAGCTTCTTCTTCTGATAATGGATGACATTCAATATCATCTTCACTCATAGTAGCCTTAGTAAATTCACCATTTTCCTTATCTTCTATAATTGCTTCTGTAGCTGAAATTGGAGTAATGATTTCTTTATCTGTTTCTACTTTCTTACCAGTTTCAATAGCTTTTTCTACTGGACAATGACCATCTTCTTCAGAGAATAGACGAACCATATATTCAGTAAATTCCTCACCTTCAGAGAAGAATTTAGTTTCTGCCTCATTACAGTAGATATCTTCAGAAAATTCTTTTTCTTCATGATTTTCAACTTTATCTTCTACTGCAATACTGTTTGTTAGATTATCGGCTTCTGCTTCTGAGATAGGATTAACATCAAGAACTTCTTCATCCATCTCAGCTTTAGTAAATTCGCCATTTTCTTTATCCTGTATAACTGCAGTCTTAGAATCGATAGGCGTAATAATTTCTTTATCTGTTTCTACTTGTTCGCCAGTTTGGATTGCGCTTTCAATTTCAGCAGAATCAGCTTCTTCAGAGAACAAACGAATCATATACTGAGTAAGTTCTTCATTTTCTGAGAAAAATTTAGTTTCTGCTTCGTCACACCAAACATCAGAGAATTCTTTTTCTTCTTCCTCATCTTCGTCTTCCTCTTCTTCAGAAACAACGATATGATCTGTCAACTCTTCTGCTTGATCTTCGCTTATCTTTTCAAGCTCCATTTCTTCACCTTCTAAACTAACTTTAGTAAATTCATCTTTATTTTTATCCTGTATAACTGCAGTCTTAGAATCGATAGGTGTAATAACTTCAGAATCTGTTTCAATCTCATCACCATTTTCAATAGCATCTTCAATAGCATCCTGAGTTGCACTAATACTATCTACAGATTCAGAGAAGAAACGACACATAAAGTCTGTATTATCAGCTTGGAATTCAGTTAAGTAAATAGTATGATCTGAAAATTCTGCTTGTTCAGGTTCTCCAAGTTGTTCATCTTCAACTACACCAAGACCATTCAAGAGATCGATAGCATATTCACGAGCGTCTTCGGGGTTATCAAAAATTCTAACTCCTGCTACTCCTTTTTCTGTTAAACTCTGAACTAATTCTTGAGCTGATGCTTCGTCATACTCTGGAGCATCTACAATAACATGATTTACTGGATCTACTCCTACTACAAACAACGGATCAAACTGTTCTGCTTCACTAAAATTCTTAGATTCTAGCTCAGTAACATCCATATCTTCACCATTAAACTCTACCTTTGCTTGATCACCTGTAGATTCTGATGTAACAACTACTTCATTTTCACCAGTTTTCTCTACTTTAAGATCACCTACTTTAGCTGTTTCTTCTGATTCAATAACTTCTGAGAATAATCTTTCACAAAATTCTTGATCTGAGAAAATTCTAAGAACTACGCTATTATCAGTACTTACAGAGAATTCTTTTTCTTCGCATTCTTCTACAGCTTCAGGACCTTCTTGTGCAGTAATTTCTACACTTTCTTCATGACCAGCTGCTGGATTTAAACCACCATCAGGAAGATTTGGTGCAATAACAGCACTACCATCCATATGATTTTCAACTTCCTCGTCAGCTGCACCTACCTGATTACCCGGAGTTACTCCATCCCCTTCCGGATGAAGATATCCCTCGATTTGTTCAGATTGTTCAGCTGGATACATATCATAAGTATCGTCCTCGTCGGAAGCTTTTTCAACGATAGTAACTTCGCCATTTTCTTTGTCTGTTACTGAAACTTTACCGTCACCGATATTTTCATATTTTACTTCTTCAGTATCAACAGAGCCGTTAGCCTTAGCATCTTCAATATCTCTGGCTACTTGCTTTGCTAATTCTTCATCCTTATCCTCTACAGCTGAGAATAGGACTTCCATAAATCTTGTATTTTTCATACTGAGTTTTATAAATATTTTATTTCATTATATCAACTTGATTTCCTTGAATTTTGATTACTCCACGATCAATTAATATATCTATTATATTATCTGGAGCATCATCATATCTCTCTTCTAGGATTTTTGTAAATTCTTTGATTCCCATTGCAGAATTACCAAATTCTATCTTTAAGTCTCCAATAATTCCAGAGTCTTCAATCCAATCTTCTACTTCTTCAGTGCTAGAGAACTCAACTTCTTTCATTTCTTCAAGTGGAAGAGAATGAGCTTTTTTAATTAGCATTATACCTTTCGGTCCTAAAGATCCTTTAGATTCTAACATATTAATTATGTCTTCCTTAGGTCCTTCTATTGGGTCTAAATCCAAAATCTTAGTCACTGATACGATTAACTTAGAGAATAATTTAGATTGTAAGAATGCAGTTTCAGGAATAGTAACTTTATTATCTTCATCAATACTAGCAAAACCTTTTTCAACTAAATCTTCGGCGGAAATACCAAATGCCTTAACAACTTCTGATTCATTTAAAGTTTTGCCAGAAAATTCTTTTAATTTTACCTCAAATTCGTTCGACGGTTCTGAAAATTCTTTTTGTACAGCGGCATTATTATCTCCGCCGAATAACGAACGTCTTGAGAATCCTTTTTCTACTTCTTCAATTTTTGATACTTCGACTTGTACAGCTTCAGGAGTATTTTCAGGACTTGGTGTAACTTCTAAAACATTAAATCTATTTACAGCTCCACATTTAGGACATAAGAAGTTAGTTGTAGTGGCTAAAGTATCCATAATATAACCACAATCTCTACACTGAATTTTCTTATATTCTGCCTGAGTTACTCCACCTGAAAATAACTTGCGCCGTGGAGAAATCGAAGAAGAGAATAATTTACGTCTTTCTACTTTCATAATCTTTTAACTGTTTTCTTCAGGGTTTTCTTCTTCTACTGGCTCTTCTTTCTTCGTACCATTCTTCGGAGCGAATATTTCCTCTAACATTGCGTTTGTGAAGTCTACATAAGCTGCTTGTATTTTTTGATATCTATTCTTAGAGATAGCATTCATCTTAGTAACTTCTTGAAGGGCCATCTTATAAGGTAAAAACAATTTTTGTACACTTATACGTACATTTTTACCTAAACTAGATGCTCCAAGTAATGTTCCTGGATTCTTTCCTTTCATAATCTCAGGGGTAATCGTTTTCATAATATCCAAGAGATCAGTGGTAAATAAAGATTTCATAACTCTAAGCGTTTCTGGATCCATCTTTTCAGAACCACCAGCTTGTTTTACTGCTTGCTTATATTCTAAAACAAGTAGACGAAATCTTTGGCGAGGGGACATCTTTCCAATTCTAACTCTCTCTTTAACTGTAGCAACTGAGAAATCTTTTTGAATAGGTTCTTCTATTACAGATTCACTAACGATAGTATCTTCTATTGAATTTATTTCAGAATTAAATGAAAATGATTTAGCTTTTAATTGCGTAAACTTTCCATTAATCTTAGAAGACTTTAATAAATCTCCCGAATCGAAGTTAGAAAATTGCTTAACTTTTATTTTTGTATCCTTATAAGCTTCAGGATCATACTCTATATCAAGTTCAGAGAATGTTTTTTCGCTCTCAGAACCATCAATTGAAACTATACCCGCATTTTTCCAAGAAGGGTTTAATGTAAGGTCAGCCCCTTTTAGCGCAACCATACGCTTTAAATAGTCACTTCCGCTAGAATTTTCCCAATATCCCAATTTTTTTAATATATTGCTTGCTATTAAATTTAGACTATATTATCCTAAAAATCTAGGTTCCATCTTTAGTCGTTGAACATCTCGCTATCTGCTAGATGATGCTGATTTGATTCTAACCTTTCCAGCATTTTATGAAATTTTCTTAAGAACTTATGAATTTCTTAAGTCTCAGTTAATTAAAGAACGACACAGGAAATTCCAATTTTGCAACCATTTTTAAGAAGGCCCTTTACTCTTCTGATTCTTTGTATAGCTTCATCGTCTAGGCCATCTTCGGAGAGAACCTCAAACTCCCCATAGCACCAGCCGTCATTTTCGAACCAAACTTTAGTTAACACATGTGTAGGTGAACTTTCGCCAATTAATAACTTAACCTAATTGATTTTAAAATCAATAATAGACTATATTATCTAAGAATTAATCGGTATTCTTAGTGTTTACTCTAGTCGTTGAGAAATAGATTTTATTATCTATTTTTGCTGATTTAATTTATTATTTTTTCCAGCAATTAAAAACATTTTCATAAACTTTTTATCTATGCCTCTCATTATTAGCAATAAAGGAGATCATCTTTCCCTATAGTCTTAGATACTGCAGGACCACCATTTTTGGCAGATGATAGATTTCTGGCTAAGTGTGTTAATGTTCCAAAGAGCTTTCTATCCTCTAAGGCTTGTTTAAACTCTTGGCTACTAAAGAAAGATTCCGCAACATCTCGAGGTATCATACTACTGTCAGATGCAGGTAGCATTGTCGAAAACAATTTTGCAATAAATTTCATATTTCAATTTAAATTTTATATTATTTTCCTTTTGTAGTTTCATATAAAAGATTATAATCTACTAAAGTACTTGGATCAATATTTTCAAAAACTACTTTATTTAAAAATTCAGAAACTCTTTTAAAAGAACTTATAGTGTAAGGAATTTCTACCAACATTATATTATTCTGTTTGCAATAAATTCTTACATTTTCATCTCTTCTTTTTTGGTCATCAAAAAGATTTTTATCATATTTGTGATATAGTGAAAAATATGTATAATGCTGAATTCCATTATATTCAATCCATATGGTTTTCCCACCATAGTTAATAATAAAATCAATCATAACATAATCTCTACACCTACCCTCTATTCCACTTACTTTAGTATTCCACTTATAATCCAATATTTTATCTGAATTTTTATTAATCCAAAGCTCTACTAATCGTTCTCCCTTTGATTTAGTAACAGTACTAGGATCTGTAAGTCCATGATATAATAAATTCTCTGGATCTTGTTTAAATATAGTATTTGTTTCCAGATCTAAAATTTCCACAGTAGTCTTGCAATTGATAAAGTTAGATATTAACTTATACTTTCCAATTCCATAAATATTATCCAACCTATTTTGAAAGTCTTGATTAGAAAACTTTCTATCTTCTTTTATAGAATTAGTATTACAAACTGGACACCCACCATGAGAACTTTCTAAATGTGTTTTTGCTAAAACTGAAAAAGTTGTTCCGCACTTATTACATTTAAAAGTCATTTTATCAATTCTTCCAGTATATTCAGATAAATATTCAAAGGAATTTTCTCCAAACTTAGCTTTTGATTCTGTAATATAAGTTTCTGTTGTCTTTAATCTACTCGAATGATATTCTTTATTACTAAGCGTTATTTTTCTAAGTTTAGCAGCATAATACCTACAATTTAGCCCTCTTGAAATAAAATCTGAATACGTAGTATAGTATTTTTCATATTCATTATTATCATTTAAATACTGTAAACATATTTCATCTGTAAGTTTTTCGATTATTTTAGGTACTAAATCATAATTATATACTATGTCTATAAAACTACCCTCCCGAGATTTAATAAATATATCCATTAAATCCTCTTTAACCATAACACCCGTAAATACATAATCATTATCTAACAATAATTGATCTTTTATATAACTTTTTGTATTTGGTAATTTATCTTTATAATAAACTTCTATTATTTTATCTACCCAAAGTTCTGAATACATATCAGATGGTTGTAATTTAAGTAACCATCTATTTTCCCAGTCCCTAAAAGTTATATTTAATTTTTGTAATTTCTTAAAAACTGAATTTCTCATCTTTTCTAATACCCAAGTACCTAATTCTGGAACATACGTATAATAGTTTAATCTCCCACTATCATTTCTTCTGGGAAGTTTTACTCTCATTACTATTGGACAAGAATACTCTAAAGGTACTGGTAATAATTTAGTATCTATCATGAATTAAATTTTATAGCTTCCCGAGATATCAAACTATCCTTGTATTATTAACATGTCATCCTTAGTAGTGGAAGAGTAACTCGCGACTTTTACTCTTCCTAAAGGTTTATAATTCATGTTAGTAATTCCACGATATCTCATCGTCTATTTATCTAGGTCGAGATGACACAGCTCAAACGTGCGACTTCTTGGTCCCAAACCAAGCGTTCTATCTACTGAACTACATCTCGAATCTATTCTATTTATTCTTCTTTCTTTTTTCATTCCATTTTCGAATAGCTATTTTCCCTGATACATATGCACCACCAATAGGAAGTGCTGCAATAGTTCCTGCGATAGCTGCTTGTTTTGTTTTTCCAGCTTTTGCAAGTTTGGCAGCAACAACTCCAGGAACAATATCAGATGTTCCAAGAATTATAGCTTCATCTGGGTGTTTCTTTACATACTCCACCACCTTCTTACCAGTTTCTTTAGGATGAGTTACTGTATGTTCAATAGATTTTCCTATTTCTTTAACTTTATCAGTAACTTTACTAAATCTTTTAACTCTCAACATAGTTTTTATTAGTTATTATTATTTTCTTTCGTTGAACTATCCTGACTCGAACAGGAAATCCCAGAACCAAAATCTGGTGTATTGCCAATTATACTATAGTTCAATCATTTCTCCATAAAATATATTTTTGGAGTTTCTGATATAATTTCAAATCCAAGTTTCTTATATAAATTTATCGCATTTATATTTTTCTTTGATACTGTAAGTTTATTAGCCCCAGAAGAATTTATCAAATCAGTTGCTATTCCTTTTCCTCTATACTCCGGAGAAACTTCTAGAGCAATAATAGTATCTTCTTCGCACGCTATATATCCCACCAACTCATCTTTGGCTGGGTTTATTAATAATTTTCCAGCCGTTTTTCCTGGTGTATTTCTTGCGTGCTTTAACATATTCTCCTGTGACTTATATTTTTCTATATTTTCTTTGGTCCAGGGAAGTTCTTTATATTTTTGTTTTCGTAGTATTATCATAAGCTCTAAAAACTTTATATGTGTAATAATAAATATAGAAAATTATGAAAAATTTAAAAGTAGGAGATAAAGTTAAATCTCGTAAAACAGGATTTTATGGAGTAGTAACTGATGTAGATATTACTCCTAATAAATTATTTGTTAAAGTTAAATTAATGTTAAACGATAGAGAAGTAGAAATTCCAAAAAGCGTTCTGGATTATGTTACTCCAGAAGAATGGGAATTTGTAAAACGTATGGAAGAAAGAGATTGAAATATATCTCTTTTCTTTTTTTTTCTGTTCCTAGGACTTGATCGAACAATAGACCACTTTCCTCTGGCCATCCTAGGAATTGATTATATATTATGGAAAAAGAATCTTAAAATATATTTTCCAACATGTTTTGAAGTTCTTTTTGTGACTCTTCTCTTGGATCAGCTGTTATTTTAGTAAGAGATTCGAGTTGTTTAGCTATTCCTGAAGAATATCCCATCTCTTCTCCTTCATCAATAGATAATTTTAAAGAATAAACACTAGAAGCTAAAGCATCCCATAAATCCTTGCTTCCTGGCTTAGAACCATCAGGATTATCAAATAATGGAGATATTGATGCTTTTTTAGGATGATCTACTTTACGTTTTGGACCAACATATCTTAAATCATATGCCTCTCTTTGTAATCTTTTATATTCAGGAATTTCAAGAAGTTCATTGTTTATTATATACTTCAAATAAAGAGCCGGTTCACAAGGAGTATTATCTGTAGAAATTCTCCCATTATTTCTAATTCCTTCTCTTTCACAATATTGAAGTATTTGTTTAGAAAAAGCTTGGTCAGCACTAACTATAATATTAAATTTCTTGTTAAGATCTTCTATAAACTGCTCTATGTGAAATAAACTCGTCTCTTGTCCTTCTAATCTGGATACACCTAAAACAAAATGACATTTAATTTTAGGAACTAAAGTACCATTTATATTTTCCCAATGATCAAAACTAACTGCTGCTATTCCAGTTGTATCATCTACTACACCTAAGTCAAGACCTAGCCATATAGGAGTACCTCTTGGAATAAGATTAATCATTTTTTCTACATGATTAATAATCCTATCTTCTTTATCATAAAAATCAACTGTAATAATTTCAGGAATTCTATTCTTTATTGTTGAACATTTAGATAAGTGTTCTATAGTACCTCCAAAAAAACTATCTGATGATCCTGTATTAATACCAGATTTATCTTGAAGAGCTTTAATCAAATCAGATTTAAATTCTCCAAATAATTGAATAGGTACATGTTCCACTCTATCAGGGTCTTGATCATCTTCTAATTTATAGTTCTCTTCTTTATCATTTTTATTTAATATTCTTGGAGGATATTTACCATCTCCAGTATAAACTGAGAAAGTTATTCCCCTTGAACGTTCGTACAGATTTTTTCTAACTTCATAATGAGAAGGTCTACAATCCCAAGTAAATTGAGGTTCTGCATTCTCAAGAAATATTTCAGTTGGACCACCTGCACCTCTACTAGAACTATCAATTATTAGATTTCCGGCTAATGTTAAACTTTCTTTTACATCAAAACGAGATGTAATACGAATATACGTACTATTTACACGTTCCATGGCTTTTTCTTCGTTAGGCCAAAAATTGACCTCAGACATGATTGCAAAAATCAAGTCAGTTCCTAGTCCACCTGCCAATCTATTTCTATAATACTCTATTATAGTTTAGAATATAAATTTAACTTATATAATTATATAAGTTAGTAAGTCTTTATTCGTTACATCAAAGATTACTTAGATTTATCTAAGATCCTTGACTCGGTATTGGGATTATCCTTTCACCGAATTTACTTACTTTATTACCATATAATTTCTTAATATGGAGGGCAACTTTTTATACTACATTACCCCTAGGACCAGAAGTTAATATTCTTATATTATGTCTGTGTGGTAAATTTCTAAAAAATGGACTCTGCTTTAATACATCATCTAGCATCCATCTTCGAAATTCAGCATTTGCTACATCTTCATCTCTATGAAAGATGATAAAACTAAGTGGTTTTTTACCTAATTTAAATGTTCTCCACGGATTAGCCATACAACTTAACCTAGCTAGTGTATTTGTCATAGCTAATTTAGATACCGTAGACTTACCTATACCAATAGCTCCTGACAAACAGAGTAATGGTTTTGCTGTTGTAACTTCATTTGGAAAAATTCTCTTCAATCCATCTTTCCAAAAAGGAAATATTACATCTCCATGATCAAAAAATTCCTGACTACCTAAATAATAATCATCAGAATATAATCTTTCTATCGTTGGAGGTCTGTGTGTGAATCCTTTGAGACGAAGAAATACCATTATCTTTTCATCTTCTGTTAATGATGTGTATTGATCCCTAAGATCTACTTTTGCTAAATCTTTTTCTATATTTTTAGTGGGATCAAAATGGTCTGTGAAATTAATCATAATTTTGATCCTTTCTCTTTTTATAATTTCTCAAAACCAGGAATATATAACCCATTATTTTCCCACCTAGCTTGTCCATTAGTTTTTACACGTTTAACCCACTCATTTTGTCCAGGTGCAGTAGGTGTTACTTCCAAAGATCTTGTTTTATGAGAATTATACCGTTTTAAATTCATTCTTTTAGCATCTAAACTACTAATTGAAGAATTTCCTCGTTTTTTACCTTTGCTGAAACTAAGTGAATATTTCTTTGCACAATCTGAACAACAAAATCTTCCAGAACCAAAAGAACCATCATGCTCTTTACCACAATATTCACATTTTCTTAGTTTCTTTCTATCTGATACTTTTATCCCGTATCTATTTGCTGCTTTACGTATAGCTTCTCCAGTGCTTCCATCACCCCGCATAGCTGCAACTTCTTTATAAGATTTTCCTTCATGAATTAATAATCTTATTAATTCTTCTTTGTTATATTTCTCTTTTCCCATAATTAATTGTTTTTTTTTATAATTTTTCTTATCTTTAAAATTATTGCGGAGAGACAGGGATTCGAACCCCGGGTACCTCGCAGTACAACGGTTTTCAAGACCGCCGCAATCGACCACTCTGCCACCTCTCCTAAAACAGCTCTCCGTGGTAATTACGATATACCGACCCTTTGATTAACAGTCAAATGCTCTGCCTCTGAGCTAACGGAGAATATTATTTTTGAGCCTCTTGTCGGATTCGAACCAACGACCCCGAGATTACAAATCACGTGCTCTGGCCAACTGAGCTAAAGAGGCAATTCTGATTTAATTATGAAATATAAATCAGAAAATATCATAAAACTTAAAAGCCTTATATATGTGTAGTAGAATAAACGAGTGCTATTTCTTTACTACACTTTTTATATAGAAATAGTACTAATTACCTATGTCGTAGTAGGTATTATCATAATTTAAAGTAGAGATACATAGTTCGTGAGAATAGTGTATCTCATTTTTTATTCTATTCCATGTTCTTTTTGAAATAATCTCATAAAGTCTGCTACTATTTGCTTAGACTCTTCACTATTCAACTCTTCATTTCCAGATTCTTCTGCAATTTTTTTCAATTCAAGATCAGAACCTTTAACAATTATCTGACTCTTCATATCTTCTAATTGTTGAATAAATTGCATAATTTTTTCTCATATCTATTTTTAATATTTATTTTATTAAATTAGACTATATCATCTAAATTATATTTCAAATTTAGTTATACATTTAGTCGTTGAGAAAGGATTTATATTAGTAATCCTTTTTGCTGATTTATGTTTTAACTATCTTTCAGCATTTTAGTATAATTTTCTTAGTATTTCAACTAAGCCGCAGATATATTAACGGCAATAAATGAATCTTGTAAAGTCATTTGTGAACTATCAAAGAGTCTCATTGGATCGAGTATATAATCAATACAAAGACAAAGTTTAGAAATCATATTGAGAATTAAAATAGGTCTTATACTTTGAAATACCTCAGAAACATATAATTCTAAGATATGTCTAGACTTCGGATCTGCCACATTAACTAAAGTATTTGAGAGGCTTCCGAAATCAACATGAAGATCTATATTATATTCTTTATTATAACTAGTAAAGACTTCATTCAATTTATGAGTTAATTCTAGTGCTTTTTGTTCTTTTTGATTACTCGCAATAGCACTAGCATCCATAATAATATTGCGAGCCGTTTTAGGGAGTACTGGAGCTGACCCTATAATATTTTTTAGGTTTTTAGATACATCCTCTTCCGGCTGCAAAATCTCATAATCTCCCGGGTCATCAACAGCTCTCCCTTCTTTCCCTAAAATTTGTTTCTTAAATTCAGGGTCACTAAATGGGTTAACTGTTCCTATCATACATTTATTATTTTATAGTTCTCGCGCTTTACAACTATCAACCGTTTACTTTTTGCACCTAGTGCGATTAATCTTCGGTTGTAAAAATCTAGCGCGTTTGTTCTATAGAGGAGATTGATTACACTACCTCTATAGATTATTTCTTTTACTTCTTAGATCTCCATTTTTTAGCAAATTCTTCTTTTGTCATTTTTCCATCTGCTACTTTTACTCGATCTACTGCTAATTTTGTTTTAGTATCAAGACTACCACTATGTTTTCTAGCAAGCTTATTAAGTGCAACACCTGCTCTAGTACCAGCATAAGATCCTGCTGCACCTGAAACAGCGCCAATTCCGGCTCCAATAGCTGCACCCTTTTTACCACCAACTACAGCACCTAATATACCGCCACTTATACCACTACCAATTGCTGCATACTTAGCTGCCTGTTTTCCGTATTTATGAGATTTTCCATCTTCAAAAGCTTCAACAAATGCTTCGCGATCCTTCTTAGTAGTCAGAGCTTTATTCAACTTAATATTAATCTTATCACTAGTTGTAAGTTTTGGCTCATCATCTTCCTCTTTTTTTTTATCAGAGAAATCCTTTTCTTCCAAACTTTCTGCATCTTCTGCAACACTAAAGGTTCTCTCTTCCTCATTTTCCAGTGTTACATCAGTAGTAGAGAAGTATCTCTCTTCTCCTGTCTCATCTTGTAGTAATGAGAATACTTTACGTCTAATATACATACTTAATTACTGTTTTTATTTGATTTATATTTAAAATATTTTTTAAGAGGTTTTATTACCTTCTTAATTCTATCACTCTTTCGTTTAGTTACCCCAAGTTTATCTGTTTCTTCTAAGGTATCTACACTAGAATCAAGAGGATCAAGAATATATCTTGTAATTACCTGACTTGATTTTTGATAAGTTACACCTTCAGGGGCAGCTTCTGAATAACCGGAAAATCTTTTAATTTTCATTTTATATACGGTCTTAGTGGATCAAATCCTTTCTCTTCTTGTTCTTTAGAATCTTCCACTCCTTCTGTAAATGTCTTTTCTTTAATCATAATCTTACAAGTTTGTTTTCATTGATACTGTTGGCGTAGGCTTTGATTTTGTTTTGTACAATCCTATATTATTTACTTCCTGCCTACTATTCTGAGCGTCAATTTTCTTTACTTTTAATTGATTATCTTTTTGAGCTTCATCCTTTTTCTGTTCTAGTTTCTGAGTTTGATTGACTTGCTTCATTTCTTGCATTCTTTCCTCAGCTTGCATTCTCTGTCGCATTCTCTGAGTTTCTAGGATTTGACGTTGAAGTCTCATTTGTTCTATTTGCAAGTCCTTAGAAGTCATTTCTTGTTTAGCTAGACCAATTTCTGGAGACTGTTCTGGAGTGGGATCATTAGAAGCAAATAATTTACGTTTAATTATCATCTTCTTTGAATAATTTTAACTGAGTCCAAGCTGTTCTCGTTGTGCCTGAAGTTTTTGATTAAGAAATTCTATATACTGCTTAATCGTATCTTCATTTATTAGAGATTCTGTACTTGGGTCAATATCTTTAAGTAAGTTTTGAATATAACTTAAATATGATTCTGGTTCAATTAATGGAGTTGCTTGTTCTAAAGTTTGGAGTGCATTAGATAAAACTCCAGAGATACCTTGAACTAAACCACTAACTGATTCAGCTTCATTTATCTGATTGTTATACTCTACAGTTGTTTTCTGGAATATATGAATTTGAACTAAACTTGGATCTAAATCTTCATTATATATTACCTTATAAATACTACAAACAAGATTTACTATTGAATCTTTTATTCCTGAAATTAATGATGTTACTCTTGAATTAGCTCTTTCTGACTGTTGAAGTACTTGCCATTTTGAACCCGAGGTTCCATCTAAAATAGTAGATGGTAATCCAAGAGGAGAAAGAACACTATTTCTTACATAATCAAGATTTTGTATGAGATCTAAAAGTTTATCAGTTAATTTATCAAGTGGAAGTAAAGAAGTTCTCGTGCTTCGTTATTTAATATATTTAAATATATTACAGACTATATCATCTAAATTATATTTCAAACTTAGTTATACATTTAGTCGTTGGGAAAGGATTTATTTAAGTTAATAATCCTTTTTGCTGATTTATGTTTTACATTTTCCAGCATTTTAGTATAATTTTCTTAAATTTTATTATTTAAGCGACTAAGCTATTAATCGTTCCGTTATAATCAGGAAAAGCACGTATTGACATTGTAAGTGCTTGTTCTATAAAAGAAGTTACATCGAACTGAGCTGACAATTTATTTTAATATATTTTATTAAATTTAGACTATATTATCTAGTACCTACTATAGTCGTTGAGAAACTATTTTTTTTTTAATAGTTTTTGCTGATTTATGTTTTACATTTTCCAGCATTTTAAGGTATTTTCTTAAGATTTTTATTCTATCTTAAGCCTCTACATAATCAAAGGAAACTTCCAAGTTCGTTGTAGTTATTTCCTAGCTTCTGAATTCTAGCACATAATTCATTCCAATTTTATTTTAATATACTTTATTAAATTTAGACTATATTATCTAAGTTTCATCTATAGTCGTTGAACATTTCGCTTATGCTCAATGATGCTGATTTATATTTTATATTTTCCAGCATTTTATGAAATTTTCTTAAGTTATTTATATACTTAAGCCACAAAATCTATGGTTTCAAGAGGGACACTTTTCGAATATTAACAATTATTTAGTTAAACTAGACTATATCTTTAAGAATTTATATAAATTCTCTCTTTGTATTTAGTCGTTGAGAAGATAATTTTTACTATCTTTTGCTGATTTATCCTGTTTGATCTTCCAGCAATCTACAAAGTTCTATTAGATTTTATTTATCTAATCCGACAAATTTTAATCGGCGTTTAGTCCCAGTAATTGAGGTGTTGATAGATCTCTTAATGAAATAAGAGATATTAGAAGCTCTTTTATAACTAATTCTTTTATCTTTAAAATACTTGAATAGAATAATGGTTCAGAAGCCATAAATGATTCTTTTCTAAGAACTTTATTTCTATTTTCTGATCCTTTATTTCTTTCTAATTTTGGCTTTTCCGGTTTGGACTTCTCTTTCCATCCCTCTTCGAGATCATTTGTAAGTCGAAGTTTAGGATTACTTATATATACTATTTCAGTACTTGGGATTTCATATAGATTTCCATCATCTCCAATTGCTAAAAATATATCTTCTATATTTCCATCCTCATTCTTTTTCTTCTTTATAACTACTGCATTCGGATTATTAAGTTCTTCTGTTCTAAATACAAGATGACCTTTTTCATCTCTTTGAGTTTGAAGCATACTATAATAACCTCCATAAAATACATAGTCATTTATATGATCTCGTATATAATCTATTATTTTAATATCTTTTAGAAGTATATCATTTATTCGAGTAGTTACAGATTCATTATTTGTAGAATCTTCAGGATTTAATACAGAAACTATTTGTTGAGTATCTTGAGATATAAAATTAACCACATAATCTGAAAAAAAGTTCGTGGCCATTTTTGTAATATCTAGAAGATAGTATGATTTAAGTTCTGCCATCCTATCAAGATATCCTGATAATCTAGAACTTGGTTGGGCACTTCCTAACAATGGACTTGACCGTTCATTATCCAAAAATCTTCCATTTCCAGTTCCTCCAATAACAGAATATCCTCTTCCACCGCCTTTACTGAACACATTTGAACGTAAAGGTATTCGTGAATTTCCAAAACTAATTCCTGAAAACAATTTTTGAAATATTGTTTCTGATTTTTTCATATTTTATATAATTTTGAATAATCTATGATGGAGTTTATATCTTCTCCATTTAAAATTACTCGATTTAATAATTGTTCTATTTTATCTTGTGAATTAAATGTATATGGTATATTAATTAATATTATATCATTTTTTAAACAATATGTTACTTCAAACCTATCTCTATTTAATTGTCTTTTAAATCCTTTACCGTCATCTTTATGAAAATAGCTAACAAATTCATAATGTTGTCTACCATTATATTCAATCCATATTATTTTATTATTAATATTTAATATAAAATCTGGAATGATATTTTTTATATTAAATTCATTATTATCTACTTTAACATACTTCCTTGATTTAAAAGATAAATTATTTTCTATTAACCAATTTTTTATAAACAATTCTCCAATAGAATCTCCATTTAATCTTTTCATTGAAGCTTTTAAATGATCTGAAGGTGCTTGATAAAAATATTGATTAGTTCTATTATCTTTTATTTTAATAGGAATATCAGTATTAATATAATCTATTTCTGAATAATCAAAAATTCCTTTAAATCGATTTGTTGCTTTTTCAATAAAATCTTGTTTTCTTTTATCAATAGTAGATTGTATTATTTTCCTTCTAGAGCATTTATTACATCCATGTCCACTGAGATGACTACTTGCAACTTGATAAAAATATTCGTTACACCTAGGACAATAAATAAGTACTTTAGAAGTATTATTAAAATATTCGACTTTATCATACCCATAAGTTCCTTTACCATGAATAAGTTCTGCTTTTTCTATAAAGTCTTCTTTTGTAAAACTAGTACATTGTTTATTTTTCTTTACACCTATTATTGGATGATCTTGATGTTTTGATACCAAGTAATCAAAACAAGTACTCCACTCACCAATAGGAGAGTTAGTTTCTGGATTAATATCTAAAACAAAAACTTTTACCATTTCTCTATGAGAATGTATTATTTCAGGTAAATATGAAAAATCATAATTTGCTTTAATAACTGAATTTGATCTAGATTCCTCATATTTCTTAATAAAATCATATTTAGTCATTACAGTTAATCCTAAAAAGTTTTCTCTTTTACCAAATGATGGATTATTAGATAAAATATTTCTTAAATAGTCTTTAGTAGTATTAAAACATCTAAAATAATACTTATTTATGATTAATTCTATTTCATCTAAATCTAACTTATTGTTCAAATCATCATAGTATATCCATCTTTCTAACCAATTCTCATAATTTAATCCTCTAGAATAGAATCTATCACTAAATCTATTAGTAATTTTCCACCATTTATTTACTTCAGGAATGAAATAATACTTAACTATTTTATTTAAATTATCATCTAGTAAATAAATACTTCTAACTATAGGATAAGTGTACTTCAATGGTACAGGTAATAATTTATTATCAATCATATTGTTTTATATACATCACTTCCCGAGATATCAATTAGTTTTATTATGACTTTATTTATCTAGTGTAAAGGAGCAGAGTAGCTAATTCCACTCCTTTAAGAGAACATGATTGATAAATAAGTCTTTGCGATATCTCATCGTTGACTTTTGTAGTCCTAAGGAGAATCGAACTCCTCTTTCGAGAATGAAAATCTCGCGTCCTAACCGATAGACGATAGGACCACATTTTTAATAAGACTTCAAAGCCTTATATATGTTAATATAAGAATTTAATCTTCACAATCTGTGTTGATTAAATTTGCTACGCAGAGATACATGGTTCGTGAGAATAGTGTATCTCATTTTTTATCATTAAGGTATGTAGTAGAATAAATCAGTATAAGTTTTTTACTACAATAAAACTTGGAACTTATACTAATTACCTATGTAAGGTAATTTTATTATTATTATTTGTCGTAAAAGGCAGTACAGTTTGTGAAAATAAGACAGTATTATTTTTATCACTTCAAAGCCTTATATATGATTTAAAAAATTAATTCTCATTTTTTATGAGGATTAAACTTGCTACATTAATTTTTGTAGTAACTTGCCAAGAGATACATAGTTCGTGAGAATAGTGTATCTCATTTTTTTTTATTATTAGAAATATATAATAAACTGAATATCATTCCTTACTACATCCTTAAAATGGAATAGGTATTCAATTATAGTAAAAGTAATTTAAAATTAAAGATAGTTTACTTCTTTTTCATAAATGTAGTATAAGCATTCTTACCATACTTAGACTCGTAATCCTTTACTATATTTTCAGCACGTTTCTTTGCTTTATTTCTATTATATAATCCAGATATAGTTGATCCAATCACAGCCCCTGTAGCAGCTGTTTTTAAATTACCCATTGCTAATCCAGGCAAACTCCCAACAAAACCACCAATAACTGCTCCTGCGGCTCCAATCTTATTATGAATGTTTTTATCGAATTTTGAAATTTGATATAATTTAGAATCCTGCATAAATTTATTAACACCATTCATAATAACCCATTCACCATCTTTATACAAATAAAGATAATCTCCAGATTTTGCTTTATAAAGAGTACTTCCATCTTCCAGATTGCTACCTGAGTTTGGATTTATATTGTTTTTATGCCACTCTATATCTGGTTGAGTTTGAGAAAATCTTTTAACTTTCATCATAATATTATTAAATCATCTAAAGCAAATCTTTTTATTCTTCTCTTATTTCTCCAGTCATTACATCAACACTATTACCTCCTCGCCGAACATCACCAAATATATAAACAGGACGAGTATAAGATGGATGTAATGGATGTCTGAGAACTACATTTCTAGATTTAATAATCTTTTCTGCTTTAACTAATTCTTGAAAAGCATCTTCTAGAGTCATACCTACATAAGGAGTTATAGATCTATCTTCAAGCCAGTTTTCATTGATTAGTTTAAATTCATAGGCTTCTTCCGACTCGGCCGCAACATTTACAAGAAGCGTTTTTCCAAGAGGTAATGAATAAACAATTACCATTCCAGAAACTTCAGGGATAAAACTATTATTTTCTTCAATTAGTATACCTTGCGCTTCATAGAATCTAGCGGCCGGATAAGAAGCCATAACCATAATATTTACAGCTTCAAGAGTTTTATTAAATTTCATATTTTATAATATTTATATTAAGTTCTATAGAGGAGATTGATTACACTACCTCTATAGATTATCTTTTTTATTTCTTTTTATGATCATATAACTTTTTAGCCCCGATCATCGCACCACTAGCTAAAGCAACTCCTCCAGCTATTTTACCAGCTTTTGTGTTCATTAATTTTTTAGCCCCATTCAGAATCTTCTTTGAGTCTTTTGTTGTTTTTTGAGCTACTTCTGCAACTTTTTGAGTTTTCTCAGCGGATTTCTTTACTGCCTCTGTAGAAACTTTCTTAGAACCTTTGGATGTCATTTTATCAACTACAACATCAGGCTTAGTTGACGTTGTTCTTACAGTAGTTGTTGTCTGACCACTTTTCTTAGAAGCAATCTTATGAGCAGTTACATTACCACCTTCTTTCTTAACAGTTATATCTCCTGCACCTTGATTTTTAATTTCAAGACCTCCCGGATTTGTCGCAACTGACTTTCTGGTTTTTGAGATATTCTTTACTTGTTGAGAAGCTTGATCTGCATTACGATTAGAAGATTCAACTGCTTTTTGTGCTTTCTTAGTAAGTTTCTGAGCTTCTTCCATTTTCTTCTCATCAACTAAATTAGCTGGATTAGAAACTATTTTAGCTGCTTTTTCTTGTGCCTTAGCTGCTTTATTTGCTTGCATCTCGGCATTGTGAATAGATCTAGCTAGTTTTCTATTCTGTTTTCTCTGTCTAGCACCGAATTCTCTTTGTTCTAATTCTTCTTCAGTTGGAATTGAAATACTAAAAATTCTTTCTTCAAGATTATCCAAAGTTACATCGGTCGTAGAAAAATACTTCTCTTCTCCTGTCTCACCGTCTTGTAGTAGTGAGAATACTTTTCTTCTTATGTACATAATAATTGTTTAAAGTGTTAATTATTTTACCTCCCCCCCCCTTGTTTAGAGAGAATTATTAAGAGGAAAAGAGGTTATTATAGATATTAGACGTTTTTATTTTTACTACAATAATTATCTGTTTGAGCATGACAATTAGGACAAAGTATTTGAAGATTTTCTAAAGAATTATTAGTATTATCTCCATCTATATGATGAAGTTGTAATGGTGCAGGCTTTCCATTCCATTCAGTTATACCGCAACATTCACACTTTCGTTCTTTTACACCTTCATTAAATAGCTTTTTCCTTAAAGAATTAGTACATTTATATGATGAGTTTTTTACTAAAACTTCACTTAATGGAAATCCTTTATCTATTTTTCTAAATCTATCTCCTACATTCCATGCACCTCCTGTAAAATGAGATGTATCTAACTTTAAAGAATCGATTCTTTTATGAATTTCTCTATAAACGCTAGTATTAATTTTATTATTATCTATTCCAATTGATCTAGCGACTTCTGCTATTGATAAACTATCCTTTACATAATCTGAAAAAACACTATCATCTACAGAATTTATTATAATTTTAGGTTTATTCAAATTTTTTGACTCTTTTTTCTTAGGAGATTTTTTCTTAGGTGATAATCCAAAACTTTTAACTGCCCTATATATAGATGATGAAGATACTCCATAAATATTTCCAATCTCTTTATAACTCTTTCCTTCACCTAAATACTTCTCTAAATCTTTCTTATTATACTTAAAAGAGTATCCTTTATTAAAAGTTTCATTAAAATTTATATCTCTTTTCTTAGGAAGTTCTATACCTAATTTTTTAGCCTTCTTTTTAATAGCACTTCCAGAAACTTCATATCTCCTACCTATTTCTTCATAGGATAATTCTTCTCCAAAGATTAGTTTTTCTAATTCTTCTTTTGTTACATTACTTAATTTACTTTCATTCATTTATATAAAATCTAAGTTACATCCCATGAATCATAAACAACATCTTATTAATTCTATTTAAAGAGAGCCCCGTCGAGCTCTCTATATTTTATATAAATGAATTAATAAGGAATCGATTCACATCGTTAACTTATCGTACGGGAAGAGGGTCTCGAACCCTCATGCTAAATTAGCATAACTTTCTAAGAGTTACTTGTCTACCGATTCCAACATTCCCGTAAAAGCGTTAAAAACCTAACACTATAACTACTCAATTTCCTTTATTCTGAGATAAAAGTACTAGTGTAAAAATTTTCAAAATATCCGATTTTCATCGCTTCTAAAATTATTCTCTTAATGTTTATTTGCATGATAAGCGGCTAGAGCTTTTTCAGCATCTTCACGAGTATCATAGTGTGCATCCCAATATTCGGCCGGAGAAGTTTTCAGGCTAATAATTCTCCAGACACCATTTGAATCTTTTTGAACTACTCCAGATTTTCGTGCCTTCTCTGCTATAGCCTGAGGTACTTTTTCTCGGCCGGAATAATTCTTTTGCCTGAGGATAATCATAATTAATGGATGTTACCTAAAAAATCATTAAGAGTTTTTAATGCATCATTTCTAGAGTCCAAGTTAGAGTCTCCAGCTTCACGTGCTTCTGTTTCGATTGCTTCTTCAGCTGCTTCAGGAACTATTTCTACTTCTTCTACTGTTTTATCAATTTCCTGAGATGCTTTTTCATAACCTTCTTGAACTGCTGATGCTTCTTGAGCCGGTTTCTTTTCTATTTCGGCTCTTTCATGGCTATACTCTGGACTTCCAGGAGCTGCCGCAATATTCGCAATTTCTTCTTCATGCGAATAGGTTTTATTTCTAAGTATAATCATAATCTTTTTATGTATATATGGTTAATTTTTATTTTTCTTCCAACTTCCTAGTTTTATATAGGACCACCAAGAATAATGTTTTCTGGTTTTTAAATATTCCAGGTTTTTATCATTTAGATGTGCTTCTTCTTCAAGACTAATATCATGATAAGCATAACCAAAGCTAAATCCTGAAACTAAAAGACATAATAACCACTCCAAGAAATACCATACATAAAATCCGATATAAGCCATTTCTTTCATTTGTGCTGTATGTATTTCTTCATGATTTAAGTCTTCTGGTTTTATATTAGCATTCTTCCTTACAAATAAAATTCCAAAGATATTTACTGCTTTATAGCCTGGAAAAGGAATAATATTATTTCTTACTATTTTCATAAAACTTATGTTTAGTTGCGGAGGAGGAAATCGAATCCCCGACCTTTGGGTTATGAGCCCAACGAGCTACCAACTGCTCCACCCCGCGATATTATATTATTATGTATTATTATTTTCCACCACGACGAAGGGCATATAGGAAATTCCTATATCCCATAATTTCTATTATTTTTTTTACTTTTGTTGATCTTTCCTCTTTTCATACATCATTTCATAGTACTCTTGAGGAAAAGTTCCAGTCATACAGATATAATTTCCTGTTTTAGCAGACTGAGTAAAATACCACTTAACCGCTCTCTTAAGAGGGTTAAAGATTACTTTCTTAAAAATTGTTGTCATGATTAATTTAGTTTTTATTAGTTAAATTTAGTTGTAATTTATATTTATTTGTTTCCCCTGTGTGAATCGAACACACGTTATGGGATTAGAAATCCCAGGTTCTATCCGCTGAACTAAGGGGAAATTAACTAATAATCACTAAGTCGTTCTATAGAGCTAAACCAATAACTCTATAGATTATATTTTTATTCTTTATTTTTACTTTTTCGATATCTTTCTTTTCTATCACTATTTTTGTTTCTAGATTTATAAGTATCCAACTGAGAATCACAATTAGGACATATCAATCTAAGATTCTCTCTACAATTGTTATTAGCATGTCCATCTACATGATCTAATATAAAAGTAATAGGTTTACCGTTCCAAGAGTCTTCCATACCACAAATCTCACATTTATGATCTTGCTCTTCTAAGATATATTTTTTAGTCCACTTCATACATTCTTTTCCATAGTATGGTTCTGGATCTTTCAAATAATTCTCATATTTTTCTCTAGATTGATGCTCTTGTTGACACTTATTACAACAATAGAGTCCATAAGAAGTTTTCTTAGGAGTAAACTCTTTTCCACAATTCTTACAGATAGCCTTTTCCTTCTTAGAAACTCCTTTTCTAAATGTTTCACTAGAGTTTATTTTCCTTTTCTTAGGTAGCTCTATCCCTAACTTTTTAGCTCTTTTTACAATAGCATAACCAGAAACACTATATCTTCTACCTATCTCTTCATAGGATAGCTTTTCTTCGAAGATTAACTTCTCTAATTCTTCTTTTGTTACATTACTTAATTTACCTTCGTTCATTTTGTGAATAACTAAGTTACTTCCAGTGAATCGTAAACAATACATCTTATTAATTCTATTAAAGAGAGCCCCGTCGAGCTCTCTATCTTTCACAAAATGAATTAATAAGGAATCGATTCATATCGTTAACTTATCGCGGAGATGTAGAGTTCCGACCTCTAATCGTAAAACACGATCGATCTGCTTAGCAGGCAGTCCCTATTCCATTATAGGTTACTATCTCCGTTCCTATTATTTATCTTTCTTTCTAAGTTTCATTCCAGCTGCTATACCTGTTCCAATTAAACCAGCAGTCGTAGCTATTTTTCCAACTCTTCCTGTTCTTTTGGCGATATTTGCATCTTTATTAGATATTAAAGTTTTCTTAAGAGCTTTAACACCTGATTTATAGGCTTCATTATTTTTAGAGGTAGCTGCTTTATATACTTGATCTGCTTTCTTGACTTTTCTTTTGTGGAAAATTAGATCTAAAGCGCTTCCTGAATTAGTTTCACCACGAGCTACTTCTGCTTTAAAATTATTAGCTTTCCTGGTTGAATCAAGTTTCTTAATACCTTCTTTAAATGCTTTTTTTGCTTTCTTTGATTCCTGACTGGTTATATACTTCTTAGCCCCACGTTTTATTAAGTCTGTTGCTCCTACAGTTCCAGCTGTTCCGACTAGTGCAGTTCCGATAGCTTCTCCGACTTTCTTTGGAGTTTCATTGTCAGAATCAGAATATGTTTTATTTCGTAGTATTTTCATATTGATTTAATTTGTTTATAGTTTCCCAGTATTTTTCCTTGTCTTCTGAGAAATATTGTTCTTTTAATAATCTAATTGATGTAAGATTAGGGAACAGATTGCAGATATTCCCTGACTCTCTATTTAAATCCTTTGTTAATATTTCTTCAGTAAACCAAAAAACATCTTCAAAGTAATCCATCATAGTTTACCTTTCTATTAATCCAATCCGCAAGTATCTCTATAATTATTGCTGTAATGATATTCTAATTCAAACACTCCATGGATATTAACATAAGAATAGTATGTTAATAAATCTTCAGTATTCTTTTTATAAAAATTCAACCCTAGAATACCTCTTACTCTATTTCCAAAATCCAAATCTAATTCATTTAATAGAGTAGAAGATATTAGTTTTCTATTAACTCTAAATTCATTTAAAACTTTATCTCTTATTAAATTTTCTTTAATAATCTTCTCTTTTAAAGAATCTAGATCTAATATTTTTAATGTTTCAGTCAGATTATTTATATTAATAAATATCTCATTATTAAAAAAAATTTCAAATGTACTTATATTATTATATAATCTTTTTAATAAATCTATATATTCCTTCTCATCTCTTATATTAGAATTATTCTCTTTTATTCTAAGTAAAAACTCTAAATTCTCTATTTCTTCTTGCAAAGGAATAATAACTTTTTCCCTCTTCTTAAAAATATTAGAAAATAAATTATTCACGTTTTCTTTGTTTTATCAGTCTCTATTAACTTACCTTTCTTCTGATATTTCCCTAAAATTTCTTCCCAACTCCAAGAATATACTCTAGATGGAGTTTGTCTAGTTCCAGTTCTATAAGTTCCAATAAGTTTTTCTCTCCCCAAGACTTTAACTGCCGCTATAAATCTGAGCCGGAGTTCTTGTAGATACCAATATTCATCAGGGAGAACTAATACCTTCGGAGATTCTATTATTCCAGGTTTTACTAGTGAATCGGCTCTTCCCATTAGCGGCTTGTATATATAATAAGTAGCTCCTTCTATGTTCGTATCCTCTCCCGGAACTGCTGATATTCCTGAAAGTGCTGATCCTACATCTGGGTACAAATTAATTTTCGGTTTTATATATTCTCCATCTAAGTCTGGTCTTGATGATATATAGAACAGATCGGAGACACTTTTTGTTTTTCTCTTTATTATCATATGAACATAGTATTTTTACAAAGAACTAAAAAGAAGAGGTCGGAGCTAAGTCCCGGGATACAAAATTAAGTAACCTACTTAACCCATCTCCGCAGCAACTTTAGCGCCGAACCTAATCCCTGAAAACAATTATTATCTTAAAAAATATAATATCGATTTCTTAGTATAAAAGGAAGAATCTGTGTCCATTTATATGTGAGAAATAAACAAATTATTAACAACTATGAAAAAGAACTTACTTAGTAGAAAACTAATCGCTATTAGTAATATATGGATATGAAAAACAAAATTACCACGTTTGGAAAGGAGGGAAGGACACAGATTCTCCTTATATTTCATGTATAAGGCTTATATTAAATTTAACCCTCAAAAGGTGGGTTATTTTTGATGTTTTTTACTACTTTTTACCCTAAAATGAGCCAAAATAACCCACTTTTATTTTTTATCTTCAAAATTGATGAAAATTCGGTAACTTATTTATGAAGACAAAGGAGCTTCCCTTATATTACACCTCTAACCGCTACCGCTAGAGGTGTCTTAGAAAAGAAACATTGAATAAGA